TGTGGAGTTTGAACGTCACCTTATTACTGATGTATCTCAGGTCGCGTTCCTGAAAGAGCGCATCGAAAGTCTAACTGAAGATGAAAACCACGACCCTATCGATCCTTCACATCCGAAGGAAGGTGTATGTGTTCGCATTGAAGGTCTGGATGGGAAGGTGAAGATCAAGAAAAACAAGGGGTTCCTCTTTAAGTGCCTAGAGGGGCTTGTAAAAGATATGGGGTTTGTAGATGCTGAAGAGGCAGAGGGCGAGTACACCGAAGAATTTGAAGCAGCTTAAGGAGGCTCAAATGAATAATGAGAAAAAGCTAAAAACCTATTTGTCTCTTAAATCCGATCTTGAATCTGCCATTTGGGATTATGCTAAAGAATATTTTGAAGTGAAAGAAGAATATTCGTTTCAGTTTTTTAGTGAAATTACTCATATAGGAGTATCGGAAATATGTTTTGAAGGTGATGAATATTGGCGTTATGGTGGTCATGAACGACATCATGGTTCTATGCCCACCGAGTTCATATATTCCGATGAATGCCGTTCCAAAATTACTTCTGAGATTTTAGAAGAAAAGCGCAAAGCTTTGGAAGATGGATTGGAAAGGGAGCGCAAGAAGATAGAAGAAGCACAGGCAAATGAGTTAAGAATTTTTGAAGAATTGAAGGCTAAATTCGAAAAATAATTAAATTGTAAATTATCTTGACAATTTCCCCAAACCCTGATATATTCTATCTACGGTTTGGGGAATTTTTTATTTAAAGGAGGATAGTTATGATTTCATTAGAACTTCAACACGAAGATTTAAAGAAACGGTATAAAGAGTTGAAGAATGCACACAAGAAACTCCAAGCCGAAATTATCCAACTCCTAGAATCATTTGACGGACATCGCGCTATGGATTTGTGGGATGAAAGTTTTCCCCACTCAAAAGGATGGGAAGAAAAACGTTATTCATTTCTGGAAGGAATGAGGGGTTCTGAAATCCACAAAGGTAAAGATAGACAGAGAAGGATTTCAAATAAACGGAAAGGAGTTAAGATATGAATTATATCAAAGAAATTACAGGACTCTATTCGACTCCCATCGTTCCTAAAATTACACAGGCTCAGAGAAAGAAAGTTGGTGCTGGTTTCTACCTTCTTTCCAAAGTATATCATCCTCACATTCCCATTGCCGATATTGAGGCAATCGTCAATGAAATTGGCTACCATTTGATTCAGGAAGATGGCACACCGTGGGAGGGGGTTTTCTGTGGCGTGGAAGGTTCCTGTTATCTTCAAATCGCCAACGAAGAAGGAAACGTTCCCAAGGTTTTGGTTTCCCTTTATTGGTACAAACAATCTACTGGTCGTTATGAAATTAATGTTTATTTAACTTAAAAGGAGAACAATAATGTCTTCAGCCATAATTTATATTTTGATCATCACCGGCACATCATCGGGAAATTTTTATCCAGTAACCACACAGGAGTTCTTTGATATAGACCGTTGTAAAAGCGCGGCACACATATTGATGAATCACTCAAGACAGATCAAAGCATTCTGTGTGCAGAAATGATAAATTACGAAGACGCAATGACTCCATTTCAGAAAATGAAACGTCTGATCGATACTTCTTCGATAGAAGATAAGAAGATTGTGGAGCGTTATTTATCTTTGGCAAATAGAGAAATACATACCTATTCAGATATAAAGAACCCCTGTAATATGTTTGGTATCGTGGGTGCTTCGATGGGTCTTAAATGTAGATTTGAATCTAAATTTGGCGATTTTATTTGGCGCGAAAACGGAATTAAACTTTAATTGGAGGAAATAAATGCATTTTAATCCTTGGGTTCTTCTGCTGTTGCTCATTCCTATCGTCTGGTATTCCGTCTCTCATTTGTGGTTTAAACAAGAAATTGATTATAGAATTGCCGGTGTTATAGCAGTCATTACCATCATCATTGGTTGTAGTTTGCAGTATTGGGCATTTCGTTCTCAGACATCGGATTTTGAGATTTGGAATAGTAGAATCGTCAAAAAATATAAAAAGTCCGTACCATGTGAACATTCTTATACTTGCAACTGTAGAACTGTAACATCTGGTTCCGGTAAGGATCAAACCACAACTACAGTCTGTGATACTTGTTATGAACACTCCGAAGATTTTATTTGGGTATTGGAAGATTCGATTGATAATGCCATCACCATTGATCGTGTGGATAGGCAGGGGATTGTTGAACCTCCCCGATGGACTAAGGCCAAAATAGATGATCCAATGGCGACACAACATGTTTATACCAATTACATCAAGGCGGTTCCTGAATCACTGTTCAATGTTTCTAAGGGTGATTATGAAAAGTTTATGAGCAGTATTCCTGATTATCCCGGCAACATTTACGATTATCATTATATTGTTAGGGTGATATCTAACGGAGTTCCTTTAACGGACATTAACAAATGGAATCTGGATCTGTCCAATGCTCTTAGGTTGTTGGGTACACAAAGGGAAGCGAATATTATTCTTCTCTTTACTAAAAATACCGATAAAGAATATGCGTATGCAGCAAGAAAGAAATGGAATGGTGCCAAGAAAAATGATATAGTGGTTGTTGTTGGTACGCCGAATTATCCTGAAATTTCTTGGGTAAAGGTATTCGCTCTTTGCAATAACAATCTATTTCAAGTCCAGCTAGAACAAGAACTGATGGACATGAAAACGATTACCACCAGCGATAAATTTATAGAACTGGTTAGTTCGAATGTGATGCAAAATTTTAAACGCAAGTCGATGAAAGATTTTGAATACCTCAAGGCTCAGATCAATATGCCAATCTGGGTGATAGTATTTGCTTCGATCATAAGTTTGTTGATGTGTGTTGGTAGTACGGCAATTATCAATGATTGGGATTTTCTAAAGCGGCGTGTTAGGTACAATAAATTCAATTCTAAAAGGAGATGGTAAATGAAAAGATGGCAAGTAATTGTATCGGTGATTATGGCAAGTCTGGTAGTGGTTGCGGGTTTTGGTGGATGTACTGTAGTTTCATATAAACAGTACGCAGTAAAAACTGAGAATGCACTTCAGGCTCAGTACAAACAGAACCAGAACAACTATAGCAACTTCACCAATAGCATTGTCGAAATGCTTCAGGTGGCAGATATCCAGAAAGATTCTGTCAAAGAAGTTGTTGGGGCAACGATGCAGGGCAGGTATGGTAAGAATGGATCACAGGCAATGTTCCAGTGGCTTAAAGAAAACAACGTGGCATATGATCAGACTGCATTCACCAAAGTGGTAAACAGGGTTGAGGCAGGACGTAAAGATTTCGAACAGAACCAGAAAGTTCTTCTCGATATGACTGCGGGTTACAAGACCAACACCGACCCCGATAATTTTCCTAAAGGTTGGGTTCTTAGTTCGCTTGGGTTCCCTAGATTCAATCTCGACACTCTGAAAATGGTAATGTCTAGCAAGACGCAAGAAACGTTCACGACTGGTGTCGATGATGCTATGGAACTGAAACCGAAGCGTTAATTGCCCGAAACGTGGAACTGAAATCTTAGAAGGGTTTCGGTTCCACGTTTTTGAAGGAGAGAAGATGAAAGAATTCACACCCAATTCAGTCTTACAATTGATTGCAATCAAAACCAAGACCTGTGTATATATTTCCGCTGACCTTAGCAATAAATCTTGGGTCAATTACCCAAACATTTCTGATCTTTTGTTTGATGGAAAACAACCATTATCCACCTTTAAATCTCAGTGGTTTGAAATTGCAAAGCTTCCAACTAAGATTGAGAAAGTAATTCCTCCTCAGATGATTAATAGAAGATGGGTATTGAATCAAGAAATTACACCAACCAATGTATTGCCTGCAATAATTGAATATAAAAAGTATGGTGAGGATGAATATACTACATTCTTCTTTCCACCCAATATAAGTCCGTTTCAATCCCTCTATGAATGTCAGTATGACACAACCGAAGAGACGTTAGAAGATGTTCCATTTGAACTTAACATCATTGAAGAACTGGATCAGTTCAAGATTGTAGATCAGAAATTTGAACTGCAATATAATCTGTTGGATCAACTCAACACTCATCCGGTTCTTCTGACAACCAAACCCTGTAAGCTTTCTTCGGCGGAAAGTTTTAAGATCATTCGTCAATATCTTCAGGAGAATATTGATAGAAAGGTCGCAAGGCTTTCCAGTGATTATGAGTTTTGTTTAGTTGTTCAGAAGATGATTCCATTGGCAGTTCCAGAAGTATATGAAGTGGATGTTAATTTGGATTTCTTCAGCAAGCGCCCCAAGAAACCTAAATTCGAAGTGCGGTATCGTCACAACAGGGATGTTCAAGTTTTTGAAACTGCACCCGATAGAGGGGGCAGGGAAGGAGTTTACAAAGGATATACTAGAACCAAGGAATTTGAAGGTAAGAATTATGAAGATCTTCGAAATAATATTAAGGTTTATCTGGAAGAATTAATTGACATGATCAATAAAGAACTGGTAGAATGTGAATGTTGTGGTGGCCGTGGAGTTATCGAAAAATTAAATTAAGGAGAAATGAAATGGATTTTCGTGAAAAGAGGGAGTGGATTGAAGTTGGTAAAATGGTAAACAACTTTATGGAAGTTGGACTAAACTTAACCATCGAAGTGGGTGACACTTACGGTGTCATCAAAAAGTATTATTTCAAAGACTGTCTGAAGATCGAAGAGAGCGTGGAAATCCCATGCGAAGTTCCATACAAACTGATGGATGCCCTTTATGAAAAAGCAGATGAAATGAACATTACAATCGATGAAGTTCTAATGGAGATCCTGGAAAAATATTTCGAACCCAAAACTATCTGCGATGAAGAACCTGTTAAATTTTTATGTGAAAAAGGGTACAGGTTTCTTTCTATCGGTGAAATGTTGAAAGAGGGAGATGAATATTTTAGTATTCGTGATGAATGGGTAACGTTAGATGAATGTTATTGGGATATAACTTATCCAGAATATTGGTCTTGTCAAATTCGTAGAAAAATTGAAACACCAGTTTACCGTCTTCTCAACGATGGTGAAGTATGTGTTGAGGGTGATGAAATCTATGATGTTTCAAAATACGAATGGAGAGTTCTAGAACATAGTGCTGGTAGTGTATTCGATGAATTTATGGTTCATCTGGTACGCAGGAAAATGTAAGAGATTGTAAACCCCATGTGCCAGAACATTGAATGTTCTGGCACAACCTTATTTAAAGGAGGTAACTTTTGAACAACATAACCACCATAGATAATTTTGAACTTTACACACAAGAAATTAGAAAGTTCCCTCTTCTGACACATGAAGAGGAAAAACGACTTGCGATAGATTTATATGAAAATAACAACCTAGAAGCCGCAAGGATACTCATAGAATCCAATTTGAGGTTCGTCCTTAAGGTTGCCCTTGAGTATAAAGAATATGGCCTTAATATACTCGATTTAATCCAAGAGGGCAATATTGGTTTGATGAAAGCTGTCAGGAAATTCAATCCACATAAAGGTGTTCGTCTCATTTCATATGCGGTATTTTGGATCAGAGCGCACATCCAAGATTATATAATGCATTCATGGAGTCTGGTTAAGATTGGAACGACCCAACTTCAGAAGAAATTGTTCTTCAATACTGATTCACATACTGATGTCGCAGAAGATAAGGTTCAGGAAATGGCCGAAAGACTGAAGGGTGAACATTCATTAGAGGATATTATAGATGGTGATGGGGATTCGTTTAAAGATATCATTCCCGATGAACGCGACAACCAAGAAGATATGTTGATTGCTTATCAGGAAGAAAATAATTTAAAAGAAAAAATTAATAAAGCATTGTCGATTTTAAATGACAGAGAACAGTATATCGTTTATAATCGAATTATTGCTGAGAATAAAATGACCATGCGAGAACTGGCAGATCATTTCAATATTTCTCAACAAAGGGTGATGGAAATAGAGCGGAACATCCTGAAGAAACTTAGGAAGGAATTGGAATGACATTTATTGATCGATTGATAAAAATGGACGAAGAACTTCTTGAGAGACATGGATGGACGATGTGTACCATCCATCCTTTAGAAATTTCTCATGATGATGGTTCCTTTGCTAGAGGTCTTCCGGCACAATTGCTACTGGAACATCTGAGAGAAGAGGAAGATTAATGGATTATAATGAATTGAAATTTCCCACCCGTCAGGATATGAGGAATGAAATAGCTCGACTTCAAAAAGAAGTACAGTGGTATGAACGGTTACTAGAAGATGGCGCAAAAGGATACCGCTCGGTACATTCCGAAAAGGATTGGATTGTCACAAAACGTTCTTATGTTGAACAACTAGAGATAGATCTTAAGGACGAATAATGAATTTTTCAGCCAATCTATATTTTCGTTTTAAGTAAAATGAAGCATCATTATATAGGTAGGTTAAAAATTGAACTTTATCACCCAAAATATGTAAGTTAGATCGTTTTTCTGAATTATATTCAGATCTGGCAATTGTGTGTGGGAAATCAATTCTATCAGTAATGAACGACCAATCTTGGTCATAATTTGATGTAATCTTAATTTCTATCGAATTTGTTTTATTTTTTCTAACATGAAAACATCCATCTCCATCTATAAGTCCACGAAGGAAATGATTGAATAGATGATTTGGAACTGATAATGAATTTTTTCTGAAATTGAGGCCAATGAAATTCATATAAACTTCCTTAGAGTTTAAATGCCACTGTGATCTGTTGTAACGTTTATTAGACCGTTTATCAAGAAAGGTGATGTCTTTATACGATCCACCAAAATGAGCTACGATGAAATCTAAAATTTCTTTGTCTTTTGGGTGTATACCTAACATTAAACTTTTAATATTTACACCCTTTTTACGTGTGGCATCTCTCATACACCCATCTGCCCACAGAAACCCAAAAATATATGCTTTCTCTTGGGTATCTATAGATTCAAAATAATCTACAATGGGATGTTTTCGTGGAGAAAAATTTTGTTTTTTATTTCGTTCGATAAGAGTGCATGTCTGACAAGTAGATTTATACATATAAACTTTTTCAGTTTTTGTGTTAAATTTAAAATTTCGTTCTTTGCCACAGGTTTCACAAGGATATGGTTTCAAAATTATCATTTTTAATCTCCTTTATATTTATTTATGTTTAGGAGATTTGTTTGTATAAATAAATATAAAGGAGAAGGAATGGGCGACATTTTATTTTTAACAGACGAACATATGGGTTGTAATAATGGTAATAAATTGGTGTTTGAAACACAAATGGAGTTCTACGAAAAACAACTCTTTCCATTTATTTTAAAAAACAACATCAAATATGTAATATCTTTAGGAGATATTACAGACAAACGCGATCACATCGATCTTTATATTCTTCAAGAACTAAAACAGAGAATGTTTGGTTGGTTTGAACAGAATCAAGTTAATATTAAATATCTGTTGGGCAATCACTCCTGTTACCACAAGAATACTACTAGCCATAACTTCTTTGTGGAAAATTTTAATGAGTATAAATATTGTACTTATATCGACACACCAACCATTTTTGAGATTGGTAAGTATACATTCTATGCAATTCCTTGGGTCACAGGAAATTTGTCTGATGTTGACTTAAAACCGGCAGATATTTGTCTTACACATTCTGATATGAAGGGGATGAGATTCACTAAAGGGATCGATTGTAAGGACGGGTTTGAAATAAATTCGTTTGCACAGTACCACTACGTTTTGAATGGTCATATGCATATCCAAAGCCAATACAAAAATGTAATTAATATCGGTAATCCCTATCAAAAGGACTTCGGAGATTTTCTAGAACCCAAGGGTTTTTTTACGCTCGGTGAGAACTTTGATTTAGAATTTCAACCAAATACAATTAGTCCCAAATTTTTGAAAATATTCTACAGCGAAAAAGACGGTTTATCAGTTCTGGGGGAATAAATGTTTGATGATCTTAGAGGTATCTTATATTCGAAATGGTATGCCCACGAAAGTAATAAAACTATGATATGTGGTAATTGGAGTGAAGATAACTCTGATTATACATTGATTGTACCTTATCAGCTTAGAGATTCAATTATCAAAATGCAGAATTGGCTTTGTGATAAGATGGATATGTGGGATGCTGCTAAAAATGAAATGCAGACAATAGAGAGGTTCTTTAATAAATGAGAAAAATTACAGAGAAGGAAGCTCTTGAATTAGTAAAAAATAACTACATAAAAATAATTATCAAGGATTGCAAATCACAGAAAAAATTTGACAAGTTCCTTGAATCAATGCTATCTTCATCTAAGAACAATTATAAGGTCGAGGTCATTGAGGCATGTGAAATCCTTGAATCTGTTGACCTGAATAAGATGGAAGAGAGTGTAAATCAAGAAAGTTCTCCCATCGAAGTGGTTGCGGCTTACACCAACGAACTGGATATGGGAACCGATATCGATCCTGATAAACTGAAAGAGTGTTTTGACATTCTATATAAGGAAGCTTTGCTTCTGGAAAAGGAAGGAGTTTAAATGAATCAGTGTAATGAACCCATCTGTTTAAGTTTGGCTAATCGAATTACTAGATTAAGACTTCAAGAAAAAGAACTGAACGATTTACTTAGAAGATATGAAACTCTTTGGGTTATTTGTCAAGCTTATATCAAAGACCACCACATTTCTTGCTCCGAATCTATTTGGCAGGTAGATGAAATTCTTTTAAATACTCCCGATTTCTTAGAACAGATTTGTGAAATTGTGGGTTATCATGAGTGTGATAATGAGGATGAATTATGAATGAAGATGTCGAATATCAATTAAAAGCGTTTGAGGATATGTTGTTCAGGTATTTTGGTATCTCTGACAAAGAGAAAGCCATAAGTGCTTATGTGTTCTTTGTGACAGCGACAAGTGGATTTGAAGAACCAAATGAAGAAGATATAGCATGGGCCAGAAAAGAATTGGGAATCGATTAGAAAATAATAATTGATCAATTAATAGACTGAAAGGATAAATCGTGGTAGATTGATTTATCCTTTTATTTTTGTACATGGAGAATGTTGATGATTGAAGCTGAAAAGATCAGGATCAGGAACTTCCAAAGTTATGGCAACAACTGGACCGAGTTTAACTTTAAACAGGGTGTGAACAAACTATCTGGTGAAACGGGTGAGGGCAAAAGTTCTATCACTGAAGCGGTTTATTTTGCGTGTTTTGGTAAACCATACCGCAAATTCAATTTACCAGATCTTATAAATTCCATCAACAAAAAAGAAACAGAGGTCCATTATTTTTTCAACATCAATTCTGTTCCTTATAGGATTGAACGTGGTCTTAAGCCGAACTATCTTCGTATGTATAAAAATGATGTGATAGTTCCGGTCCCATCATCTTCACGATCTTATCAAGAAATTATTGAACAGGATCATCTCAAAACAACTCCCAACATTTTTGAGCAGGTTAGTTACAAATCTCTGACAAAGAATTCATCTTTCTTGACACTTACCAAAGACAAGAAGCGTGAAGTTGTTGAGCCGATGTTGAACATTCAACTGTATACCTCAATGAACAAGCTTGCCAAACTCAAAGTTGATGCTCTCGACAAAGAGATTGCTTCCTTGAATAAAGATATGAACTATACCGATGTTCTTATCACTCAGGAGAAGGATCACCTTCTAAGACTGAAACAGCTTAAGGATGAAAGAACGGCAATAACATCGGCAAAAATAGATGAAATCAATTCCCAAATAGTTGAATTGCAAGAAGGAATTGACAAAAAAACATTGGCTGTTGAGAAGATTCAAAAGTATAAAACCAAGAAAACAGAATTATCCAACGAAGTACAGACTTTAAAGAATCAATATCGTGAGATAGAACAGAAATTAAAGAACATCGATGTCACACTTGCTGCACAAGAAACAGAAAGAGCAAATCAGGGAAAGAAGATTCAGTTCCTTCAGAAGACGTGTGGGACTTGTTCTAAGATAAAAGCGTTTGAAGAAGAGATGAACAGACCGGCTGATAACACTATCATTCTCAAAGAACAAACCATCCTCAAAGAACAACTGGCCCAAAAAGAAACTGAGATAAGATCCTTCCAACCCAAGATTGATAAGTGTCAAGAGTATATCAATATGGAGCGAGGGTTTCAGGAAGCCATAACAAGTGGCACAAGACAGATTGCAAATCTCAAGAAACAAATTCAAGTTGAGAAAGATCAAGAGATTAAGATTGATGATTCAAAGCTGAAAGGTTATATCGAACAAAAGAAACAGCTTGAGAAAGATTATAACGATAAGGCATATGATAAAAAACATTATGCCTATGGTAGAACACTTCTGACAGACGATAAGATCAAAGCGTTTGTGGTTAAGAAATATCTTCCTAGTATCAATAAGTTCCTGAGTCTTTACCTTCAGAAATTTGGAGCAGATGTTCTGTTCCGGTTTGATGAAGAATGGAATGAGGAATTCTTAACCAGACACAAAGAGAATTTCAAATATGAAAGTCTTTCGGAAGGTCAGAAAAGAATTTCCGATTTGGCAATCATCTTTGCGTTCATCTCTTTCTGCAATTTAAAATACAGTCAGAGTGCTTCCAACTTGTTGATTCTGGATGAAGTGGGAACAGGTCTGGACAAGAATCTGCAAAATACTTTCTACGAAATTCTAAAAGAATTTACAGCCGAGAATAAAAAATGTACTATGATCATGAGTCATAACGATGTTCCGGTGAAGTATATCGATAACCATTACTCTGTAAAAAGAGTGGGTGGGTTCAGCACTATTGAGGAGATATAGATGTTTGAAACCTTTCAGTTATTTCCAACGTTCATATATAATGAGGAACATAAACAATATACTGATCCAAATGGAAATATATATCCAGAAGACATATTAAATAAAGCGGTAGATCAATATATGGTGAACTGCATTCCTAATAATAGAAGTTTAGGAACTGCATACAATACACCAGAGGAAATAAAATTCGATCTTCATCTGATAAATGTTTCCCATGTGTTAATCAACATCCATAAAGACAAAGAAAAATATTTTGGTAAGTTTCAAATTTTACCAACACCAAAAGGTAAATTGTTAGCTTCATTGATTGAACATAAACTGGTACGAAGTTCTGTTGTGGCAATGTCTAGTTTAAGTGGTTCGATGGTCACTAATAATTATGCCATCCGAAGGTTTGATTTTATGATTAAGGAGAACAACTAAATTGAAAACTGTTTATTGTATTATGGGTGTATTGGGTGATTATGAAGATAGATATGAGTATGTTACCAAAGCTTTCTTCAATGAAGAACGCGCCAACGAATGTTTAACACAATGTCAGGAAGAATCCAAAAGATTTGGGGATTTTATTATTGATGAATTTAGAGATAAAAGCATCAACAGGTATGTGGGGCTAGATAATAATAGTAGTGATGAAGATTACGAACGTGTGGATATGGAGTGTAACAAACTATATGAAGAAAAACTAGCAGAGATTGTTACCATCGATGGTACTGGCTTTAGCAATGAATACGAACGACCATTTTACTTTTTATCGACAATAGACGTGGAGGAAGATTAAATGAAAATGTTTACATCACGGAAAATAGAAGAGTGGATTAACGATCTGGACGAGGATCAACTGAGACACATTTCAATTAGTATGCTCAGAGAATTGATCGAAGTCGAATCCATCCATTTTCCCGATGATTACGAGGTTCCGTATTGGGATGAAAGTGGTGATGATTTGATTTAACGAAAATAAAAAAAAATGATTTGCAAAACTCATGATTATGTGGTATAAGTAATCATGAGTTTTTATTTTGAAGTGAGGAGAAGATATGAACATAGCAGAAAAAATGGAACTGGCTGTAAAATATAACAAGGCGTATCGGAACGGCGACGAACTGGTTTCGGATGCGGCCTATGACCTTCTTCTGGAAGAGATTCAGAAAGAACTTAAGTGGGACGAGTTTATTGAGTTTAAGGAATCTCTAACTGAAACATCAGGAGATGTAAAATTTGATTATGTTATCGGTTCATTAGAAAAACTCAAATCAGACGAACCTGATAAATTTTGGAAATGGATCAAAAAGAATAACATTAAAAACCTTTTTGCTTCTCTGAAAATTGATGGGTGTAGTTGGTATGCGGAATACCGTAACGGCAATCTTAAGAAAGTTACGAGTCGTGGTGATGGGGAGTCTGGTGTCGATTGGACGGACAAAGCAATGAAAATCCCTTCCATTCCAAAAACCATTTCATATCTTGAGCCTACTGATGTCCGTGGTGAATTCACCCTTACTGATAACAGTCACGAACACCTTTCTTTCAAGAATCGCCGCAACGGAACCGTTGGCCTTATGAATAGGGATGTGGTTTCCGAAAATATTCATATGGTCGAGGCATTTGCTTATCAAGTTCTGTCAGATAATCTGAATGTGGTTGAACAGTTCAATTTCCTCAAGGTACAGGGATTTCAAACTCCTGAACATTGTATATTTAGTGTTGGAGAAAGCCTCATTGATCGCATGGAGGCATATTATCTTAATTCAAAGGACGAAGCACAATACGACATTGATGGTTTGGTTATAAGTGATTCCGAGTGGAAGAATGAAAATGATAAATTCCTTCCTGAAAGGAAAAGTGCTTTCAAGGTTAATTCGGATTTCACAGAAACTACCATCTTGGGTTATGAATGGAACTTGAGCAAAGAGAGGAAACTGAAACCGGTCGCTCTTGTGAATCCTGTGGATATCGATGGCAGCACGATTTCACGTTGCACTGGTAACAATGCGCAGTGGATTTTAGATAGAGGTCTTGGGATCGGGGCTAGGGTTGGAATTATCAAAAGTGGATGTGTGATCCCCAAAATTATCGAAATCATCGAAACCTCTGCCGTCGCCTTACCTAACAAGTGTCCTGAATGTGGTGAGGTTCTTGGGTGGGACGGTGTTGATCTTCAATGCCCCAACCTTGAGTGTGGTGAGGTCAAACGTGTGGAATCGTTCATTAAGTCGATTGGGATTGAAAACGTGTCTGAATCGTCCCTCTTGAATTGGAATGTCACGTCATTTGACGCTTTACTTTCGTGGTGTCCTGATGTATCTTACAAATCTCAAAACGACTTCCATGTGGCTTTACAGGAAAAAGTCTATGAGACAACTGCTGAAAACATCATGAGACATCTGCCATACAACGGTTTGGGAACCACACTTTTCGATAGTCTACTGAACCATGTAGGTAGTCTTGAGAGTATGAAAATTACATTTGAAAATCCCAATACTACTTCCCTTCCGTCTGGGATTGGTGTGCGTACATTGGAGAAAGCTAAACTTTCTTTTGATGTCAATTGGGGCATAAAGGAAAGGATCATCAATAGTGTCCGTTACAAGAAACCGGAACCCAAAGAAGAAGTTGTTATTGTAGATGGTATCTTGTCCGGTAAGAAAGTTCTCTTCACTGGTAGCTTCTCCCAGAAGAAAGCAAAGCTGGAAGCTAGGTGTGTGGAATTGGGAGCTACCATTGTGGACTCTGTGAATAAGAATTTGGACATTCTTTTCTGTGCGGAAGATTCGTGGGACAAGAGTAATAAATATACTAAAGCACAGAAACTTGGTGTGGAAATTAAAACAGAGGAGCAGATGTGGAACCTGATAAAGTAGAGATAGAATGGTTCAGTATCAAAGATTGTCTTCCGTTGGAAGAGTATACTAATCAAGGACAATTTAATATCATTATAGATGTGTTGGTACACTTTTCCGACTATACCGAACCAAATGAAATTTCCAATGTGGGGTTTGCGGAATATTGTTCTAATGGTGAATGGCGTTATATTGGCGGAACACCCCACACATATTGGGCAGATAAAATAACACATTGGGCTTTCTTTCCGTTGGCACCGAGGGAGTTTAGAGACAAATGAATTATTTCAAAGAACAGCTTGAGCAGTTCATTCCGATCATAGACCTTTCTAAATTCAAGGGTAAGTCTATCTATGGAGAATATCGGGTGGGTGATATTGCCCTTTACTTTTTTGAACTCAGGGAAGATGGATCATTGGAACTGAAAAGTATCGTGGATAGGGAGATTGATAAATTCTTAACTGAATATACTTATTGTTCCGGTGAAAAGACCCCGGTGTTTTTAAAAAACATTTAACAAAAAAACCTTTGGCGAAAAGCTACATTCATGATATTGTGGTGTAGCTTTTTTGTTATTTTATTTTTAATGGAGATATCGTGGAATTTATCAAAGAGAATTTGAAAGAGGCGATGAACATTTGTGAAGTGGTTGAACGGGGCAAGGAGGATTTACAGGGCAAGATAGTTCCAATCAAGTTTAATGGTGCAGAGTACCAATGCTACTTCACCAAAAGATTTATCCTCCTCGCAGTTCCCCCCAAAGATGAACAGACAGATGTTCAGTATCTTTTGAGTTTTACTGTCAATAACTACAACATCCAAGATGTCGCGTGGTACACTCACATCCTCTCTTTATATTTCCAATCCCAACTTTCAATTCATGAAGACAATTACATAGATGAAAAGAACAAAAAGTTCTATTTCGGGCCGACTGCTTATACCAAATTTGAAGAACAAATTCATACTGATCGAGGGTTTGTTAAATGCCCCGTTTGTGAGCGGTATGTTCCACGATCAATCATCGATGAACAAACAGGATATTGCAAAATCTGTGGTATCGATCTTCCTAACAGCACATTCCATTAAGTTTATAAATAGATTTAAAATGGTTGGAGGAAGATAATGAAGAAGTATCAAGACATTTTGAACATTCTGAATGAGTATAAATCGGAGGGTGATACCATCATCACCATTCAGGTAAGTGATAGTGAAAACTCGTTGCAGAGGATGTTGGAGCACATCAAGAGCAATAGTGATGGTGGACATTCTTTTGAGGTTATCGTAGATCCTGATGGGGATGTCGATCAAAAGAAATCCTTTGGAATCGATGGGGATGGTGCTTTCAATATCAGGAACATTAAAGTTTCTAAACTCAAAGAGGAATGAAAAAACACATATATAAATACATCTGTAAAGTGTGTGGTAGAGAATATTTCAAACATGATCATATCGAAGACGAACAATGTGATGAATGTTTTCAGGAAGGATTGTGATGATACGATTCAAGGAATTTATAGCTGAAGCAAGATCCCACCCCGATTCTAATCCCAAGATTTCCGCATACGAATATCTGAAGAAGTATAAGAACGATCCGACCATTTACATTGGGTTTACGGATGATTTGGTTAATCATCAACGATCAAATTTAAAACAGAAGAACAGAGGTCAGACAAAGATAGGTATAAATCCTAGATCGAATTACAACACACCATTGGGCATTTACTGTTATCCACTTGTAGAGGCGTGGGAGAAATATGAGGTAGACAGAACGAAGTCTTTAAGGGGTCTTCCTTTCGCTGCTGATAGACCTTTTATGTGGGTTCTGAAAGCGAAAGACTCCGATGGGTTTGTGAATGATATGTATTCCAACTACACCAGTAATAATTATGATGCGGATTACAGAACTCTCAGAAACATCTTCATGAAACGCGCCAAAGAATTTGAAGCTGGAAATCGTTTTATGGACATGCATGGTTTGTTGCAGAGATTATTCACGATCAATGAATATCCGAGCAATGAGATATACAGGGATTTTAGGGACAATTTCAAAAGTAAATTTTTCATTTCAGAAAATTATGAATATATTATAAATCCAAAATTGATCGATAAATTCGTTTCTGAATGTTGGATGGTTTTGGTTGCTGTGTGTTTGGAGACTAGGAAAGAAGAAAATCCTATCATGGCCTTTTGGCAGATGTCGCGCTTTGTGGCGATGTTTGTGGCTACTGCGTCATATGGTAATGTGGTTTCATCCAAGTGGAATTGGGTGTTGAGAACCTGTGGCTATACTGGTTTTGCAGATAAATCGGGACGTGGTTATATCCATCCATCCGAACCTATGCAAGCGTTCTTTCTTTCCAAAGATGCCTTTACTGTTATAGATAAACTCAACAATAAAGACTATCTCACTAAAGCTGTCAGATCATTAGACGAAATAAATGAATTGTTATTCAGAGATAAATCTGACATGTCTAGAATTTTAAACTTTTTGAGAACTGGATTAGTACCACCATCTCATAACTCAACACTAACTTTTATTGGCGATCACCGAAGCATTTTACGAAACGCTTCTAAGACGGATTTTAAAACCTTTTTACAGGAAGTGTGGAGATATGTAGATTCCGACAACGACGGGAAAGGATACCCATTTTCTAGAAAATGGGCGTTTCAATCTTGTGGTGTCATATTCGATCTTATGGAACAATACCACGATTATGGTGTAGAAGAAGTTGACCAAATTAAATCTATTTTATCGAAAATCGATCCTGTTTTTCCGTGATATGATATTTAACATTTATAGGAGATATTTTTTATGAACACTAAAGAATTGCTTAAACGAATTGAGGAAGTGTTTGCTCAAAAGCTTCAAGTTAAAACTGGATGGGGTAGGAATGAAGTAATGGCATCTTATAAGGAAAGTGTAAGTGAAACTCTTATGGAGAATATGTAATGAACTATTCTTTAGAGGACATTCAAAATCTTACCAACGGTATATATCCTAAACGATGTTTTGGGCATATGCCGCCCTCAAAAGAATGTCTCAACGATACCAATGAGTGGTGTGGATTTTGTGGTTATGATGGTAAAGAAAAATGTGTATTGTGGAGAGAATGTAATATATTCGAAGAAGAAAAACTTGCTCAAGATATCATCACACTTAGTAAACACATTGATCATATAGTTCTAAATCTAATCTATAAAGGAACTGATAATGCAAAAATGTAATACACATGAAGTAAAAATTTATATGGGTCTGCGTTCTGGTTATTCGGAAAAGGTGATGCCATTTGAAATGGCATTTAAAATGTGTAAGGATTATTGTGATAAGGTCAAACTTGGTCTTACAATTACTCTTACCAATTTTGTTTATGTGGAAGGTGATGAACCGGGAATTATTGTGGGTCTAATCAACTATCCTCGGTTCCCAGATACCGCCAACAACATCAACGAAAAGGCATATACACTCGCCAAAATTCTGATGAAGAACTTGGAACAGGAAAGGTGCAGCGTGGTAACTCCATTCAAAACTTTTATGTTTGAAAAAGAGGATCTTTAAATGAAAACAGATTTTGAACCGGGATATGTTTATGCACCATACATTCCCATGACCACAACAGATTCACAATTAAGACTACATGCTGCAATAAAACTGATCAGAGAGATGGATAAATATCTGGACACAAACAAATCCACTTACATTGCGAGTGGAAGTATATTTCATCAGGAAATGAAAGATAATTTGGAGAATTACAAATAATGTTAATGCTCACACCATTTGGACATTTAGGAACAATTCATCAAACCTCCATTAGAATTTTCAATAATACCGAAGAGGTTCAACAATTTCTGTTATCTATAACAGATATGTGGGATTCATTTAGACATCTTCCACAAGTGTTTGATATAGAAATAGGCAAGAAACCCACAAAGTTGAGTGATGAATATCATTCAGAATTCATCTTTCCATTTACCAAAGGAGTAATGAAATAATGAAAATTGTGGGAAAGGATAATTTCGATAGAGATTCTGTCAGTGATGAACTGGTTGTTGAAAATGTGGGAAAGTTCTATGGGGAACATATAGTCAAGTTCCTGAATGAAAAATTTGGTGGGGAAACTGCGCCTAGATATTATGAGTTGAAAGAAGATTGGTATGAACTTTATGATGCATGGAAGGGAGTTTGTGACGAATGAAAAGAAACCGCCACATAAATTATTTCAAATTCATCACTCATAAAAAGAAACGAATAAGGAAAAAGTACCATAAGAAATTTGTAGAACGATTCTTCACTTTATTAGGCAAAAGAGTTTATCCTAGTTTAAATGCGAAAGAATTGGTTGGAATAGAACCATTATCAGCACCAACCGGTGTGGTTTTTTACTTGACGAGAAATACTAAAGGAGAAGTGTGAATGGCTATTGTTTCAGAAGACGTGTTGAAAGAACTTAAAATCAAATTAGAAAACAACATCAAACTCTCAAAAGAAGAGAAGAAAATTCTCAAAGACAATTCTGCCGAAGAAAAAGCTAAAAAGAAAGCAATGTCTTTTGGTGAACGTCTGAAACATGTGTCTGGTTCTGAGTACGCGCAGTTAATGGGCGACAACGAAATAGATAAGTATCCCATCCGTGACTGGATTAATACTGGTAATTATCTTTTCAATGCTCAAATTAGTGGCGATCCGTATAAGGGTATGCCGTCTGGTAGGGTGTGGCAATTGGCGGGTCTGAACTCGGTCGGTAAGACTTATCTCATGTTAGAGACTGCTAAACACGCACAGCGCGACCTTGGATACTTCTTCGTTCTATTTGAAACTGAGATGTCCAACAACTCCAAAGAAGATCTGAAGAAACGTGGAATTGATACTGAGAACATGCTGTTCATTCCGGTTCCTACCATTGAAGAACTTAATACACAACTGATCAACATAATCGATGAACTCGATCCCGATGATAAAGTTTTTATTGGTATCGACTCCATTGGTAATATCAGTTCGAAGAAAGAACTTGCGGATAAAACCACTGGAACTGATTCAAGGGATATGACAAAGCAACAGGCACTCCGCGCATTGTTCAGGACAGTAACACTCAAAGCTGGTATCAAAAATGTTCCTATCGTTCCCATCAACCATGTATATTCTCAGATTGGTGGGTATGGTGGTAAGGTGATATCGGGTGGTGAAGGTTCGCTTTACAATTCCTCCATCATTAGTGATTTCTCAAAAGCACAGGTTAAGAATGATAAAGAAGATGAAGTAATTGGGGCGAGGATCACAAGCACCAATGTCAAATGTAGGACCGCAAAAGAGAAAACTAAAATCAAGTTCAATATTGATTTTGAAGAAGGGCTTACACCTTATTCCGGTCTGTTCGAATTCTGTTATGAGGAAGAAGGAATCTTTCTGAAGGAAAAGAGTTCCTATAAGATCAATCCTGAAAAAATACCTTCCTTAGCTCATAAGAAAGATGATCTTATGACCAAGGCGAAAATGACTCCCGCATTTTGGGAAGAGTTTTTGAAACATGGATTGGCCGATTATATGAGAGCCAAGTTTAATTATTGTTCAGCTTCCGAAGGGATTGCCGATGATCTTGAAGTAGAAGAAGTAACAGAATAGGAAAAGAAATCCCTCATTATAAATAAACGTAATGAGGGATTTCTATGTTTAAAATGATTTTAATATGTATTTTTCTTTCTGGTTGTGTCAATGTGCGACCTCCAGATTCAATTTCCATCAAACCTATCATACGTTCTGGAACGCTTCAACAAGATGATTACTTGGGTAGTTTTGTAGATAAAGTTGATGGATCATTAGTAAAGATTAGTTGGTATTATAAATAAAATAAACTTTCAAGGAGAAACATAAATGGAAAACAATTTTAACCGAATTCTGAAGACGCTTACTGAAGCGAAAGAAACAGAAGTGATTGTAGAATCAAGAGAAGAGAATGGGGTTGTGCTTCCCGATGGTAAAACCATTCTCAAGTTCAAGGAAAGGGCTACTGCCGACCAATATAGAAATGTTCAAAAGGCTTATATTAAAGAAAATCCAACTGCCGGTTATGGTACCCTCAAGAAGCTTGCAGCTATGTGCAAACCACTGAAGGGGTGTAAAGCTGCTGACATCATCAAAGCTTTCAAGTTGAGCACGGCAACTGACAACGAGGGGATTTTTGAGGTTGGTAAAGTTCCCAAGGAAGAAAAATAGATGAACAATTTCCAGAAGACTTTACATCTATTAACTGAAACTGAAGATTTAAATTTCTACCTTAAAGAAATTAAAAGAATCACATCCGACAAAACTCTAACAGAAGGAGTAATATCAGACGTGTTCAAAAAGATTTCCAAGGCAATTGTGAAGTTCGATTCTATGACTCCCGAAGAACAGGAAAAGTTGGATTTGATGAAACAGATGATTGGTGAATACCAAAAATATGGGAAAATTAAAACTAAATATCTTCTGGACAGATTAGCGTAAACTCACATAAAAATTAATAGACTTCCGAAATAATAAGAGCTATCATGAAACATATTGATAGCTCTTATTTATTTTTAAGGAGAAAATATGAGAACAAAAACGAACGATTGGTTGAATACAACCACAATGACAGTTAGTTATGGTTTGGATGTATTAGTTGATGGAGCGTGGCACCATGTAATGGAAGATGGTAAACCGTGTCTATATGATACCAAAGAAAAACGAGATGTTAAACGTAAAGAAGTAAGGAAGATGAAATGAAATTGAGAATATTTGATCCTAAAGGAGAAAATATTATCGATATTTCAAAACCTCCTCTTGGTCCTCCTTTGAGAGTGGGTAATGCTTTTCATATGTTATTTGAACTCAACAATAAGAACCTTGAAGATTATCAAAAATACATAGAACAATATAGAGAGGCAAGACAATCAAAATGAAAGAAAAAACTAAATTTGTTCTTTGGAGTGGTGGTGTTGATAGTACCTATTTGATTTGGCGTCTTTTAAAAGAAGGGCATAAAGTCAAGGCGGGTTATATAAATCTGGTTGGTAATGGTGAACAGACCAAACGAGAACTAGAAGCAATCTCCAAAATACGACCGTTTTTTGAGAAGTGGAACTTTGAATATATCGGTGAACCAATCGATTTCTCAGTCAGGTGCAGTAATAATAATTGGTGTCTGTCTTATCCCCCTCTGTTCTTAATGTTGCCTTATATCATCCCTCAAGATGTTGATGAGGTTGCGATTGGTTATGTAATGAATGATGATGCAATTTCGTTTCTGGATGAAATTAAAACCATCTACAATTCAATGCAAGGGCTATGTCGATCCGAATTGCCCAAGCTCATATTCCCGATTACACAAATTAAAAAGCATGAAATTTGGAATGGGATACCTGAAGAAATTCGTTGTTATGTGACATGGTGTGAAAACCATCACGGAGAACCCAATAAAGATAATTGCCCTTCTTGTAAGAGAATGGAAGATATTATCAATCCTCCCGAACTGGCGAGGGCAGTTGAAGCTTTTACCAATGAAGAAGAGGAGCATTTCTAAATGTTCGATAAACATTACAACTCAAGAACAGATTATATACCATATGAAAAGAGTGTTACAATCAACCGTGCTCCCACGGATGAAAGTATTAAACTCTATGAAGAGATGAAAGAGAAAGCTTATAATTCCATTCTAGATTCATTTCAAATCAATAATAACATTCTGAACGTTTGTGGTTATATTTATGATGATTATATTTCGTTCAAAAGGAATTGTAGATACATTGTAAACCTGAATGGAAAAGAAATAAAGGGTCAGATAAAGGTGGACCGTTTATCGGGGAATGTCGATAAATTTGAAATATATAAACAGATAGTGTCGGAAGTCTCTAAAGAGATTGCGGTTGCGCTGGTCGTGGATATAGCACAGGAGAGATTCCATGATTTCTAAAGACAATATTGAACCGTTAATAGAATTTGGTACTTTATTAGTTTATGGAGTAATTGATGCTGATTGATAATATTTTTGTTTACTTGATTAAATCCTCCAACTTTTATCGCATCGTTTTCCCACACCTTAAGAGAGATTATTTCACCGCCAAAGAGGATCAGTTTCTTTTCAAAAAGATTAAAGATTACCAAGACAAATATAATAAGATTCCCACATACCCAAATTTAAAATTGACCATTGATACCGATACAGATATTTCGGTGGAAGATACACAGATCATCAAAGATAAACTTAATAGTCTCAGGAAAACAGACCTGATTGATGATGAACAACTGCTAATAGATGAAACTGAAGAATGGGTTCGCAACAGGGCAATTGAAATTGCAACCTATGATTTCATCGAATCATTAGAGAAAGGTAAGCCAGATAAGGCAACCAAGATAGAAAAGATCAAAGAAGCAATGGCAATTCAGTTTGTGGTCGAAATTGGTCATGACTATTTTGATGATGCTGAAAAGCGCAGGGACAATTATTTCAATGAACATGATAAAATTCCTCTTGATATAGAACTGCTCAATGTTGCTATGGGTGGTGGTCTTGTCAGGAAAGCAATGTTTCTATTTATGGCATCAACCAATGTGGGTAAGACTATTATTCTTTGTCATTGTGCATCTGCTTTAGTAAGGTTGGGTATTGATGTTCTTTATGTTACTGGTGAGGAAAGTGAAGAAGAGATTTTAAAAAAGAATGATGCAAACCTGTTGGACATTGGAATGGATAGTCTGAATAAAACTTTGGATAAGAACCTTTTCAATTCTAGATTTAAAGAACTTTGTTCCAAGGCACATGGACGGCTGAAGGTCAAAGAATTTCCGACTGGTGCTGCCAGTGCGCTTCACGTTAAAAACCTGTTGATGGAACTGAAACTGAAACAGAACTTTGTTCCGGTGGTTGTGATCCTTGATGGTATCAACAACTTCGCTTCCAGTAAACTTCCCCCTTCTCAGGCAGGATCACCGATCTATGTGAAGAACGTGGCAGAAGAACAAAGAGCGTTGGCAATGGAAATGAACTATGCTCTGCTGTCTAATGCACAGTTCAATCGTGGTGCTAAAGCAAAGAAAGAAGCAGCAGACCTTGAAGATGTTGGTGAAGCTTATGCTATCAGTCAGACGGGGGATTGGGCAGGGGCGCTGATACAGACGGACGAATTGAGAGAACAAGGCAAGTATCTTGTCAAGAACATGAAAACTCGTTTTGGAAAGAACAAGGGTAAGATTTATACCATCGGAATTGATTATGATAAAATGCGTATGCACAACCTTTCAGCCGATCAACAAGAGATTCCTTTACACATCAAAGATCAAATGAAAGCACAACAACAAAAAAGAGATGCCAGTGAAGAAGCAATTGCGTTATTTGATTTTGGGGATTGATAAATATAAGTAGTACAATTTCCCCAAGGAGAACTATATGAACAAACTTCCAAATATCGAAGCAGTTGCTATTGATCTAACATCAATTGAATTATTGAGACTGTTATCCCCCACCAATAAGAATGGGGTTATGTTCTACACCAAGGATAAGAAAAAGGTTTTTGTTGAGGCGAGCAAAACTAAACCAATTGTAATTAAGTGAGTTTATGAGAGCTATTCGCAGACACCACATAGAAAGATTAAAAAATAATAGACGGACTCATTGGAACCGTGTATTATCGAAAGAAGAATTGGGAATGGTTGTTGAAACTCCTACTCCGTGTTCTTGTTTTATGTGTGGTAATCCACGTAAATATTTCAAACAAAAAACCAACCAAGAAAAAAGAAATGAAGATAAATTCAAGAATGAATTAAAGGAACTAACAAATGACATTTACCCACCCATCAATTGGAGAAATTAGAACTGTTACTAAGTTTTTATTTTTTCCTCTGAGATTGAAAGGTATAACCAAATGGTTAGAAGTTGTCTCGATATCCCAATATTATGGGTATGGGAGGAACCAAAACTGTCCTGAGTGGCATAACGATTATTATAAAGGAACTAATAAATGAATCTGGTGGACTGGCATAACCTCCTCAATCGGGGAATCTTCCCCAACAAAGCTAAGATCATCGAAAACCCCGACTATCTTTCACACGTAACCCTTACTATGATCCTGAATCTAAGTGAGCGTTTTGGGGCATCTAGGCACAATCCTATGGTATTGTGTTGCGACTCCAAACCTACTTGGAGACATGCCTTTTATTCAGAGAACTGTACCGGTTTCCCCGAATATGCCTCTAAGGACGGTCAAGGGTTCCAGACCTATAAAGGGGATAGGGTCAAGGACGAAACCATTCCTTGGGATACCATCAACGAAATCAACGATGAGATTGTTGACTGTCTTAAACACAATTCCGACTTCCATGTAATGAAAGTTCCTAATTGTGAGGCAGACGATATAATTGCTATCCTCGCTAAGAAATGTGCAGCAGAGAAAAAACCATGTAGAATCATTTCGACTGATGGTGACTTTGTTCAATGTCAATGTGATGTGGTTGATATTTTTAATCCTATCAAGAATATTTTTGTTCCTCAGACCAACGTGGAAGAATATAAAACCCTTCACTTTCTACTTGCTGGTGATGATAATATTAAGAATGTCAAACGTGGACTCGGAGAAAAAACTGTTCTGAAACTTCTTCCCAGACTTGATGAAGAATTACAAATCAATCCTGAAATGAAAGCAAGGTTTGAATTCAATAAAAAATTAATAGACTTTGACGAAATTCCAGATTATATTGTAGATAGTATTTTAACCGAATGGACTAACCACGATGGTAAATATACCTATAACGCAATGAATCTGATTAAACTGTTTAGGAAATATAGTTTAAATGCTATTGGTGAACGAGTGATGGCTTTTAAATTATCCGAACAAATGAAAAATACTTCACTCAATATGCACCACCAAACTAAAAATGAATTGAAGGAATGGCAAGACAAAACATTAGAGGACTTTTTCTAAATGAAACCTATCACAATATGGTATAAGTACAACGCAGACCGGAAGGAATATGAACACAATCATATCGAAGATGGTCATGTAGATAACGCAACTCCTATTCCCAAATTTGATTCACAGAAATGTTGGAATGGATTTAAGTGGAAGAAGAATTCTGTGTGGTTACATGATGGGAAAATTTACGATCATCCATTCTGTTCCGATACATTTATATGTTGTTTGTATTATGATAAAGATCAAGCGATAGATGAATGTTGTGGTTATCCTGAAATGTGTGGAACTAACGAAGCGGGGAAAGAATGTTTATAAAAAGAGATGAAGAAGGGAAAAAAATAGAAGGTTTTATTGATGCTCAAAACATGTGGGAAATTGGTAAGATTGGTCTGATGATCAAAACCAACGATGACCAATATGTCAGTGGTTATGATCTTTCTCCCGAAGAAGTCAAAGATCTTATTTGTCGTTTGCATTGTGCTTTAATTTATTTCGATGAAATGGAGTCTGTTGCACAGCAACACGATTGGTATATGGATCAGCAGGAGAAGCAGAATGATTGATAATTTTAATATGGATATAGAAGCCAGAGCATTACGTGATGGTGGCTACATAGAAGCAATCATTAATCTATGTGAAGAAAAGGGAATCTACGACTTCGAAGATGTTGTTGAACTTCTTCATCCAATCTTACTGGAAAAGGTAAAAACAGAATTCAAAGCTAAGAAATTTTTATCCAGAGATAAAATTGAAAACTCTCTAAAAGATTTCTTTGAATGAAAGAATTCTGGTTTGGAACAGATAGAGTTGATGGTGTTTTCTTTTCGCGCATAAGAAAAATTATTAGACTTTGGAAACAAAGGAAAGTAAAATGAAATATATTGTTAAATTTCTTTTCTGGAATTATTATTTGTGGGTCTGTTATGGAATCTTCACATATATTATCTTAGTTCCTTTCGTGTCGTTTCCAATATCTTTGGTAGAATCCTTCATTGATTCGCTCGAAGAGATGTGGGTAGAAATGGTGGTTTTATATACCAAAATAGATTTATCTCAAAACAATTTTGAAAAAAGGAAGGAAGTGATTTCATATTTATATGAAAGAAATTAAACTCAATGGTAAACATGGAAAAGGTAAAGTAACACTGGTTTCCGATGAAGATTACGACAGAGTTAATCGACATAAATGGTATGTAAGCACTAGAGGATATGTTAGAGCCACAATTGAGCGCAACACCCCACAGGTGTATTTACATAGGTTTATTTTAAATTTTTATGATTCAGTTAATGAAATAGACCACATTAATAACAATTTGTTAGATAACACAAAGTCTAATTTAAGATTGGTTACTGATAGACAAAATCAATATAATACAAGAAAACAAAAAATGTATAGTGGAAAAGATTGTACATCTAAATATAAAGGAGTGAGTTATTACAAGCACCACAAAACTCCCAACAAATATAAAGTCAGAATTAGTATAACTTTTGTAGATGAAGCTGGAAAAATAAAAAGTAAAGGTAAACATGTTGGTCATTATGCGACCGAACTTGAAGCAGCAAAAGCTTATGATGATGCGGTATTAAAAGAATATGGTGAGTTTGCTTGGTTAAATTTTCCATCTAATTAAATTTATAAACTAGCCTTTCGCTAGTAATTTAAACTGCCAATGTGCAGTAACAAAAGGAGAAGTAAAGATGAGTAAATATCGATTCGATTTTACCGAAGTGAAAGAGAAGCTGAAGAAGGATGATGAAAAGAAAGGGTTTACCAAAGATGAAAGGTTTTGGCGTCCAGTTTTCAAAGATGGTGTTTGTTCCGCTCTGATCCGTTTCCTTCCGGCTCCCGATGGTACTCCTTTCGTGAAGTATCTGGATCACTCTTTCGATTACACCAATGATAAAAAAGAGAAGAAGAAGTATTGGAAAAAATGCATCAACACCTTTGGGTATGAAAAGGAATGTCCGATCTGCAAGAAGTCTTGGGAATATCACGAATCCGCTTTTGAGTCCGACAAAAAAGAAGGTAAGAAGCTTTGCAGGAAAGAGCATTTTGTTTGCAACCTTCACGTAATCAAACATTCTGATCGTCCCGATGATGAAGGTAAAACTTTTCTTTATGATATGGCACCTGTAATCGCCAAGTACAAACAGAAAATGTTCCCCACCGACAAGGATAAAGAAGCACCGGATTTCATCGAATTCGTTCCTTGCGATCTGTTTGATGGTGCAGACTTCTTCCTTACGTCTAAGGAGAATGGAAAGTTCGATAATGGTACGTCTATCCCTTCCTATGCAGAATCTAGATTCATGCCCCAGAAAGCGTTTATGGGTGGTGATGAAGCTAAAATTGATGCGGTCATGGATAAATCAGTTCTGCTGGATGAATTTATCGATCCAACCAAATATCCTACCAACGATGAAGTGATTGCTCTCGTTGGTCATGTGTTTGGTATGTCCATTGAAGAACGTGAAGAAGAGGGTGGTGGCGAACCTGAAGAACCCGAAACCGGAGAGGGACTTGATAACTTCTTCGGTTCCGGCGAAGATGATCAGATTCCTGATTTTGGTTCTGATTCTACGGCTACTTCTTCTGAAGCTGCTCCTGAAACTTCAACCAGCACTTCATCTTCAGCCGAAGATGAAGATGATGAATTCTTCAAACACGCAATCAAATAACAAATCCGAACCTCCTTGCAATGCAATTGGCCCCCAAGAAAATCTTGGGGGCTTTTCTTTTTATAAATAAGAGAAACTAAAATAAGGTTCGATATGACAATTTATTACTATGACATTTCTAAGAAGGGTAGAGATTTATTGGGAACTAAAGATATTCCCATGCTCACTAACGAACAAACAGTAAAAGAATCTATCATGAATCTTTTTCAAACCCAACCATTCACAGTTCCCATGAACCCAGAAATAGGTTTGGATTTGGATCGTTATCTATTTGATCCTATTGATGATTTGAGTGCAGCAATGATGAAGATAGATATCGAAATGGGACTAAAAAGATATGAACCCAGAATAAATAATATACAAGTTCAAGTAATTGGTGATGAAGATCTACAAACATATATCATTTATTTGAATTTTGAAATTAATTTTACAAACTCTAATCAAGAAATGGTTATAGATTTTAAAAGTATTAGATAGGAGTAAAAAATGACATTAAGAACTAGATCAACCGACAGAATAGAAGATGATATAACTAAATCATTAATTCCGCTGACGATGGATGAGATGGATGAAAACTTTTTATATTTATATGATAAAATTGTACTGTTGGATGGTCGAGTAGGGTGGATAAGTGATTTAGAATTTGAAACGTTAAGTGAGGCAGATAGCGTTGCTCTAGCCTCAAATAAAACTCTCTTTATCTATAAAGAATGGACAGTTGTGCCGACCACATTAAACGCAGATATATATATGGCTGGTGGGGCTTTAAATAATAGTAACGATGTGACTATTAATGGATTATTTAAGGGTTCTGATGATTGTTTCAAAGGATTGGGTTTGATTCAGAATTTGAGTGAGGCACGACCTGAGTGGTGGGGAATAGATGGTGTATCGGACCAAATAGAGATTAATAAAGCAATTCAATCTGTAGTTCGGGGTGAAGTCCTTTTGAGGGGTAAAACTTACATTATTTCGGATGAAGTGTCACTCAATAAAGAGGGGGTCAATTTAAAAGGAGTTGGTGCAGGAAATACAATAATCAAAATTATGGACTATGCACCAATCAAAACTGGTACTAGTACGATAACAGGTTTACCTTTTGATGCTACATCTTCTGCTTTTACTGTCATTTCTGTAACTGCGGTAGGTTCAACAGTATCCGGCCTGACTGCTGATGGTAACTGGACCGAAACAGGCGGAACCAATAGCAGTTGGCTGTGGAATGCCAACGCCAATTATGGCGTCTCCTTTCTTGCAGATAACGGTACTCTCGAAAATGTTGAGTGTCGTAATATAACTGGAAATGGGTGTGGTGTTCCTATTGGTGCTGATGGTTGTTCTTTTATAAATGTTCACTCACACCATAACGGCAAGAAAGGATTGCACTCAGGTAAAGTTATAGGAATTACTATAATTGGTGGTCACTGGCACCACAATATACACGACTCTGGTATTGGGGTACATCAAGGAGCACTTAACTTATCTATAACTGGTGCTCATATACATGACAATTACTATGGTATTAATGCTGGCGAGTCTTACGATTATCCAAATGATATGGTAGGTCATGTTACAATTTCAAATAATATTATTTACGATAATAAAGTGGCTAATATATTTGTCAATAAATTGTGGGACGAACCACTTCAACCAACCGCAACCATTCAAAACATTACCAACGCCAACCCTGCGGTCGTAAACAGTACGGGTCATGGGCGCACCACTGGTCAGACCGTAAAAATTACCACAAGCGCAAATTGGGGTATGACACAAATTAATGGGGCAAGTGCGGTGATATTAGTTATTGATTCCAATAATTTTTCCCTTACTGGTATTGATTCTACATCATACAGTTCATTTAGTTATGGAAGTTGGAAATATGTACCAACACAAGCAGAATGGGATGCTACTGGATTGGATGAAAACACAATAGAACATAATACAACCATCTCAAATAATATACTCTATTTTAGTAATGAACCAACACCAAATTCTGATCCGGTCTCAAATACTGAACAGTATTGTATTCAGATATATAGTGCAAAAAATACAATCATTTCCAATAATGTGTTTCGACTGGGCGGAATTTTAAATTATAATGGCATCAATACAATTATATCCAATAATATTTTTAGCTGCATTTTGAACGAATATACTACTGACAATCTCATATATGCTAGAGGTATTTCAATCACCGGATCACACCCCAATCACTTGACAGTAATTAATATGAAAGTGACCAATAATATTTTTGATGTAAAAAATGTAACTAGGGTCATAGATACCGAAAAAGCTGTGGGTAGTATATTTAAAGATAATTCATATAAAATTGTTGGTGGAGCATATGAAATTCATATTAGGGATGTTGATGGCGTAAATAACAGTCTTATAAATGAAAGTCATGGACGAATTAAACTTGTGTCCGACACAACCTTAATTGGTTACAACCAAATGATATTGCCCGCATCGTCCACAAATTACCGACCAATATACCCAACATCATTTCAACAACATTTTGATACTACATTAAATAAACTCATAGTATGGAATGGTACAGTCTGGAAAGATGGATCAGGAACTACAGTATAAATAAATACAAACAACCAAAATAAGGTAACCTCCACATGAAATTGGCGCTCAATCTTTTAAAATTTCAGGACATTAAAAAACAGACAATCGAATACTTTAACCAGAAATCGTCCGACTCCACGCTAAATGGTGGTCAATTCGATTTTAGTTCTAGTAACCTAAGTTATTTTATTGATAGTATGTCGTATATCGCCATGATCGAGGGGTTTAATACTTCTCTTTTGGCGAATAACATCTTTCTGGATTCGACGGAGATTCGAAAGAATGGGGTTTCCAAGGCTAAGGAACTTAACTATACACCCAAACGTCCTTACTCTGCAAAATTCAGCGGGAAACTGGTCTACAATGGAAGTAACTTCAACGAGAATAGTAAGTTGATCATCTATTCTCGTTCGCCCTTCCAAGGTAGTTTTGGAAACATATACTTCAATATGCAACCCATTGAACTTAAGTACAATGGTAATCCTACGGAGTTGGAGGGTGAATACCTTCTATCCCAAGGATCATTTCAGTATAATATTACTTATCCAACAGGAGAATCTAATTTTTCATTCCTCATTAACAATAAAAATGTGGATGAGGAAAATTTCTCTCTCTTCGTAGTACCGATGTCAAAACTGGCAGAATATAACTTATTAGAACAGCCTTATCGCATCAACGAATTGTTGGATTATAAATGGTCTTTAATTAAAAACTTCAATGAAATATTTTCTTCAAAGATTTTTTATCTTGAGGAAGATATTACCTTAGAAGGTTTTCCAAGGATTGTATTTGGTAATTCCAATGTGAATGCGACTGTACCCTCAGATACAGACGTCATTATATGTGAATACTTCGAAACGAAAGGTTATGCTGCAAACAATGAGAACTTAACATCACTTCCACCATCTTTAACCAAAGATGGTTTACCGAATACTTACGTTTATTATGATGTGAGTAAGTTGTCAATAGGAAACAACTTCAATATTAATAACTTCGAAACTACTTTATATCAAAATATATATAACAAATCTTCAGGAGGATCTGATGTTGAATCCTTAGATAGCATTAAATTCAGCGCACCGAAAGTATATGCGTCTGGTGGAAGTATAACTAAAACTTATGATTATCTATTTGAACTTTCCAATACGGATGGTGTTGGTTCTTATTCTGTCATCGGTGGGGATGAACTATTTCCAGATGACTCTAAGTTAGGTAATATATATTTCTGTCTAACTCCAACATTCAATATATCTGAATTCTTGAATGATAATAATATTTATATATCATCCAATATAAAGAATGAGATAATTGCCAAAATCAAATCGAGAGTTGTAACAGCCACCAAACGTCACTTTTGGAATCCTAATTATCTCATGGTTGATGTTATTCCAACCATTGAGATTGATAAGGACTTAACAACTACAACCAAAAATAAAATAAAAATACAAGTTAAGAAATTATTAAAAGATTATTACGACGGCAAATATAATGCTTTACAGATTCCTTTCAGAGAATCTACAATTTCCGATATCAACGATTTAGAATCAATCAAATCTTATAAGCTTAAGTTTGTTCATTCATTCATCATCAACAATAATACAGTTTCGGGAATTACAAACACTACTAATGCTTTATATCTTCCGGTTGTTGATGTGAGGGACACTACAGGGAATTTTGTCGAATCGACCAATTTTATCAAAACTAATATAGACATTATTAAAACTGAACTACTCCCCACAGAAGATTGGAATATTTTAAATAAAACCACCGATTCCTTATCAGAAATTTTTATTGATCAGTACATTTCAAAACTGGTTTTGTTGAATTATCTTCAAACGAATATCGCACCTTCTGACTGTTCTTTATTTTCGGGGTCGGGTGGCCTTATAAACCCTTCTTTACATAGAAATATTTATAATAGGGATATAAAAAATGTTAAAATCATAGATTTGGTTTTGGTTTCCGACTCTCTTTATTTTAAAACTTATAATTATCAAGATTCTTTCAAAAGAAATGTTGTGGTCAAAGTGGTCGAAGTTGCTGAAGGTTCAGTGATCAATAGAAAAATAGTTTTTTCATATGAAATTGGTGGTATAATTATAGATAAAGAAGTGGCGACCTTAAAAGTTGTTGATGGTTCACCCACTATTACTTCGATACAGAAGGAAGATCTTTTATTTTATTTCGGTATAGATGAAACCAAATACCAATTTTATGGTAATGAAAACGATAAAAGTCCTTTTAAAATTATCACCAATTCTGTAAATAGTTATTCGTTGGAGTTGTTAACTAACACATATACATCACAACTCTTGATTGATAGTAGGAATGATTTGTTTAATGTCTCAATCACATCGGGAAATTATGATGTTGTAAATATGAGTTCAAAGATTACAAATTGGTCTTTTGAAAATGTAAATGCGATTTATTCCAACATCAAACTGAATAATAAAATTGTGGCAGTTTTAGAAATAAATTCTATTGAAAAGTTCAGGGGGTATATTGACTCTTCCAATTTTAATAATATAGATTTTTCACAGAATGAAGAGGGCGATTATTACTTATTTACCGATTTCGTATATGATAGAGTTCATGGTATCAATTATTTTCCAAATGATTTTGGGTTTGTTGGGGAAGATGGGTTGACCAAATGTCAAATAAAAAGAACTGTATCTTGTTTAAATCTTAATCTACTCAATACCAACTTTGAGCAGGGTGATATATTTACTAGTGGTTCGGATTATGTTGTATATAATGAAGAAATTATGGACACCACGACAGTCAATTTTGTCGCTAAAACTGTAGACTCTAGCCAACTTCTACCAAAAAAATTAGAAAATGATATGTTGGTGAAGGTGATAGTCGATCAAATACATGATGTTGAAGGTGTTTCGGTGACTTATCCATCATTAGAAACCAACAAAATCGATAATTTATATCGCATAAAGAATGATCTGACTTGGGAATCGATCACAAGCAAGAAAGTTTTTAATGGCGACCTGATGATCTATAACAACGATGAGAACAAGTTAGTTGGAGTTGGTTGGTATCTGGTTGAAAATATTAACGATTTAATAGGAATTAAATGTTCCGAAATAGAAGTGGTGACTGGTGGAACTGGTTATATTTCGGGCGAAAATATTGAGTTTAAAAATGCTTCGGGGAATTTGACATCTGGACTCATTACAGCATCATACAAATGTAATGGAATCAACATCAATCTCAAAGGTAGTGGATATGTTGCAAACGAATCTATTATATTAAAGAATACGGACAATGATGTGGTAGCTGGAACCATTAACGTCACATATAAGTGTACATCAATCACATTGATGACAGATGGTGAGGGGTATATTAATGGAGAAAATATTGTTCTTAAAAACTTGAATGGTGATTTGATATCTGGAAATATAACAGTGAACGGGGGTTTTGGAATTGCTAGCATCTCAATATCTTCTTCCGATTATAATTTCTTAATAAATGAAGTTTTAACTGTGGAGACATATGGTGGTACTGGTACTGGTGCAACTTTTAAAGTAGGTTCTGTTGGAAATGCCGGTATCAATTCAATTGCAATTTCTACTTCCGATTATGGATTTTCGACTAACGAATTGTTGACTGTCCAATCCTATATTGGTGCTGGTACTGGTGCATCATTCAATGTAAACTCATTGGAAACTACTGGTAAAGTGAGTTCCGTGTTGGTTTTATATTCGGCATATGGGTTTTTATCAAATCAAGAATTAGAAATAGAGGCTTATGTTGGTACTGGTACTGGTGCATCATTCAAGGTCGGATCGGTCCAAGAATACTTCAATTATGATCGTGTTTATGTTCATGCCGAACCAACTTCAGACATTGAATCATTACCCGAAACACCATACTATTATCAAATTTTCAAAATCGTCGCAGATATTGATATCACAGATCAACTTTCGAAGTTTGTTAATCCACCATCAGACAACCTTCTCAATGGTGGAGACTATATAATTTATATTGGATCTGACAAATGGAAAATTTTCGATGATGATATATATGAGAATAACATTGATGTTGTAAATTCTAATTCAGAATTTCCTATTAATATTGAGATGGGTGATGTATTTGAAATAATATCATCCGATGTAGCACCAAACAAAAACTTCAATGGACAAACAAATACCACACAATATAATTCGGGTGAACAAATTATATATATCGGTGGTGATGATTTATGGAAAAAATTCTCAGTATTGGGTTTAACACCAATTGCTGATGCACAGACGGCAAACGTTGGAGATATGGTTGAAGTGGTTGATTCGGGAAACTTCAATAACGATTCTAGGTTATCTGTACCATTATATAATGGTAATAAACTTTTCAAACATAAAGACCTCTTAATTTATACTGGAACCAATTGGGTCAAAGCAAAACCAGCAAATGTTTATCAACTAAATAAAATAGAAATCAATAATGAAGGTTTTAATGCAGACCTAAAGGTAGATCAAAAAACAGATAACGTGATGGTGATATATGTGGAAGATGTACATCACAATGTTTCTATAGGTGAATTAGACTACTACAATGGAGTGTTGAATTTATTTCCCAAGATCAATGAGAGATTGGATGATATCACAGAGAGTAGAGGCATCACACCATTGAGTGATATTTTCAAATATGAGAATTACAACTCAAGCGATATACAAATGGATATTATACGGTTTAAAACAGACAAAACAGAGTTCGATACTAAATTCAATCAATTTATCATCACCAATGTTAGAGAAGTGGAAACAATATAATGATCCTTAATTTAGTTTATAATCAAAAGAATAAATTAAACTGCACCACATACTCAGCGGACATGACCGAAGTTGATAATATTGAAGGTGAATATGGGTTCCGTGATGAAATAGAACTAATTATCACGGAACCCGTTGTAAGAAATATCGATCTAACTTTATTTCTTTCTGCACCCTCAACCATTCGGTTTGTTGATTTAGAGTATTCGTCCAATTTTGTAGGTGATGTATCATTTTATTATTCCTTGGATAATATAACATGGCGCAAATTTAATTATTATAAATTCTCATCAATTTCATTAGATGAAAGTGGTTTGGAGGAGGCAGATCAAATAATAATAGAAAAGATGGAAGGGAAAATTATAAAGATCGATTATTATAATAACCAAATATTTTCTTTTTATACACAGAACAATATACCAATCGTGGTTTCTCAAGAAGAGTATGAAATACTATATAAATTTCTCAATGGTGGGTCATATTTTAATTTGTCACAGATTTTTTTATATGATGAAGAGACACCTTTATTCGATGTGGTCATTAGTGGAGTTAAAGTTGAAATGCGTGATTGTATCGTAACTTCTGAGTTTCCTTTCATCATAAATAATATGATAGTAGAGTCATCCACAACGATATTATTAAATGACAATCATTATTATCCATCTTTATTTTACAAGAATATGTTCAAACCAAAATATTTTGAAGAATATAATTTTATGCCCAACCTAACTAAAACATTTCTTGAGATGCTGGAATCTGATATTTAAAGGTAATTATGTCAATATCTGTACCGATTACTTTATATGATAGTTTAAACAACCTTAGAGAATTTACAATAATAATTAACAATGACTTGTCGAAAGATTTGTTGGTTGAAGATTATTTTTCTTTCTCCATTTTTTTGAACGATGCAGAATCACAATACTTTGAAGCTCAATATGGTGATGTTAATTATATATTATCTACATTTACAAACATAACTGACATTTTAAGTCAGTTTATTTTAACCAATAATAAAAATAAGACTCTCTATTCATATGAAGGTGAAAATGAAAATTTAGCAGTTCAACTTTATAGAAAAAAAACAGAAACACTTATACCACAGAATATTAAAGATTCTACTCAATTACTTTTTCAATGTAACGAAATAGAGGGTGGTGTTGTAAATATTTCTTTATTGAGTGGGCCAAAGGGTGGGGTTTCCTCCAAAACAATTTTCGAATACCAAACCATTTATTCGGTTCATATCGACTTTAACATTATGTTTGGGTGGTCCGATGAACGAAATATAGTGACGTTTGATTTTGTCACTGAAAATCAAACGTCACTCGTTATAAATTTTCCAAATGCCCCAATCAATCCCATATTCAAACGGAAAAATTTTTCTGATATATTCAATGGAAATAAATTTAATTATCAATTTTCTCCCACTCTCAACCACCAAGGAAAAATAGAACCTCCAATATTAATCCAAGAAAATATTACAAAACAATTTGAGACTTTATATATATCTCAATATTTGGATGGATATCAGAATTATATAACTGTTTTAGAAGAACAAGCATCAAATCAAGATTTGGTGATTGAAATAAAAAAACTTTTATTTAATAACCACAAACTGCTTCACTCTTCTATACAAGGTGTATTGGTAGGCATACAAAATTTATTCGGGCTGTTTTGTGAAGCAATGGGTGGATATTTTTATTTAGTGGAAGAAGGTGAAAAGAATTTCACATACCGAATCACATCCAACCTACCAAAGTTTTATTGGACAAAATACATAAAGCATATTGTCCATCCAGTTTCGTGGAGAGATGAATATATTTTCATTGATACCTCTACCATATTACCCAACATTAATATCATGGGTCTGATACACGAACAAAGCATCATCAAATCTAATATCGGTCAATTGATAGAATATCCAGTTTCATATCTGGATAAGAATCTTAGCACAACCACAGCAGTTCCTTATTATTATGAAGGTGCTGCTGTGGGGGATTTTGAAACACATAATAGAATCAATTTCAAACCTTCTATTTATAGTACTGAATATGATTATAATGATATTGAACTATTATCTTTGCTAGATATACCTAGTAAATTTAAAGTTCAAATAATGAACAAAAATGAAAACATGTATTATATCAGTATGGAATATTTACTGACTGGTGTAGCATTACAATATTTATTTAAGATCATAAATAAAAATACGGGAAATGTGTTTCAAGAACTTCAGACTAACGATCCACTCTTTTTCTCAGAAGTTCCTTTATCTTTATTGTCCGGTGAGTTCATTCTTTCGGTCACATTGATAAATAATGATTTTGTTCATACAATACAAAAAGAGTTTGTGTCTGAAAATTATTTGTTAACTGAAAATGATGGATCGTTTATTTTTGAAATAAGTGGTGAAGAATTAATGTTGGAAACTGATTTCTCCTTTCTCCAAAGTGTATGTTTAACCGAAGATGGTGATGTGATGACAACAGAATCAGGCGAAATAATATTAGAAGATGAAACCTAAAGTATATTTTAAGAGGGATTGATAATGTCTAAGAAGATTTCAGAAACTACTAACGTGACCTCCTTAACTGGCGAAGAACTTTTGCCGTTAGTTCAAGATGGTGATAACGTCCATACCAAATTGAAGGATCTTCACCCTTGGGTAAATGTTGCTCAATATGGTTCTTTAGTCGCAGCAGTCAGTGCTATAGGAACTACAACCAAAGTTGCATTGGTATATGAAACAGATTTACCAATTACTGCTCCTCTATCAATTGAATCTAACATCGAGTTACTTCCATTCAATGGAGCAAAGATAATTCATGGATCACATAGCATTTTTTATGGTGGCAGTACATCAAAATGGACTGACGAACAAAAATTTGATGGTACAGGGTATATAACTGGATTAAAAGGTACAGTTAAAGTTGGGTGGTTTGGTGCCAAAGGTGAGGGTACTAACGATGCCCCCGCAATAATTCAGGCACTAAAGGCAGGAGCAGGACAGACAGTGGAGTTTACATCAGGAAAAACCTATACTGTCAGTGGTGATCTGTTGCGCATATATGATAATACCACCATCATGGGTTATGGTGCAACACTCAAACTTGAGGCGGGGAGTTATACTACTACTAGGTACTTCTTAGGAAATGATACCACAATTAGTTGGGACGAAAATACTGATCCATCGTCGTTCACCAAAAATATTGCCATATATGGAATAACAATTGATGGTAATATATCCGAAGTTACCACAACAAATGGTACGACCGGAGTTCATATCTACAAAGTAGATGGATTTAAAATGGTAGATATGATCATCAAAGACCTTCCCGGTGACATTGGAGTTGGGTATGGGTTCATTACATCAATGTCTAACGATGTTTATGTTTCTCGCTGTTATTTCGGACGTACTCCTAGATCCAATATTTATTTGTGGGAATCAAGAAACTGTAATATCAGTGAATGTAAATTTGATGGATCTCATTATAGGGATTGTATGAGTGTGGGTGGTATGGACCCAACCACTTACCAAACAACTACCTTTAATATCAACAATTGTTGGATGCGAAACACGTTAGCAACCTCGACACATGGTATTCGGTTTTCGGGTAATGTGGTTGGTTTTATCGACAACGTGCGGATTTCTGGCTACCTAGCAAATGATGGTGGTGGATCGGGTGCTACAGCAATTGCCACGGTAATAGGTGATGCTGTCACTGCCGTGACGCCCGTAACGTTAGGAGAGGGTTATGTTACCGCGCCGAATGTTCGCATTTACGGAGCGGGTGGAAGAATCGCACAGATACATGCTGTGCTTGGTACGGGCGATGAAAGTGATAAAGTGGTTAATTACATTGTCGATGATGGTGGGAGTGGTTACACAGACACCACAGTAATTATTCCACCCGCATCAGTACCACCCGACCCCCCGACTGTCTATGTCGGTAAAGGAACAGAGGGACTCTACTTTGTTGGTTACCCCACACAGAACGTGATAATATCAAATGTCAGAGTGGATAATGCAGAATATGGGGTGTTGATAGAAAGCGATTCTACCTATAAAAAGTTGGAGTTCCATAATTTACAGGTAGGTCTAAACTCAACAGTGCGAAACGGATTTAGATCATTATCGGCCAACGCATATATCAAGATCCAAGGTGGTATCTTCAAAAACACCGAGCGTACTCTATATATTGCTTATGCAGAGCATAGTTCTGTGATGGGGGCGCATTTTGATGGGGGCAATAGTGCCGTAGTATTGAACCCATCTTTGACGGGTACGTCAATATTTGATGGTAACACAATCACCAACAATTCATATGACTCATATTCTATGTTAGTGGGCGGTGACGTTAATGCCACCGCAATCATCACCAATAATGTTCTAAAAGGCAATTATAGTGATGTGATATATTGTATTGGTAAGAGTTACATACTGAATAATATCGCATCATCTATCAGCGGAAGTCATGCGACTATAGTTACCAATGCATATCGGACAGTTTATCAATCAGCAATTCCTACTACTGGCACATGGAAAATTAATGATAGAGTGGTACGAACTCCCGCCTTAGTGGGGCAAATACGCGCATGGACATGTACTGCTGCTGGAACTGCCGGAACATTGAACTCAGGAAATACCACAGGAAATACCACAGCAGGAAGCAATGTGATCGTGGTAGATAGTACATCCGGTATTGTTGTTGGAAACTTCATCACTGTAGCGGGGATTGGAGGAACCACATCAAAAAAAGTAGTCTCTATATCCGGAACTAATGTGACTGTAGATACTACCGCAACCAACACCGTTATTGGTGGTGTCGTGTCCTATGTAGCTCCTGTTTTTACATCAGAAGGTACATTGGTTTAATTTGTAAAACCCCACAATTCAAAAAACCTCCCATTGATATGGGAGGTTTTTTTGTTATAAATAACAATAAAGTATATTTATATTGAGGTTTAAATGAATAACTATAATCAAATTTCTGGATCGCATATAAATTCTAATACTAAGTTACTTTTCAAAGAATTCGAAAAGGAAAATTTTTATCTTGCGTTTCTACGTTCAGAAGAAGCTTGGGGTAGTTGTGCTTTGATTAATATTTCTTTACCACCCAATGTCGATAGCATCACAGACATTTTAGCTTCAGGAATCGAAACTGATGGGTTATTTGTAGATAAGAATTGTAGTGGTTATGATATATCCCAATCATTTACGAAGATCCGAATATATAAAACAATATCTACCACATCCGATTTTAATTCAAATATGAATAATTATTCTTCTATTGAAGAATTAGAGGATGTCAATCTAACACTAATTCATATGAATAATAGTTGGTGTTCGATAAAAGGTTTACCATATAACCATTCAGAGTTTTTGAATAATGAAAATGGAAATAAATATTATATTTTTGTGGATCAGAATGATACTTATCCTCTTCACCCCATAATTTCTAATATGGTGAAGATTAAAGAAATACCTGAAGATTATATTTCATATACAGAAAATGTAAAGTTAGTATTGAGTTCGCCCCCAGACTCAAATCATTCTTCTAGGTTTGATACTTTGAAGGTTTTAAATTTGGTGAAGTATACTTCTTTATTGGGAGAAGTGGTGATCAAAGGATTGTCTGACAATGGATTTGGAACAGTTGGTTTGGATGAGACAATCAATACTACTAAGATTAATAATGAATATTTGGAATATGTTAATATTTCTAATAGCTCTTCTGGGTTTTATTTTTATTTGGCCGATTCCAACAACTTACAAATTTCACCTAATTTATATTTAAAACACATAAACAATAATATCTTTAATGTGGATTCGAAAGGTATCAGATATATTATTTTCACTTTCAAAGATTTTGTGGCACAAGAAGCTACATTAAAAATAACTTACGAGTCGCCCAATAATACTTTAGCCATTTTCAATGAAAAAATTCATGACTTTTCGTCGGTATCTGATGCTGTTCCACCATCCCTATCCAATTCATATTTGAGACATGGTAATATTGAAGCTAGTCTTTTCGATATAAAAAACTTAATTCGGTTACAGAAAGAGTATCCATCAACAGATGGAAGTTTATATACTAACTTCTCGTTTGTGAGGGAGATAAGAAGTTCAGAAGAAAAACGAAAGTATATTGAAGATTATGGTTTTACTACCACATCCAAAAAGATTCACACCATCGATATTCTCAACTCTTCAGGAATTATTAGGTATGGCAATATCCGACCAAAACCAAATGGTGCGCCTTATCTTTCCACTGATAAGCGTCTATATTTATGGTCTGTCGATTTTATTGTGGGAGATAAAATTAGGTTTAGAAAACAAACAACCAGTAATACATATTACCCTTTATCTTCTTACTTTACAATCACATCCATCGACTACAATAATATGTATATTGGAGTCGATAAACCATTAGGAACTATAGATATTATACCTTCCACCACAGACACAAGAATTAACCCACAAGTGATGTTACATGAACCATCAACAACCAATATATCAATCGAATTTGCTCTTTGTTCTTCTTATGAAGATGCCTTAAAATTTGATATGACTTCTATAATGGTTGATGTACAACTTGGCAAAAGTTCCGAATTGTTTGATATTTATGATGGGATATATAGACAGATAGCAATATGTCACGAACCTAAATATCTAAATATAGATAATGAAGTAATCACCTGTACTGATATATCATATGTAGAAGATATAGAACATAGATTGTTTAATCCTATTACACATCAATGGGATTTGGGTACAGTTGTTTATTTATCCAACAAACAACCATTATACCGTAAATTCATTACATCAGTTGAATCATTTACATTAATAATTTAATGGGGATTATATGTCAAAAATAAATGAGAATTATTTATCCACACAGACCACATCATTAATTGGATTGAAAAATAATCTAAATCAAATAGTTACTGGTTTGGCTAAAACTTCTTTACAAAATTTATTAATCAACTCTAAACTTAAATTCTTTTTAAATGGTAATACACTACCTTTTGGGTGGAGTGTGGCAGCGGACACAGGTTCTGTTGATATTGACATCGATGGATATTATTCTGTGGTAAATTTTATTTCAGGAACAACAAACCAATATATTTCACAGGATATTACAGACAAGTTAGAACCATCTACAACTTATCTTCTTGTTGTAAGTATAGAAGCATCACAAAATTGTGGATTTGAACTTACCAACTCTTCTGGGTTTATAAATTTATCTAACAACAGTATTCTATCTACTTCTTTTACACCCACTGATTTAATTACATCATACGATAATTATTTCTTATTTAAAACCTCAGAAGTCTTTTCCAATATTTCATTTAAGATTAAAAATAATTATAGTGGTGATAATGAAATTACAATCAAAAAACTTTCGTTATCAAAAGGAAGTTTAGAATTATTTGATATATTGGATAAACATTTCTTTTTAGAGAATGTCAAGTATTCTCATGATTCATTTTATGATCCTATCGGCATATATTCGTGGAAAATAACTGGTGATGGTTCAAGTTGGGTTCCTATTGCTTTGGCTGATACACCAACATCATTATTGACAAAAATTAAAAGTGTTGATGGTGTGGGATCTGGATTGGATGCTAATTTTTTTAATGGCAAACCAATCTCAGATTTTCAAATGGTATCTGATGCACTCGATTTGACAGATTTTCAGAAAGATGTTGTGGGTAATTTTGGTTACCAGAAACTTCCAAGCGGTGTTATATTACAGTGGTGTGTTTCAGCGGAGGTAACACCTGGGGGCGAATCGGCAGCACAGACAATCACATTTCCTATTGCCTTTCCTAATGCTTGTCTGACTGCAATAGTAGGAACTTCGATAGCTTCATATACAGTAGGTGGAGACGTTGTATTCCAGATAATTGGAACCCCCACAACAAGTTCTGTGGTTGTGACAAGACAATCAATTGCTGGTAATGATACAGTAAATTCATGGGCAACAATATTTGCGATAGGGTATTAAGGAGTTTTTATGAAATTTGGTATTTTTGATGAAGATGGTCATCCACAAGCTTTTTTTTCAGATGATACACATGATCCAACGAACATTCCAATAGAAGCAATAAATATATCTGATGAAGATTGGGGATCATTTATTTCTGAACAAGGTAAATGGATATTTAAGAACGGAGTTAAAGAACCATTTATCCCCAGTCCGGTTCCTTTAAATATTTTAAAAAATAAAAAAGTGGTCAACATTAAAACCAATTATATCGATTCATTACTTTATAAGTTACAAATTGAATTATCTACAAACAAAACATTTAATATAGATATTACAAATGAAGCACAAATAGATTGGGTAAAACTTTTGATGGTTTGGCAATTAAATCCAGATCAAATTATGAGTATACGTGATGCAGATAATAATACACAACAACTATCTTTTGTTGAATTTAAAGAAATGATCGGATCAATTTTCTCATATGTACAAAGTAAATGGGCAGTAAGATGCAATATGATTGATCAAGTATTATCAGAAGAAGTAGATACGGAAATAAAACTTAATATGGTAGACATAAGAGTATGAGGATTTTAGGTATAGATTTGTCATTACGATCTTCTGGACTTTGTTTATTAGAAGATAAAAATTTGTTTGATTATAAACTCATTCAATCATCATCTAAAGATTTGAATGATGAAGCACTATTAATTCATAATATAAATGAAATTTGTAGTTTCATTTCATTTTGCAAACCGGATATGTTGACGTTAGAAGATTTATCATATGATTCTCCTTCCGGCGAAAAGGATCTTATTGCGGGGCAGAACTGGTATTTGCGTATCAAAATTAAACAAGATTTTCCCACTATACCTTTGAAGGTTTTTAAAGTGATGGAATGGCGGTCACCACTATTTTCCAAGGTAGAGAATAAAGAGTTAGGTCTTACAAAAAAAGAATTGCTTTCTCTCAAAGAAAAGGCCGGTTATAAAGAAATGACTAGAAAAGATAAACTACAATTTTCTAAAGATAATATTGATTTGATCTTATCTACCAACATAAAATTTAGAACTTTTTGTAAGCTTCCTGAAAACATTCAAAATGAATTTTCTAAATACTCTATGAGTAGTGGTAGATGGGATTTGACGGACGCATATTTTATTGCTTCAAAGGGGTTTATCTAAATGGCAAAGAAAATATCTGAATTTAATGAAGCTACGATACCACTATCTGGTTTAGAAAAAGTACCTATTGTTCAAAATGGTAATTCGGTTAAAACTTCAATTAACTCTTTAACCAAGGCGGTGCAGGATCAGATAGACACACATGCGGTCAATGTTAAAACAAGAGGCGCTGTATGTGACGGTATAACGGATGATAGAGCTGCAATACAGGCTGTACTTGACTCAGAAACTAGTATACTACTTCCGGCATGGTGTAAAATATCAGCACCCCTTACACTGCGCGACGGACATCGTATTTTCGGTGTGTCACCATTGGACTCAGGACTTATCAAGGCTGACTTTGATGGTCCAGCATTGTTAGGTGTCGATACAGATTGGGTATATCTATCCAATTTTGGGATAGATGGTCCGGGTCAATGGGTCGGCACGGGGAATAAAGGTATTGATATTCATGTTAGCTCCCAAGAAATACTTACTAATTTGACTGTACGTAATGTTCATCTACGTTACCTCAATGATATATCACTTTATGTGGGTACTGGTGCATTTTGTACCTATGATCAGGTCAAAATTTTTCAAGGTGGTTATGCCGGAATATTTATAGATGGTGGTGACGGTCATACTTTTATTAGTTCTAGTGTACGAGATATTATCCTTGGGGTCTATCTATATGGTCCAACTACAGTCAATATAAACGGCACATATATCGAACAGGCCGGACTAGGTTTTTGGTTGGACGGTGCTAACGCCGTAACTCTGAGTGGGTCCGGTGTGGAAGCCAACATTAACAGGTCTGCTGAGTTTCCCGGCAGGAGCTACCGTATTTCAGGTGGGGAAGGTAACAGTATTATTTCGGGAATGTCAAGACAGGACACCATAGGTGCTGCGGCAGCGCCCGATGCACAACATCTTTTGATAGATGGTAATGCTTCACGAACTACAATCTTATCCTTCCGAAAAATTAACTCAGAGACATATCCTCCTACTACTGAAGTTGATGTGGCGGCAGCACTAGAACCGGTACTTGTGGGTCCACACAATTTCGACCCATCGAAAGTTGTGGGTGGTTTAAAGTTCGGGGATATTGTATCAACATCGGAGCTTTCATCCTCCACTACTTCTAACTCCACAACCACGGCGGCGAACTCGGCAGCGGTCAAGGCGGTGCAAGATGCTATGGATGGCTTGGTCGTGACAAACCTCACGGCGTTACGAGGCATCACGAACGGCACTGTGCCATCTATATACCTTGAGAATCACACTTCGGCAGGAGATGGTGGGGGAGGTCATTTCCGTTGGGTTTCAGGTGCTTCACCGGGCACCTACACCGACAACAACGGCACCGTCATTGTGCCGACAGGCGGCGACGGTTCGGCTGCATGGCTGAGGGATTACACCGGGGCGGTCAACGTTAAATGGTTCGGCGCGAAATATGACGGCTCGGACGATTCGGCAGCCGCGCAAGCCGCGATTGATGTGCAAGCCGCGCTAAACGGCGGCTCCGTTTTTGTCCCGCGCGGGGTTACGTGGTGGCGTGATGTTGAGTTGAAATCAAAAGTGCATCTCATCGGGGATGGTTCAGCGTCCAGTAAGATACGATTCAAACCTTCCGGAGATGACGCCGCTGACGCCTTGCTTTATGTCATTCGCTGGACCGGCGCGTACGGGTCTATCCATGGGCTTACGGTCGATGGTCAGGCTGGTGGGGGGTTGTTCTCGGTGGGGAGCGGCATATACATTGCCCAAGGTGTGGACAACACTTATTCCCGGACGCTTTCCGACACCAGAGTTGAATTCTTCGCGGGACACAGATCGGGGGCCGCTGGAGGCGTGTACGGCCTACGCGAGGAGTTCGCAGCCGACGATATCCGCGATTCCGGCACTGGAGCGCATCTGTTGAGTGGTGGTCACGGCGTGGTTGTTAGTAACGATGAAGGGTACGCTAGCAACCTAGTAATTGAGGGGCTGATTGTTCAGCGGGTCGATGGTTCGGGGCTGGACCTCGGCAAGGCCAACGATAGCAAATTGTCGAAAATCCAGATTGGCGGTGCAATGCACTGGGGTTTGGCGGCGAGATTCGCAAACAAGAATATTCAGTATTCCGACATCAAAGTTTTTCTTTCTAGACGGCTCAACATCTCCACCACAGGTTCATCTGTCGATATTGTTCCATATTTCGGTACTGCTGCTAATGACTTTGAAGGTGCGGTAATTCTCACCGGAGCGAACCACCAAGGTACAATAGAAGCACAAGAGAACGGTTCACACGGATTCCGGTTGGGCAACTCTAGTTATGGAATGTATGCCAGCACTCTCGATATGACAGTAGATGGCAATGGGGGGTATGTTTCCGGCACACCAGCAGTTCGTTACGGTGTGGTTCTTGGTAACTATTATATGCTTAATCTCAGGGTCAATGGTGACGATCTGAGATCAAAACAGGGAATTGGACGGCAATCGAGGGCCATTTTCGCCAGCACGCCGATTTCTTATACGAACTTGACGAATATTGAGGTCGGAGGGTGGTATAAGATACTAAATAACACCGATGCTGATTTTACGCCGCTTCAAGTCGGGTATGTTTCTACGTCCAATGCAGTCGGCACAATCTTTCAGGCACGAGAAGCCACACCGGGGGCGGGTCTAAGTGGGTCCACAGTGTTCGGCTCTGGCTCCTTGGTCTCAGTTCATGATGGCATCATCATGATGGCAACTATCATTAACCAGTATGAACAAGATCAAGGGACCGGCGATGGTTATCTACTCACTAATGACGGTGGGGTTTATTCGACGTTTATAATAAACGGGCTGGTGAAATCATCAAACCTTGGTACAGCAGCCTACACCCCTACAACGGATTACGTTTCAGCTTTTCCCCTCACGTCGGCAACACCAACAGTAAACGGGGAAATGACTTTCGAGTTGACCGACAACACTACCTTGACGGTAAAAGTCAAGGGTTCGGACGGCACAGTGCGGAGTACCACATTAACACTAGTATAAAAGTAGCACCACTGACATGATAATTTTGTTATTACCATCTTAGGTTATTGTGTTATGAAACAACTAATCATCGAAGGATTGAGAAGAGAAAAGGCCAAGTCGATATCTGAGTGTGATTTTTTACTTGCTAGACGTTTTGATCTTGCACTGAGACGACTCCTTAATAATGATTATCATTCTAACGGTAAACATAACCATTCGAGGAACTAACCATTGATATCATTCAAAAAATTTTTATCCGAAAATTATAAAGATTCCTACATGTATAAGCGTGAGGAACAACTTATATTCGAAAATCCCACCTTTGATGAAATCAAATCCATAGAGGTTGTTAAGAGTTGGGATATCATGAGAGTAGTTGTTGTGGATGGTGAAATTGTTTATGGTTTCGGGGATACCATTCTACATACAGATGTTGCGCGGAAATTTGAATTAGAAAAACCTCTGTGTTTGGAAATTAACTTTGTTGGAGAAATGAAGAAATTTAAAAAGTATAGCTGCATTATAACTCTGACTTCCACCAATCTTAAATTAGGTTGGGTCGATGTAGAAGATATGAAGGACTTTTTATATTCAAATAAATATATTGGTGAGAAATATGATGTTGTAGAAGTCATTCCTCCCGATGAAGATGATGATTTCTAGGATTGTCCATTGTCCTATAATAAAAGGCAGTAGATGTCTATGTCCTAACGGACAAGATTATTTTAACTCCGAAATCCGTAATTGTCAAATAAAAAATTCATATAGGATAACTCCATGATTTCATTCAAAGAATTTATCACCGAAGATAAAGAACCCATTCCTCTTATCACCAGACCCGAAAGGGAGTTTCATAAGAAATTGAGGGATGATATTAAGCTTGGTGTGAAAGACATGATGGAAAAGATTGAGGCATACCAAGGATGGCGCTTGGGAGTGGGTGATAGATTCAAATCAAATAAGACTGGTAAAGTTTATCAGGTGACTGGTTATAGTTGGAATATTAAATTTGATTCCCCTATGTATCTTACAAAAACTATAGGTGAAGAGGAATCTGGAAGTCAATATGCAGTTAAACATTCTGGGATGAAATATGGAACCGGAGTACACGAACTGTTAGATTCGGGTGATTTTATTAAACTTGGGACGTTGAGGTAAATGATGATTTCTTTTAAAACCTTTTTACATGCTCCTCTGCTGCTTGAGGCATATGATTATTCGCAGATGTTTACCAAAGTTTTGGAATTGGGTAAAGTTACTCCGGTAATCGACACATATTATAGATCTTATGTTCTTCAATCGCCAGAGTATTTAAAAAAGAATTTTAGAATTATTTGGTATAATAAATTAATGCAGATATATATGGCATGGACACTAGACAATTTAACTCTAGATGATAAAGTTGCTGAACAGAACATAAAACAATATTACAAAAAACTTTTACAAAGCGAATGTAAAAAATTTAATCTGGCGGATAGACCCGACATATTAGATAGTAAAATGCAAAATGATTTTCTACCTAGAAAAACATTGACTCAATATAAACACTTTCTGGATCTTCACTTAAAAGAGATTGATGATTATAATCCTACCGGTAAATTCCCCGAAGAAGTGTTTGCCGATATGGAAAAGATTGAAAAGGAATGGGCATCAGAGTTAGATGGAACAGTTCAGTATATCAAACAACCATTGGATCATGAAGAAGGTTATCCAGACAAAAGATGTTTTCCTATAATCGAGTATGGGAACGGTTGGTATTGGGTAGACCTCAACACCAACTACTGTAGCAACGAGAGTAGGGCAATGGGACACTGCGGAACTGGAAGTCATGGTAGTACCTTACTTTCCCTCCGATACCTCAACAAACGCAAATCTGAACCGTCTACGTGGTTATGGGAACCCCATCTGACTTTTGAGATGGGTAGTGATGATCATATCTTATATCAAATGAAGGGCAAACAAAATACCAAACCCGTTGAGAAGTACCACAAGTACATTCTGGATTTGCTGCTCCATAAAGAAGTAACATCAACCAAGGGAACCGAAAGTTATTATATCAAAGGGATAGAACGTTCCTCTTATGGACAAGATTCGGATTTTAGTACCGAAGATTTGTCAGATGAATTTAAAGAAGATTTATTTGAACAACGACCCGAGTTGATGGGTTTGATGGATTATTATAAGAAAGTAGGAAAAACCGATTCATTTATGCAGAGAATGAATGAACTCTGGATTTCGAAAGATCTTCATTCTTTAGAGTGGGATGAAAAGAAAGAATTTGCAGTCATATATGAAGCCAGAGATTTAGAAGACCTAGTTGAAAATTATGGTGACGATACAACCAAATGGATAGTAGACCAAGATTCGGACCCAGATATAGAAGTGAGTGATGATACTATAAGAGAATGTTATGAAATGTTGGACGAAAAGAAAGTTGAAGAGTATATTAGAAAAGAATATCCGGACGAGGATGAAGAAAATTGGGAAGATGATATGTTCCAGTTTTTGGAAGATGAGGGAGATGATCTTTATACTCAATGTAGATGGGCAGCGGAGAGAGGTATTGAAGGTGGCAGATATAACGAAATGATGTCTGCTTTAGACGGTGGGCTGAAAAGTTTTGATATAACAATTGGAGGGGAAACATATAACGACCTAGAAGATGAGGCATTTATTAATGATGTAGATAATAAATGGAATCAGGCACCAATGAAAGTATATACGAATTTCAAAACTGTGATGTTGTTATTAACTGATTCCGATTTTGAATTGGAAAATGGAATTGGATTTGAAATAAAAACGAGTCAGCCGTACTACGGGTTCGACGGTTGGGAACAATTGGACGCAAGGAACTTTTTAAAAGATGAATCTGGATTTGGGTATATGGTTAATTAAAATTAATCTAAAAATATATTGACAAAAAACGTATTCGGATGTAAAGTTCGGATACGTTTTTTATTTTGGGAGGAAAATTAAATGGAAGAAGAACTCAGGCTTTATTCATTTGTAATTTTTTATCTTTCGCCGCTTCAACATGGCCTACAAACGGCACATCTTGTGGGTGATCTATCTCAGAAATGTGCGAGAAGCAAAAGATATAATCGTTGGGCAGGACATGATAAAACTATCATCATCCTCAATGGGGGCAATCGAAAAGATATTGAGGATATATTTAATCTTCTTTGGGAAATATGCCCTTCTATGGATCTACCCTTTGATAAGTTCCACGAAGATGAAGATTCTCTTGGTGGGATTATTACTTGTTGTGGGGTGATTGTTCCAGAAAGATATTTTAATGCAGTTAAATTTGATGATGGGTACTACTTTAATATTTCAGAAATAGATGAAAATAGTAATATTCATTCCCAATACTATTTTCCACCCGAGTCTCCAGAATATAAACTCATTGATTTAATCAAATCCAAGAGGCTTGCCTAATGGAATGGCCTGTTTTTAAAACATGGATCATTCAGCTTGTTTATGTGAACGATTCGTGGGAAGAGACTGCTGAAGTTTTCTGGAAGATCGAACCATTAATCAGGAATGTGGTGGACATAGGATATTCAGAATTCATATTTCTCTTCGATCAGGAATATTATTTCGAAGCTGCGATTAAAGTGTTTGAAGAAAACCAAATCCAATATAGGACAAGTTAAATGAAAGATTTCACAGCCAACGAACTATTAAAAATTGTCAATCCCTGTGAGATTTTCAGCAATGATATTGATGTGGCTAAAAGTGAATTCAAAACTCTCAGCATGAAATTTCATCCTGATCGTTATAAAGAATCCAATGCCAACGATGTTTTTGTTCACATTAAGGACATGTACACCAAGTCGGTTGAACTGATCGAACAGGGGAAATGGGAAATTCCTTTTGTGGTCTACGTCACCGATGAACACAATACCACCTATCGAATTGGTTTCAGGAAGAAACATAAATTCGAATTGGGGGAGATGTACATTTCCAAAACTGTCATAGCATATGTTCTGGATAAGGATCATATTAAGTTCTATGAGAATTACTTACGAAATGTGAAATCCTTTAAGTATGCAAACGAAGATATGAAAAAGGAGTTCAGCAGATACCTTCCCACCATTAAGAAAAACTTCAAATGTAAAGATAGCAGGTTCGTTATCGTGGTGAGCAAAACACCCGATCAACTTCTATTAAAGGATGTATATGATCATTACAATTCCAAAGGTTATCCAGTGGCGTGGGACAAACACGTGGCGTGGATGCAAAGTAGATTAAATAATCTGTTGTGTTATTTCAAATTTAATGGTATAGTTAATAACAGTATTTCTCTGGAAACAATTTTCATTTCTCCCGAATATCACTCTGTCGCAATTCTAGGTGGGTGGTGGTTCACCACCAATATCGGTGAGAAGATGATTGCTGTTCCATCACACCTTTATAATTCGGTTCCTCCTACTGTCAGGGCATCCAAGCTGGCAAGCTGCACCACCGATGGTGAATTTGTTAAGGCACTTGGGCGCAAACTGTTGGAGAAGGCCAAGGCTCCCAAAGCTTTCCAAAACTGGTTGGAATATGGTGCGGGGGATGATCCGTTCAAGGAATATGAAACTTGGCACACCAAAATTCTAAAAGAGAGTTATGGTGAGAGAAAATTTATCCATCTTGATTTGAAATGGGAGGATGTGTATGAGTGAGAAAACATTAGCAGAAATTATTGAAACGGTGTACAGCAAGTTACCCGAATCTAATACTATCAGCGATCTTAAATTATATCCGAGTAGCATCCGATTCAATTGGAGAGGTAAAAGGTTTGTGGTTAATTCCACTCTTTTTGTAGAAGAAGTTAGTGGTGGATGTTTATCAATGTCTAATGCTGCAAGAAGTTTGCGGCTCTATGTGAGAAGTTTAAAAAACAATTAATCAATAAACTTGATAAAGATATTGACAAAATAAGAGCAGAACTGTATCATTTAGCACGTATGGAAATATTGGAAAGAAATTATGAACGGGAGAGAAACCAATGAAAGTTTTTCTGGGTGGGACGTGTGGCAAATCCATATGGCGGGACGAATTAATTCAGATGTTGTGTATTGATTATTTCAACCCACAACTTCCTGAAGGAACGTGGAATGACGCTGCTTACGAGGAAGAACTTAAGCAGCGCAAAGAATGTGATTATTGCCTTTATGTAATCACTTCGGAAGAAGATAATATCTATTCCGTGGCGGAAGTTGTTGATGATAGCAACAAACGTCCTGAAAAAACTATTTTCTGTTTCTTGGGGTTTGAAATTGGTTCTCATAAATTCAAAGCTATGACCAAAGTAGCAAAGATGGTTCAGAATAATGGTGGTAACAGTTTCATTTCATTACCGTCTGTAGCAATTCATCTTAACTCACTCTAACGAAAGGAGAAACGACATGGGCGCACCCGCACTGAAAATCGAAGAGTATGTTGCCGAAGAAGTTGTTGAAGTCGAAGCAACCGAAAAAACCGAAGAAGTAGCGTAAATGAAGTTTTGTGAAAATGGTTGTGGTAAATCTATTCCTCCAAATAGAAAATATTGTAGCACATCATGTGCGGCTATTTGGAGGAATAAAAACAATTCACTAATTAAACAATTATCCAAAGAACGATTATTGTTAAGAAATAAATCACAGAAACAAATTGAATATTCAATTCGAAATATCACAAGGGTCAATAACGATCCAGAATTGGTAATCAAACGAGATATTGCTAGAGATATATCGAATGCTAAACCAGAAAATAAAGAAAAATATTCGACACATGCCATCAATAATTTAAAAGAAATAAATGACCACCGAAAAACACATAATGGCAGAACGTATTATGAAGAAGTTTTGTGGCAAAATCGCATCTTTCAAATGATGAATCCAAAATGGAGCAAACGGATTTATTATGGCCGTAAGTATTATATTTTGGATTTTTATTTCCCCGATGTAAAATTAAATATTGAACTTGATCATTATGGGAGTGGTAATTTATCTCATAATATTGAGTTGGATAAAATTAGAGATGAATATTTATTATCTTTGGGGTGGTTTGTAATGCGTTTCTCCAATAGAGAATTGAGTGATGTTGATAAAGTAGCAACAAAAATTCATGAAGTTTACTATGAACTATTAACTAAAAAGGAGAAAGAAAATGGGATCTGGTGCATGGAGCAGGAGCAGTTGGGACTCCTATAGTTCCACAAATGTTAAAGGTGTTTCGGATGCCGGACTTTTTACAACAAAAACTCTGGTAAATGAACTCGATCCCAAGGGTGTCACAGTTAGGGAATCGAGGGATAGCGCAGATAACCCCAACAGTACGGCACTGATTGTTGGCATCGATCAGACCGGTTCAATGGGTTCTCTTGCGCGTATGATGATCCGTGAAGGTTGTAATACTCTGGCAACGGAAATTTATGACCGCAAACCAATTTCCGATCCGCACATCATGTTCATGGGAATCGGTGATGCAGAGATGTACGAAGTCGCTCCGCTGTCTGTGACTCAGTTTGAAGCAGACATTCGCATTGCTGAACAGCTTCAAAAGATTTATCTGGAAGGTCGGGGCGGTGGTAACTCATCGGAATCGTACACTTTTCCTTGGTACTTCGCAGCAATGCACACTTCCATCGACTGCTTTGAAAAGCGTGGAAAAAAAGGTTATCTCTTCACTGCCGGTGATGAATGTGTACCTCCTCCCATTAAAGCAGGATTGATTGAGAAATATCTTGGGTATCGACCCGAAAAAGATGCTTTCTCTGCTGAAGAACTGTTGATGATGGTATCGAGGAAGTATCATGTGTTCCATCTGATGGTGGAACAGGGCAACTACATGATGAGTCATGGTGTCAGGGTTCGTGATTCGTGGAGCAAAATTCTCGGTCAGAACGCAATTCCTCTTGCTGATGCAAGCAAGATGTCTGAGGTTATCGTGTCCATCATTCAGGCAACCGAGGGCGCCGATGTTGCAGACGTGGTTGCTTCGTGGGATGGAACGACTGGTGTGGTAGTTTCCAAGGCGATCAAAGACCTTGCGGCAAATGGAACCGTTGCTGGTGGTATCGTGACGTTCTAAATTAATAAGAAATAAATCTTGACAAAAGCCTGAATAAATGATATAAGTTTATTCAGGCTTTTAATTTATCTGAGGAGGAATTATGAAATCACCAATCTTGATCACCAGACGTATGAGGGAGAAATATCTTTGTATTGGGATTGGTGGGTGGAAATGTTCCTGTTGTGCTCCTCCCAAAAAAGATCTGAAACGTCTGGGTAGAATGGGTAGACGCAAAATGAAATTTGATATGATGAACTTTGAACGAATTGCGGAGGGATAATAAAATGAAAACAGAAATCCACCATTCAGATTATTATGGTGATGTTGTCTATCGCCTGATAGGTGTGATAGACCACAAGAAAGGTGGTGTGGATGCCTATTGTAAATGGGCCGTGAAGTACCACCCAAGGGTTTATTTTATGGGTTTTTCTTGTAAACCATTACCCGATCACAGAACCGAGTATTGGGTTCCAGCAAGAGAAGATAATAAAGGTTGGGTTGTTCCAGATCATCTTAAAAAATATTATAGGAAAGGTAAACTCCCAATAGCGTTCACCGAGCATCAAATTAACAAATGGTTAGAAAAATCTAAATTTTTAATGGAGGAATAAAGATGGAAGAAACATATAGGGTTAGTATAACTGCCGTTCATAAAAGAGAAAATAAAAACAGTATCACAGAAGAAATTTTCTTAATCGAAGCGCCCGATGTTTCTTTTGAAACTGCTAATTTGAAGACAGCACTTCAGGCATTTATGAATAGGTTGAAATAATGAAATACGATTATTACCTTCATCGCAGTGGTGGTCGAGTATTCGATTATTTTGGAGGTATCGGCACTCCATTTAAAGTTGGGATAATTCGTTTTTATCTGTGGAAGTGGATGCGGTTTCGTGCCACAAAAATTAGGAAAGGATCATCGTTAAAGAGGGTGATGATCCGCGCTACACTAAAACAGGGTTCACACAGACATTCGTGGAATATTGAAAATCTATTAAAAACAATGGAGGGTTGAGTATGAAAGGATTTGCTGTCATAGGTTCGGGGTTTGGGGATTGTGCAAAAGGGAAACAGGTCGATTACCTTTCTGCAAAGTACAACGAGGAAGCCGTGGTGGTACGTTTTAACGGTGGAGCACAGGCAGGACATACCGTAGTGACACCTGAAGGAGTTCGCCATGTATTCCACCATTTTGGAAGCGGTAGCTTCAATGGTTCGCCCACTTTCCTTTCCAAACATTTCATTGTCAATCCCATCATTTTCCGACAGGAGTATGAGGAACTTGTTTCCAAGGGGGTTAAACCCATTGTGTATGTCGATCCTTCTTGTAAAGTGACCACTCCATATGACATGATCCTCAACCAAATGATGGAAGATATGCGTGGCGGTAATCGTCATGGTTCCTGTGGAATGGGCATTTCGGAAACTATCGAACGACACGACATAAATGGACTAATTTTTAATTTAACTTCCGAATATGAAGAACTTAAAAAAATCAAACAATATGCATATAAACGAATCCAAAAGTTGGAAATTCAAACTATTCCAGATAATTATAAATCACTGATGGAAAATGAAAATATGATCAATCGGTATATTAAAGATTTAGAATTCTTTAAAGGAATAATCATTTTATCGTCTGCTAAAGATATAAGTGAAAGATATAAAAACGTTATTTTCGAAGGTGCTCAAGGGTTACTTCTTGATGAAAATAACGAATTCTTTCCGTATGTCACAAGATCCAAGACGGGGTTGAATAATATAATAGAATTGAGTGTTGAAATGGATATAAAAGAAATTGAAGTTACCTATGTTATGCGAACTTATACTACTCGACACGGTAACGGACCATTGCCAATGGAATTGGTAGATAAACCCTATTGCAATATCATCGATGCCACCAACATTCCCAATCAATGGCAAGGAACTTTAAGGTTTAGTTTTTTAAACCTTGATTTGATTAGAAAAGCTATCAGAAAAGATTTATTTGAAAACAACAACAAAGGTGTTTGTATAATCCACAAAGTTTGTATGACTTGTGTTGATCAATTGGAAGATGAAACAATAAAATATATTGATGAAGGCCAAATTATTTCCCAAAATGTGAGAGAATTTATCAAGAATAAAAACATTGCTATGGTTTCATATGGGCCTACTAGGAATCATGTCGAAGTTTTTAACGAAAATTGTAACAATTCATATTGTTCATCGTTCGTAAACCAATGAGGTATTTCTATAAGTTTGATTTTATTTTCACTACAATATTCCCTCAGTAAGTAATCTCGTTTAATTTGTTTGATAAAAGATTTCTTTCCACCAAAATATTCAACTGGTTCGTAATGTTGAATGCCATGATATTCAATGAATATATCATTGAGGTTGAAATCTATCACAAAAAGTTTGTTGTTTATATGTATTCTATATTGAGGAGTAATATTTAATTGGGAATACTGTTCTCTTAAATAGTCATATATACGTTTTTCATTTTTGTACCTACAATGTGGACATCCTCTGAAATTGTTCAATACACTACCCGGCGAAGCTTTCCATATAGAACCACAAGTTTCTATAAGACATTGCCATTCTATATTAATTTTATTGCCCTCGGTACAATTACCAATTCTTTTTATTGGTCTATTTGATAATTTATTATCGATTCTTTCATTTGTTAATGGTACTTTACCCGAACACTCAGGACAACCATTTCCATGTAAAATACTTTTCGGTGTTGTGACCCATTGATAATCACATATTTGACAACAGAATAAAATTTTATTGTTCTGTCCAATACAATCGCCAATTCGGACAATAGATCTGTTTTGTAATTTGATGTCTATTGTTTCATTCGTAATTGGTATTTTATTGGCACAAGCAGGACATCCATATCCTGAATTTATATCGTGTGGTGTTGCGTTCCAAACATAACCATCCTTCAAACATTTCCATGATATTTTGGTTAATGCAGTTTTATAGTCACCAATTCTGATAATTTTTCTTCCTAGTAGACGTTCATCGATGATTTCATTTGTGAGTTTTCTAGACATGACTCTCCTTGAAGATAAATAGAATGAGCAAGGACAATCAACACACTCTCCGTTGACCGATTTTTTAGTTCCCGCTAAAAAATCTTACTTGCCACTTCTATTTATATTTCGAAAATTATTTCTTGACAAATAATTAATTCCGTGGTAAATTCCTCCTAGATTTCGAATCATACTCTAGGAGGAATTTTTATGAGAAAAATATCCATTTCGAAAGAAGAAGTTGAGATGATCCTGTGTATGATCCCCAAGAGTGCTATTTTTTCTGTACATTTTGAGAAAAAGGACGGTTCGGAACGCAAGATGAATTGCCGCAGGGGAGTTTATAAACATCTGGTCCAAAATCCTTCCAAGAACAAAGCTGCATCTCCTGATAACATTGTGACGGTATTTGAAATGAGTAAAAAACAATATCGTTCCTTCGATGTAAATAGGGTTAAAGAAATTCGTGCCGCAAGAAAAATCTTCGTGGTGGAAGGATAATATATGTCTCGTTGGCCTCTCAGACCAGCACATATTCGATATTGGACCTTCGAACCTATATTTGATCGGGTTGCTGAAATCTTGCGGGATAAGGGACTTGTGGTGACAGTACAACATCGGGTATTCAATGGATCACGAATGACCATTGATGATGGTGAAGGTATTGCCTGTACCATGACCGCATTTGAGGGTTGTGGAAATTTTATTGTGAGTGGCATGGGTATAAGAAAGCTTTATAAAATGGATGCTGATAACGTGGCAGAGCGTTTATTAAATTATTTGGGGGTTGTGTAAATGAAATATAGAATTATAGAACATAAGAGAAATGGGGAAACGATTTCATTTGTCCCTCAATATAAATGGTTTCTGTTCTGGAAAAGTTGGTATACCTGCGTATGTATGGATTGTCTGGGCGAAGTTTGTTTTAGCACAGAAGAAGCAGCTATTAAATATATCGATGGGATAATTGAATCACGCAATATCAAATTTACAAAGATTGTTCATACTTTTTCGAAAAGTTAGGAGTTATTGTGTTCAACTGGTTTAAGAAATTAAAACCATCCTGCAAATGTTGTGGTGGTACGGGTAAGCTTTACAAACTGACCATCTTCAGTGATTATATTCATAAGGAATGTCCAGTATGTTCTGGTGAATATAAGGAAGATTATTTTTGGGATGATGATTGTACAATAAATAGAAGAATCATCAGGGAATTCGCAAACGGATGGAAACGCAAGAATTATGTTTATAAGTTGACTGGAATGTTCAGTGATTCTTTGAAGATTACTCAGGAGAAATAGATGTACGTTTTTTGTGATTTGAAATCAGCGAGGGTTCCGCATGTGGTGTGTATCTTCTCTTGTCCAACCTGTGATAAAATCAAATGTTCGACCTATACCAAAAATTATGAACGACTTCAAGAAGAACCCATTCCGGATTTTTATCTAGAGAAATACGGGGTTCCTCTGTTCCCACTTCCTGATTCTATTGTGCGCAAACAAAAGGCACTCTCTAAAAAAGAGCGCGAAACTGAAAAGAAAGTTTTGGAATTGGAGAAACTTAATAAGAAGAAAATCAAGGATCAGAAGAAAGCAGAAAAAGAATTATTAAAAACTGAAAAAAAGAAATTGCGCGAAGACAAAAAGACTGCTAGGATGATTAAAAAGGAAATATCAAAACGTGGTAGGAAAGCAAAACTACCAGAAGAAAATGTGGTGAAACCTACCACCGATATTCCGGGTGAAAAGAAGAAACGTGGCAGACCCAAGAAAGTCACGGTAGAAATCAGCAACAAGTTTTTTATTTGAAATAAATTGAGTTATGAGGATTTACAATGATTCGCCTGTTGATTGCTGGTAGTAGGTCGATTACTGATGTTGGTTTTATTTACAGAACCCTCAACAAGTTAATCCTCCCCAAGAGAAATCTTATCGAATGTATTGTTGATGGAATGGCACCGGAAGGTGTCGATGATATCGCTTTCCGTTGGGCAATAGAAAATAATTTCAAAGTCGATGAGAACCCCGCCGATTGGAATGACCTCACTGTTCCTATCTGTAAGATCAAAACTCGCAATGGAAAAGAATATAATTGCCTTGCTGGTTTCAATAGAAACCAAGTGATGGCAGAAAAATCGACTCATGCCATTATCATCAACGATATCAGGAAGAGTAAAACTGGTACACCGGGAAGTAATGATATGGTTAAACGTGCCAAGAATTGTGGTGTGAAAGTTCATGAAATAAAATACACCGGAAAATAAAGGAGATGATATGACGGAAGCACCAGCACATTCAATGATTTCAAATGATGATGAACAGCAATTTTTGGATCAACAAAAGACCAGATTCGATGATATTATATCACGTCTGATGGTCGAGAATAGCTGTTCTAGGGGCAAGGCAATACGTATTGCCAAGGCAAGGAGCAGGAAGGTTATCAAGGCTTATAATAAGTCTGTTCAGCGCAATGCAAACCAACCCAAAATTGAAATGTAATGGAGTCATTCAATGCATAAACGTGGAAGAACCGTTGGCTCATTCATCAAAGATTTGCGTTATGATAAGTGGTTTGCTCTTGGGTATAAGTGGTTAAATGAGACGTTTGTTTTATGTAAGATAGATGGGAGATTTGAATTTAAAAGTTTAGAAACAAAACAGGCAAGAGATAATATTATTTTCAAAATAGATTCAAAATCCGAAGCATTCAAATATAGTCAACAATTACCCGAAATTAATGTTGGTGGGTTTGTCAGGGATATAGAAATAATTCCAAATTATATGATCGGTGAGATGATATGAAAATGGAAAATCAATTTATCACAGAAACATGTGAGAAATGTAAAGGTGAAGGCTTCTTACTTTCAAAGATCGGTATATCGGTGGAAGTGTCTGAAGTGTGTTGGGCATGTAAAGGATTAGGAAAGACACCTAATACTTTGGGTAAACAGATATTAGAATTGAATTATTATTTTGGGAGAAAGCGGTGAGTGAAATAGAAAGTGATTTTGGAACACAGGAATATTGCTCTAGATGTCTGGAAGATATTCGTGTGGAAGATTTCAGGGATAAGAACGAGAGAGATGTTTTCCGTATCTGGGGGTTTTGCAGTGAGTGTCAACAAATACTAACAAGAGAGGAATACGAATGAAGACTTTCAGTGCGTGGTTTGTAGAACCTGCAAATGGTAAACTTTTATGGACTGTTCGAGTTTCGTATGGTCCGTGGATAATGAGCCGTTCAGATGTTGAATATTCTGATAGGAATGAAGTGATGGAGCAAATGAAAAATCATCTCAGGTACATCAATAAAAACGAAGATCAAGTAAAAAGGAGTTTTGGTATTAATGGAAACTGAAGTTTTGCCTTGTGGTTGTGAGAAAACTCTCATTGGATATAAATGGGTGTGGGTTCATTGTGACGAACATGAAGAGGAAGATGTTGAAGAAATCCGAACCGCCAACAAAGATTTTAAAATGTTTTTCCGGCGTGAATAAATTATTAGACAAATAAAGAATTCCCTTGTAGGATGAATTCACAAACTAAATTAAGGAAAGAAGGAACTAATTAATGGGAAGTAAATTTCAATTCAGCAGTACCGACGTGTCCATTCTTCAGAATTTCAGTACAGTTCACCAGAACGTAATCCTCGACAAAGACAAATTCTATGTTAGGTCTAATGCGGATTCTCTTGTTGCGATCTATCGCCCCAAGGAAACTTTCGAATTTGAACGTTTTGGTATCTATGAAATCTCAAGTCTCCTGTCCATCCACAAAGCTTATAAGACGCCCTTCATTGAAGTTCAGGATAAATTCCTCACTGTCAGCGAAGGAAATTCTAAGGTGAGGTATGGCCTTTCCCCAATTGAAATGCTGAAATACTTTCAGGTAGTCAAAGGCAATACCATCGATCCTTTCGATCAGGCCAGTGGTCGTTACCGCATTGAAAACAATTTCGACAAGGCTACCAGCGAACTTGATTTTGTTTTCTCTGCTGAGAAGCTTGCTATGCTCCTGAAGATGGCAAACATCCTTCCTGCTAAATTTGTGTTCTTCGAAACTACTCCCGATACCATTCGTGTGACTGCTGGCAATGAACTTGAAGGTAACACCAACAACTGGGAACTGGAAATTAAATCGGAAGATATCACCAAGAATGAACTTCCCAAAGTAATGGCGGTTAAGGTCGAAGAACTCAAACTGATTAACGATGATTTCAGGGTTCAGGTTTGCTCTCAGGGTATTACCAAGTGGGAAGCTGCTAATGTCGATCTGAAATACTTCATTGGTGCTCAAAGTGTTTAGAGAAGTCAGATCAATTGGCGGGGAAGTGAGATTCGTTCACTTCCCCGACGAACCCACATCCTTTGAATATCTTTCATCGTGGGAATTTGAAATGCTTTCCTTGGAAGCGCAGAAGGAATATCTGAGGAAGTGGGAATATGAAATGTATCTTTGTTGCACTACTCCTGAAGAGTGGAACAAAATGTGTGATTTACCAACTTTTAAAAAGGTGAGGGAGATTATTAATTCATGAAAATTTCTAAAATTGGAACCTTCGATAAACACGGATATCCTACCGGTTGGGAATTTTACGGAACCGATATGAAAGAGGGAGAATACTGTTTGGGTCTGATGGGTCCAGATAATAGTATTGTTTGTGTCAACGGCATCGAGATTGTCGAGTGGACCGAGACTAGGAAGAGAATTATGGAAGAGGGTGCTGAATAATGAGTGAAATGCAATCAATTGGAACTTCTTCTTTGTGGGAATATAAATATCAGCCCATGACTGTAAAGGATCTGATTCTTCCCGAAAAGGAAAAGAAATACTTTCTGGATATGGTGGCGTCCGGTGAGATAGATAACATGCTACTTTCCGGTACGGCGGGAAGGGGTAAAACATCTGTAGCTCGCGCTCTGTGTAGTGATGTGGGGGCGGAATATCTTTACATTAACGCATCCAAAGATAATAAAATCGAAGTTATTAGGAATCAGGTTGAGCAGTTTGCCACAACTTTTTCTTTGGAACAAGCTAAGAAAGTTGTAATTTTAGATGAGGCCGAATGTCTTACTGATAATGTCAATGGTGCTGGTGCTCAGAACGCTCTGAAATCTCTGATTGAAGTTGCGGAGAAGAACTGTCGGTTTATCTTCACTACCAATAACGTTTCTAGGATCAATGAAGCTTTACAGTCTCGTTGTGGTAGACATATCAATTTCAATTTCGCAACAGAAGAATCTGTAAGCATGATGAAAGCTTACTTCAAAAGGTTGTGTTGGATTCTGGACAACGAGAAAGTACCATACGAAAAGAAGGTACTGGCTGAGTTCGTTCAGAAACACTATCCTGATTTCCGCAAAACTCTGAACAAGCTTCAGATGTTGGTCAAGATGAATGGGTGTGTGGACGAAAAGATTCTTTCCGCTTCCGATTCGTCCAAGATAGAGGATCTAGTTGAAGAGATGAAGAACAAGAAGTTCAATAGTGTCAGGAAGATTATTTCTGAAGTGGATTTCATGAACTTCTTTTCTGTTCTTTATCATGTGATAGAACCACATCTGAAAGATGAGTCCAAACCAGACGTTATTCTGACCATCGGGGATTGGCAGTGGAAAGCAGGAATGAGTAATGATAAAGAATTGGCGTGTGTATGTTGTGCCGTCACTCTGATGAAAGAGGCGAAGTGGAGATAAAAAAGAAAAGCTGGTTAGAAAATTCTAACCAGCTTTCTTACCTTTTAGGTTTGTGGTGTTGATTCACATCTGTCTGTTCCGGTAAATCAGCAACCGGAAAATAACTCTTAACGAAGCGATCCAAATTAATATACATAATAAAGAAAATTAACAAAACAATACCGATGGTTAGATACTCAATGGCTTTATTTTTTGCTAGTGTCCAAGGGGAATTTTGCTCAGTCTGTGATCTGATCTTTGTGGTTTCTTGACAAATTTTACATGTAGTTTTGAGAGTTTCTACATCATCTTCAATATATTCTATATTAATTTTTTGATCATCGATGCGTTTATGAATGATTTTATGTTCTTCAATGTTATGATTTAACTTTTCCAAAACTGTTGCCATTCGAACCGACGAATCGGATATCTTTTCCATAGCACCTGAAACACTATGTTTCATCTCTGAAATGTCAGATTTGATTGTATTCACATTAGCTCTCAGGTCTGCTATATCAGTTTTAATTTGGAACAATTCATCATTTTCCATGTGGACCTCTTGGGAGTGGGATAGGGATGAATTGTCATTCATCAACTTTATTTATAAAAATAAAAATAGACCACCATCAAAAATTGCGGTATGATGAATTATTGTCGAGGAGAAATTATGGAAATTATAGGAAACACTATCATAGAGTTTGAACACCGTTGGAATTGTGGGAGATACCGGGACGAAGACCCATACGAAATTATTCATCAGCTTTTAAATTGGTGTTTGGGAAATAAAGAAGATGTAGAAGAAGAACTAAAATGGACGGAATATGACATAAGAACCCTTACCGATAAAAATTATGATTTAGAACAAAAAATAGACGATACTCATAAAGAAATAAAATTCTACGAAGAAGAAAATCGGTGGTTGAAAAATAAATTGTATTATTTGGAGGCTTGAATGTATTGGTGGAGAAAAGAGACAAAAGAAACCGAACCTGTTGAAGAAAAGGTTTCTTTCTATTTGATTGTGGATATGGTGGGTGGTAAGAGATATTATTGGAATAGTCCTGATAAGGAATCATTTCAAAAGTTTTTTGAATGGTTCTACAATCCAACTGGACCCGCCACTTTTAAATTAAGTTTTGAGGACAGTGGTAGAAAAAACCAAAATCAAATCATTATTAGAAGTCAAATCAGTACCATCATATTTGGGGATGAATAATGTCACTTTCACCATTCGATGTAATGAAGATGTGTTTTACCAAGAAGCCGCACCTTTCCAATGAAGAGTTGTCAGGTTATTCACAATGGATGATGGGTAAGATTATGAGTAACGACCAGTCATTGGTTTTCCTTGCGTGTGAATTAAGCAAACCAATGGATGATCGTATGCATTATGATTGTTTGTATCATGGTTTGCCTGAGATTGACAACAAGGGCAAGGGAAAGTATATCCCTTGGAATTGTACCAAACCCAAGAAAGAACAGGAAATACAATACCTGATGGAGCATTTTCAGGTAAACCAAACAACAGCCAAGATGTACCACGAACTTATTTCAAAAGAAGAAATGCAATACATCATTTTTTTCTTTGAAAATAGAGGGGTGAAAAAATGATTATAAATAACTACATCAACCACAAAAAGGGGAATGTAGTTATGAACTATCTGAAAATTTATAATCAACTTATAGAGACTCGTAAAACAAAAACGTTTATAGGATATGGAGAAAGGCATCACATTATACCAAAATGTATGGGTGGTACAAATACAAAAGAAAATATAGTTAGATTGAAGGCCAGAGAACATTTTATAGCACACTTATTATTAGCCAAAAGTCACAAAACACCTTCTTTAATATTTGCAGCAAATATGATGATGTATTGTAATAAGAAAAAATATACAAATAGAACATACGAATGGATAAAAACGGAACACTCCAAATTGGTGTCCGATCTCAAAAAAGGTAAACTACTTGCACCTTCTCACATAAAAATATTATCTGATAATATGAAAGGTGAAAAGAATCCTAATTATAAAGGAGTTTTACATATAGGCAAAAAAAGATCAGATGATTTTAGAAAAAAACAATCAGAAGATAACAGTGGAGTTAAAAACTCTATGTACGGCAAAAAAGGGAAATTGAATCCTTTTTATGGCAAAAAACATACAGAAGAAGTTCTTAATTTTTTAAGAACTTCTAAAACTATATATGTACCACAGCTAATTATAGATGAAATTGTCGATATGAAAAATAAAAATATATGTGCAGAAATAATATCAGAAAAATTTAATCTTAAACTTAGTAAGATATATAAAATACTAAGAGAAAATCAAAATTTTACAAATGTAATTGGGAAAAAATTTATATGTGAGTTTTGCAACAAAGAAAGTAATAAGACAAATTATTTAAGGTGGCATGGCAATAATTGCAAATTAAAAGGAGGTAAGTTGAAATGATTCCAGACAGTGAACTTTATTCCAATGTTGAAAGAGAGAAATTTCTGACTAGGTTGATTGGTGATTGCTGGCACGAATCGGATCATTCCATACCATATCACGATAATGAAATTGTTCATATCTGCAAGTGTGGGGAATACAGTTATCATATTCACCCTTGGGATGATAAAAACAATGTTCAATTTAGACAGAAGAATGATTTCTCCACACCGGATGGTTTCTTTAAACTACTCAATTGGCTGAAGCAACAAGACCATCATGTTATCGGAGCAATATTAGATCAGGACAAAGAAAAACCATATACCGCTCTTGGTTTAAATCCAGTTTGTATAAAATATCAATCTCTTTTTCTTAAAGAGATTGATCCAGATAAATTTGCTAATAAGGTTTTCAATTTCTTGAAGGAGAAGCCATGTCTGAAAAGTCTGATAGAGATAAATTCTTAACAGAATTGGTGGGTGAATGTTGGCACGACGAATATTCACACGAAGGACCAACTTTTCAAGAACGGTATGATAAATACGTGTGTTTGAGGTGTGGGTTTGAAGTTTCATATACACCTTCATTTTACAAAATGAATTTTTCAACGTGGGAAAATTTTGGTAAACTTTGGAAATTTGCTCAGAAACAAAATTGGTGGAACGATTTTCGAAGGGATTATTGTTTAGTTGGAGGTTGGAAAGGATGGAGTTTTGATGAGGATATTATCAATCCAGACAAATTGGCAGACGCTATCTATAACTTTCACAACGGAGAAAACACATGAACGATTTTGTTTTGTATGCTCCCAACGGTGCTCCCATTTTTAAGTACAGCTACTCAGAACATTTGGAAAAACCTTATACAATTTATCTTACAGATAAGATTGAAATGCACTGTGATGAAATCACCTTTGATGATTTTATCGAAATTATTTATGAAAATGTGGAGGAAATAAATTGAAAGAAAGAAAAATTTTTGATATTGTGGTGAATGGGCGACTCACTGGTGTTTGGGATCGTCCAGAACATTTACATGAATTGGGCAAATGGAATGGTTGTCCCGAAACGTGGTGGCTCAAATATGTTGGGCGTGAGGATGAAGATGAAGAAGTATCAGTAGATTGGATTCCGTTCATCGATAAGGGAACCAATCGAGCAGCATGGGATATTCGAATTAAACAAGGAAATACTCTCAAATATAAATGGGACGATTGGGATATTAGGAAAACTGGATACGTTGAAATCTTTCTGAATAACAGGCAGGTCGATGAATTTGGATTTGGAGATATAGCTTATGCCTTTTCCAAAGCGCAGTATCGTACCTTTGAAATGAGTGAGCACCCTTTTAATTACTTCGATCCTGAATCTGAAGTTGGTAGGAAGATTTACTATTATGGTCAAGCAGCAATCATTGATAGGTTGATGTTGGATCAGGGTTGTATCATGATCAAAAAAGAAGATGGAACCGGCTTTGATCTAAGACAACATAAAAATGAGGATGTGGATGATATGGGTGATTGGCATGGGTCGAATGTAGTTAAGACTCATGTTCTGGATGATAAACATATTGTGTGGTTCAGAAACTAAAAGGAGAAGAATTGAATGTGTAATTGCAAAAAAGCGTTGGTGGTGAAGATCAAAAGGTTGTCTGATAAAGCTGTAATTCCTGAGTACGCAAAACATGATGATGCATGTTTTGATTTGGTCGCTGCTGATATTAATGAGACTTCAGATTATATCGAATATACAACCGATCTAGCATTTGAAATTCCCGAAGGTTACTTTGGTAAGATCTGGCCTAGAAGTTCTGTCTCTAAATATGACCTTATTTTCTCAACTTCTGGTGTGATCGACTCTGGGTATCGAGGAAACGTGACAGTGCGCTTCAAGCCCAAATTTGACGCTCACAGGGGCAAAGAATATCAGGTTGGTGATAGAATGGCTCAGATGATTATTCTCCCCAAACCTACAATTAAATTTATCGAATCGGACGAACTCTCCGAATCGGAACGTGGTGCTGGTGGTCATGGTCATTCGGGGGTGTAAATGATCATCATCATAAATGGACAGGGCGGGTCTGGGAAAGATCAATTCATAGAATATGTTCAGGAAGAATTTGATTTTGGTATGGTCAATAACCTTTCATCAGTAGATAGAGTTAAAGAAGCCGCAGAGTTATTGGGATGGGATTCTGTTAAAGATGAACATGGTAGATTGTTTTTATCTGAACTAAAGAAACTTTCGACTGAATTCTATAATGGTCCTATAAGTTATCTAGTGGAGTTTATAGATGTACTTCCAAAAACACACCATATTTTTGTTCATATTCGGGAACCAGAAGAGATAGATAAATTCAAATCTTGGTATCCAGACGCAAAGACAATGTTGGTAGAGAGATTTGGTGAAAGAGTTTTAGGAAATGTATCGGATGATCGAGTTGCTAATTACAACTATGATTATTATGTAGACAATACAAAAGGTTTGTTTGAACTGAAAAACATCGCTAAAAATTTTGTTGAGTACGAACTGAAATCTCTTTGTTATACATGTTTGAAAGCAGATAAAACTTGTCCGGTCTACCCTCAAGAAACCCGAAGTTGTGTAGTATATAACGCTAAATAGACAAAAGGATGAAGTGAAAGCTTCATCCTTTTGTTTTATATAAATAAAAGAAATTATCTCAAAGGACAAACCTATGATTTCTTTCAAACAATTTTTATTAGAGTTATACAATGTGAAGAAATTCTATGGTGCCAATTCCCTCAAAAATCTTTTCAAGAAACTTAAGTGGAGAGAAGTGGGTAGTGGTGCTCACTCACAGGTTTTTGAAATACCAAGTAAGAACTATGTGATCAAGGTTTGGACTTTAGATCAGTCTTATGAATCCTTCCTTAGATATATTCTCAAATCCGAGAACAGAAACAATCCCCATTTTCCTAGAGTGTTGGGGCGAATGAAAACCATTCCTGCTTTCCATAGACGTTCCCGTAAAGACGAATTGATTAAGTTGGTCAAATTAGAAAAGCTTGAACCTATGTCGGAAGGTAATGAGACATTCGTTGATCAAGTAATTATGGATGTACAGGATGAATGGTTCGTGGGTCGGGTTGGTAGAAGAGCAGAGAAGAATAAAGATATGTTTCCTCAAGGTCCGAGTCTCAGAAACGCAATGTTAAAGATGGAAGAGGGAAGAGAATTCGGTAGGCTGGATATTCACGTTGGGAATTTCATGGAGCGTCCTTCTGATGGTATGATAGTGTGTATCGATCCGTGGCACGATCCAGACGAATTGAATGTATTAGATGAAATTATTGTAGATGATCAGAATCCGGCTCTGGCTAAGTATACTAAACCGGGTTATTTGGAGGCAGCGTGATTTCTTTTAGGGAATATTTGTCTGAATCAGATGATTCTTTTAAAGCCAAAAGCATACAGATAGCTTTAGATCAACGTGGTGAACCCGAAGATTTAATGTTAAAGGTTCAGATGTTGATGGGTGGTGGTGTCCTTAATCCAGTAGTCGAACACGCAGGGGATATTATTAACCGAGCATTTCAAAGAATCATGTGGGATACACATGGTTATGAATATTGTAAGGATAAAGTCAATAAAGTTCTGAAGTATCTCACGGACAGTTATGGGTTTGAACGTGAGATGGAAGAAAACATTTCCAATAATTATGATTATAGAATCAACAGGAGTGAGAACAGAGAGAAGTTCTTAGAAAAATATCCCACTGAAAATGATTTCAGACGTGCATTATATCAGAGACTCAAAGATTATGGTAAATCTCATATGGCTCTTGATAGTTATAATAGAGCACAATATCTCTGTAGACATCTCTGTTATTGTATCGGTATGCGACAATGGGTTTTTGTGATAAATGATTTATATGAGCTTAAAGAACATTTGAACAGTGTTGAAGATTGGGTAAAGTTTTGTAACGAGGAAACCGAATGATATCATATAAAACCATCTTCGAAGATCTCATTTCCCCATCTACAGAACCCAATACTCTTTCTTTCTGGCATGGGGGCAATTTAGATTATGGTCCCGATGAAAATTATATTCAGAAGAAAGGTAGATTCCAATTTGCTCCCGGTTTATATCTGACTACTTCATATAATGTGGTAGAGAAATATAAAAAGGGAAGTAGGAAGTTATATCTTGTCACAATTCAAAAGGGTGTGGATGCTAAAGAAGCCTCAATTCCTTTTCATGCCATCGATGATTTTGTGAAATATTACTGTATCAAATCTAAACGGAAAGAAGTTTTAGTGGCAGCATCAAAATATAATTACAAAGATAGAATTAGCGCAGTCATCTTCATAAACATAATGGTCAACTATGAAGCAATCAAACCATCCGACAGTAACAATTTGAGACGGTTCTTAGTGCAACATGGTGTGGACTATTCAATTGTTGATAACGCATTTGGGTGGGGAGAAAGAATGGTTGTTCTATTCAATATGAAACTGATCACCAATTCGAAAGTAGTTAAACCAAAAGATAAAATAGAAGTTTGGAATTTACCAACGGAGTGGAATTGATGATTTCTCTCTTGGATACTTTGCTTTGGGTGAAGTTGGGATAATCTCCATTTCTTCTATCGACCATCCAGTAGTATTAAATCTTAACTTACTACATTGTGTAACATTTTTGGGACATTCTACGGTCGTTCTACCAACCCTAAGAATATTTCTAAATGCATTTCTATCCAGTTCATTTGCGGCACAAAAATTAAATAATGATAAAGTTGTGAAAATTTCACCATTAGGTGAAATTAGTTTATATTCATATTTTTGATTTACTTTGCTACATTTTTCTTTAGTCTCATTTGTATGTTTAATACCATAATTAGGGTTGTTTTTACCAGAAGATTTTACGCTTATTTTTGCTTTGGTTTCTTCTGACGTGACTTTTCCTAAATTTGCGATTCTGAGTTTTTCTTTTGTTTCTGGTAAAACTGGCCTGCCAGTTAAGGGATGTGGGTTATCTTCGCTGTATTTATTTTTCATTATCAACTTAAAATCTTCGGTTTGAACATAGAATTCAACTCCATATTTTTCTAAACATGTGTTAATTTTCTTAAGTTTACATTCTTCAGTTTGGGAATAGAATTCAACCCCATATTTGTCTAAACATGTTTGTTTAGTTTGTTCTTCGTAATATTTGCCACATCCACCCACTCTTAAATTATAAGAATGTGGCAAATCAACCCATTCTTTAGTCACGAAAACATATTCTTCTAACCAAAAAAGATCATCATATGATAACGCATATGCTAAATGAATTGTTTCAAAATTTTCTTTTCCATATTTCAAAATTGCTTGATTAATTATCACACCACTCCCCATATACCCATCATTTATATTTTTAGTTTTATGCGCTCCCCTATATTTTTTACCATTTAATAAATTTGTAGTTTCGTAAATGATATAATATGTTTTATCTTTCATGATTGGTTTATCCTCAATATAGATTTTATAAATAATTTTAAACACACAGAGGCATAATAATGATTTCTTTCAAAAGCTTTTTAACTGAGATTCATTTTCATGATATCTATCCCAAGCAATTCCATTTATTTTATAAAAAATGGAATAAAATATTAAAAACATCATCTGAAAATCAATATTGGTGTAATTTTACAATGAATCCCGACACCGATATTTTAAATAAGAATTTTTCATCACCACACCAACGAGACTCCTCCCACTCAGACCCAGAAGGAATTTACCTTTATCCTTTATCTTATTTATGCCAGCATCCCGCAGACGTTTGGTATGGTCGTGGAGCTAGATTCCTCAGAGTTATTGAGTTAGTTGGTTCACCTAACATTCTCCACCTTCAGACCATGCAGAATCATATCATGGATAGGATTCTTAGAGCGTTGGGATTGAATGATTACTATCTCAAAGCAGCTAAAAAAGATATAAATGTAACGACAAACAAGCTTTATTTAAAATGTCACAGGTTTCAAATCCAGAAGAATTCTATTTTCAGAAGAATAGATATTTTGATGATGTGAAACCTGAATTAAAAACTGGCGAAGAACAAATGCAGTTCTGGAAATCCTTGGGCTATGATGGACTTATTGATGAAGCCAGAAACCAAAAGTCGGCAATCATCAATGATAGGGAACCGTGGCAAGCCGTGTTCTTCAATAAGAAGTTCTTCAAGATCGTAGACATTTATGAACTAAATCCCAAATCCGAATATCTTTCTGCTGGTGGTTTAGGAACATCAAAAGATGAAGCTAAGTTACATAGGAAGCTTGCGGCTATGATCGCCATGCAGATTGGAGATAAAATCAAAGAATTTAGCAAAGAAAAGTCATGGACTAAGAAAGGTAGAAGGATTGATACAGAATTTTCTTTCCCTCAATCCTATATGGATAATCTTAATCTGGGTGAGAAGCCCCACAAATATTCTAAAAAGTATGATCACCATAGAATCAGAGTTAACATCTATTCGGAGAAGGAACCTTATAACTTTTCGTGGGATGCCGAAACTAAATTTATTGATATAGCCAAAGAGATTGGTGAAGATTGGAAAACTCTGAAGGACAGAACCGATTTTGTTCCTGAATTTTCTCGTAAAGAGATGGAATCGAAAGAAGTAGACGCAAGACATGAAAAAAGAAAATTAGATAATATCAAACTGATCAAATCTTATGAATCTGATATCACAACTCTTGCCGAAATTTATGGGGTTAAATGGGAACCTCTTTCAGATCAAGAGTGGTATCGAGCATATATTGAAGCGTCATATGTACAGATGAAAACAAATGCCGGTAAAACGCTTGAGGATTACCTAGAGGACGAGAAAGCATCTTGGGAAGGACATGAGCACGAGAAAAAATATTCACAGGGCGCAGAGCAGATGTTGGCGCTTTTAGATAAAATTTACCACGACAACACCAAGTTCAAAAAGAAAGGTTTTGTAGGAGGGGATAAGGATAAATATCACCAAGAACCAGTTGAAACCACAATCGCCAATGAGGTCAAACATCTTAGGTTGAGAAGTGGGTGGTTCAGTGATAATGAATATCTTATCTTTAAAGATGTTATGCAGTGGAAAACAGATGGGGAGGGTGAGTGATATCATTCAAAAAGTTTTTAATTGAATCTCCGATTGCTTATCATGGATCACCCTACGATTTTGATGAGTTCAAACTTCAACATATCGGTAGTGGTGAGGGTGCTGCTGCATATGGGTGGGGTTTATATTTCAGTTCTAAGAAGGAAGTTGCTGAATGGTATATAGGTAAAAAGGTTGGTGATGCTCCGGTTCCTTGGTTCTACGAAATAAATGGAATTAAAACTAAAGCTGGAACACCTGAACAAAAAGCAGCAGATTTAATTTATACTATGGGTCTGAAAAAAGCAAAGAAGTTTATATCTGGTATGTTGAATGATGCTCTGAATGGAGAAGAGTGGACTAAAGATAATGGTTTGGGTTATTATAAAAAGATGGATGAAATAGCACAGAATATCAATCAACAAAGAGAAGTTAAGAAGTCAAAAGGTAAATTGTATCATGTAGATATCATTCCTTCAGAAGATGAATTTCTTCATTGGAATAAATCTCTCAAAGAACAGAGCGAACCAATAAAAAAGAAACTCATTCCTTTATTTGAGAAGGCTCATCCTAAAGGAATTCTTCAAGATATGGGGGATGAAGTAAAGTCAATCCCACTGAATGATGTTTTAAAAAATGAATCATATAGATTTTGGAACCAGAGTGGTGAACAAATATATGGACTAGCTAAACATATATTTGGTTCAGCCAAAGAAGCATCTTTGTATTTTGCTTCTATTGGTATCGCCGGAACTAAATACTTTGGGGATAGTAGTAATGAATTGAATTATGTTCTGTTTGATGATTCTTTAGTTAAGATAAGGAAGAAAAAATGATTTCATTTAAAGAATTCATAAAGGAAGATAAAGCATTAGATGATTATCTCACTAAAATTGGAAATAGTGGTAGAGAAGAATATGTAATTTATGTAGGAAAACGTAAAGGGATTAAACAATTTATAGGTTGGGGTGGTTATGATATTCATATAACAGATGAACCAGAAGTAATGACACTTAAACGTGCTCATGTTTTATTTGATAGGTTGGATTATGTACATCCAAAATATGCTAAAATTACAAAAATAATAAAAGTACAGGACATCCCAAAATGATATCTTTCAAAGAGTTTCTTATAGAAGGTGTATCACCCATTCTCTATCATCATACTGGTGTTCATAAACTAGTATCAATTCTTAAAGATGATAAGTTTAGATTAGCATCTGATTTAGGAACTGCTTCAGATCAGATGTACAAAGGGAAAAAGTTTAAACCATTTTATTTTTCTACCAGTAGAATTAAATATGGTGGTTATGCTAGAAGCTTTGGTAATTCCGAACAGGTCAATCTTGTGTTGGATGGTACGAAACTTTCTCATAATCTTTCCGGTAAGAGTGTAGATTATTGGGGGCCATCTTTCAGAAGACCGAGTGTATCTCTTGATATGCGGTTGCGTAACCAAGAGAATGAGGACAGAATCTTTTCTCCCACATCCATAATCGAAAATGCACATGAATATATCAAAGAAATTCATATTATGGTAGATAAGAATTACCTTCTCATTAATTCCGACTATAAAGCGTTTGAAAAACTTTCTCTGAATGATCAACACAATGCATGGGAAAGAAATAGAATGTACAAAAAGATACTTGATTATTCAAACGTTTATAGCATTCCAGTTTATTTTTATGAAGACTTTGAATCATTCATGCTTCTGAATAAGAAAAAAGTGAAAAGTGGTATGGGTGGTAGACCAGAAAAAATAAATCTCTATGTCGAGTTATTCGATAAAGATGAAGTCAAAGATCTTTCTTCAGAAGCAGATGATTTAAGATATGAAATAGTTTATCATAACTATCGTGGTGACTCTTTAGCAACTCTAAATAATGATATACACAATAATAAAAGTGATGAAATTAAATCTATGAGTGTCGAGAAGCTTGTGAAGAGAATGCATCGATATAAACTCAAATCGACAAAAGAAGTAATTGAATTCTTGTCTAACAAATGGAAAGATGCTAAGGTGAGAAGTGATGATTAGATTTAAACAATATCTTTCGGAAGCATCCAAATTCAAAGGAACATTCTGCTACCATAAAGAAAATCATTATCTGTCTACTGAAGCGGCAAGTCAGGATGAAGCATTCAAGAAAATGTGTTTTGGGTTATCAAAGAAACTAGGAAGATCGGTGGAGAGTTATTTTAGGCGCACACCCGATTCATATAATATCAAGGAAATAAAATGATTTCTTTCAAATCCTATATATTGTTGGTAGAATCCTTTGCCGATGCCAAACGAGTTTGGAGAAATCCGGATTACAATGATAAAGATATTGATAAATATATCGAATGGTTCAAAGAATTAAAAGCAAAAAATCAATTATCTGGAAGTGAAAAAGATATTTCTTATTGGATACCAAAAGGGTTTTGGTCATTCTATCAGTTTGTGGATAAGAAAAGAGATAAGGAAGTTGAGCGCAAAACAAAAATTGTAAAAACGAAAGATGCAGACAAAATATTTGAGAATGAAGAGTTTTATGTTTATCATATTAGAAGTCATGAGGCCAGTCGCAAGTATGGTGCAGGAACTAAATGGTGTATTACAGAAAGCACACCAGCACACTGGAACTCCTACGTAAACAAAGGAATTAAATTCTATTTTATAATAGATAAACATTATGATGCCGCACACAAGTATAGTAAAATTGCTGTTGCGGTTTATCCTGAAATTTTAGGTGGAGCTGTGGAAGTGTTTAACCAATTTGATGATCCAATGAATTTTGATGTATTCGAATCTTGGTGTGACCATTATAACATTCCATTGAAAATTTTCAATTTCCCTAAGATTGATCTAATAGTCAATGTACTCAACCACATGAGAAACAAATTACCATCAGGTTGGTCATCGGAACGATGGGCAGAAACTAGATGTCAGGCGGCATTAGATTTATCTTTTAGACATGTCGATAGAGATTGGCATTATTATAAAGAAGTGGAACAACTTCCTGAGATGAAAGAAATAAAAGTCGCAAGTTATAACGAAGATAGAAGAAATAAATATGTCAAACTTAGTTTCAATATCTATGAAGATAATAGTGTTTGGGAACAGAGAGTGTTCACTGGTGCGACATACAATTATGTATATGAAAACCCACAAGAGTTCTTTATACGCTTCGAAGATGTGTGGACTAGCTACAAAGAAATGAGAAATAATCCACATAGAGATGAAAAGGCATTTGAAAGTATTACTTCGTCTGGTATTTGGAAAACGCTGAAGTATCTTGTCGATAATGTTTTTGGAGAGTTCGAATGATATCTTTTAAACAATTTCTATCTGAAGCATTAGATGTCACCAAGAACCCTAAGTTCAGGAAATGGTTTAGGGGTTCCAAGGTCGTTGACGAAAATAAACAACCATTAGTTTGCTATCATGGATCTGGAACTGCCATAGAAGAATTTAAATATGAGTTTACTAATCAGGGTGCTGATCAGCTTGGTAGTGGATTTTATTTTACAACCGACATTACAGAAGCGGAAGGATATACAGGAAAGACGGAATCCACCAAAGGTTCTAAATTAGGCGGGTCTGACAATCCTACAGTTCATCCGGTCTATCTTTGTATTAAGAAACCACTTGATGCTGATAAGATTGGAAATGTGAAATATGATAAAATCAATTTCTTTATTAAACGTTCGCCCGAATTAGCAGACGCACTTTCCAATTATGGTGATGTTGAATGGGAAGGCAAAGAAAAAGTAATCAGAGCCGCAACGGAAATTCATGTTATTGAGAATGATAATATCGTGAAAGGTCTATTCTCTTTGGCGAATGATTTTTATTCAGATCATCCTAAAGAATTCAATTGGAAAATATATCAAGCTTTAGGATATGACGGAGTGTTTAAGAAGCATCCTAACGGAAGAACTCATTGGGTCGCATTTTTCCCGTTCCAGATTAAGCATGTGGACAACCGAGGAATGTTTGATGGGGAAAGTAATAATATATTTGAGAGTATTAGAAGTAATGAAACTTTAGTTTCTTTCCTAAATAAAGAACATCCTTATGTTGGTGTTGAAAAAGAAGAAATTTTGTCACCTACAGTTAAAGTATTAAAAGATAAATATGGAAGTTATAGATTTTTAAAATATGAAAATGAACAGCATATAGCGGTAATTCAGGTATTAAGTAATAAACGAGGAATAGGACATGTAGCAAATATTTATACCAAACCCGAATATAGAAGACAAGGCATTATGTCTGAATTACTTCAACATGTTAGAGATATGTTTCCTAAAAAGTTAACTTTTTCTGAAGATAGGTCTGAAGACGGTGAAGCTTTTGTAAAATTTATGACAAAATAATTAAACTTAAAATAATTGTTGACTTCCCTCCTAGAAGGTGGTATATTCCTACCATATTTTCTAGGAGGGTTTTTTGTTTTGGAAGATTTAATCGTGTCTCGCCATGTAATTGATAGATTTCGTGAACGGACAGGGGCAAAATATTCTGATACTAAAGTGATTGATAAATTAAAATCATTTTATAAATCAGGACAGAAAGAAAAACTCAAGAAGGTCACTTACGTTTATATCAGCGGTTATTGTATGGTGGTCAAGAAGAAAGTGATCGTGACAATTCATAAGGGTTCACCCATAACATGGAGACATTTTTAAAATGAGGGAGTCGCACCAATTTAGAATTGAAATGAGGGAAAAGAAATTCCAAGAACAAAATGGGATTTGTCTCTATTGCCGGAAACCAATTGTCGGGAAACCGAGTTTGGACCATATCATCCCGGTTGATCTGGGAAATGGGATTGGTGAGGATAATTTCTGTGTTGCATGTGAGCCATGTAACAAAAACAAATTGAATTATGTTGTGTTCACAAATCTGTTTGATAGAGAAATATATCCAGTGATTTCCGTCCCTTACTTTTTCAGAGCCAAATACATCCAGACAAATAATTCAAAATAAACTATTGACTTTAATTCCCAATTGTGCTACAATCTTTGGCAGTTGGGAATTTCAATTTAGGAGGGAATATGCTCGATACCATTTCTGAAAAATTTCATCTTTATAAAGTTGGTGGTTGTGTCCGTGATGCTATCATGGGGGTTGAACCTAAAGATGTAGATTACACTGTCCAAGCATCTCAAGAATCATTTGAACAGTTCTTTCCTACTCTTAACAAGGTCGGGGATTGTTTTCCGGTGTATCTCAATACCGATGGATCTGAGATTGCTTTGACTCGTTCTGAAAAATGTGTTGGTGAAAAATATCAAGACTTTGAAGTTCATTCTGGTGTTCAGATTGAAGTTGATCTTGGTAGGAGAGATTTTACCATCAATAGCATTGCACAACATTACCTGTCTGGGGAAATTGTAGATCCATTCAACGGCGCGGAGGACGTTAAAAATAAAATCCTTCGTTGTGTAAATCCGGTCGCATTTGTGGAAGATCCACTTCGCATTTACAGAGGCGCAAGGTTCATTTCTCGTTTCTGTTTGAAATGTGACGTGGAAACTATGGATCTTATGAAACAGAACGTCGAAAAACTAGTAAACATTCCTACTGATAGGGTATGTGCTGAACTGAAGAAAGTATACGAGGATTCAAAATATCCTTCTATGTTCTTCAAATTTCTTCATGAAATTGATGCACTGAAGTATCATTTTAAACCTCTTGCTGATCTGACCAATTTCTATGCGGGACCGGAACATACCCACCACGTCAACGATACGGCATTTGAGCATGTAATGAAAAGTATCGACCTCTGCGCGGAGAAAGGTTACTCGTATCAGGTTTTCCTTGCGGTTCTGTTCCATGATGTCGGTAAGGCGGTTACTGCTCAGTCTGAGGATTACCGGAACGGGCGACACCACTACGGTCATGAACACGAGAGCGCCAAGATTCTGACTCCGTACCTCAACTTCATGAGGTTCACGAAGCATGAGAATAAACTGATCAATGTTGTGGCGAACAACCACATGATCCACAACCTGACCAAAATGAAACCTGTCAAGCTGATTAGGTTTTTCAAACGTGTCAAATATTATGCTTGGGATTTCGTGAGGGCATGTGATTGTGATTATCCTTTCGATGCCGATCAGTTCAGTATCATCAATCGTCTGGAAAGAACTTTCAAGGAAGCTGATGTGAATGTTCCCAAACATATCCTCAAGCGAGGGAACGATGCCACTATCAACTTTGTCGAGAACGTTTATGCTCACAAGTACAAAGAAATTCTCAACGAGGGAAAGAACTAATGAAACCAACTCTTGCTGATTATGTTGAACGGCTGAAAGATAAGACCTATGTGGAGTGTAAGGAAACCATACACATGTGGGTTAGGCACAACAAGATTGATGCCAATATGATGCATGAGTTGTGTATTATTGTTATGAGAAATTAAGGGGGTTCAAATGATAGAATTTATTCTTGGTGCATCTGTCATTGTGGTTGGTGCTTTAATTATCACTCTCATTATTTTGGGTGTGGTTTCTGTTTGGTACTACCTCTATGATAATTATTGGAGTGAAGTAGTTTTTTGTGTTGTTGGGATTGTGGGAGTTTTCATGTTTGTCACAGCATCCCATTTTCTTGGAAGTTTATTAATATCTAATTAAGGAGAAAGATTTTATGTTACAAAAGCTTAAATGTAAACTCATTAGTTGGTTGGGCATCGACGATAAGGTTAATATTAATAATTTGTCACATGTGCTCAGAAGATGTGAATTTATTGAAATATTGGATAGACGTGTTGCAGAACTGTTTGATAAATTATTCAAACCAAACTACGACCACGATGATAAAACAATTAAAGCTTTCAAAGATATTATCCACAGACAGACGTGGGATATTCTAGCAAACCATGAAAACACTGGTAAAAAAATCATCGATGAATATATCAAGTCTGAAGAATTCATTGATAGAATCATTTCTAGGATCAATTCTAAACAACTCAAATAGGGGATGGATATGAAACTTAAAGATCTGCTTTTAAATCTTCGGAAGCTTGAGCAAGAAGGTGAAGAATACGTTTCTATTTATGGGGGAAATTAATTATGGAAGATCTAATTAAAGCATTACAGATATTTCTGAAGTATGGGAATCCTGAATGGCCTACTCATTGTGAACATGATGTGATGCAGGTTTGTATTGATCCTATGAGAGTTTCCGATGTGGATCGAGAAGAACTTGAAAAACTCGGATTTATTGTCGATGAAGAATATGATTGTTTTAAATCATATAGATTCGGGAGCGCATGATGAAAGAACCTTTTAAGTGTAATGAGTGTGGGGGAACCCATTTTGAAATTGAAGACCTTGATGGGATGGGAGTAGGATATCAATGTGTCGCATGTGGGTATTATCATACCAGATGGTCTACAGAGATTACTGTCCATGAGGATCACACCGAAGGTTTTTCTGGTTTCTATTTCTCCGATGGGGAAAACTGTCAGTCCGAAACTTTCAATTTAAAACACACGATACTTCAGATGAAGTTTTTCAAAGATCTGAATATTGAAGTGTCCAATCTAACCAACATCAACTGGAAAGTATATATCGGGGAATAAAGTTGAAAACTTACACTAAAAAAGAATGGAACGATAAATTCACGAAGTTCTTCACCAATCTCAAGTATGAAGCATTCTGTGGTGGTTTCACTCATGTACTTCATAACGATGGATATTACAATAGTGAAATAGAAATTCAAAATATAGATCCAGAGCAACTGACCATAAAAGTTCATGAAAATGAAATATGTAGTTATGAATATGATGAATTCGATTATCATGATGAAATCATTTTAAGAACTCTGGAAGCGGGGTTTCAATATTTTATGGTCAAAATTAATTCTTGACATTAATTTAAATCCTGTTATACTCCTTTCATATCGGATATTAATTCCAGTTTGGAGGTAGGATATGAACGAGAAACAAGCAAGAGAGGCGGGGTATTTATTCGCTGGTCATTATTCCCACTATAAAGAAGAAGTGAAGGAAGAAGCAAAGAAAATCCGGCAGCAGGGAAATAAAGCCATTGTAGTAAATGTACCTCCCTCCAATTATTCCAGATCGCATCATGGAATGGGATATTCTGTTTATTGGATTGAATCCGAAGAAAATAAAACGATAAGACTGGCGAAAGAAAAGGAAAGGAAAATTTCCAGCTTGAAATACGATAAAGAACGTCTAATGGAAGAGATTCAGGAACTCGATAAAAAATTGGAGGAACTTATCAATGGCTAAACAAAAGGCTTATAAGAACCTCACAATTCAGGAAAAGATGGTGATGTACCTCACCGACACCAGAGAGAATGGCGGTCGTGATGGGAAGGTAGTTGATTCTCGTACCGGCAAATATGTGGTGGTTGTAGTTCATGTTGGTAGCACACCACATTATTTCTTCCTTGGTAAAGGTGGAGCTATCCGTGGTGGTTCTGATAATGCAGCAACCAAATCGAGGGATATTGCCAGCGCCATGAAAAAATACCTTGTTGATTGGGAAAAACGAAACCAGAAGGAGGTTTAGGGATATGACACGATATACCCTCACTCAATTCCATAACGCATGTATAACTTTGTTGGGTTACAATACTTTTACTGCATATGCCTTTCTGAATAACCATGTGAGTAGGTTGTGTACTCAGGTGGCCGAAAGTATGTTGCTCGGTGAACTATTGTCTCAAGACCCAGAAGCTTTGCAAATTGTCAAGGTGACTGCGGAAAATCTTTGGAGAAAAGATGGTGATCACCGTCTCAAGGAGAGTTGATTAAATGAGTGCAGTTAAAAATTATATTTACGAAAATCTAGTTCAGATTTCCCGCTACTATGATGAGTGTGAGGTTACAGTAGATTGTCCCACAATAGAACAACTGCTCGTATTGAAACATCTCTGTTCTAAGGAGATTGATAAACACGTAAAAGAAATTTATGAGGGGGAGTAATGAATCCTGAAACGTGGTTGGAAAAGAATATAATTTTTGAAGCCATCATTGGTAGTCAGGCTTATGGACTATCGACACCGGAAAGTGATACCGATTATCGTGGTGTTGCTATTTCCCCTCCCGAATATTATCTAGGTCTTCATAACTTTGAACAGAAGGTTTCCAAAGAACCGGATCGTACTATCTTCGACATTAAAAAATTTACAGACTTGGCAATTAAAGGAAATCCCAACATCTTGGAATTCTTTTTTATTTCCCAAGACTGTTTGATTTATGAATCAGAACACTGGAAAGCACTCAAACAATTCCGATCCATGTTCCTTACTAAGAAGGTGAAACATACCTACACTGGTTACGCATATTCCCAATTGAAGCGTGTTAAATCTCATAGGCACTGGCTGTTGAATCCCATACTGGAAAAGCCCACAAGAGCCGCTTATGGACTTCCTGACCCTAGTTCTATGTCTAAGGAACTGATGGGAAGCATCGAACATGTTATCAAGGAAAGTCTCAAATTCTCAATCAATGAGGTATTGGCCGAAACCGCTGATGAAATTACCAAGTCAGTGTTTCGGAATTACTTTGAGTTTGATATTCGTGAAGTTTTGGAAGATGCCTTTTCCGATTTTGTTTTCCCGGTGGTAGCAAACAACCTCAACAATATGTTGGATGTTGTGGTTGCCGTTGGTGAAGATCATTTCAAATCGGATGTTATGGTTGTGTTTGCCAAAGAGAAAACCTATGCTGCGGCAATGAGCAATTGGAAACAGTATCAGGAATGGATGGAGAAACGAAATCCCAAACGTGCAGAACTAGAAGCTAAATTCGGTTATGACAGCAAGCACATGAGTCATGTTTTCAGATTGCTCCTTCAAGGTGAAGAAATTCTAAGGGACGGTACTCTGAGTGTTCGTCTTAAGCCGGAAGATCGTGAATTCGTTTTTGATGTGAAAAATGGTAAGTACAAGTACGAAGAACTAATGGGTATATGTGACCAATATATGTTGAGGTTCGAAGATCTATATAAGGTTTCCACACTTCCCCACAGTGCCAATTTTGAGAAGATTAATGGGATTCTGGTGAACACCATCAAAGACTTCTGGGAGAGCCAAAATGTGTAAACACGAAAATGTTTTCTTTGAATTTGATGATTATGATTTACTTAGCTTTATATGTGTCGATTGTTCTGTAGATTTGGATATTGTATTGATTGGTAAAGGCGAATTTAAATCTGTGCGAATCAACGAAACGGTCTATAGGAGGGATGATGAACCTCAATAATTACGGGTCTACCGTTGCGGCAAAACGATTGGTGTGTTTGCTTAAACAATTACCTAAAGGGGATTTTAATCATCTCAACTCCAAATTCCAGAGTCTATTTTCCGATTACCGCATTTCATTGAAAGAATTGGAAAAGATACAGGATAAGAGAACTTTTATCCAGACGAATTTGTTTATGAGGAATTATTATCTTGACACAATTACAGTTATATGGTATCAAGAAAGAAATAGTCACCATTTATATCCGCAAATTTTTTCTTATTTTGAAAATGTAATCCGCACCAATCACAAAGAAGCTATACGAAAGAGAGGATATTAAATGCCAAAACTGCGGATATTACGAGGGTTGCCGGGAAGTGGCAAGAGTACATTAGCAAAAACTTTCAATACTGTCCACCTTGAGTCGGATCAATTTCTAATCACCGATGGTAAGTACCTTTGGACTCCTGAGAGACTTCAGGCAGGAATTGAAAAGATGTATGAGTTGGTGTGTCAGTGTGTAGATCATAAGATTGATGTCACTATTTCTGGTGTCTTTAGCAAGAGGAAAGCATTTAAACGTTATGTTGATTTGGCAGAGAAACATGGTTACGATCTGACAGTTATCAAGTGCTGTAATGATTTTGGGAATATTCATGATGTTCCTACAAACATTCTGGAAAATATGAAAAACATCTGGCAAGATTTTGAGGGTGAAGAAATCTTTCAGGTAGGAGTTTAATATACCAAACCTATTTCAAGTGGTTGGAAATCTATAATTCTTAAGGAGAACAAATGTCCTCTCAACTTTTATGTCTACTTTTGGTTTTGAATTTAGCACATTGGGTTTTTGATTTTGTTTGGCAAACAGATGAAATGGCAGTCAACAAATCCAAATCTCTCAAATGGTTGGGTATCCATTGTTTCGTTTATTCTATTCCCTTTTGGTTTTTGGATTTGAAATTTGGAGCAATTGCTTTTGTTTCCCATATCATCATTGATGGTGTGACCAGTAGAATCAACTCGTATCTATGGGCAAAAGAAAGGAGGCATGAATTCTTTACCTCCATCGGGTTTGATCAGTTTCTTCATACCTCCGTAATTCTCCTTACAGTTTATTATCTCGGTAAATAACTCAAAATAAATCCTTGACTTTAATTTAAAATCGTGGTATTCTCTCCTTACCATCAACGACAAAGGAGAGATACCATGAAACAATTCCTCGCAGTTTACAACATGAAGAGTTCTGACTTCTTTTCCCCCAAAGTCCATTCCATAGAAGAATTCCTCACTTCCAACGATTTTATATCGGTTGGTATCGTCAAGGCTGAAGATGTCGATGATGTTTATCGAATTCTGAATATTGCCCACCCCATCGAAATCATTAAATACATTGAAAAACTTCATGGTGATGATCCACTCGGAACCGAATACCCCTCGCTACATTCTTCCATGTCTGTGGGTGATGTGGTTGTCGAGTATACCAGTGAAGGTAAAGTTTACCATATGTGTGATCGCCGTGGTTGGACTATCTTGAAATAAAAGGAGGAAGATATGGAATCTTGTAAAACTCTCTTAGATATACTTGTGGAATCCTGTAAAATAACCAACGATAGGTTGAGCGAAGAATCAATTGACCACTACGATATTGAAGAAGAAGGGTGGTTTGATTCGTATGATTGGGATCAGGATGTATATGAGGACGAGTGGGAAACTTACAACCACCCGTGGGACAATCTTCATGCCGATTATAAATCAGGACAGGTGAAAATAATTGGTGTCGATCCTGACATGTTCTGCGATGGTTGTGGACGTTCTTATGATATTTGTGATTGCGGAGAGGATAAATGAAAACAACATATAATTGGATTGGTGGAGGTCCGTTTGTGTTCTTCATCATCATGAAAAATCTGGGAGCAATTCCTTATTCGTGGTGGTGGTTGTTGGTTTTCCTTCCACTGGTTTATGTTAAAAGGAGATAAAATGAAACTGTGGTTAGATGATCAAATACACGATCCCAATACACCAGATCGCCATGTGCCGGTTGGGTGGTATGGATGCACGACAGCTAAACAGGCCATCGAATATATTTCAACTGGTGTTGTGTCTGAAATAGATTTTGATCATGATCTAGGTGATGAAAAATGTGGGACTGGTTATGATGTAGCAGCATACATCGAATCACGCGCATATCATCAAACACTAGATCCCATCAAATGGAATATCCATTCTGCAAACCCTATTGGTAGGGCAAGGATTGAAGCTGCAATGCGGAGTGCAGATATATTTTGGAGCAAGAATAAAAATTAGGAGAAACTAATGCTTTCTTATAAATTGGATGGGGATATTTTGGAAGTGGTTGAGTCTCTTCATTCCTTTCGTGATACCAAAGACACATATTGGTATTATGATGATACCGAAGTCACATATTGGTATTACGATATTGTCAACTGGAAACAATCATCTCACGGCAAAAAGAATGATGTTCCCGATAGGGAAATGTGTGTGAGTGCAATTGATTGGGTGAAAAGATTTTATTTTCCGAAGGTGGGACTATGATATATAAAGCACTCAAATTTGCGGAGAAGAAACACAAGGATCAGGTTCGGAAAGGTTCTGGTCTTCCTTACGTCACCCATCCTATCAATACCAGCTATCTCCTGACCAGCTTCAAACGCTCCAAACACATTGAAGAATTGGTGTGTGCTGCTATTCTTCATGACACCCTTGAGGATACTGCCACTTCGTTTGTGGATCTCGCTAACGAATTTACCCCGTTGGTGGCTTCTTTGGTGTACGAATTGACTTCCGATGAAGACCAAATTAAACTTCTGGGTAAGAATGAATACTTCAAGAAGAAACTCTTGGGCATTTCTAATTATGCTCTGGTTCTGAAATTGGTGGATCGTCTTAGTAATGTGTCGGACAACCCGAAACTTCAGTATGTCCAAGACACAGTTGAATTAGTGAACTATATTTCACGGAAAAGAAAATTGACGAAAACTCACAAGAAGATTATTATTGAAATTCTTGCCGTATGTAATTCTATTTTATTTACCGAAAATCCTTGACTTTAATTTAAATTATGATATACTCTTTTTAAATTAAAGGAGGAAGGGTTATGCAAAACGAAAAACTGAATAAAATCCTATCTCAGATCATGGGCCTAATGGCTCTGGCGAATAGCTCTCCATACCCAGAAGAATCCGCTTCGGCTATGGACATGGCTCGTAAGTTGATGTTGAAATACAACATCGATGAAACGGATCTTTCTCGTAAATCTCCAAATGAAGAAGTGATTGAAATTGATTTTGCTGTGGCACACTCAGATGAAAATTATACAATTCAAATTGCATATTGGCTGGCCGAAAGTTTCATGGTAAAAACCATGATGGTAAAAACCAACGTTGGGGAAGATAAAATCAAATTTGAAACCAGTCTCCGCTTCATCGGGAAAAGAGCCGATGTGTCGGTATCTACATTTGTTTATGCTTACATGTGTTCCATTCTGGTGAACAAGGCGAATGAGTACAACAAGACTCATAAAGGCAAGAGAGCTAAACAGGATTTCTCCTTGGGTTTCGTCAACGCTGTGTGCGAGAAGCTGAAAATTCTGAAAGTGGAAAATGAAATTAAAATGTCAGCACAGGAAACCGAACAGGTAAATGCGCTAGTGGTAATTAAAAATGCCCTCATTAACAAATACATGGACGAAAAATATGGTAAGGATCGCTTTGAAGGTGGTGGGCAGAACGTGAATGTCGATCCCAATGCTTACCAAGCGGGAGTTATCGAGGGCGAGAAACATGGAATTTTCCGTGGGGTGGAAGAGAAAGTTAATTCCAAACCCAAATTAAATTCTTGACTTTAATTTAAAATGGTGTTAGTATCACATATCAATTTGGGAGGTAGAATATGAACCAGTACCAGATAATTTTTGTGTGGGCTACAATTTTAATTTTCGCACCCTTGTTCTACATTGCACTTTGCTTACATGAAATTATTACCATTTTAAAAGGAGAGAAGAAATGAAAACTTTTTACGAATTGGAAGCAGAAGGAGCATTTAAAAATAATGTACCTTATCCCAACAAAGGAGCAGCTACAAAATATTGTCTGTATTATCGAGGGGCGGTAATCGCCAAAGATGTTTCACAGTCTGAGAAAGACGATCTGAAAAAGATTCATCATTCTGCGCTTGTCGAGTCGTATTATGATGAAAAATCTTTTAAATTGCAAGCGAAGAGATATCGTGAAGAACATGATCGTATCCACCAACTTTTCAAAGATTGTCTTTTCGAAGAGTTTGGTGTGGTGAATAATCCCAAACGTGACATGTGTTTTGATCTGGCGTGGAGAAAAGATAACTCATTCTCTGGCGCTTATGGTGAATTTTCCGAACTGGTGGAACTGATCAAATGGGAGATATAGAACTCTACAGGGGGTTAGATTTATCTAACCCCGATGAAAATACGTTGGTGAATCCGAGGGATCAGTTTTCTAACAATGAATATATCACTTATTATAGAGAAGTGATTGTTTACAGAAACGTTTACAACACCGATGTGTATAAAGTGATTGATAAATTGGTTTGCGAAAGTGGGAAAATTCTCATGGTTAGACAATTCAACAATGATCTACAATTGTTGTGGGCAGGAACAATGCCGATGCAATATGTTGTTAAGAGAAGTAGACAACCTAAAATATCTACCAAGGACAATACTTATACCATCATTGCTTCTATCACCATTTCCAAATAAAGGAGGATGTGAATGATCATACTCAACCAAGATGAATCCATGTTGCTGCTGGTAGCCAAGTATTGGGCGCACAAAGAAGTTTATAAAAATGCGGGCGAAGAACGGATGGCATATATTCAGCGGGTTTGTGACCATCGTTGTTTCGGTGACGATAGTTCAGAATATAAATCCGATGTTTATTCTATCTATCGTACTCTTGCTGAAAAACTTCTTAACGCTAAACAAGTTTTTTCTGTTATGGATACGATGAATAGGTATAAAATTACAACAGCAGAAGCAATGATTTGTGAGTTGGCTTCATTACAGGTTTGTGATGTTGATAATGATCACAACACAACAGTGGTTTTTATTGATACAGACGATTCTTTGGTTTGTTCGTCTAATAACGAAGCTTATCATTTGGTCGATCATCCTGTCAAACCGGAGGGGTTATGAAAAAAGTAATTAAAATTGTATTCTGGATGGTGTCTCTGGTCTGCATTCCGATTGATTATGTTCTGGTCAATCTTTTCATTAAGCGCATCACTTTGAAAGAAATTGCGGTGTGGTACAAATCCATTGAGATAAAAATTGAGGAGGTGATTAGATGATAGAGATTTTTGAAGGAGATATAAAGACCCATAACACCTACGACATCGAACGAGAAATTAATAGAATTATCACAAGCAACGACATAACCGACGAACAAATTGTGAATGTTCAGTTGGAATTTAAAAGCAATTCTTATATGGTTGATTGGGGGTATGGTGATAAACAATCATGCACTGATAACACCACACTCATTCATATCATCTGCAAAGGGAGGTAAAAATGGTTAAGATGTATAAATCCAATTTTGAATCTGCTTTGGTTGAAGCAATTGACTTTCTGGAAAGAACCGAGCGTGGTGATATATGTTTCACTCAAGGTCTGAGGGATATTCTGGAAGCTTCCAAACGGGGAGAGGAGATTAGAATTGTATGATTATAAACTGGTTTCCCAAACCCGAATCACTCACTTGGTATCCCCTTGGGTGGGTAGATGAAGAAAAGTATAATGACTTCATACATTCCAAATCCACTTGTCCTCTCTGTGAAGCGGGGCATGTTCCCACAAGGAGACTTACTTAAGATCCATCCTTCTTATCGACAGAGGATTTAAAAGGATTTATGATTCAACTCGGAATGGATAACAAAACAAAGGAGTTCGTTTCTTCGTCCATGATTGACGAGAAAAACGAGAAAAGATTTCCTTTCACTAAAGAAGGTGCGCTTGCTCTACAAAAATATCTCGATGATCGTGGGGAAGGTTGTGTGTGTAGTTCTTCATATGATTTCCCCGAAGATGAAGGATGTCCTCAAGAACTGGTTGATATCATCTTCAGGGAGGGCGATTATGAAGAAGAGGAAGTGGAACGTGTATCTGTATATGCGGATTCATTAATTAAAGTGTTGAATGACATTGACACTTCCACATTGGAGAGTTGCCAGAAAGGGATTCAGGATCTTATCACCAGACTTCAAAACATAAAGGAGTAATAAAATGACCAACGATGAAATCAATCACCAAGCATATGAAGATGTTCTTGATCGTAAATTCATCTCCGAATCGGATTTGAGGGATAATGAATATTACCAGCAGTGTCATAGGAATTGGGCCGCACTGGTTCCTGACTTCTATGATGATGGTTGGTATGATGATTAACGAGGGAATAAATGTCTGAAACTGAATTTGGAATTATGGTGGTGTGGGTATCTCTTTCTATCTTTTTAATGAGTGTGAGGGATTGGAAGGTGATTTAACAAAAATCAACCGTCTCAGAATTATTTGTTATTTTGTTTTATTTCTCGGTACTATAATTTGGGGTATGGTAATATTGATCGTGTGGGGTGTTAATGAGTTCTGTATAAAAACAAAACAGATTCCAAAAGTCAAAGCTTTCATTGAATGGCTAGTGAAACCATTATAAGGAGATAACTAAATGAGCCGTGATAGACATGGCAACTGGATTGGAATTTCTGAGGGCAAAGGGAAGCAAGGTGAGAACTGCAACAGAACCGCTTGTCAAGAACCTAACTCAGCGCACTTCTATAACAAAGCTACCAACAAGTGGTATTGTGAAGAATGTGCTTACCAGATAGAAGCCTCTGCACGTAGGTTTGGTGATCCGAGTTGTTTTGATGGTCTGGATGAAAGGAAACTTATCGAGGATAGGAGATAACCCAATAAGTAAACTTATTTTAGGTGGAGTTGAATTTGAATTGTTGAGAGTCGATGGTGATCCGAATGGTGAGGAACTACCAACTAGGATTCTCCTTGAGAAAGATGGGATTACGGCAGAATATATCCGTGGGGAGTTGGTAGATCGGAACAACAAGATCGTCAAACCGAAATATGTATGGGGGAAAGTAAATTTAAAATAAAAACTCTTGACTTTAAATAAGATTGGTGGTATAGTCTATTCATAAGTTAATCACACACCAAGTAAAAGGAGATAGACATGAGCGCAGAAATCGAAACCATTGGTTACGTTGGTGGAACCCCTTGGCACGGTCTTGGAACTAAAATTCAGAATGGTTTCATCTCTCCTTCGGAGATGATGAAGGTTGCTGGTCTGGATTGGAAGGTATCTCTTGAAGATGCATATCTTTCCGATGGAACTCTGATCCCCAAAGCCAAGGTGTCGCGCAGGGAATCGGACGGCAAAATCTTCGGTGTCGTGGGTGACAGATACCATATACTCCAAAACAATGAAGCATTTCAATGGTTTGCACCATTCATCGAATCTCGTTCTGCTGAATTTGAAACTGCTGGTTCTCTTAAAGAAGGTAGGGTGATCTGGGTTCAAGCCAAAACCGCGATTAAGGGTGAAGTGGTTAAGGGTGATGAAGTAGAATCGCGCATCCTTCTTTCTCATTCACATGACGGCACTCTTTCTATTCGTTCTGGTTTTACTCCACAACGAGTCGTTTGTTGGAACACTCTGTCTGCTGCTCACAATTCCAGTTCCAGTAAGCTTCTCAGAATGAAGCATACCAAAAGTGCAGCACTCACACTGGAAAAGGTCCGCGAAGTAATGGATCTGGCAAACAGGGATTTCATTGCAACAATGGAACAATATAAATTTCTCGCTTCCAAATCCATCCTTAAAAAAGATTTGGAAAAGTATGTCACTGCCGTTCTGGGTAAAGAGGAAGAAGGTGAAGTAAAAGAACTGCGGTCTTCCACTATAGAGAAAATCGAACTCTTTTATGAAACTGGTAAAGGTCATGAATTGGGTGCTGGAACAGCATGGAACGCATACAACGCCATCACCGAATATCTCACTTGGGATAAGGGGCGAACCAAAGATAATCGTCTCCATTCTCTCTGGTTCGGTGCTGATGTTAATACCAACCAAAAGGCTCTGGAAATAGCTACTAAACTGGCGGGTGGTAAACTTTAAGAAAAACTAAGAAGAGGATTGGATTTAGTTCTGATCCTCTTCTTAGTTTCTGGTTTATACGGCAATCTACCATACCTATATGTTCTTGACTTTTAAATTAATCCTGTTATAATTTCTAAAAATGACAAGGAGGTTTTAAATGGTAAGTAAGAACAAAGATGCTTTGTCGGTGACATTACTAAACGCGAAATTGAATTTGACAGTGGAACCACAAAGTGGGATGTATTATTGTTACCACACCAGCGAAACAGATATTATGGGTTCTTATGGTAATACTGAAGCGGAAGCAATTGGATATTACATTTTAAAGATCGCTGGTTTTCAATCTTAAACTGAGGAGGTTTAATTATGATCAACGCCAAATGTGTTTGTGGTTACGAATATGAAAGGGGTATTGGGGAAGATGGAGCATATGGACTTCTCAAGGGTGATGAAGAATTCCATCGGGTGATGGACGCTTTCCATCTGTTTCCCCAGAATTCGTGGGATACTCCTCAAGGTGTTCATATTCTTGTTTGCCCGAAATGTGGCACTCTAAGAGCAGAGAGGAAACGGTAATGGAAGATAACTGTTTCTTAAATAAATGGGTCAGTGTCGATCATCCAAAAACTTGTTTGAATCCTGATGAGTATTTTCAAATTAAGTATGTAAAAGTGGAGGGTTGCCCAATGGACTTTAAAATTTCCATTCGTGGTGAGAAAACGTGTTGGTTCAGTTCCAAGTCAATTGTCGATTGGAGTGATGAACACCCTGATGTTGTGGAAGAACGTTTCAATAAAATGTTTGGAGGTTGTTCATGCCACACGAAATGAAATATGTCATGATAGATTTCGACAGGCCCATTCTCTTTTTCGATATCCAAAACCATTCTGATTTTAAGAGAATGGGTAATATAACTTCTGCTGGCTATGTGAAAATTTATGAGAAGGATGGTTTTAGGTCATGTAAGGTGTATGGTAAAAGTGTTTCGTTGAAACTTGCACCAGCACAACATGATGAAGAAATACTCAACGATCTTTTATATTAAGGAGAACATATGTTGAGCGAAGATGAAATTAGATGTCTGAACTCGGTAATCGCAAATCTGGAAGAAATCAAATCCAGATTGAACTTATTTTATTCTAACTCTCAAAGAGAAATAACGGATCTTAATAACAACATTACTCGTTTGCGGCTTCTTAGGGAAAGGAATTCATAATGTTAAATGAAAAAGATATCTTAAATTTGAATTCAGTAATCAAAACTCTTTCAAATATGGAGAAATTTATTAGTAAAGAAATACCAGAACTAACAAACATTTCTCATGATCTTTCGGATTGTATTACTGAACTCAGGATTATTAGAGAGAAGAATTGTTAAAGGAAAAATAAATGGACATTGGATCTAAATGTGGTTATCCTGCAAGTGCATTAAGTAATTTCGCGCCCCACGAATTCATTTTTGATGGTGTTAAGTGCAACTCTGCTGAAGGACCGCTTCAGGCGTTCAAACAAAAGAACCACGAAGTTCAAATTGAAATGTGCAAACTTGTCGGTTATGCCGCAAAGAAGAGAGGGAAATTTCTCAACTGGCAGGATCGGCAGATTCTTTTCTGGAAGGGTAAGGGATACCTCAGAGAGTCCAAGGAATACCAAGAATTGCTTGATAGGCTCTATGATGCTCTTGCTACCAACGATAGCTTTAGAAGGGCATTGTTGGCGACAGGAAATGCGGTTCTGACCCATTCTATTGGTAGGGACAAGGAAAGGGAAACAGTTCTGACAAGAAAAGAATTCTGTAGCAGGTTGATGAAACTCAGGGAACGAATGAAGAGAGGGGAGATATAAATGCCATACCAGATAGATGAGTATGAACCAATTCCTTTCCCTTGGGCAAACCTTTTTCTTATTGGTGCAGCATTCTTTTTCGGTGTGGGTATAGGACAAATTTTATGTTAAAGGAGAAATCAGACGCAAAAACAATGGTATGGGTAGGATCAATAAAGACGGGTCTTACCCTAAGATAGCACATATTAAGGTTGCTTCAGGATGCCCACTTAAAAGGAGTGAATAAATGAAAAATGATTCGTTGGGTGATCGCATGAAAGGAAACTATGAAAACCGTTCTAGGTTTCATCTTACACGCAGAACTCCCGTTATTATTCGATTGGATGGTAAGGCGTTTCACACATTCACTAAGGGTTGTCAGAAACCGTTCGATGTGAAAATAATCAAATCAATGGAAGAAACCTGTAAATATCTGGTGGAAAATATCCAAGGATGTAAGATGGGTTATGTTCAATCAGACGAAATTAGTTTGCTTCTTACCGATTACGATAAACTGAATACGGATGCTTATTTTGATTATAATATTCAAAAGATTTGTTCCATCAGTGCATCGATGGCTAGTGTAAATTTTACAATATCATATGGAAATATGAAAGGTTTCTATCAGCCAGCACATTTCGATTCTCGTTGTTTTAATATCCCCAAAGAGGAAGTTATCAATTATTTCCGGTGGAGATATCAGGATTGGCTTAGAAACTCCATTCAGATGCTCGCACAATCTCTTTATTCACATAAAGAATTGCATGGGAAGAAAACGCCCGATCTACACGATTTGTGTTTCCAAAAAGGAAAGAACTGGAATGATCTAGAACCACAATTCAAGAATGGCACTCTCTTTATAAAAGATGGTGAAACTATTCGACCAAATTATGATTTCAATCTCATGAGTCCGTGGTGGTTGGAATATATTAATGGTGTTGTGGAACAAGGAGAATAGAATTAATTGACAAATAATTCAAAGGAAGGTAAAGTTAAATTATGAGATGTGTAATTATAAAACCAATTGAGTTCCAACCAATTCATCTACATCTGACCATCGAAACCGAAGAAGAAAAGGTTGCTTTGCAGAACTGGTGTAATCAATGCGCCAAAGGTTACGGCCAACAAAGTGTTCATCGTGTTCTGGCAATGTTGTTGGGAGAACAATTAGCATGAACCCACCAAATAAAGAATTATAAATTAAAGGAGATTATATGATTGATAATGTTATATTCTTTTTTTTTGGGAGCAATATGTTTGTTTGTGGTCATGTGTATTTCTAATTCTAATATGTATATTTCCAGACATGAATTGATCCAAAAGAAAACAATACTTATGCATGATGGATATCATCAATATAGTTCAGTTAGGACATTTCCATTATGAAGTTAGATCCAATTATAGTTTCCAAACTCCATAAATGGTTAGGTAAAGAGGGAAGACATTTCTTCCGTACTCTCGCTAAACTGTATAAGGGTGATGTCGATCCAGTCATGAAGGTGAAATGTAATTTACATTTAAAAGGTGGCATATCTTTTATTCCACACCCTGTTCATTTTCGTGAAGGGATGCAGGTTAGAAATTATCTCAGAGGGTTGGAAGAATGTCAGAACTGGACCCACGACCAATTCGAAAATGATTATATCGAATACATCAAAGCTGCAATGGTGGAAAATAATATTTGACTTTTATAAAGTCAAGCGGCATAATGAATTACGAGCGAAAGAATTTTATGAAACCTACAACCAAAAAGGAGATTAGCAATGAACGAAAACAAGCTGCGGCAAAGGATTATCAGGGACGGTGAATTCAAGGGGTATCTGGTAGCAAATATTGTTGGTGTTGATAACAATATTCTTATTGGGTTTTCCCTTTGTGATGATGAAGATGTTGCAACCAAGAATAAAGCGATGATAATTGCTGAAGGTAGAGCAAGTGGTGTGCGTACCATTCTGATTCCTCAAAGTCTCTATAATCAATATGCAATTTTCTATGAGCGTTGCCACCGGTACTACAAAGGGTTTAACCTTCCTGTAACTGTATCGTTTTACACTATGGAAAAAGGGATAAAATATTACAACCATCACAAAGGGGAAAATATTCTTCGTGATGGTGAAGCTCTCAAAGAGAAAAAGATTCAACTGAGAAAAGAGGAACTGGAACGGGACAAAACTAATTGTGACAACATTTCCTATTGGGTTGCCAAGGTTCAGAAACGCAATTCCAATTACAATCTGGTAGGGCTTTACGATGCCATGACCGCAAACAAATCTAAATTCACGAAGGAGAAGTAAATTGGATTACACTCAGGAACAGATCGTAGCACTCGCAACTTGTATTAAGGAACTTGATGATAAGCGCAAAGATATCATGGCCGACATCAAGGATGTGAAAGATGAATTCTGCAAAGAACATGACATCAAGAAAAAGCCCCTGAACGATGCACTGAAGCAGTATTTCAAGTGGCAGAAGGATCGGACCAAGTTTCTGGAAGAGATTAACGAAACCGATCAGCTTGTTGACGTGCTCACAGGAGAGAAATGTGTCTGAGATGTCGTTGTCTGAAAGGGCATTAGCATTTTTGTCTGGTAAAAAGTTTGAAGGTGTTTCTCCATTAGAAGATCCGGTTGAATTTGAAGGTGGGCGCACTTACCTTAAATTCGATGCAATTATCATCAAAAATATGAATGATGAAATTGGTGGAACAAATTTAGGATTCGAATGGCGAGGAAAAGTGATGTTGTGGAAACGCATCGAACCTACCCGATTTGTTGCGGAAGGGTTGGAAGAAATCCGTATAGACGGAATTACCGGACGGCAAGAAACCTACACGATAAGGGTTTAAAGAAAAGACACCCGAAGGTGTCTTTTTTATTGACAAATTAATTTAAACTGGTATTATGTTTCTATCTTAAATTAATTTCTCAAGGAGGATTTATGAATTTCAGAGAGCTACTGAAGGATTTTGATAAATGCAACACCTTTGAAGTGACGTTCAAAAAGAGGATTGAAAATCTGGAAACAATGTTCGATGAAGGTTGTCGAGCAACCATTTCTCTCAATAAAAACCACACTGACCATGATTGTATCTGTTTGACGTGTGACTTTTCTAAATATGAAGATTACAACATGGAGTTCTATCAGCCAAACTACTACGATAAAAATGGTGAGCCTTGCCTGAAGGTGTACGAAACAAATTGTTATCCCAAAAATAAAAAGGAAGATGTCTGGTTTGATTGGAATGATGAAGTTATTCATTACTTCTCAATCGACTCGGAAACTAAAAATGAACTGTATGAAGAATATACCACCAGTCGAGTAGCCGGTGAATCATATGTTTCGTGGTTGGAAAAACGGGTGATGGAACTCAGGAAATAAAAGGATAATTTATGCGTACACCACGCAATTTAAGTCGCCCACATGCATGTATTTGTGATGAATGTGAGAAAGAAAGCACAGTTTTGTGGTTGGCCCGTTATAGGCTTTGGTTGTGTCCACTTTGTTGGGAGATAATAGAAAATGTATCTGATAGTCGCAGGAAACTGATCGACTCTTTCAAGGAAACCCTCCGAGAAAAATAATAGACAAAACTGAATAACCATGAGAAAATGGCTACTGAAATCGAGTAGCCATTTTTTATTTAAGGAGAATATTTTTTGAAATCACAAAGAATTATTTCGGACAATGATGGTCATTGGTATATCATACCAGAAGATGAAGATTATGATTTTTATTGTTGGGTTAACGCTATGGAAAATAACCTAGAATGGGATGGAAAAGACTTCGATGATCGCCGTGTAAATATAAGTGCTGTGAGAATTCAAAGCTGGTACGAAAGATAAGGAGCGTTAATGTCGGGAAACAGTTTGATCAATGCCTATTACCACCAAAACAAAATCTACCACAAATACATTTCACCGGACGGAACCCGCCATTTTGAGGCAACAAACTATGAACCCACCCTTGGGTATATGGTCAAAGAAGAAACTGGCTGGAAAGACCTAGCAGGGAACAATTTAAAGGTACTTCAGTTCCCCAACATGTCTGAAGCAAGCAAGTGGAAGAAAGAGAACAGTGGCTTGTTGGATATCTATGGTGACATTCAATATCCCATTGCGTTCATTGGAGAAAATTACCCAGATGAAATTGAAGTAAGAAAATCTAAATTTAACATTTATGATTTTGATATAGAAGCGTTCAGCTTGGATACCGAAGAAACCCCCGAACCAATCCGCTCTATCACATTCCAAAATATGAATACTAACATATTTTATGTGTTCGCCTATGCGGAAGGTTTCACTCCCTTTGCCGATAATATTAGATACTTCAAATGTAAAGACGAGACACATTTATTAAGAAGTATTGTTGATTTCTTTGTCAGACAGGATATCGATATTATAACCGGATGGAACATTGATGGTTATGATGTTGGGTATACCTACAACCGAATTAAAAAGATTCTGGGGGAAGATGAAGCAAATAAACTTTCTCCAATAAAGAAAATTGTCCGTTCCGAAAAGATGGTAAACAAGAAGATGCAAACTGTTTACCGCATTGAAGGTATCATATCTTGGGATTACCAGACTCTATATAAAAAATTCACCAAAGATTTGCGCGAATCTTATTCCCTTAACTTCATTTCTCAATTTGAATTGGGAGAAGAAAAAACTTCTTATAAAGAAGAATATGATACTCTAGAAGGTTTGTACAACAAAAACTTTCAGTTGTTTATGGAATATAACATTCGTGACTGTCAGCTTATCTATCTTCTGGATGAAAAATTAAAGTATATCGACAACGCCATTATGTACTTTTACATGGCGAAGTGTGAACCTCAGAATATTTTTGGTACAACCAAACCTTGGGATTCGCTTATTTACTGTGAATTGCTCAAGGAAAATATTCTCTGTCCTCCCAACAAAACATCTCATAAAGAGGATTTTGAAGGTGGGTATGTCAAAGAACCTATAAGAGGTTTTAGGAAATGGGTATCGGTTGATGATATCATTTCCAGCTATCCTAACCAGATCTGCGGTTCAAATATGTCACCCGAAACAGTTCTGTCTGAATCTGAAGTAAATGATGAACTGAAACAAATTAGAGAAACTTATACCGGAGTTGTGAAGTGTCTGGATATAGATTCTCTGGAACAGATTTCGGAAGTATTAAGAAAGCATAATGTCACTTATACTTCCAATGGTCATTTCTTCTCAAAGAAGAAACAGGGATTCATTCCGAAGATTGTTAGTAGGTTGTTCCAGCGCCGTATTGCCACCAAGAAGCTAATGAAAGATCCCAACATTGATAAAGCCATGATGAGTGTTCTGGACAACCTTCAGTACACCCTGAAGATCTTCCTGAACAGTATCTATGGTGCAATGGCGTCCCACCACTTCAGGTATTATGATATCCGTATTGCAACAGCTATTACTTGGCAAGGACAGTTGTGTGCTAGGGGTGCTGCAACTTATCTCATGAAACATGTTCAGGATATTGAATGGGATTATCAGGATACAGATTCCATTTTCATAAATCTTAATGGTATCGTGACAAAACGTTTTGGTGAAAAGGAACCGGACAAAGAGACAGTTGCTAAATTCTTAATTAAATATCACGACAAGGTGATTGAACCAACCATCAACACCTTCTTTGATAAACTTAATAAAAACCTCAACATGTTTGCTTTCAGTCTGGAAATGGAATTTGAGGGACTGAGTAATGCAGTTATCTTTGTCGAGAAGAAAAAATACTGCATGAGTCAGATTTACTGTGATGGTAAATGGTATCTGGATAAACCCAAGATGAAAATCAAAGGGATTGAGGTTGTTAGAACTTCCACACCTTATGTTGTCAGGGAAAAGATCAGGGAAACATTAAATCTAATTTTCCAGACCGGCGACAACAAAATCCTGATTGATTTTATCGAACAGTTCAGGAAAGAGTTTTATAAGATGTCTTTCGAAGAAGTTGGTATGCCAAGGGGTATCAACCTTTATGGGAACAGAAGAGATAAACAAACTGGTACAACATCAACTGTTCTTCATACATTGGGGGGTAAAGGAATTCCCATTCAGGTCCGTGCTGCACTGATCTACAATAAGGCACTGAAAGATTTTAAATTGGAAAAGAAGTATCCGGTTATTGAAAATGGTGATAAGATTAAGTTCGCTTATATCAAGAAACCGAACTATATTCAAAGTGATATTGTTGGGTGTCTAGAGAAAATGCCCAAAGAGTTGCTACCTAAATTTGAAATAGATTATCCGGTTATGTTCCAGAAAACTTTCATGGCACCGTTAGAAAAGATTTTCTCTACCATCGGGTATGATACGGAAACCAGAGTTGACCTATCCGAATTCTTTTAAATTAAACTCTTGACTTTAATCCTCCTCGGTGGTATATTATTTTATATTCCAACCAAGGAGGATTTAGTTATGAATATTACAAAGAGCCAAGAACGAGTGATTGCGGGGTTGGCTAAAAACTTCAAAATTGAGATTGAAACCGTGAAAATTGTTCACATTCCCGCACCTATGGGATGTAATGAGAAAAATATTTCAGTAAGATTTCCCAACGACAGATCTTTCCTTATCACCAAGAATGGTAGGATAATCCGCTAAGGAGGTTTATGATGATCAAAACCTATCTCGTATGTGTTTGCGTGAAACACACAAAGATAATGTTATCGCCTATATTGGTGATTGAAGTTCCGGGTGAATATTATCTAGCCAATGAGGTTGAGAAACTTACCGGTATTAAGGTGGATGGTTCGACCAATTATGTGGATTGGTGTGAGGTTTAAAGTTTATGTGGATGAGTGAGATTATTAAATTATAAATAATTCTTCCAATAACTTATATTGTTCTTTGTGGGAGAGCCAATATGGGATTTCAATCAGTCTTATATTGTGCTCTCTACAATATTCTCTAACTTCGTAGTCGCGTTTAACTTGTTTGATGAATGCTTCTTTTGTTTTCTCTTCACTACGTCCACCAAAGCGCACTGGCTCGTAATGCTGTTTGCCATGATACTCAATTAAAATTCCATTAATTTCAAAATCGATATAATATTTTCTATCATTAGCAAAAATATAAAATTGTGGTTCTATATTTTCATGCTCATATTTTTCGATAAGATATTCTAAAATTCTTTTCTCATTTTTCTTCTTACACATCGGGCATCCAGCACCACTTGTAATTTTATTAGGGGTAGTGAACCAAATATGATTACAAGTTTTTGTGGTACATTGAAACTGTATTTTTGTGATGTCATTAATAACATCATCAAGTCTTCTTATATTTCTTCCTTCTAATCTCAAATCTATAAGTTCGTTTGAAATTGGTTTTTTGCCCGAACACACCAAACATCCATGTCCTGCTAAAATAATGGATGGTAATGTATCCCAAATGTGATTATCAATCAAACACTGAAATGAAATTTTAGTCGTCAGACCATTTACATCTCCAAGTCTTTTTATATTTCTTCCTTCTAATTTTACATCCAAAGAATCATTAGTTACTGGAATATTACCCGAACACTTTGGACAACGCCCATTACCATTAAGAATGTAATCTGGACTAGCATCCCATATATAATCATCAATCAAACATTGAAATGGAATTATGGTTTTGTTATTTATATATTCTCCCTTTCTAAGAATATTTCTTTTAATTAATCGATCATCTATAATTTTGTTGTTTAGCTTGGCTAGACCCGCACATTCGGGGCATCCGTTTCCCTGAAATATGCTATCAGATTTTGCATTCCAAATATAACCGTCAATGGTACATTGGAATCTAATTTTAGTTCTGGCATTAATATAATCATCAAGCCTAATTATATTCCTATTTTTCAATCTAAAATCTACAATTTCATTTGTGAGTTTTTGTTTTGACATGACTTCCCCTTGTATAAATAGAAGTGAACGGAGACAGCGGGTTTCCCCTTCCTGTTGTTCATTGTTTCCGAGGCAATGAACTTATCCGTTTCTTTTATTTATAAATAAAGAAAAATAATAGAGGTAAAATATGTCAATTTTACACAAAATATTAGAAGAACAATTTTTAATCGAGATTTCATTACAAAAATTTTATGATTCATATGTCGATCATAAACTTATCCCTCTCGATGTATTCAATGATCTAGCAGCACAAGACCCTACCTCAAAGAATGGTCAGCGTGGTAAATATCTTGAAGGTATTATCAATCTCATAAAGAGAGATAAAGAATTAGACCTTCATCATGTCGCTGAACATGAAACTATCAAAGATGATCTTGAAAAATTCCATCGCCTATCTAAAGGTGTCTCTTTCACTTCATTCAAAACTTGGAGAGAGTTCTTTGCTTATGTTGATACATTAGAAGAAACTGAATCCAACAGGCAGAAGAAGAAAAAAGAAAAAGATATCTTCAATATGCCAGATGATATCACAGTCATTGATGTTACCGATGAATGGATTTGTATTGAAACCCTAACACAAGAAGGGAATATTAAAGGTGCTCAATATAAGACCAATCCGCAAGCAAACTGGTGTACTGCATATCTAAACACCGATTCACATTGGAGAGCATATAGCAGAAGTGGTGATCTTCTTCAGTTCATCAATGTGGATGATCCATTCGAAAAATACCAGATTTATATTAAGAATGGCGAAATCCAAGAAAGTAGGGATTATAATGATCGCAGCGACAACAAACCATATAGTATCATCGAAGATTTGCCTAACTTCACCAAAAATTATGGAAAGATAAAAGAAAGAACTCCGCTAAAGTTTATCTTTGATGAAGAAGCAGCAGCACATAGAATGTTGGATGAGAATTGGGAGAATGAAGATGATTATCTGAATCGTCCCAGAGATGAGGATGAATATGAGGATTATAATATTGAAGAAGAATGGCAAATCAATCATTGGGATCGCGTGATTAAAGAAGGGTTTGATATTTTTAAATATAGTTTCACCCGTAATCATAAATACCACCACCACGATAATTGGGCCGACGATAGAATGCCAAGTTTTGTTGATATGTTTTTAGATCCTTGGTGGCCGACTGAAGATGAAGATAAAGCTTGGCATGAAAAAGAAGCCAAGGAATCGGTGTATGATTTTTATGATCAATTGCAGGACAAATGGATGTATTGGATTGAGATGGAATCGGATTCAGAACCAGATGAACAATCTTTTCAACACACCGAAGACTATCATACTGCTTTTTCCAATTGGACTAAAGAAGATTTAGAAGCTTTTAAAGAAGATAATTCAGATTTGTTTGCATACATTGAATTCTTTTTAGAATCTTTCCCACACGATTTTAAATTTGTTCATCCTCTTCCTGATTCTTTGACCTACATGAAAGATAATGAATCAGAACAACTCAAATTTAAATTTGAGAGTAAGAATTTATTTGGGAAACTTTTGGAAGGTGCTTTATGTGAGACAGAAGACCATAAACAAGATATAAAAGTAAAATGTCCCAAAGGATTTAAAGTATCTGTTTTTAAAGTTGACGGGGGGATGTATGATTGTAAAGTGTGGAAAGATTCACAATTAATTATATATACTTCCAATACTGCATTTGATTATTCAGATCAAGCAAGAGCATATGGAAATAAACTTGCTATGATATGTGCTGGTATTCTTCCAGAATGGGATAATTTCAAAGCTTGGAAAAATATAAATCTTATTGAAAATAGTAAAGAAATATCAAATGTTAATGTTTTTAATATAATGTTAGAAGGTGCTTTCAGTGAAGAACCACCAATGGAAGATGAATCATTAGAAGAACCTGTTGATGTGGAACCCGAAGAATTAATTCCAGAAGAGGAACCAGAACCCGAATTGGATTCAAACAATCTGGTCGAGCGTCCCGAAAAGAAAACTGCTAGACTTCTTTCATTTGATAGAGTCAATGCCAACGAGGAACTGAAACAAATCATAGCTCAACCACTTCCTCAGTTGCCGTTGGATGAAATTAAAAACATTCTAAATAAATATGATTTATCTCTAGCCAATGAGAATTATGTTCTCCCTTCCGATAATGGTGATGTGGATTTGGATATCATAACCACGGATGGAAGAACGATCATGAATAGTGTAATTATACTTTATTTCTCAAAGATCGAAGGAACGGAAACTTTTAATTTTAGTTGCTACTTGTCATAAGGATCATCATGAAAATTTTAAATAAAATTCTATCGGAAGCACTCAACGAGAAATCGTTTGACACGGAAGAGGATTTGATAAAGGCAATCCGATCTGTTCTCAGGAAGTCCTCTCTTGCCTCTTATAAGGAGAAAAAGTCGTCGGATGGATATGTGGAACCTTCTAGACATGGTTACTCCTACAAGTCAATTTCGTTGCGAGGAAGTATAAAAATCACACTTTCTTTTGTTGGTGTTTCCCAATCTGAAATAAATGAGGTTGCTGCTGCGCTGGCTAAAGCCAAGGTGAATTATAAAATCAACAACCACATTTCTAGTATATTGGTTGATGGAGATGATAATATCAAACCGGAAGCTTTGATATCCAACGACACTAAAAATGAATTGAACTATGGGAGTTATGAAGTTCTGGGTACAAAGGTTAGAAATAAATCAGATATAAATAAAGCTATAAATCAATTTGATTCGATTCAGAAGAGAGTTTATAATGAGTTAAAAAAATTCTCTATGATCGAATGGGCTTATGTAAAAGGCGACAATGGGCGCTATAATTATACTTTAACTAAAAAGGATTGATCAATGAATATATTTGATAGTATTTTAAAAGAGGCAGTTGAGGAAACCGAAGAAAAGAAAGGTGCATTTTCGTCTGAAGAAGAACCCGCTCCTACTGAAGAACCTAAAGAGGAAGAGGTTATTGAAGAACCCACCGAACCTACTGAGGAACCGGAAGAAACGGTTGTAGAAGATGAAGATACCCCACAATCACAGTTGCGCGACATCTGTTTCAATATTCTGGATATCATGGAAAATGAAGCATTGGTTGATGGTGAGGTTGCCGATGAAGATGAAAGTGTGGATATTTCTACTGAGATTCTTGCCAAGTATGCGGATAAGTTTGATGATGCTACCTGCTTGGAGATTATTAAAATTCTTTCCGATTACTTCGAAATCGAAACAGAAATTGGGGAAGAACCGGATGAAGAATATTACGAGGAACCCCCTACCAAAGAAGATGAAACTGCATTCGAAGAAGACAAACTTCCAGAAGAGGCGGGTGGAGCATTTTCGAAATGAGTATATTAGAAAGTATTCTAAATGAAGTTTTATGTGATGAAGTGATAGAAGAGAAAATAATAAAGGTGCGCCATCTCACACAAAAAAAGAAATTATTAGCAAAGCGTTATAGAATGAAAAATAAATCCAAACTGAAGAGACGCTCTAAAAAATATAAAATGAAAATTAAGAACAAGCCAAGACGTAAGGGTTTCAGTTATGGCGCTGATGGCAAGCTTCATAAAATTGTACAAAGACGGGGCGTTAGATTCAAAAAACACTAAAAATAAGCAGTTCTAAAATATAGAACTGCTTATTTTATACTTCGTATCTCCCAACCTTTATTGTTCATATACTCTTTAGATTTCCCGTTTCTACATGATATAATTCCCTTGTCTATATGTCTCGATAAAATATGGTTGGATAGATTATGTTGCCGACAAAATGAAGAAATATAATTACATTTATGTTCTTTTCCATCTGGGGATATGATCAAATATTCTTTTGGTAATTTTATATTTGATTGTGAAAATGAATCGTCTCTTAGTTCCCACCCAATTGAATTGATATATTTTTCACTTTTACTATTGTAATAAAACTTAATTGGTCCTTTATTTAAATTTGTAAAAATGGTCGTATAAGAAAGATTGTGCGTTCTACAGAAAGTTTGAAGGGAATATTGTATTATATGAGTTTCACCAGTAGGAGAAATTAATAAAAGTTTTGGGAAATAATTACTTCTAGTCTGAACTCCTTGTAAAATTGATTCTGGTTTTACAACTCTACATTTTAATTTTAATAATGTCTCTTCTGTACGTTTTCTTCCGGTTAATTTATTAATGTGTTCTTTTGTTAATTTCCTTCCTCTCATTTTTCTTAATGCTTCTTCGGTATGTTTCCTTCCTAAGTTTGCCAACCTCTTTTTCTGTTTTGTCTCTTCCGAATCTTTCCTTCCAGTCGATAATGTTCTCATTAATTCAAGTTGTTCTGGAGTTTTAATTTTTCCAGTATTTGCAATACTGATTAATTTCTTTGTTTCTTCTGTTGCTCTATACATTTTATGTTTAGCTATACATTCTTCAGATCGTTTCTTTCCTGTCCAATCTGGGGTCATTCTTCCACCAACGACCACATTGTAAGTATCTGGTCTATCAATAAAAGCTTGATCTACAATCCACCCCTCAACTTCATAAGCATCCATCAAAGTAAGACAGTAATGAAGAATTTGGAATTTAAAATGTTTCTTTCCATATTTCTTAAAAGCTTTATTTAAATATTTACCAGAACCTTTATACCCATCGTTAAGATTGTTGGTTGAATGTTTACCAACATAGATTTTATTGTTAAAAGGATTTGTGGTGAGGTAGACAATATGGTAGGCTTTGACTTCAACAACTTCTGGTTTGTTCATCAGATTCCCCTTATATAAATAGAAGTGAACGGAGACAGCGGGTTTCCCCTTCCTGTTGTTCGGTTGCGTCAACAACTGAACTTATCCGTTTCTTTTATTTATAAAAAGGATTTTTAATATAGAAAACCCCTCTAAGAGAAATCTTAGAGGGTTTTCTTTTATTTACCATACATCATCCGCACTGGTTCAATACCACAAAATGCTCTCCAATCGTTTTTCACTTCACCCCACGCTTCATTATAAACCCTAAATCCCTTTTTGTTGTCTCCATCGTGATTGGGTTCATTGGGATATTGTGTTTGTTTATCCAACCACTCTTTAACGACTTTGAATGTTGCTTCAAAATCAAGAGTCATGAAAGGATTTGCTTTTTCCGTTGACCAATAAAGAACTAAAGTGTTGTTTACTTCTTTAATATCAACAACCTCATTTTCTTTCATGAAAGCTACCTGTATAGCTATTCTAAGTAGATCGTCACCGGTAGCAGTTATATCAAATCGATAATTATCACCCTGAAAAGTATTCATAGATACATCCTCTGTTTTGTTCGCCTGTAATAGTCACCCAACATTCTTTTGCGCCAAACATTCAGATCCTTGATGGTGCGATGTAGGTATCCCCGTTTCACATCTGCAAAAGTACCATCAGGAAGCTGCACATCACAATACTTATTCCCATCGTAATTGAGAACTGTAACTAGAGCACCGTTGAGATAATTCACAAAAGGATAGTCTGTCCACATCTTACGACACAGACCTTTGGGTAGTTTCTTTCTCTGATAAAACTCATTATAATTTTCGTTCATAAATTCTCCTTAACCAGTAGTTATTTTGATTCCCAACGAGGTCTAGCATCCGTTACACCCAGATCGTTCATGAGGTTATAACCGCTAACCACCATCGCTTTTCCAACTGCATCAGTTTCCTTAACTGATCCTTCCACTTCTGTTAAAAGTTGCCACAGAACAGCAATAACATCTTCGTGTCGATGTTTTGGTATGTTCATATATTCTCCTCAATCATTAGAAGTATATTTCTGGATAATGTTGGCTAGAGTCTGAAGATCTTCTTCACGGTTTGACAACAGTTCTGCAAGCGACTCAGCATGTTTTTGTGTGTCACCAATCATTTTCCATGCCGCATTACTACATATATCATATCCCATCTTGGCACCTTTAATAAATTCTTTTTTATTTTCAGATTCCATATATCCTACCGTGTTTCGAATTTCGTTAATCATTTGGTTGGTGGTCATATTAAATTACCCTCACTATAGATTCAATATCAACTTCATGAAGTTTGTGTTTTTTAACAAACCGTTCCACTGCTTCGGAAATTGAATTTCCCCAAATTTCGTCGGTGGTTCCGTTGAAACAAACAATTCGAAACATATTTCCTCCTATATTATATTTTTATTAAAAAAGTGATTTGAGAAAAGGTTTCAGAACTACTGGTTGATCTTCACCAAACAGATAATATTCGAGAGTGTCTTTATCCGACATACTAAGTTTGGTGGAGTTCATTCTATCAAATGTTGTGCTATTAAATTCATCGTTTCGTGAGTGTGCTTCTTTCTGAGTATTTTCCAACAACCATTTATCAACTCTTTTGAGTGTATTGATTGTCTTGCGGTTAGAATCGAGCGTCAGTTTAGGAAACGGAGTAGTTTCTTTTCCGGTTATAGTTAACACCACTTCACCTTCATAAAATCTATCCCCAACTTTTCCTTGTCTCATAATTCCCCCAAATGTTTTATAAATTTATCTTACCAGAACCCACACCAGAAGTCAAGAAATTATTTTATAAATAATCATAAATAAACTCAAAGGATTCACTAATGAATAATTTTATAAAAACTCTTAATCTCCTACAAGAAAAAGTTAATGCCGATGATTCTGAATCCTTTGATATTGGAAAGAATCTTACCGACAAAGAAGTTAAAGAAAAATGTAAATCACTCAAATTTAAAAAAGATCATAGAGGCAGACATTACGACCCCAAATCAGGAATCATTACTTTCATATAGGAGAATACCATATGGCACTGTTTAGAGAAGAAAACTTAACGATGAACAAACTCTACCAAGAGATGTTTAACAAGAAGAAGAGTCAATTGGATGAAGCGGTTAAAGCTAACAATTCTATTCATGCTGATGTTGAAGCAGTCATGACGGATTTTGCTTCAACCATCAAAACCGAAATTGATTCAGAAGGTATTAAAGAAAAACTTCGCAACCTTGAGAAGTTTGAACTTACTACCGCTGATAAATCAATCATCAAAGCAATTGATAAGTTGGTTGACGCAATCACCAAAGCTTATGAAGACTTTGATAAGTTCAAGAAAGGTCTGAAGTATGAGTATATCCTTTCCAAAAAAGGTGAACCCACTTCTACCGATGAAGTCGATGAGAATGCACCACCGAGCACCGAAGAAGAATTGAGGGGCGCAGACGATCAGTTCAGAACTCCACCCGAAGAAAAAGATGAGGATCTGTAATTATGGAAATTAAACAATATGGTAATTGTAAAGCTGTGTCTCTTGAAACTTTTGAAGATGCTCAGAAATATGGGAAGTCTACTGGCTGGCCCGTGTTCATCAAAAAAGAATCCTTTGATGCTACCAAAGCTAAAGGTGATCTGTTTTTAATTCAGGATACAGAATCCAAAGCTAAGTATCTTTTTCAACCAGCATCCAAAGATGTCGAAGCTTTCGATAAAGCCAATCCGGTTAATACTGAAGAAGAACTTTTTACCAAGTATCCCGAACTGAAAGATATTACCAACACCAACCCAAAACCAGAAACTCTTCCTGCTGAACAGAAACCCGTTGAAGAAGAAAAGCCGGTCGAAACTAAAATAGAAGGAGAGGAGAAACCAGTGACCGAAGCAAAATCCTTACAAGATCTTTATACTAAAACGATTCTGGAAAAGAGACAGGGCAAACGTAGGGACATTAATGCTTCTACTGCTGAAGTTGCTAAAAAAGCACACCCAAAATCTCCTATCATGTTTGACCTTGAAGCCGAATTACTTGGTCTGAACCCCGAAGATGTTAAACGTCTTCCTACCAAAGCGATTGAAATGATGGCATCTGCTGTTAAAAATCTGCTTCAAGCAACTGAGGAAGATCCCCTGCTTCGTAGTGCCTTAAGGAAATATGTCAATAGACTTTTCTCCACACCCGAAGAAGAGTGTGAAGGTGAAGAGTGTATGGATGAATTCAGAGAATCCAAAGAAACATATAGTGAATTTCTGAAAAGACTGACTGAGGCGAAAGCACAGAGATTCAATTATAAAATGCTTCTGGATATCGAACCAACAAAAATTATGTCTCCTGTTTTTATGCAACTGCTTCAGACATTTGAACTGACTGAACTTACTCGTTTACAGAAACAAGGTGTTCTCATCTTCCTGCGTAAGCTTGCAGAACTGGCCGATAATAATCCTATGATTGCAAATGCACTTCATAAGATTATTAGAACAGAGAATGTCCTTCCTAGAGAAGATGTGGTTTAACAACCAACATATTTGATGAACCAAAAGGCACTTGATCTTTTTCAGGTGCCTTTCTTATTATAAATAGAATTAAAATAGTGCAAGGAATTAATGTGAATAATGAAGCGGCATTAGCAAATATGTATAATGTTTTTATGTCCACTCAACTGTTAGAGTTGGATATAAAAAGTATAAGGAAGATCAACAATACATATTTGAAATATACCAGAACTGGAAAAGAAATATATGTACTAGAAATTTACAATATCCTTCTTGGGTTGAGTAATCATCTGGATTTAAAAGAAGCGGAACAGTTTATTTTATATTACATCGAAGAAGATATAAGAGAGAAAATTTCTTTCATTATTAAGAAGGTCAAATGAGTTATTTAATAACCGAAAAACTTTCCTCGACATTGGTTGTCTGGATGATTTTGAAACGTGTCATGCGTCCTTGGGATAAGTGGCCTAGCGCAAAATTGGGTATCATATCGTCCACAGACGGTAAAAGGTTACGTAGACCTCGCACATCAAAAGAACGTGCTTCATGGGACATTCTAGATCGTTTTTGCTGGCAACTCAAAAGAGTAATGTCCAAGTTCCTTGGTGACAATAAACTTGCTTACCTCTTCTCATTAGCATACCTGATGAAAGAAAATTATGTTCCGGTGTTCAATCAAAACTTAGAAAAATATAAAGAAGAGTTGTCAGAACTTGATATCAGAGAACAACAACTCCTTTATGAAATTATATCTACCATAGAAAAGAAAAATATTATCTTCGAACAACATTTGGATTTGGAAACAAACGCTATTAAAATAAAAGATACTGTTAAAGGTGTGTTGGATATTTTTATTAAAAGAGGATATTAGATGAAATATTATATTATATATAAAACCACAAACATAATAAATAATAATTATTACATTGGAATGCACCAAACTCCCAACAAAGATGATGGGTATCTTGGATCGGGTCTGTTACTAAAAAGAGCTATTAAAAAACACGGCAGGGAAAATTTTAAAAAAGAAATATTATTTGAATTGAAAAATAAACAACAAATGGTAGATAAAGAAAAAGAGTTGGTCACAAACAAAGAAACCAACGATCCGAATTGTTATAATATAAAATTGGGAGGTGAGGGTGGTTTTGATCATATTACATTAGAAGTAACACGAAAAGCATTACAAAAATTGTGGTCAAATGAAGAATTTAAAAATAAGATGAAACCAATCCAATCTAATAACATGACTAAATCTATTAGTCTACTGTGGACGAACCCATTATTCAAACTTCAAATGAAAGAAAAAAGTTCGACGCATATGATTAATATGTGGTCAAATGAAGAATTTAAAAATAAGATGAAACCAATTCAATCTAATAACATGAAAAAACTCCACGAAGACCCAAAATTTAAACAGACAATATCCAACGCAAACAAATTATTATGGGAGAATGAAGAATATAGAGTTAGAAAAAGTAAATCGGTCAGTGAAACGAATATTCGGTTGTGGCAAGACGAAGAATATAGACAAAAAAGATCTGTGCAGATGTCGGAATCACGTAAGGGACGTAAATATATACATAACGACAGTTCCAAAAAAATTAAAGTAGTACATCCCCACGAATTACAATCCTATTTAAATCTTGGGTGGGTTATGGGGTTTAAACATTATGAATAAACTATTAAATGCACTTGGTTTACTGAAAGAAGATATCGATGTTTCTTTTTTAGAAGAAACATCCTCACAAAACATCTATGAAGATATGGAAGGTTCTACTTCTTTGGGAGACGTTTCACAGTTCACACCAATTCTAAATATAAATAAAACTAAAGTACAACGAAGATTGAAACTAAGGAGAAAGAAATGTCGGACGAAAAAGTAACTTATGATCCATCAAATAATGTGACCACTTTCAAATTGGAAACCCCCGAAGCGTATTCTGCTTTTAAAATGGGTTATCAGACAAACGACTTCAGACAGTGGCAGCGCCACGAAGAAACTAGGGAGCTTCAAAATGTTGTGGTCAACAACCAACGACACTCACAGATAGTAGTTAAATATGGTAGCGATAGTCTATTACTCAAAAATCGATAGGAGAAAGAACTAATGACAAAGTACGTTGTGGATTCTAACAGTACCAACAGATCAGATGTTTCACTTTCGTGTAAATTAGGAAATTATTCATTCGTGGGTGGGCAGATCTTGACCAAAGAACAACTTCCAGTAATTGATGAATTAGTCAAACTGTTTCCTAAACTGTTCTTGAAAATTGCTGATCCAGAAGAAGTTCCTGATACACCTGTCCAAGAAGTTGAAAACCCCATTCAAGAAGAAATTCCTTCTCAGGAAGAAGTCGAAACTATCGAGGAAGAAGAAGTTCCGACACAAGATGAAAAGGTTTTGGAACCCGTTCAAGATGAAGAATCTGAAGTTGAGACTCCTACCACCGAATCTGAATCTCTGCCTGTAGGAGATGAAGCGCCCGAAAAACAAAAGGGTGGTAGAGGAAGACCGAAGAAAAATTAATAAAAGATAGATCATAAATAGAAGTAATAGATTGTAAAGGTCTATTACTTCTTATGTTTTAGGAGCATCAATGCCTAGTAAACCTTGGACACCAAAATCTTTTGGGGAATTGATTGATATTGCGCCATTAATTTCTTCTGGTGTCCCAAATAAAATATTGGGATGGAAAACAGACAATAGTGGGCCTGAGTTTGTAGATATTCCTTCTAATACTCCTGCTAACTTTTGGAACAACGGTGGGGTTTACATTGGATCTGTAGAACCTGAACTGAAAGATTCATATGCAGCGTGGCTTGCTGGGGGTAGTGTAGGGTATTGGGCTTGGATTGATACCTCTTCCGGTACGGTTGAAGGTGTCACAGCTTCCATTTCATCTATTACTGCTTCTGGTTCGGCGTCTGTATTACTGGCATCAATAGCGCGATACGTAATTGCCAGTCTTTCTTCTGCTGAGGGGATGGGGAGTTCTTCATCCCTTGCTGCTTCTTACACTCGCTATATTCAAGGTAGCCTTACCGCATTTGAAGCGTCTAGTAGTGTAACGCCTCTTGTTGCGAATAGTATCAAGTTCTCATCCGGCGATATCGCAAGCGTCGATGGCGAAGCCTCCTGCACTCCAATAGTCACCCTTTTCAGTCGATATGTAACAGCTTCTCTTGGTTCGGCTGAGGGGAGTGGTTCCTCTGAAGTATTGCTGGCATCTTACTCTGAAGAAGGGGTTACCAACGTAACGGCGTCTCTAGGGAATATTTCGGCGCACGGTTCGTCTGACCCAATAACGGCCTCATTCACTAAGTACATCACGGCAGGGGTTGGCGAGGTCATAGGAGAAGGGGCCGCTTCCCCGTTAGTTTCCGAGTATGCCAAGTATTCCGTTGCGGACATAACCTCCATTTCGGCGCTAGGTTCTGTTGACTCCTTAATTGCGGAAGCTACGGGAAGCAGTGTGGTTAATGTGGTAGCAGAGCTAGGGTCGGCGGAAGGATCAGGCTTTGTTCAACCCGTTGTAGGTGAGTATGCTCGATACCTGACCGGGGCTTTGGGTTCGGTGGAAGCTTCGGGTACTTTGGAGTCGATATCGGCTGCATTCGCCCAGCACGCAACAGCGTCCATATCGGGCGGAACTTGTTTGGGTACTTCTGATGTACTATCCTCGGTTGTTGCAAGGTATATCTCGGGGGCTGTTTCAGGCGGGTCTGCCGTTGGTAACGTAAACGGACTATCGGCTTCGACCGTCAAGTACATTACGGCGTCTCTCGGATCAGCTAATGCAAGCGGCTCCGTCATACCACTTGTGGCTTCCTATGAGAGCTTAACGTATATTATCTATGAAACGTGTGATGATTTCACAACTAATAGCTGGGGTAAAAGTGCTGACCATCTTATAGCTGACGGGTCTTGGTATGCAGATACTTTATATGGGGATGGTTATAGGTTTGTGTGGAAGGGCATTTCAGCGATAGATCCTGCGTTAGTCACTCGAAGACTTGAGTTCGAAATTACCCTTGGTTCTGATACGTCTAGCGAGATTTTCATAGGAATGAATACGAACACGGCTGGGTCGGCGGCTAGTTCCTACCTACAGAGAATAGGATTAGCAATAAACAAAGCAAACAATGGCGCTCAGATGTTCTACGGACCGGGCGCCTTCTTCTCTAACCTTGTCCCCACGCTAGGCGGGGCTTCCCTGAGGTCAAATGGGCTCTATACCGGAGTTTTTGAATTTAAATCTGATGGAAAATTATACGTTAGCCTAACCGATCTTTATGATAACAGCGTTTACTCCTGGGTTTCTCCAATAACTCAGACGTTCAACAATATCGAAATCTACTTCGGGGAACGTCCGAGTGTACTGGAGTACGACGAGGAGCTTGAAGAGGATGTTCGAGTCTACACTGGAGGACACAGCCAGTTAACATGGTTAGGATTCAGGTAGTGCTCAATGGGGTGTACATAATATGATTAACACTGATTTATCGACAGTTAAATTTACAGGTCGCTGGCATACTGAACTACTCAATTCAGAGTTGGTACATATCTGTTTTTCTAGTGGAAACAGTATATACTTCAAGGTTTCGAATACCTCCACCGTAGGGTTGTCTTTTAACCCTATTGAAGATACCAACGGTGGTGGGAGTATGATCTTTGAATACTCAGTAGATGGTGGGAGTTTTGTCAGGACCGGTGAAATCACAGAAACTCCGGTCGTCCTCGTAAGTGGTCTATCCGCAAATGAGCATACCATTGAAATCGTATTTAATATTCCATATTATTACAATGCATGGTCCGCTCATCTCGGAGCACAGTTAAAGGGAATCTTGGTTGATGATGGCGGCCTTTTGCTACAGTGGAACAGGCAGTGGAGTGGCAAAGCGTTGTGGATCGGGGATTCTATTATAGAGGGCGAGCAATCGATTGCCGCAGGTGATTTAAGCAATCTCAAGAAAGGTTCTCGCGAAACATACGGTTGGCAAGTTAGCCGTAATCATAATATGGAATACCACACCTGGGCGTTCGGTGGCATGGGCATGACGCAGTGGTATCCTCACAATCAAGGGGTTGGCGGACCCCGATTAATGCCTATCCTTCCCAATAACTTCGGATACAAGATGTCGGGCGTAGTTGCCGACGATGATCCTGTGTTTGATTGGGTTGTCATTGAGGTTGGAGTAAACGACTACGACGCAAGCACGTCTCTTTTTGCCTCCACCTACCAGACATTTATAAACACAATCAAGGCTAAGTGGCCGAACGCAATGATATATTGCATTGGACCCATGCCTATTCCGATGTTCTTAACACAAGCGGCAAATATCCAATCGCTAGCTCAGTCCAATGGCCTTGTATGGATAGACGCCACCAGTTGGGATTCACTAATTAACGGACACTTACACCCCTTGGCAGCAGAACACGCAGCTATTGCCTCTGCTATATCCCCACTATTTGTCGCTCCAGCTACGTTATCTCCAATTACTGCGGTAGGCTCAGTAACTTCTTTAGGGGCGACGTTTACTAGATACACATCTGCGTCATTATCTTCTGTTCAAGCTAATGGACAATTGACTCCAATAGCTGCTGAACACACACGATACGCTACCGCTTCACTATCTGAAAGCAAGGCACAAGGTCAATGCACGCCTATAACTGCCGACTATTCACGGTTTATCACCGCTGAAGTCTACAGTTCTAACGCGGAGGGTAGAGCAAGCCCCTTGGTTGCTGGTTTCGCCTGCTACGTGACAGCCACACTGGGGGAGGCTTTAGCTGAGGGAATAAATACCTCCTTAACTGCTCATCATGGCGGTTACACCACAGCAAGCTTAGGTACAGCTTCAGCAGAAGGGGGCTTATCTCCCATTACTTCCGTAGCAACAAATACAATCGCACCGTTTGCGGCCATCAAAGGCCCGAACGGATTAACTTACAAAATGTATATCAAAGGCTCTCAAACAGGGCTAAAAGTAAAAGGAGAATAACAACATGGCATCTACCATCGCAGAACTCGCAGCAGGACAAGCAATCATGACCGACAAGTGTGTGGATGAATTTGTGGAGGGGCAGTTCGCCGCCGCAGGCATCGCCGCAGCAGGGCGCTACAAGCTGGTCCTGCTCAACCTTTCCCTGGGGGCCGCAACCCTCACCGCCGCCGGTACGGACTTCTGGGACGATCTGACCGCTTGCGAAATCGCTACCGCTGGCGGGTACACCAAGGGAACTGGCATTACTCTTACCGGTGCAAACATCGCCGCTATCACCAGAGGCAAGGCTGTTGACTTCGCCCCCATCTCCCTGGACAACCAAGAATGGAATGCCGACGCCTACGCCATCGTGCGGGCTACTGGCACCCTCTCCACTTCCCCGGTCCTCGGCCTCGGCAAGTTCGACGTGATGAAATCCCCGGCAGGGACCGGAGTTGGCAACTTCACCATCCCCACTCTCGTTAACCCGATCAAGTTCACGGCGGGTGCAGCGGCATAACCCCTACCCCCACGCCCCTCTGAATTTTGGAGGGGTGTGGGGTAAATTATTATAAATAAAACAAATTAATCAATTCGTCCTTGGGGTTTTAAAATGGCTAAATGTTTAATAGAGTTTGCACCTTCAATTATTGGTAAAATTATTGATGATTTTGAGTGGGATTACTCTAACAAATTCTCCGATGGGTCTGTTGTATCGACCAGTGGGTCTACTTTACAGGAATTGGGTAATGGGTGTTATTTGATTGATAATCCAAACGTGACAGAAGATACTTTGTTTCGCATTCATTTAACAACAGATGTGAACATTTACACCACTGGAACGATAACTTTGTCTGATGGTAATATTGCTAGACAATCTACTCTCAACAATATTCCAGAAGAAATGTGGTTGTATACTTCTAGATCATTGACAGATAAATCTAACTTTTCTGGTATAGCAACCAATATGGTTAACGCACCAGATAACAATAACATAAGTGTAATATTATCGACTCTCCAAGATGCATCGTATGGTCTTGATTCACTACTAACAGCAATCAATACTAGATTATCAAGTGCATCATACGATGCACCAAACAATGCAGATATCATATCTATAAAAAATGATATTAGAAGTACATCTTTTGGTTTAAATGCTTTACTGGCCATCATCAATACTAAATTATCCACAAATGATTATGTCGCACCGGACAATACTTCAATTGCCACAATTAAAAACAAAACTAATCTATTAAATTTTACCGACAATAAAGTTGACGCAAACGCAACAATAAATTTAGATTTAACACCGTTGGCAACAACACAACAATTAAATCAAACAACCACCACCATTTTAGAAAACTTGGGTGTCTTTGTAGATGGAAGTGTACCTATAAGCCACGATTTTCCAACTCAAGATAATTTGCGGTATGTTGATGAAACTGGAAGTGGAATTGATAATGCTTCTATTGTGGTCTATTTAAAAGAAGATTATGTGTTAAATAAAAAATCTAAAACTTTCATAAAAGGTTCATCATCTACTAGATCAGATGGTAGATGGAGTTCACCGATTTATCTTGATAGTGGAATGATATATGTTGTTGAATTTTACAAACAAGGTGAATATACAATTTCATCAAAAGAAATTACAACTTAAAGAGGTACAAACAATGGAAACAATTTATTCTTTATTCAGAAAAATCATTTTTGCAAACGAACTAGACAGTAACACAAAATTCATTTATAGGTTCAGTGATCCAGATGGTATTAGATCGGGAAAATCTGGTTGGTCTTTTGGTGTATGTCAGTTTGATACGAAAAATAATGATGCGGCATTACGTTGTCTTTCTGATTGTGGATTCACTCCTACTGAAATAAAAGGAATTGTAAATCAAACTATTGAAGACGTCAAACAATTCAGTCCTAGATTAGCAGCAAAAGCAGACATCATTGCAATCTACGATGAAAAACAATTGGCATATTGTGTAGATAAAGCCAAAAATTTTAATGCCAAATATGGAATTAAAGTGGCCGACGATGCTGCACTCTTGGCTGAAGCAGATTATGTCAATCAATATGGTAGTCAGGGCGAAGGTTCTGCTGCATACTATAAAAAATTAAATAGGCCCATAACAGCAAAGGATGTTCTCAATTTCAAATTGACACAAACGAAATATGGCAAAGAACATCCGTCCGATTGCAAACGTAGATATAATAATCTGGTTGCGGTAATGTCGAAGAAGGTGGATTGAATGAGCGATAATTGTCAACCGTGGGTATTGTCTGATGAAGAACATAATCTATGGAAAATATGTGTCGAATTGTGTGAATTAAGTTATGATGATACAAATCCAAATTTTATTAATAAACATCATAAAAGGTTTGGTTTAATTAAAAAGGACAATAAAAACTTTTTGGTATTCAGAGGCACGGCCAATTTTCAAAATGTTTTAACGGATATTAACATTTTTCCTTCTAAATCTAAATGTGGTTATTTGATTCATAAAGGTTTCGGTGAGGCAGAAGAAGATTTATTTGCTGATGTTGTCGATTTGATTAAGGGACAGGAACATATACCATTATACATCACTGGTCATTCGTTGGGTGGTGCATTAGCTCTTTTGTTTGCGGAATATTTTAAAGTGCCCACAATAACATTTGGATGTCCCAAAGTCCATTTTAGATTCGGTTCTTCACCCAATGTAAATCACACTCGCATTGTATGTGATGACGATCCTGTTCCTATGTTACTTAAAATTTTATTTATCCACAAATCTGATGATAGAGTTTTGTGTGATCATGATGGAGAAATTGTAAATAGTAAAGATCACGGAATTGCGGTTTATAAAAAAAGAATTTATGAAATTTAAAGGAGAGATTTATGAAAATAGATTTAAAGAATTTTTTTAGAGATCCCAAATCAACGACTAGTGGCATTGGTGCCTTGGGTGCTGCTGCTCTAATGGGTTATGGAATGTATACCGGAACAACTCCAATCAATCAAGAATCCATTGCTATTACTATTGGTCTGATATCTGCCGGTGTTGCTGGTGTTGTTTCTAAAGATTCATCTAGCTACAAATCTGACGCCATAACGATCATAAACCATTATACCAATTTAAAAGATAAGACCGCCAAATTGAATGAAGAACTGGCAGAAGTAAATAAAATCATCAACGAAAATAAAGGAATCTAACATGCCAGTTACAGGTTCGCCAATTATAATTCCACCGTCGTTGTCTGGTTATTCCCCATATATTAAAACCAAGGCAGATTTGAAGCGATACATTTGGAGGAAATTGGGTGGAGAAGCCGTCAATCTGGAATTGACGGATGATAACCTGAATGATGCTATCGATGATGCTTTAGAATTATTCATGAGATATGCTTATGATGGTATGGTTGAGCGGTATGTTCCATTAGAAATTGTTGCGGGAACACAAAGTTATAAATTACCTTATGAGACATTTGCAATCTTGGGTGTTCATATGATGGGTGTCGATGGGGGGATTATTGGTGGTGTACCTTCCAATATGTTTTCCATGAACCAATTTGTCGCCAGTGACTTGTATCGTGGTGGAAAAATTGATTTGCTCACATATGAATTGGTCAATAATATGTTAAGTACCATCGATGTTATATTTGGTAAAAAGGTTTCTTATGAGTTCAATTCAATTTCCAGAACATTAACACTTTTCGAACCACCGACAATAAGCAGCACAGCGTTGGTTCACACTTATCTGAGGAACGTTCCCACCTACGATGAATCGGGAAACGAATCATCGAATATTTACTCAGAAGGTTGGGTAAGAGGTTATTCGGTAGCTAAAGCAAAATATCAATGGGCGACAAATTTAATGAAATATGCTGGTAGCACACTTCCCGGTGGGGTTGTTTTGGATGTTCCTACTATTCTGGCTGAAGCTAAAGAAAGTATGGAAAAACTAGAAACAGAATTAAGAGAAACGATGGAAATTCCTGTATCATTCTTGGTGGGTTGAGATGGATTTATTAAGAACAGAAAAAAGAAAAAAGTGGAAAGAATTTGTCGATAAATTGTCTTTGATTGAAACACAAAATGATCTTAGGTCTCTATTTAGAACCTATATGATAAATGATGATGGAAGAATAAATAGCAATATTTCAAGAACCTTGCCCGATAAATTTTATCAAATGATGTTGATAGGTAGAGAAAAATTACCCGATTCATCTACTTTCAATGAAAAAATGTTTTGGTTTATGAACGATATTTATGATTATCCAATTTGTCCAACGTGTAATCAACATAATAAAAAACACTTTTTTGATTATAAGAACGGGTATTCGACTTATTGTTCTTATGGATGTTCGGCAAATAATATGATAGTCAAGAATAAAAAGGAAGACTCTAATTTAAAAAATCATGGTGGAAAATGGAACTTACAGAATGATGTTTTTATAAAAGAAAGTTCAGATAAAAAACTTAAAAAATATGGTTCTGTTAATAATATTAAAAAGTGTCAACTAACTACATTTAAAAATCATGGTGTTTTTTTTAATTCTCAAATAGAAGGAATGGTAGATCGAAAAAGAAAAACATGTATGGATCGTTATGGTGTCGATTGTTTTTTCAAGACCACAGAATATAGATCATATATAAGCAATTTACAAAAAACAAAACCACAGGGGTGTATCAATAGACATACTATGATGAAATTATATGGTGTCGAATATACCATGCAAATTCCCGAAATTCATGCAAAAACACAATCACACCGATGGAAAGAATATGTACTTCCGTCAGGTACAATTATCAAAATACAAGGGTATGAAAATAAAGCTTTAGATGAATTATTATTGAAATATAATGAAGAAGATATAATTACATCAAGAAAGGATATGCCCTCTTTTTGGTATATATTAGATCAAAAACATCATAGATATTACCCCGACATTTACATACCATCGGAAAATTTAATAATAGAAGTGAAATCCAATTATACTTATTCCTGTGATATTGAAAAAAATAAAGCTAAATTTAAAAGGGTGAGGGATTTAGGATTCAATTTTAAATTGATGGTTTATACCTCGACAAGTTTGATTGCGGAGGTAATTAATGAATCCTAAAATACCCCAATTTTTCAATAACCCCAACGATGGTCAATTTAGATTTACCAGAAACTTCAATGTAAATGAGTTAGGAGAAGCCAATTTGTATTCGAATATATGGAATGAATCAAATTGTCTTCATGGTGTAGAAGTATTCTATATTGAGAGAGATCTTGGTGAAGCAGAACCAATCTTTGGGGAATATCTTACATCTAAGCTTCAGACCGCAACCAGAATGTTTTTACAAGCAGACAACTTGAATAATAATGGTGGTTGGCAGAATGCGGATATATATTCTAAGTTGGGTTTGGGAACCACAGATGAAGAAACATTCACATGCCCAAAGATAACCTTCTCGCAAGCGAAAACGAATCCTGATCCGTCCACCAATGAAACCCAACCCTATCTACCCTTCTATCCTAAACAGGGGGATTTGGTGTATCATGTGAACAGCAAGAAGCTATTTGAAGTGAGTCATGTGGAAGATGAAGTTGCTTTGGGATATATCTTTGGGAATAGGAATGCTTATCAATTAAAATGTAAGGTTTATATGTACGACCATTCCGAAGTATCAACAGATGTTTCAATGCCATCCGAATTACAAGCATTAGAGTTAATTAAAACCATCAACCAACAGATTTATGATGTGGAGACTCAGGAGAAAACAGCATACAACGATCCAATTTCCACAGAAGCAGAATCGGTGGTGGATGATACCGAAGAAGATGCTTTATTTTAAATAAGAAAAGGCTTAGAGGAAACTCTAAGCCTTTTCTTATTACATGGTAGATGTGATGATGGTGTCTCTGCTGTAAATAGGAATGATACCCAGCAACCACCACGTTTCTCGTATCACAACTTCCCAATGGTTGAGTGATGAAGTTTTGCTCTTTTTGTGGTTTGGTTTATAAGAGTTGACCTGTCTCTTATACCTGCGCTGAGTTTTCTGGATCATTTATACTCCTTCTTAATTAGTTATTTGGTTCGAATTTAAAATATCTTACCACCATTCTCTTTTAAAGTCAACAAAATTATCATAAATAAAAGAAAAATATGTGGAGTGAATCCCTTGGCAATAACACACCAATTTATAACTAAAAAAATCATTGTTGGATTTCTCAAATTTTTGGACGATCATATCCGTTTGGAAAAGCTTTCATGGGACACCGACGCTCAAACTTACGCGACCCGAAAAGTATTACAGGTTCCAATTCAATTTGGTGTTCATGACAAATATTATACTATTGTTAATTCATCTTCTGCTAGGAAAACCTTTCCACCCGAAGATTCACAGGCACCAGTAGAAATGCAACGCATTGTTCCTAGAATTGGTGTGAGTCTAACCGGCATTTTATATGATACCGATAGGCACATGAATAAGCTCAACCGAATTGAGGCGGGGAATGATTATACTATAGCTCCGGTCCCATACAACTTGGAAATGGAAGTTTCAATCATCACAAAGTCATTGGACGATACTTTACAGTTAATGGAGACTTTGATTCCTTATTTCTCCCCCACACTATCTTTAGATTTAAACTTGTTTGGTGAATCAGAATCGGTTCCGATTGGCCTTAATACTATTAGTTTTGATTGGCCTACTGAACTTACTGAAACCGATGAAAGGTTTTTTACTACTTCATATTATTTTACAATAAGAGCCAACTACCATCTTCAGAAAAAAACTGGCAAACGAATCGAAACTGTTGAAGTTAATTGCAAGGATTATACTAATACTCTTTGGGAAAAATATACAGCAACAGCAAAAACACCATTGCCGTCTGATTATCCCGATACTCCCAAAGAGGACATTCCGGTTATTGAAAATATTATTAATAATCTGGTTGGTAATTCTTCTGACATCTTTGTTACATACGATGATGGGAATGTTGCAACATACGACGATGACAGTTCTATAACGGAGGGTTAAATGAAAAAAGAAGGTTGGGTGATAGTTAGTTTCTTTTTGTTAATAACAATTGGTGCTTTTGCTGCTGATATTTCCCATACACCACTCGTAGTGGGTCCACTTAGATCTACCGACAAAGTGCCAATGGGTAGACCTTCAGACAATTCATTGGATGGAAAGGGTGTAGCATATACTATAAATATGAATCAAATTTTATCTTATATACAGAATAATTATCAAGGTCAAACGGGAACCACACCAACAATCGCTGTTGGAAGTGTGACAACTGGTGCGGCGGGTAGTGATGCTCAGTTTACTAATGTTGGTACACCGACAGCAGCAATTTTCGATGTTAGAATTCCTAAAGGTGATAAGGGGGATACCGGAAATGCTGGCGCAACCGGAATTCAAGGTGAACAGGGTTTACAAGGAATTCAAGGTTTAAAAGGTGATACCGGTGAACAGGGTTTACAAGGAATTCAAGGTGAACAGGGTTTACAAGGAATTCAAGGTGAACAGGGTTTACAAGGAATTCAAGGTTTAAAAGGTGATACCGGTGAACAGGGTTTACAAGGAATTCAAGGTGAACAGGGTCCAGCAGGAGCAGATGGAACGGGTAATATAGCTTTTGATCGCATGACTTCTGCACTCAAAGATAATGAAATAGTTAGTAAGGGGTTTATAACAAATACTCCCAATGGTGAACATATGGGCGATTTTTCTAATGGAAATGTTCCTTATACTGGACCCAGATCTAAAGGTGTTATTTTTCACAATATGACCACAATTAATTATTGTGAGACTGATAACAATTGTAGACGTATTGGTTCTTCTAGTGCTGGTGGTGCTTCCTCTCTCTCTGAACTCTCCGACTGGCCCCCTAACGTTAGTGCTACTGAGGCTGGATATTTGAATGGAGTAACATCAAGTATCCAGGATCAAATAAATCTTCTTGTGAGTAACTCTGGTTTAGTTCCGACTCCTTTCACCGATGCTTTCATTCGATCCGGATTTGCTTTTATTCCGGCTTCTTCCTCTACTCAAACTTTTGAGGACTACACAGAAGGAATAAGCACAGTTAGTGTTTTTGGAAATTATTCTATTGCCCTAGTAGCTGCTACTAGTGGTGGTTTTACTGTGATGAAATCCACCACTCCTTTTGAAAACTACACCGCTACTAGAATTAAACTCCTTGCCGGAACAGTAGCAAAAATCACGACATTAAATAGTATCCACTATGTAACGGCTAATCAAGATCCTATTTGGGTTGAAACCCCTTCGGAACCTGAAGAACCTACAGATACTACTCCGGATGCTTTTAACTTTACAGATCAAACGAACGTGGCTTTGTCTACTCTTATAACCTCTACAGGTATAGCTGTTGCAGGGGTAAATAGTCCTGCAACAATAACAGTTAGTGGGGGGCTTATGATATAAACAGCAGTGGCAGTTTTGTAACTAGCAGTGGTTCAGTTTCCAATGGAGATACTGTAAGAGCACAACATACATCTAGTAGCAGTAATTCAACGGCTACAAATACTGTTATAACTATTGGTGGAGTAAGCGATACATTTACCTCTACAACTTTAGCGGCTAGTGGGGCTTGGTACTATCCCACGGCTATGACTTCTAGTAGTTTTACCACCAACGATTCTTGGGGGGCTACCCATACTGCCGGTTCTCCAATCGTAGCAGGAGCAACAGGGAATGTTACTAAACTATCTGTTAACATGGTAACAAACTCTGCATCTTGTGAAATTGCACTTTATGACGGAGCTACTTCTGATTCTACCAGGCTTTCTACTGGTAATGCTTTTACCTCTACAGTAGGCTGGAATGATGTTACTATTAGTAACTACGGCGTTACTTCCGGAACTACTTATCATGTAATGGTCGAATGCAGTGCTACTTGGGCTACTGAATCTCATAGCGGTTCAGCATTAGGGGTTTTTGCAGATAGTGCTTTTGCTTCTTTTCCCCCGACCACTTTGACTCTTCAAAGCAACTCTCCGTTAACTACTGGGGTTAGATTATGGATAGAATAACTGCTCTCTTCTTTGTTTGGTTATTACTCCCGACTACAACTTTTGCGGCCGATGTTTATATGTCCACAACAGGGACAAAAACTAGCGGCAAATCTATTGCTGGCAATTGGACAAATGCTAATTGTTATAACAACCTTCAGGCTGCTATGAGTGCTATGTCCAGCGGGGATGTGCTTACAATTGATGATGGGATTTATAACAAAGCTACGGATGTAATACAAACTACAGATAAACCGCCTAACGGCCCTGGGACAGGAGAAGGAGACGCAAAGTATACAATAGTCAAAGCTCGTAATATTCCTTGTCAGAATGGAGTTGCTTGCGCACAACCGTTAAAAGTAATCTTTGGTACTCCGGGGAGTGCCACTGAAACTGGCATTTGGCAAGGTAGCAAAGTTTCTTCCAGTTACGTAAAATTTGAGGGTCTTTGGTTTAAACAAACGCAAAATATATGGGGGCCGACTCATTGGTATTTCAAACAATGCGCAGTACAGGGAGATAAGGACGGGAATAATCCTGGTATTTCTGTAGATGAAACGGATTATACAATTTTTGAGGATTTTATTATTAATGGAAAAGGCCGATTTAACATGGTATGGTTCGATGATTCTTATACGGGCAAAAATACCCATTCTGTATGCAGAAGATGTATTGCTAGGCAAGATTATGTAGACGCCGGGTATAATGATCCTATAGGCGGATTTGTTATCTATCATCACCACGGAGTTGCGCTTTTAAATAGCATTGTTATAGACGGAGATCCTAACTACTGGGTAACTGGTTCTGCTATTCAAGCTGCTTTTTCTGAAGAAAATAATGAAGATAATCAAGAGTTTACTATTCAAGGAAGTCTTGCTATTAATGACGGAAAGTCCTTGGTCTTTAGCCAGCATAACGGGGCGACTGGGATAAATCTTATTGACGTAGCAGGGATTAATATCGGGGGTGGTGTTTTGTATTCCGGCACTAGTTCTAACCGAGTCACAATGGCACATATCCGGCCAGATAATTTCACCTATCAGACTAATGGGACAACTTTTGTAAATCTAAGTACCGATTTATGCGGTGCAGACGGATGTGGATGGGGTTATTATAGCGGGGGGAGTCCACAACAATCTATAAATGATTCTATTATTGTAGATACCGGAACAGCCGTTGCTCAATTTTCAGCTCCGAATTTTACAGGGAATAATTTAAATTACTATAACACCAGTCTTGGAACCTATGCCGGGACAAAAATAACAACAAATCCATTTACAAACGGTTTACTTTATCCGGTTAGAATTGAAACAGGTTCTCCTCTTGCTACGGCTGGAAATGGCGGGCAGGTAGGAGCTAATATTTTACAGAAATTAGGCATTGATGGAACAGAATATGGCAGTACTGATTGGAATACGCCACAAGGGAATTTATGGCCTTGGCCTTTAGAAGAATGGGTAAAAGCTCAAATGGCGGCAGCAGATACAGTTATTGGTGGGGATGCAATGCCAGCACCAACTAGGGGTTTTGCTTCGGCTACTGCAAAACGGCTCGATGGTATAAACCCCGTTACGCTAACCTCCTATATTTGGGAGTCTTTGGGAAATCAGATTCCTCCTGAGATTTATGGAGGTTCGGCCCCCCCAACCAGCACTGCCCACCGTGCTAAATTTAAATGTTTCATTCGTTAGAAGGAAAAAATGAAACTATTTTATAACCTGATTCTGGCGCTCTGCCTCACCACCTTAAGGACGGTTAAATGAAAAACGAAAAATTACAAAGACTAGAAGAGAAGTTTTCTCTTGCTCAAACTCTGGTTGAAGACCTTTCAGAACTGGTGGACGATTTTTCCACGGACGATCTTCTTCCCGCTCCTTATGAAACAGGTGGAGAGTTGGTGGAATATAAACCCAACGAATCTATTTTAGATTTAAATCAACTTAAAATGGATTTTCAGATAGTCAGACAGAACATCATGAAGGTTGTCAACGCCGGAAATAGGATTTTGGATGGTGTGAGTGTGGTAGAATTGGACGATCTGAAACCAAGTCACCTTATGGCACTGGCTCAATTACAAACTGCTTTAGGAAGTAACATTCAATTGTTGCTTTCAAGTTATAAAGATATAGCAGCAATCGAGAAATCAAGACAACAACCAGCACCAAAAGGGACACCCAAAGATGTCCCTAATGTAAATGGAGATTTGAACCAGACCATCAATGTTTTTTCAGGATCGACAGCCGATCTGTTGAGTATTATCCAAGGTCAGGGCAATGGAAAGATAGTTGATGTTAGTAGTATTCCAGAGTCTTGACATTAAAGAATTTTTGATAACGTTTTCTTGCCTCTATATAACACATTGCTAAACAATTATTTCTCAAAACTTCTTTTATTGCTGTATCACTGAAATATTTAATACTCATGAATTCTCTGCTACCAATCATCATTTCATATACTTTCTGAAATGTTAGATTGGTAGTAGTTTTCATGGGTTGGTGGGTGTTATCCACCACACACTTCAAGAAAAACAAAAATTCTTCATGTGACATATCTTGAAATTTCATTCCCCTTCCTCCTAAAAAATTAATATAAATAATATTACCACAACTCTAATTTAATGTCAAGGTAAATCATGATCCCATTTAAAAATTATATCAACGAAGCGAAACAGGTTGGAATTGTTTACCATTTTACCACCATTTTAAATGGTAAATCAATTTTGGAAGATAATAGTTTAAAATCAATTGATTTATTATCATATAATTCTGTGTTAAGTGGTGCATCAATATCCGTAACCAGAGATAAAAACTTTCATCGAAGAGTTCATGGGACTGGTGTACCATCCGATATTAGAATTGCTCTGGATGGTAATAAACTTTCTCACAAATATAAGATAGTACCTTTTCATGATTTTAAATATTTTGGGTTTAAATCTGCTCAAGATAGAATTGATGAAATGGAAGAACGAATTTTATCTACCAGTATCGAAAACCTGAGTGATTATATTGTAGAAATTATGTTTAAACCAAATATAGATCATATACATATTCACCAAGACGCAAAAGTAATTAAAGAGTGGTGTGATGAAAGGAATATACCATTAGTTGATCGTATTGGTGATAAATTGATGTTAGAAGCCATAAAACTTTCTACTTACCGTAATGCGATGCACATGCCGATTAAGAAAGGTTCAAATAGAAAAGTGATAGATGGTGCAAATGAAGACATCTATGGTAGAACATGGTGGAAAAGTATTTCTGAGGATTATAAACATCGGTATAAAGAATGGTTCGATGGTAAGTGGCGCAAGTTCCTTCCGATTAATAAGGATTTAAGTTCTGATCTTTATGTTGAGATTGATGATAAGCTAAGTGAATTTGATTATAAGATAGTAGATTGGAAAGCTGGTCTAGCTCAGGCTACTAATTCTTCTAGACAGATGCGCATCGGGAAACTATTACAGTCTAAAGGTGAATCTGATTTACTTCAAAAATTCAATGAACGTTTCAGGGGTAAAGTCGCAGATGATAACACGGACAAATATGAAGTAGTAATTAGCCGACACCCATATGATATATTAGGGCAATCGTATGATAAAGAATGGCACAGTTGTAAGAATCTGGAAGATGGGAGTAACCGCCATTATCTACCAACCGAGATTAATGAGGGGTGTTTGGTTGCTTATGTAATCAATAAAAAAATAAATGAAGTAGGAAAAATTAGTGATTCAATGAAAGAAAATTTATTTTTTGAAATATTAGGACTCCAAGATGCTAAAACAAAAATTACATTAAATTGGAAATCTTATTTTAAGGACGAATTTTTATCTATTTTTCCATTAATTGATATTAAAAAAGAGTATCCAAAACTATACGAAGAATATGGTCTACAAAAAAATCCAACAAGTAAAGATCCACTAAAAGATCCAATTGCTCGTTACCTCATTATCCCATATTACAATGAGGATAATCCCGACGATACATTCCTTTATGTTTCTGAATCAGTTTATGGAAGACATATAGAAGGATTTAGAGAGACTGTTCAGCAATGGTTGGATTCTAAACAGGGCAAGAAGGAAGGTATCTACTGTCTGAACACGAAACAAATTTATCAGGATAATAATGATTCCAAAATTTCTAAAATAGATTATAATAAGATCGGACCAGAACTCATTACTAAAGATCCCAACGAATTTTACAAAATATTTGTCAATATGCAACCAGATTCTCCCGAAGGGAAAAAACTGACTAAAGTATTGAACCAATATCTTCTTGGTGTGAAAGATTTAAATAAACTTCCATCTCCCATCGGAACTTTAGTATCTTATCCACAGGTAAAAATCTTGCCGATAGTGACGGAACACTTTTTTAAATTATACGAGGCCGAATTGAAACGTCCCGTTGATATGGAAAACCACATTTATATGGTATTAGATGAATTGAAATTCTCGGACAGAGTTACAAAGAATGTGTTATTCTATCCTATGTGGGATGTTCTGATGAGTTATTTCAGAAGAATTTTTGAGACATCAGACCAATTTTTGGAACTGATGGGTTTGTTTAAAGAAGCAATCACAAAACAACAAATGGCAAGGAAAGAAATTATATTCTTCGAAGAAGACAGTAAACCACCACTGATGTTGGTGACAGACGTGATTGAAAAGAATAACAATGCGTTGGAAGGTAAGGATGAAAATTCCGTAGTGACAATCGAAAACATTATGACACTTGCCAACTTCTACGAATATAGAAATGAATATTATACATTCGAAGAGGCAGACAATTTCTGTTTCAATTTTAACGCCGGTGGTTTTACTGATTGGAGATTACCATCGGTGAAAGAATGTCAGATGTTATATCAACATAAAAATAAACTCAGGAACTTAAACTTAGATATGTTTTGTTGGTGTGATGATCCTGAACTAAAAAATGGTGATTTTAATCGGGTTAGGTTTGTTTTCAGTTTTAAAAATGGAGAGGTTGATGCAAGGTCAGTAAAGTTCAACGCCAACTGGTGTATTCCGGTTCGCTCTATTTAGTTTTTATAAATAAAATAAAACTTATATAAGGATATCATACATGAGAAAAATAGAAATGATGTTAGAGCAATTGGAGCAAAATTTTCTTAAAGAATCTGCATTATCATCTTCTGCCGATTCATCCGTTTTTGCTCAACTGATTTTACCTCTACTCAAAAAGATATATCTGGACTCTTTAATCAGTCAAGTCGCAGATGTTCAACCACTGAAAGGACCGGTCGGTAAAATTGCTAGTCTCTTTTCTACTTATTCTGGTTCGGGTTCAAGTGCAGAAACCAATACTCATCCTGATTCATCCTTCCTAATTGTAGTGGAAGAAGATGTGAGCAGTATGAGTGTCGATGATGTATTGACTGCCGATTCCGATTCATCTGAATTTACCATTAGATTTATTGAAGGTAAGAAACTGTTGGTTGCCAGAACTTCCGGTGAGGGTGTTCCAGTCAAAGACGATACTTTCAATTCTGCCACATTCACCGCCTCATATGCAACATTTAACAGAGCAGCTATCAAAAAATTGTTTCATGGTTACTCTGGTACTACAGATGCCGATGGTAATTTTGTGGGCTATTCTAATGATGATAATACCCAAGTCAGGTTCATTGGTTTTGAAACTAGAACTGTTGATATTAAAGCCAAATCTAGGAAACTGAAATCCAAACTGTCTCAGGAACAACTTCAGGATTGGTTAGCAGTTTATAAGGAAAAGGGAATTGATTTAGTTTCCGAATCGATTGCCAACGAAATCAGACAGGAGATTGATAAGGAATTTATTTCTTATCTTAAATTTATCGCATCATATGTTGTTCTGCCCCCAACCAAAATTGATTTGAAGTCTTCAATTGCTGTTGGTGGTGGTGGATTAAAAGATGTCACTGATGATCTTGTGGTTAACATTTTCTTAGCTGGTGAGCAAATTGTTCGTGACACCAAACGTAACAGGACAATTTTTGTTCTTGCTGATCCGGTTACTTGTGCATTCCTTCAGACAAATGCTGTGGTGACTAAAGCATACTCGGATGAACAGAACCCCTATAAAGTAGGTACGGTTGGCACATATCCCCTCTACAGCGATTTGTTTTCTGATGTGGGGGAATACTTCATCTTAGTGGGATATCAGGGTGATAATGATGGTGACGGTGATACTGGTGTGGTTTATTCACCCTACAACACATCCATCCATCAAGTGACTGACACGAATCTGAAAGAGAACGTTCTTTACCTTGACCGCTACGCCATGACAAGACATCCACAGGATGTCGGTAATATAAACAAAGATAATATCTGGCATTCCGATAACGAAAGCAATTCTGACTTCTTTAAGATGATGTTGATTGATTATGGTACAACCGAATTGAAAAACTTTGCCAACATATCAATCCCTAATTTTAAATAAGAGAATTTATGATCACTTTTAAATCATTTTTGACAGAAGCACCAATCGATCCTTGGGATATTTCTTGGAAAAGAGATGCGTGGAGGATAATTCTTGATAGAACCCAAATTTATCTTCCACCTAGTCTCGTTAAGAAACACCTAATTGGAAAAGTGGTCACATCATTTCACTCAACTACCATAGACGGTTTGTATAAACTGAGGGCAATCCAACACACCAGAAAAACCGTTTCTTCATTCACCAAGATTGAAAGTCCGGCTAGTCTTTTTAGAACCTTTTCGGGCGATTATAAAGATGAACATAGTGGAATGGATGTTGTCGCTAAACTTCAAGGCACATTAATTTTTCCGGGGAATAGTGATATAGGATCAATTCCGGATCATAAAGGAATGAGAGGGGCGGGTATAGCTAATTTATCTTTATTCACAGATTTCAGAAGTGAAGTTACTAATATGTGTTTGGAAACATTCCGAGAAATAATGGGTGAACCTGCCACCAGTAGCTACCGCATCGAAGAGGAATTGAATAGCAGTATCAGTGTAAATGCAGTTAAGAGATATAAATTAAAAATCATTCAACTCTATCATAAAATGTTAGACGAATTTTTAAACGAAAACCGTGAAGAAATTTTCAACACACATTATGCGGAAGAACAGAAACATATTTTTTATAATGAATATCTCATTAGCAACTTCACCATAAAAGAAGTGATGTTGATATGCCCACAAAAAGAACGTGTCGATCATATCACGGAAGTAATAACAAAACTAGGCCAGCTTAAATTTGTTAATAAAGATAAATGGTTTCAAATTATGGATCAACACGACTACGATCGATATCAATTAAAAGAAATAATTTTACCTGATCTTATAGAGTTTATAAGTCATATACCAGAAAAGGAACAGTGGTAAATATGATTTCTTTCAAACAATACCTGACTGAAGCACCAATCGATCCTTGGGATATTTCGTGGAAGAAAACTTATCTTGAACATATCGTTAGACAAGACGGATATTTTTATCTTCCGCCCACAACAACCAAAAAAATATTGGGGGAAATGGAAATAGAAAGCTTTCATGGAACGACAATCAACGGTCTTAGAAATTTAAAAGCGATTCAGCATACTAGGAAAAGTGTCAGTTCTTTTACGTCATTGAGCCACCCTGCTAATATTATCGGTCAAACATTTTCAGGAAATTATAAAGAAGATGTGAGGGCTTATGATGTTTTATGTAAATTAAGTGGGGAACTTGTAGTTGCTGGTGATGATGATATTTATTCGGTTCCAGATGAAAAAGGAACCAGAGGAGTACATTTTTTATTTAATGGTCTGAATGTTAATTATCATTATCCAAAAAGTATTTTAATAGAAAATTTGTTTAAGCAATTTATAAACGACAACCCAACCCTTCAGTATATTAAAGTTTCCGAACATGGGGGTCTAAAATCTTCTTCAATAAGCAATTATAAAAGTCCGTGGGAAAATTATAAATTATTAAAAGAACTGAAAAAAGAAAATAATCAAACGTCCAGATTAATAAGCGCATTCTTTTATAAAATCCAACATGAGTTTTATATTTTTTGTAAGCAGTTCTTAATTGACAATAAAGAAGAAATTAAAGAAATATCGCGGAAATTCAAACACCAACAAAATGAATCGTATAATGAGGTTCTTATTGATAAATTTACCATCAAAGAAATCTTTATCATTAGCACTGATCCGTGGCGAAAAGATATGATTGAGGATGGTTTGACCAAACTCAACTATACAAACAAAACTGTAAACTTTGGTAAATGGGTAGATACTGTAGATGATATTGAAATAGATAGATAGATCCATTCAAAAACAAATGGTCAAAGACTTAGCCAATTTTATTGGTCATGAGGGGAGATAGATTAGTCTATCTCCCCAATCAGGTCGTATGGTGAAGTGAACCCTATCCCATCTTCTTCATAGAAATGCCCATCATCACCCTCATATAAATCATCGACTGCATGGAAACCAATTATTTCCACCACATCATCATTTTCACTTAGATACATATTTCCAATTTCGAGTTTCATATCATTTAACCCCAATCCCAAGTCTGTTAGATACATATTTCCAATTTCGAGTTTCATATCATTTAACCCCAATCCCAAGTCTGTTAGATTCTGATGCTGCGAATCTAATTGCCTTGGTCATGTCTTCAGCAAACTCAATGGCACCCATAATAGATACACTCCCCACACTTGACCAAGAAATTTCGACAGTAGGTTTATCTACTCCAAATGAACCTACATCTTCGGTCCATACTGTCACATACCCAAATTCCCTTTTCGAAAATGCCATTTTAGTTTCTCCTTATTTGAAATTATTATATTTTTCAGAAATCTCATCATATCCAAAACCAACACCTTCACGATATTCGACCAAATCGATTGCATCTTTGAGAAGCAATTCCATCCCATTTAGCTTGTCGATAAGTGCTTGAACAGTTTCGGGAGTGAAAGCGAATTTCCACTATAACCCTTTTGGCGTGCAGCAATTACATCTTCCTGAAGTTCTTCCAACGATACTTCAGGACCCATCACATAAATTTTCATAACTGACCCCTTGGTTTATTTTCTATATGGTGAGTATATAGGATTTTAGTTTGGTTGTCAAGATATAAATAACATTAGAAAATAATTAATTGAGGTTTTATGTATTTAAAAGATTTTGATGTAGATATTAATGGGAAAAAGATTCATTTTGAGCGGAACGTTAAGTTAAAACCAATTAACTGCGCTCTCCCTTGGACTAAAGAACATATTTTAGAATATAAGAAATGTAGTGAAGATTATAGATACTTCATTGAAAAATATTGTCGTGTTCTCACTGAAAAGGGAATGCAAATTGTTAAACTGCGAGATTATCAGAATAAAATTCTTGATGATTTTCATGAGTTTAGGTACAACTGCTTACTCGCACCACGTCAATGTGGCAAGACCACATCTGTCCAATTATATATTCTCTGGTTCATTTTATTCTCAGATCAAAAACAAGCGGCTATTCTCGCCAACAAAGGTAGGGTAGCTAGAAAAATTCTGAAGGATATAAAAAGAGCATACGAATACCTGCCCCATTTTCTTCAACAGGGTATTAAAGTGTGGAATGCTGGATATATTGAATTAGAGAATGGGTGTTCCATCATTGCAGATACAACATCTGCTTCTGGTCTTCGTTCCGAATCCATTAACATTCTTTACATGGATGAAATTGGATTAATCAGCCAAGATAAATTTTGGGAATTTTATGACAGTAACTTTCCAACTCTTTCATCATTTAAAGAATCTAAAATATTTCTTTCCTCTACTGCCAAAGGTTTGAATCATTGGTATAAAATTTGGACAGAGGCGATCCAAAAACGAAACGGTTATAATCCAATCCGAGTTTATTGGCAAGATGTGCCGGGACGTGATGAAGCTTGGAAAACTAATGAAATAGCCAAAACTTCTGAACTTAGTTTTGCACAGGAACAAGACTGTAGTTTCCTTGGGTCTGCACTAACTTTAATTAGTGGTAAGTACATTGCTAACCTCACATTTCAGGAACCTATTAAAATTCCAACCAATCTTAATGTTCATGAACGATATCACAAACATATTAAATTATATGAACTACCTAAACCTAAACATACATATGCCTTGGGGTTAGATTCTTCTGAGATGCAAGAAGATTCAACATCCGATTCGATATCACTTCAAATTTTGGATATCACAACATTTCCATTTGTTCAGGTTGGATGTATGTTGATCCGTGAGGGAATAAACTATTTAGAGGTTCCCGAACCAGTTGTTGAATTTGCTAAGTTTTATAACACTGGTTATATATTTGTAGAACAAAACTCAACGGGTCTTGAGATTGCAAATAAAATTGTCGATGAATTTGAATATGAAAATATTTTTTATCAGAAGGGCAATTTACCGGGATATAAAACTTCAAGAAAAACTAAAAAACTTGGATGTTCAAATTTAAAACTCTTAATAGAAAACCAAAGATTGATCATTAATGATTTTGATACCATTTCACAAATAGGAACTTTTATTAAATCTGGTACTTCTTATAAAGCAGATAAAACATATAAAGACGATGCTGTTATGGCGCTTATTGGTGCTATATTCTTCATGCAAGTTAAAGACTTCGAAGGATTTGATGAAGCCAATTTAGATTATGCTAAAGGTATTCTTCAAAGAACCCAAGAAGATAGTGAGTCACAAGAACCCACAATTTTGGTTGTGCTTCCTGAGATGGGCGATTATATGGATCAACCAACTGCACTCCCATCGGAATGGGCTTGGTTGTTTAATTAAACTTTTCTACCAGTATCATCACACCCTCTTATGACAACACGAACACACAGCAACACCAGTATCACGTTGAATTTCTAGTGCCTGTGCTGTTCGTTGTAATGCTGGTGGAAATGTGGAGTCATTAGCACATTTGCGCCACTGATCGATTGCGGTTTGGAAATCCATTCTTACTCTCCTTATTGAACATTAAAATCTGCTAAGGCTTTCTCTTTGGTCGAACCAACACCATACTGCATCACATCACCGTTTTTATTTACTAGTTTTACCCAAATCGCACGACCATCCTTTTCAAATATGAGTTTGAACATAACCTTTCTCCTTTGGTTTAGTTTAATCAATTCTACCCACTTCTCCACTGAAAGTCAAGTAATTAATTATTTATATTTCTCGACCCCTCATATTAAAAAACATAAATAATTATGAATTTTATAAATAAAGTAAAAATTCACCAGACTAACAAATTTTACAAATAAGGAGAAACACAAATGAAATTTACTGGCATCCCTAGTGTCACAGTCAATGAGAATAACTATTCTCAATATGTGATCAGTCCTCCGTCTGCATTGACTGGTTTTGTTGTTAGAGCAGATACCGGATATTGCAATAAAATTCTTCCGTTCACTTCCGAAGGGGATTTGCTTACTCTCTTAGGTAAACCGACAGCATACAACTACATCGATTGGTACAACTGCTGGAACTTCTCACAGTATGCTTCTTCCGGTTTCCTTGTGCGTCCGATGAACGCTACTGTCAAGAACGCTGGTGTTAAGATTACTGGTTCTACATTTGTCGCTGCTGATGCTGATAATATGTTCAACCCCGATGTCGCTGAACTGTCTTTACAGGATTCTGCACTGAATTCGACTGACAGACTTTCGTTCTTCAATCGTTACATCACTTCTAAACAGAACGTAGGTTTTTCGGTATGCTCTAGTTCTGCGACTTGGAACAACCCAATCGCCAACCAGTTCAATGGTGTTGTGAGTTATGATGGTACTACTGCCGCAACCACTAATGAAATTGGTGGTGCTAATTTAGCTTCCAACAAAATTCGTCTGAACTCCGGTAGCACTCTGGTCGTTGGTTCTAAGTTTAAAATCAACGGCAATAAGGTTGTCACTGTTAAACAGACCTACACGAATGGCGACATTCTTGTAAATACTTCCCTGACTAGGGGTGACATCGCAAAATATTATGGGTCGGTGAAAACTACCGGAAACGTTGATACCTCTGCTGCTTCCTTTACTGCCGTATTCGACTCGACTAAAAGATTTAACATCTCTCTGAATAATATTTTCTACATTGATGATGCTCTGTTTTATGTGACTGATATTTCAGCCGATGCTGATCCTGTTCTGACCTTCACCAAGATTGGAACATCGACTGGTAGTGCAGCTTACAGTTTAGTAGCCGGTGAACTCTATTCTAACACTGATTATTATTTCTTCAATCTGTCTTCTGATTATTTTGATGGGAATGATTACATTGTTCCTACCAGCACTTCTACCATCAAAGTCGAAGATGGTTTTAACATGCCTGTTGGTGGGTTTGTTAAGTTGCTCAATACCGCTGGAACTTATAGTGACCCCACAGACGTTCACGATGCTATGAATCCATTAGACGAAGGTAATTCTACCAACGTTGAAACCTTTCAGGTGATCGCTGTTGATACCATCAACAACACAATCACTTTGGATAGGGGAATCGGTGTGCTTGGTGATGGTACTACCAATGACGCCCAAATTTCCGTTTCTAACGCACTAATTAAGGACATTGCTACCAACCCTACCATCCTCCGTGGTATCAACCTTTATTCGACCGTTTTTGACGATTCTATCATCAAGAAAACTGCCACTACCTTGTTTGATGTGGAGACAGAGCAGAATGTGAACCTGTTTGAAGAATCATTAGTAACTTATAACCAACTGTTCGAATATGAGCCGGTGTGGGTGGATGATCAGTTTGTGGTTGTTACCCTTCAGAAAAATGCTTCGAATAAGTTTGAAATTGTAGATAAAACTTTAGCTTCCTATAATTCGGATGGTAGGGATCATCAGAACCACAACATCTTTGCTAACGAAGTTTTCTACTACAACTCCAAATTCGTTTACTGCAAAGTAACTGAAGACGAAACGTTAGCTAAAGTAGAAACCTCCAACATTTCCATTGTGGAATTTAAATCTGATTTGGGTACTGGAACCAATCAGGAAAATGTGGTGTATGGTAACGTCTACCCCATCGGGTTTAAAAATGGTAATGCTTTCTACAATCCGAATGGATATAGCAAAGCGGATATCATGAATGCTCAGAGTGCCTTTTCTGATGCTGATTCATTTGACATCAACCTCTTGGTTTCTCATGAACTGGATATTAATGGTATGTCTCTCATTGCTGAAGATCGTAAAGATTGTTTTGCAATTGTTGCACCGGGTTCTGACTTCATTAAATTGCTGGTGGGCAAATCTCCCAATGATGCTACCGGAAACTTCTTAAACTTCTTCGGTACTAAGACGGCTTATAATGGTAGCTCTGCTGCTGAAGCGTTCACCACGTTTGGAACATACTCGGAAATTCAGGGCAACTTGAAATACCAGTATGATAAATTTAATGATGTCAATCGTTGGATGTCTGTTGGTGGTGATATTGCTGGTCTTTATGCTCAGACCGGAGTTACCCATGATGATTGGTGGGCTGTTGCGGGTCTGGATAGAGGTAAGATTAAAAATTGCATCAAGCTTGCGTTCAACCCGAACAAAACCAACAAAGATGATCTGCATGATAACGCCATCAACCCGATCATCAACATTAATGGTGAAGGTGCTGCAATCAAATTCGGTAATAAAACCGCAACCAACAAACCTTCTGCCACTGATAGGTCCAACGTCCGTAGGTTGCTGCTGACAATTGAAAAGGCTGTTGCAACTGCTGTTAAGTTTGCAATATTCGATTTCAATGATGCATTCACCAGAGCCAGATTAGAGGGCATAGTGGAACCATTCTTGAGAACGGTCAAAGCTAGACGTGGTGTGGTGTTATATGACGTTACATGTGATGGTACTAATAATACCCCAGAGGTTATTGAGCGCAACGGTTTGGTTATGGATGTCGGAATTCTCCCTAACAAAACTGCGGAATACATCCAACTCAATATGAATATTTATGGGAACTCTGTAACATTTACCGAATCGGTCGGTAAAAAGGCGGCATAAAAAACAAGTATCTTCGTGTACTTACAAAAGGCTAGGTCATTTGACCTAGCCTTTTTTCGTTATATGGCGTTTTTTCCTTGACATAAATTTTGATATTGGTATGATCATAACTATCTGGAAAATAAAATGATTGAAAAATTAGACAAGTGGTAAAAATGGGAATGGACCACGAAAGGGGTGCAACTATGAAATATGATTAGTGTCTTCTATACTGGTTATTCTTCACAATTCTTTCAACCTTTTAAAAGGAGAACCAACAATGAAACTCAACGACATGATTTTTCTTGCAATGCAGGACATCAAAAATGCAGCAGCATCTTCCGGCCTGTCCATCAACGATAAAACTGTTGCAAACCTTTTAACCAAAGTTATCGAGGATCATAAGAATGGTGATGTGACTGTCAAATCCCTTTCCGACGAAATCAATGCGGGTTTCAAATTCGCATCGATCATCGAAAGCATAGGGGAAACCTCAGACACTCGCAAAGCCAAAACTGTTCCACAGGAAGGTAAGCGCCCCGTTGGTCGGCCCAAAAAACTGACCCAATCCGCACCCATCGTAACTCCTCCGTCTATTAAAAGGGGTGTTGGGCGACCCAAAAAGAACCCCGAGTTACAACAGGCAGCGAACTCTCGTTAAGAGATTTCAGTAAAGAGGGAGGTTCTATTTGGCCTCCCTCTTTTATTCATTTTCCGCCTCTCGCACTTCAATTTGAAATTGGGGTTTGCCATCAACGTGTACCACTTCAGTATTTCCTACCCCGATCTTGTCGATGATGGCCTTGAGTACATCGCTGGTTACATCCTGTTTGCCATCGGTGAAAGCGTTGCCCTTCTTGTTTAGCCGTCCTGCATAAATACGTTTGGAAAGTGCCGCTGTTGCTATCACGATGTTCTTCAATTACTTCCCTCCTTGGTTTTTATATTCAATCACCCCAATAACTCATTTCTTCATCAGCAGCTTCTTCCGGTGTAAAATCTTCATAAATTTCATCACCTTCTTCATATGCTGCTAAAGCACATTCCGCAGCAAATTCTTGGGAAACTTCGGCTCTTTCAACAAACCTCGCAGCACATCTTTCCAACCACTCTTTTCTTTCCATAGATATCCCCCAATTTTCATCCATCCTACATTGGTATATCTCCCAAGTCAATTAACTTTTTTAGAATTATAAATAAAAGAAAAGTTTGTCGATGTTAACATAAAGGAGAATATGAATGGCTGATAATATTAAATTAGATAGTTTTAAATCACAACTCAAATCGGGTTGCAGACCCAACCGATTCTGGGTAACAATCACCGGAAGACAGGGGGATGCTTCGTGGGCTGAACAACCCTTTTCATTTCTTGTTAAATCGTTCCCGATTCCTGATCGTTCAATTGGTGAAATCTCTGTTCCGTTTATGGGTCAGACCGCCAAAATTGCTGGTGATATGACAGTCTCAGATGTGACGATGGTTTGTCATATGGATCAAGATATGAGGATCAAAGAATATTTTGAAGTGTGGATGGAAAGTATTGCAATGATGGAAGGTACAGAAAATGTTCGCTCCGATCCTGACTTTTATAAAGCCTCTATTAATGTACAACAGTTGGGTAATGTGGGGGAAACTATTAAGGGTTGGAAATGTTTAGGTGCGTGGCCGAAACAAATGAACTCGATTGAACTTTCCCACGATTCTTCTGATACATTAGAAGATCTGAGTATTGATTTCTGTATTGATACTTGGGAAGTCGCTTAAAAACCAAAGAACCCCGATGATTGATTTCATCGGGGTTCTTTTTAATCTGTTTTCAAAACACTTTCCATCAGCTTCTCATATAAGGCATCCAATTTCTTTTCTCTCTCCGGTGGGTGGTTGAGGTCACAAATCGTATGAAATACCGCACCCCTCAACAACTCCAACTCTTCTTTCGTGAATTCCATACCTTCCTCCTTTTATTTAATGGGTGTTAATCCAAACCAGAAGAACCCTTGTTCGACAGACCCATCATCAAATCTAACTTTATAAAGTTCGGGATATGGACCCAAAACCACATACCCAATTGTATGTTCGGGTATTGAATAACGACCAATAATGGTGCCTTTCTTCGTACCTCTACTTGGGTCATAAATATCTATTTCTTGTTTTACCCTCTGGCCTTCTTCATAATGCCAATCCATACCTTCCTCCTCGGTGGTTTAATTTAAATATAATATACCAGACCCCACCATAAATGTCAAATATAAATAAATTGAAAGGGGTTCGATATGATTTCTATTAGATTAGATGATTTTAAAAGTAATATAGGTAAATTCTTGAGAGGCAATCGCTTCTCAATTTCCATCGATAATACACTCTTTGATGAGAGAGAATTCTATACCTGTAAGGGTAGTGCTATCCCCGGTAAGACATTCGGAGAAGTTGAACTTTGTTGGCAGGGTTACAAATATAAAATCTTAACTGATGTCCAATTTAATGATATCACATTCCATTTTTATAATACAATCGATCAGAATGGAATTGGTATTAGAGATAAATTTGAAACTTGGTTCAATATAATTTCGGGTGAAGATAATATTCAAACCCCCCACGACTTATATAAATCGACCGTTCATATTTCTCAGTTAGATAATTTGGGCAACACCGTAAAAACTTATGTTCTGTTATATGCCCACCCCAAAGAAATTTCTGAAATAGAACTGTCAATGGATAGTGCAGATCAGGTTGAAGAATTTACAGTCACCTTTTCTTTCACACGTTTTATTATCGAATAGAGGTTTATTATGGCAGGTAAACAATCTTTACTTAAAGTCTGTAACTTTAAAATGATCTTCCCCAAACAGCGGGAACTGACATTCTTCAATGTTGAAACTAGTATTCCCGGTTTTACTGTTGGAACTATTGAAAGTGGTTTCCAATCTATGAGAGGAAAAATACCGGGAGATTCTTTAACCTATAACGATCTAGCTGTCACCATCCTCCTCGATGAAGAATTAAAAAGTTATATGGAAGTTTATGAAGCACTCACGTTGGCACATGATCCCATTGATAACGTGTTGCGGAGTCAAGAACCGATGTTTGATGGCATTCTGTTTATCACAACCAACAAGAATAACGTTTCATTTAAAATTACATTTTTCAACATGTGGATCGAAACTGTTTCGGATATTCAGTTCATGACCACTTCCACCGATGATAATAATTTATCTTTCACCATCGGAACGAAATATGATTACTATGTTATTGAAAAAGCTGACAATTAAAACATTAAAGAAAAATAATCATTAATTATTTGACAATTACGGATTTCGGAGTTAAAATAATCTTGTCCGTTAGGACATAGACATCTACTGCCTTTTATTATAGGACAATGGATAGAAACTGAGAGGGTTTGGTGGCTAGGAATTATTTGCAGATTGGTGACATGTATAAGCATCTTAAGAATCCCCAGAAGTACCTTTCTGAGAATAAAGTTATCACGGCTCGTTCAGGATGGGAAATTCAATTTATTATGAAGTTCTTAGATAGACGATCTGATGTGGTGAATTGGTCTTCAGAAGATTTTTTTATAAATTATTTCTATCCTGTAGACGGTAAGGTACATCGATACTTTCCTGATATATTAATGTCCGTAAGAACCAAAGAAGGAAAGATAGTAGAACATTTAATAGAAATCAAGCCCGAAGCGGAGCGGTTCCCCCCCAAGGTTCCTAAGAGGCAGAATAAAGCATACAAGGAAAGGGTAAACACTTTTATCAAAAATCAAGTGAAATGGAAAGCAGCAGAAGCGTGGTGTGAATCCGAGAGGAAAAAAGGAAGGGTGATTTTTTTCAGTGTATTAACCGAGAAAGATTTCCCCTTTACTTAACCTTCCTCCATTACCCATAGAGTATAATCTGTGTTGTGGCATCTAACCTCTATACCTTCAAGAAGACTGATCACAACAGCCGTTTTATAAATATCCTTCTGATCTTCATCTAAAGCTTTCAAGAACAAAAGCTTATCAAACAGTTGTTGATATGTGGGCTTTTCAGACCACCAACAAATGATACCTTGTGTACCTTCATACGAATTTTCGTAGTGATCCAAAACCCAGATTGTTTTCTTCTGGATTTTGCAATCTTTAGCTTTCGCAACCACTACATCAAATTCTAAAGATTTTTTAAGTCTATAATGCCCATCACATATAGAGTGGAGACAACTATTTCCTTTTGAAGAAACTATTTTTAAAGCTATCTCTAGTTCCTCAACTGTAAAATCTTCATTATCCATATTCTTTTTAATCCTCCTGAGTTAGAGAAGCCCCGCATTTAGGGCAAAAATCAAAGCTGATATATTGATCATCATCGTTGATTGTGTGGTAATTGGATCTGTAATAAATGCTTTCGTCTGTGATAGAGATATATTCATCCCCACCACCGGGATTATTTGCAGTCACCAGCAAACTAAAACCCTCTTTCCACGGACAGTTTTCTTTATGTGTCATTTCCTTTCTCCTCCAATTTTAGTTAAGATCATATCCACAAATTCGAGTAGTGTAATCTTCCCCTCACCCAGAGGTTTCCCACAAACATGGCAAGTGGTTTGTGCATCATCCTCACCAGCATAGGTGTATTCACATACCGGACAATCGATTTGGATGTGGTGATTACAAGAAAGAATCGATTCGAATGTTTCTCTATTCATAATCATATTCTATCCTCCGTAGGATTATGAAAATAAGAAAAGCTGGTTGGATAATCTGCAAGTGAATAACAAGCATCAAACCCATAATTTGTAGCATCGTCTTGGTTGATGATATCCACACTAAATGGTTTACCCACCGAGTGTATATCTTTCTTAACAAGACCCTGCAAACGGTAAATATGAGGGCATTTACATTTTTTATGTTTGTCGCAGGAGATGTGAATAAGATCCGCAATAGTACCCTTCGGAACATAAACACCATTTAATTTGAAACCAATTCTGCTGATGTAATTATTGTAAAATTCAGTTTTGGATACCATAGCTTCCTCCTGTAAGTTTAATTTATAAATTGATTATATCAGTCTGAATCTAAAAGTCAACCATTTTCTTTTATAAATAAAATAAAACCTAATTCCTAAAGGAAATGAAATGTTTGATAAACTTAAACAAAGGTCTGTGGATTTCTTAACCGAGACACTAAAGTTCCCCTTCTATTCAAGGGCTGAACAAGAGATTATGGTGATCCCCGATAGCTCCCAATCATCAACGGAAAAGGAAGTTGAATCACCATACATTTCGTACAACCCATTCAACTCCTACTCTCTCAACTCTTACGGCCAAGAACAAGCTTTAAGTACCAACAAGACGGAATGTATCATGAGATGGCGTCAAGCATCTTATCTTCCAGAAGTCGAATATGCTGTGAATGAAGTTGCCAACGAAGCTATTGTTTATGATGAAGTCGAAGAACCAGTTAAGTTGAATCTATCTGACATCGAGATTCCAGATCCAGTCAAAGAAAAAATGCAAGAGTCGTGGAATAAGATTCTGTATATGTTGGATTTCAATGAACGTGGCGATGATCTATTCAGACAGTGGTATGTAGATGGACAGTTGAATGTTGAATCGGTTTTTGATAATGCGAAGATCAGAGATGGTATAAAGAAACTTGTATTACTCACACCTTTCGGAATGAACATAGCTACTACTCCCACCGGAGAGAAGAGATACTTCTATGGTGAATCGATAAAGAATGATACCAAGTTTTATACAGATGAACAGATAACCCACATCAATTCTGGAATATCCAGTATAGATAAAAAGTTTCATATCTCTTATCTAAATTCTGCTATGAAGGTTATCAACCAATTGGGTTTGGTGGAAGATAGTTTGGTAATTGCGAGGATTACCAAATCTGCTGAGAAGAGAGCTTTCTACATTCCGACCAAGGGATTGAATAAGTATAAAGCCGAAGAATATCTTCAATCGGTGATCAATAAATATCGCCAGAAGAAGATTTATAATCTGGATACTGGACAAGTAGAAAACAAAAACAGGAGTATTAGTGTTCTTGAAGATTTTTGGTTTCCGGTGGATGCTAGTGGTTCTGGCCCAAGGGTAGAAAATGTAGCAGGTACAGCGCCCGGATTTACCTCTTTTGAAGACGTTGACTATATGGTTAATAAGGTGTATAGGTCACTCAAGGTTCCTATCTCTAGACGCGCTCCTGATCAGCGCATGACCGTAACTAATCAGGTAGACATTGAAAAGGATGAATTGAAATTCTTCAAATTCATTTTGAAACTCAGACGGCGTTTCAATAATCTCTTTGTTGATCTGCTCAAGAAAGATTTGCTTGCTAAAAAAGTTATGTCCCTTGAAGATTGGATGCAGATTCAGGAAAAGATTAAATTCACCTATGCAAACTCCAATGAGTATTCGGAAATTAAAAACAACCAAATTCTCGATATGAGAATTGCAACAGCAAACAACGCCGACCAGTTGGTTGGGAATGGATACCTTTCAAAAGTATTTGTTCAAGAGAATATTTTAAGATTGACCGACGAAGAGATGAAACGCATTGATCAGGAAAACGCAATTGCTAATGCTGCCAAATCGGACGATGAATTTAACTCGGACGTAGAGAATTCAGATTTTGGAGACGAATATAATGTGTCTCGTAGAGGTTCTTCATCCCCAACGATGGGAATGGGAGGGGGATCGTTCAGCAAAAAAGAAACACCAATAGATTCAGAAAAACCAACAGATCTTAAAGGAGAAGAAACTAATGTCTAAGGAACTTATCAGGAAAGCAATTAACAATGCATCAGAAAAAACACCGGTAGATTTTAAACAAAATATTGGTCTGGTTGTGGCCGACAAACTTAAAACAAGGATTGGAGAGATTGTTAAGGAAAAAGAAAAGCTGGTCATGCGACAATTTAAAACTGCTTAAACAAAACCCTCTAGAGTTTATAAACTCTAGAGGGTTTTTGATATTAGATAAAGTGACAGGGAATTTTGAAGTCTTTGATTGATACTGTCTTGGTACTTCCATCTTCAAACTTCACTCCAACCTCTTTGCAAGTTGTATATTCCCAACCTCTTAGAACATTTGTTTCTACCACACAGGGTTTTCCATCCACAAACCCATTATTCACCAGAAGTTGTGATGTATAATCCACAGTGTAGAATTCATCAAGTTCTTCTTCCAGATTCAGAAGGGAATAACGATCTTCCTGTTCAATCAGAGACAGGATAAATGCTCTCACCTTCTCCACAGCTTCTTTGCTGACAAATTCAAATTCACGACCACTCTTTCTTCCAGATTGGTAAGAAATTGCGACAGGTTTATCATCCATGATGTAAACAACCGCACCCACCCACGAATCGGTGCAGAACCATTTAATCAGGTAGTATCCTTGAACCCGCTCAGAAAAAGCCTGATCCCACCCGAAATAATTTTCAATCCCGAGTTCCCGACAGAAATCATCAATGTCACCATCAACTGAATTTCCTTTGGAACGGTCAACTCGTTTCATCATATCAATGAGTTTCATTGCTTGACCTCCTATTGAATTAAGATTTCCAGAACGTTTGCGTAAGCAATTGCCTTGTTGATATATTTCTCTCGTTCGAAAACGTCCAGATGTTCGGCTTTAGCCATTTCCAAATTTTTCTCTGCCCAACCCATAACAGTTTCGATAATTCCCTCTTCCTTGCCGGAAAACTTATTATAATCCGTTAGTGCTATTGTGGCGACATCGATTGCAGATTGAACCTGTATAGATTGCTGTTTGGTGTTAATGGTGATTTCGATCATAACTTCCTCCTAGTGTGGTTTAAAATCTAAATGAATAGTACCAGACTTCATTTTAAAAGTCAAGGATTTTTCAAAAATCTTTATCTTCATATTCAACCAATCCGAGCACACATGCCTTTTGAAAATTTTCAGGAGAGCCTTTTCTCATAGGTATGCCCAACGAGTTTGCGACATCGAGGTAAACCAAAAGATCAACCTCCACAAAATCTGGTTGCCAGTCACCACGGATTTTAAATTTCATAAGGTTCTCCTTATTTCAATGCTTCTAAAACTTCTGTCAGAGTTGTCTTCAAAGCTTCAGTCTGTTTCTGTTTTGAATTCAATCTGGTAATCGCCATACGTATTACACAATCGATTGCAGTATATTCATCCATTCCAACCTGTCCCGCATGGTTTGATGAAGTATTGATTACTGCCCAACAATCATTAGGAGTGCTTGGGTTGATGTAATGGTTAGACCACCTGTAACCCATAGTTTCAAGTAATGGTTCCAACATCGCCAGCGACTTCGGCAACTTGAAAATTTTTCTTTGAGAAAACGCTTTCTGTGATATGTAAATTGTAAATGTGTCTTTGATTGTGTCACATTCAAATACCCCAGATTTATTTAAGAGATTTAGGGATTTGGTGAATTGTTGCTTGGTATTACACCTTAAAGATAAAGCATGTCCATAATGGCGCAATTTAGGAGTTTTGGTTACAGGTTTGAGAGTGTGTGCCACCAAATCCCAAAAAGGATAATGTTCTAAAAGTTCCATATCAAAGTTCTCCTTTAAGTTCCCAACGATGATTTACTTTAGCCAGTTCAATAACAGTATTTTTAAAACCCTGCTCGGTGGTTAGATGTCTACCATTTTTATCCACGATCACAAATTTACCATTATCAAGTTGTTTCCAATAAACAAGTTTCTTTGCCATAACTTCCTCCTAGAGTGGATTTGGTTTACAAAATAATATTACCACCATTTCAGAATTAAGTCAACCCAAAATATAAATAATTTCAGAATATAAATAAAAGAAATTCTTATTAATGGAGAATAACATATGGCAGAACTTCTGATAGAAGAAATTGATTTTCAGAGTGTGGAAAACAAAATCATCACCGAAAGTACCAATGATGGTAAACCAATCAAAAAATATTGGCTCAATGGTCCTCACGCCGACAGTGAAATTAAAAATGGGAATGGTCGTACCTATCCTAGAGTTGTAGTAGAAAAGAATGTACAAAGATTGAACCTGAAAGAAATTCCTCAGAACAGATTACTTGGTGAATGTGGACATCCTCAGAATGTAGATATTACTTATGAGAGAGTCAGTCACCTTATCAAAGAACTTAAGATGGATGGTAATATTGCATATGGTCGTTCATTAGTTCTGGATACTCCTCTTGGTAAAGTGATCAAGTCTCTGATGGATGAGGGTGTTAAGGTCGGAACATCCACTAGGGGAACCGGCACAGTCAAGAACTCGATTGTTCAGGGTGATTGGTTTTGGAAAACAAATGATCTGGTTCATGACAATTCCGGTCCTTCCTGTCTGTTGGATAATATCTGTGAAAATAAAGAGTGGGTTTTTGAAAATGGTCTGCTCACAGAAAGGGAACGCGACATCATTGTTGCTGAAGTTGATAAGGTAGTTTTAGAACACCAATTCTCAAAAGAGGATCGTCAAGGCGCTTTCCTGAAACTGTTCAATGAAACCATCAACAAAATTAAGACAAAACACATTTAACACTTTTATAAATAGAATTAGAAAAAAGTTTTTCAATTTTATAAATAAAACAAAGTACAAAGGAGAGATATTAAACATGAACGACATCGATAAACTTTTTGAATCCATTCAGAGCGATGTTCTTACTGAAGATGTAAAACTTCAGATGGCGGTTCTTTTTGAAAATGCTATTAACGAAGCCGTTAAGGTAAAAGAAGAAGAACTGGAAGCTAAGAACAAAATCGATACTGAACAGTTCCAAGAATCCCTTACCAACAAACTTGACGATTATATCAACCTCTTTGTTGAAGAATTCACCAAAGAAAATGCTAAGACAATCGAAGAGTCTGTAAAAGTAAAAACTGCTGAACGTGTACTCAAAGCTTTCAATCAGATCGTTGAAGATTTTAATATTCAACTGGACGAAAAGAAAGTCACGGATGAAGAAGCACTGGTTGAAGCTAAAGCTGAACTGAACAAAGTTACCAACCAACTCGTTGAAGCAAAGAAAGAAATCAAGATGCGTGAAAAAGCTGCTCTGGTTACTGAAGCTTGTTCTAAACTTGATACTGACATGCAGAAATCTAAACTGGTTGAGTATGCCAAGAAGCTTCCGTTTGATGAACTGTTCGAAAGGAAAGTTGCTGCTTTCTCCACCACTGTTCTGACTGAAGAGAAGAAACCGTTCAGCAAAAAAGAAGAGAAGATTGTGATCATTGAAGAGAAAGAAACTCCTCCGATTGCTGAGACACAAGACAAGGTTAAACAATTCAAGTGGTAAAAACTTTTTGAGAATTATAAATAAAAGAAACTAATCATCAAAACTTAATAAGGAGAAGTATACAATGTCCGAAAAACTTTTAGTCGAAGAGTGGAAACCGATTCTGGATGCAGATAAAAATCCTGAAATTAATGTCGCAGGTAAAATCAAACCTATCCGCCATGACATGAGAGAGCCGCTGGCACGTCTGCTTGAGAATCAGCAAAATTACCTGATGGAAGATGGTTCGACTTCCCTGAACGACTTCACTCAGTATACCCCGATTCTGGTTCCTGCTGTTCGTAGGATTTTCCCCAACCTTGTTTCTAATGACCTCGTTGGTGTTCAGCCGATGAATTCTCCTAACGGGTTTGTGTTTGCAATCCGCAATGGGTACGAAACTGGTGTTAAGGGCGCTGCTAAGAACAACCTTCAGAATTACAACACCGCTGATTATCCCGGTAATCTGAGCACCAACAAACTGAATCCACGCACCCAACTTCCTGATCAGTCCTTCCAGTCCATCGGTGTTGTTGTGAGTGGTCAGATTCCTGCTGCTGCCGTTGCAATCACCGATGCGACCAACACTTACAACTTTACCATTGATGCTGATGGTGCTGCTTCTGGCGCTGCTGCCGATTGGGGTAACGTGGTTCTCGCACAGTATGATGCTGGTCAGAACGTAACCAAAATGCTGATTCAGCTTAAAGCCGGTAAAGATTCGATTGCTGCTAAAACCGCACTCGCTACTGGTGCAGTCGTTTCCTTCGGTGGCGCTGGTGTAGAACTTGGAACGGATACCAACATCCGTGGTCTGTTCAACAACGAAGCTGGTTACAACCTGCTGTTCGGAACTGCTTACGCTCCTTATCAGACAACTGCATCTGCCGAATATATGCAGCGTTCCGCAATGAAGTCTATGAAAGTTTCTGTTGAGAAATTCAGTGTCACCGCTGAAACTCGTAAGTACAAAGCAGAATACTCAATGGAACTGGCACAGGATCTTAAAGCACAGTTCGGCCTGAATGCTGAAGCAGAACTGATTAACATTCTTGAGTACGAAATCTCTGCTGAACTGGATAGGGATATCGTTGATACCATCCACGGTGTAGCAACCAACGCTGGTTCTTGGTTCTACGGAACTCCGGGTCAGATCATGGGCAAACCTTCTGATCTTACTGGTCAGACTGCACAGACCGCTGATGGTCGTTGGGAACTTGAGAAATTCCGCTCACTGTACACCCGTATCGTGAACGAAGCAAACAGGGTTGCTCTCTCAACTCGCCGTGGTCCCGCTAACTTCATTCTGGCTTCTCTGAATGTCGTAACCGCTCTTGAGACTCTGAGTAACTTTATGTACTCTCAGGTTCCCGGTAATGTCGAGCCTCAGTTTGGTGTTGCTAAAGTTGGTACTCTGGATGGAAGATTTAGTGTCTATCTCGATACCTTCTCTTGGAGTGATTACTTCATCGTGGGCTACAAAGGAAGCGCGAATACCGACTCTGGTATCATGTACTGCCCATACATCCCGCTTCAGATGATCAAAGTAACCGATCCTAACACCTTTGCCAACGTAATCGGTTTCCAGTCGAGAGACGCCATCATGGGTAGCATTTGGGGCGCAGAGAAGTATTACAGAAAAGTTCTCTGTGACTTCACCGGTTCCAGCTTCATCAACGATACTTACTTCTTTTAAGAGGTAAGTTCATAACCAAAAAACCCCACTAGAGAAATTTAGTGGGGTTTTTTATTTCGTCTCACCCAAATCAAGACCCTCTTCACCACACCGAGAACAGTAAACAAACAGACCCTTATACTCCTGAACATGTTTCCACTTATGACCAAAATTAAAACAAATGAAAGACATGAAAGAAAAATAAAGTTTAATCAGGAGAATAGAGACTAAAACCACCACCATACTTCCCATGATAATATTTAACACAAGAGAAATGAATTTAATCATGTATATCACTTTCTTCTTTATTTTCAAACTTCTCTCTGATTGCCCGAAGAGTCATATCTTTGATGTCCTCAAATTCATCATCGATCTGTTTGAGTTTATCTTTAACTAAATCTTCCGCAACTCTTTTAATTGCATGATCATGACTTTCCTCAATTCTTTCCATCATGTCGAGGAAATCAACATCGACACCATTAATTTTAAATTCAATGTTACAATTATCAAACGATAGGTCTTCCCACCCAATGACGGCTTTTGTGCTAGGATAAGGTGCATCAGGAGATGTTTTTTTGGCTTTCCTAGATACAGCCGCAAGAATAAACCAATAAGCAAACCCATCCCTATCAAGCTTCGGCATTTTCTGTTCCATAACTCACTCCTTTTTTATTCGAAAATAAGATCCATAGTTTCTTGGTTGCCAATTGTCTCTTTACATCTTACGACTCTGAAACAAGGTTTTTTCAGAAAATAATCAATCCTTAAATCATAGAGTTCGAAGGTGTAGTTCATGAACTCAGTCTTAACATCCCCATACCCATCTATAATCTTTTTGGAGCCTATGACATACTGATCACCGGTTGCCCTATCCACAGCGACAATTTGTTTACAATCGTTGAAGTTATATCTCCTTTACCTTCCCAATAATCCGATAAAGCTTCTTGACTTTTCTTAATCATTTTGTCGTGACATTCTCGGCAGAACATATTGGAATCAAATCAATACAATTGAGAACTGGTTTGCGACATTCCCAACAATATCTTGCTCCATTTGGTAGAACTTCTATCTAAACTCATTCATATCTCCTTTAAATGCCGTCTGAATATTGAACCATCGGAGAACTCTATATATAGATAATTACTATCACAATCAAATTTAGATTGGTTTCCAATCATATATGACAGCAGATGGTTAACATTATAATGTTTCTCAAATTGAACAGCCATTGTGGGTTTAACATCATCCACCAAATTAGTAAAGGTTTCGTCTGTATAATACTCTTCGGGTTTCTCTGCTTTCTCGATTTCCAATTCAGTTTCGAATTCCATTACTTCATCCATATCATACGTTCCGCCTGTCGCGTGGATATCAGATTCGATTGCAAGACTGATCTTTTTCAGGAACCGCTCTTTGACGTGATGATGGTTGAAATGAATTTCTGTGACATTCCTAATCATAAGAAACCCATAACGAGAATGTATTAGTTTAACTTTACACCCAAGATTTTCCATTTATCTCTCCTTACTTAAAATTCCATGTTCTTTAGTATAAGCCCCCAACGTTTCGATTACTTGTTTACCATAGATTGATTTAGCGTACAGATCATTCTGATTCCCTTCACGATCAACATAGACCCCGATGATTTCTTTGTGTTTCTGAACCGCAGTCACACTTACACTGAAGGTCAAACCATCATGTTCAAAGATGGTGTGAACAACCACTTTAACCAGTTCCATTTAAATATCCTTCATTATGGTTCTATGACATTTGGAGCAGACCGCATCGAAGCGCGATACGTCCATTTGTTGAACGTTGATATATTTTTCATCGAGAAGATAACCTTCAACTTCCCCCATATCCTCGGAAATGGATTCGGGAACTTGAAAAAAACAGCCACACGACATTTCAACCTCGACCATTTTCTCTTCCATAACTTCCTCCCTCATTGGTTTATGGAAAGATTATATCAGGATTTAAAATAAAGTCAATCGAAATTTACTAAATTGATGGCAACTTTTTCAATGGTTTCATCACTATACTTTATTTTCATATATTTTTTACCCACGGAAACCACCGTTCCATACCACACCAACATCGAATCTTTGGGACAATATTTGACAGCATCACCGACTTTGAAGATGGATTCTTTCATAATTTCCTCCTTAAGAATATTTTTGAAAAACTGCTAACACAGTTATATTTTCCATTTCGGAAATTATGATGGCTTTGTGGTTATCGAACGCTGCCACAATTCCCTCTTTGGTGTTGCGCGAATGAGAGGGTTGCCATCCACAAGAACACCGTACCATATGATACGAATCGTTGGCACCAGTGCGAGTATATGATGCAGTATGTCCTTTAACTCGTTTCATAATCACTCCTCCTTGTTGGTATAAATAATATTACCACCATTTTAAATTAAAGTCAAGAGAAAATATGAATATTTGTTTTATGACAGACGATACCGGAGGGTGTGGATTATATCGGGTAAGTTATCCATCCAATTACCTTTCTCAAAACCACAACGTCTCAATATTAAAAACTCCCAAAGAAATTGATTTGCAGCTTTTAAACTACGATCTGTTTATAATCCAAAGACCATTCTCGGATTTTTACCACGAAAAGTTATACCCTTGGTTGAGAAACCGAAAACGAATTAAAAAGGTTTATGTGGACGTGGATGATAATCTCTTTGAACTTCCAGATTATAATCCTGCAAAAAGGTTCTGTACAGAGAACAAATTAAAAATCCTGTCAACAAATATTGAATTGGTAGATGGGGTGATATGTTCCACCGAACCACTGGCACAATATATCCACGATCATTTCAATAGACGTGTCATAGTAATACCCAACAATATTCAATCCAGACCACTAACACCACACCACAACACAAAACTAAAAGTTGGGTGGGTAGGAAGTCGTTCACACAATGGGGATTTCTCTAATGAACTTATAACTGCTCTGGAAAGAATTCAAGAAGAAGTTGAGATTATAATTTATGGTGAAATCCCAGATTGCTTGTCCCACATCAAAATCACAAATCAACCTTGGACAGAAGTGAATGAATACCACAACACAATAGATAAATTAAAATTGGATATAGGTTTGATCCCCTGTCAAAATAATTTATTCAACCAAAGTAAATCCAACATTAAGTTCTTAGAATATTCTCTACACTCCATCGCTACTATCTCAGACAGAGTTTACCCATACGTCCACACCATCTTGGAAAATGAGACTGGCTTATTTGAAAACTGGTATGAGAATTTGAGATTGCTAATCGACAATGAATCAGAACGTATCAGACTGAGTTACAACGCTTACAATTTTGTTAAGCAACATTATTGTTTTAACGAATCATATGGTAAAATCTGGGAGGAATTTTTGAATGAAATTTAAGGATAGCGCACTAGCTCATAAATATTTGGATGAATTGGTAGGCGTGGAAATCGGTGGTTCCGCACATAATTCTTTCAATCTTCCTAACTGTAAGAATGTAGATTATACGGATGATATGTCTACAATATTTAAATTGAAAGAGATAGAGTTATGTGGTGAAGCAATGCCGGTGGATATTATTTCGTGTGGCGACGATTTATTAATTGCAGACGAATCTATTGATTATGTAATCACATCACATGTTATAGAACATTTCTACGATCCAATCAAAGCTATTAACGAGTGGCGTAGAGTCATTAAAAAAGGTGGGTTTATCTTTATCATTTGTCCTCATAAGGACAGAACCTTCGATAAAGATAGAGATTGTACTTCATTACAAGAATTGATTGATAGACACAAAGAAAATTATATTCCATTTGACGAACATCAACATTGGAGTGTATGGACAACCGAAACATTTAGGGAGTTGATCGATTATATGGAGTTGGAAATTGTAGAGTGTTTGGATGTGGATGAAAAGGTGGGGAATGGCTTTTGTTACATCATCAAGAAATGATAAATAAATATAAAAGGTTTGATATATGAACTTGTTAGAACTTTTTGATAATGCAAAAAAATTGGCAGCATGGCGGGTTAATTATGCACAGAATGATGGGTGGAATTTGACCCAGTTAATACCCTATGTCGGGACTAAAACTATTTTAGCACAGGGAACATGTCACGGTTATACACAAGAAAATGTCAAACACGTTGTAGATATACAGTTCCAAAACATAAAGTTTTTTGATGAACCACCAGAACAAGGCGAATATGGAACTATCGAATACAAAGAAGAGAATTATTACTTCATAAAACCTACATTAGAAACTGATGTTAAAATTAGATGTTCGTGCAACGACTTCCGGTTTAGGAGTTCATGGTGGGCATGGAAGCAAAAATGTATATTTGGTGGTCCTCCAAAAGCTTACAAAAGGAAAACTAAAAACCGTCCTCCGGTAAATAAGTTAAAGATACCTTTCTTATGTAAACATTTGGTGTCTTTTCAAAGCTACCTCCATGTCCACAAATACTTAGCTTAAAGTATAAATAAAAATGAGTAAGTTTAATTGCTAGAGACAATTAAACAGCAGCAGGAGATTATTACTGTTGTCCTCATTCATTACATATTTATAAAGGAGATTGACGAATGTCAGCAGAAAAATTTCCAACGGATGAAAAGAAACAGAAAAAGAAAGAGTATGATAAAGAATATAGAAGAAAAAATAAAGATAAAATTAATCAATACCGATCAGATAATAAAGAGGATATTGCGTTTAATAGGATCGAACAATGTAAAATATATTACCAAGAAAATAAATCTGAAATATTAAAGAAAAATAAAATATACAGAGATAATCATTCGGAAGAAAGAAGTATTCAAAGGAAAACTTGGAGAATACAAAATTTAAAACAAGCCAGAGATTTAGATAAAGAAGATTACAATAAAAATAAAGAAGCACATTTAATACGAAGTAAAAAATATAGTAAAACAATTAAAGGCAAATATAATCAATATAAAAACAGTGCAACTCAGAGAAAAATTGAATTTGGTTTATCTTTAATAGAGTTTGAATCTTTTTGGAATTTGTCCTGTTCATATTGTGGGAACGATATAGAAACTATAGGAATAGATAGAATTGATAATGAACTTGGTTACACGTTGGATAATTGTTGTTCGTGTTGTTATAGATGCAATATAGCTAAGATGAATTTTAATTTGGATAATATATTAAATCATATTACTAAAATAATAAAATTTCAACGTTCACCTTTCAATTATAACCACAGAAACAAACCAAAATATGGAAATTTGTTTTATAGATATTCGACCAAAGCAAAAGAGAGGAATTTAGATTTTTCCATTTCAAAAGAAGATTTTGATAAATTACTACACTCAACTTGCGGATATTGTGGCAATGATAGTAATATTGGAATAGATAGAATAGATTCTTCAAAGGGGTATATGTGGTATCATGTTGCCAACATTGCAATAGGATGAAATGGGATTTTACACAAGAAGATTTTCTTTCTCATATCAACAAAATTTATTCTCATCTCAAGTTGGATAAACAATGATTTCATTCAAACAATTCCTAACCGAACAAAGAGATATAGTTGTGACTATTCCTAAATCTCAATATAAAAATGATGATTTAGAAACTCAACATATGATCGATAATAATGAAACTCAGTTCTGGACAATGAAAAAATTACCCAAAGACATTTCGGTTGGTTCTAGAATATATTTTGTGAAGAATGGTTTTATAGAATCCTCGATGAGAATCTTCCGAATAGATAGAGATTCTGAAGAACAATGTTCAACAACCGGAAGAGTGTGGAAAGGTAACATTCTTCATATGAATGATTTGAAACATTTAGACAATCCAATTCCACAGAAAGGTTTTCAAGGATATAGATATTATGATAGGAATGGGAAATGATTTCATTTAAAAAATTTTTAATAGAAGACCAAGAAAAGGTGTGGAAACTAATTAAAGCTTTGAACTCCGGTAGATCATTCCAAAGGAATGTGATTACCAACAAAGGTCTTCCATTAAAGTTGATTATTAGAAAAGGTAAATTTGATGAAGAAAGATTTGAAGAATTTTATGGTTCAAATGAAATGTATGAAGTGATCGCTTACCACGAAGAAGAGTATGTTGGTCATGCAGATTATTATGATTGGGGAAGTGTTGAGGGTGTTAAAGTGGAACCAAAGTTTCGAAGACAGGGTGTAGCTACCGCAATTTATGACTTTCTAGATTCAATTGGTTTAAACCCACAACCCACGGATGGTTGGATGGAAGAAGATGGTAAAGCATTTTGGAAGAACCGAAAGGAAACTAGGTGATATGACTCTATTCGAACAACTCATTCAGGATATCCTTAAAGATGAACAGCTATATGAAGCCAAACAGGTTGGAATTCTTTATCATTATACTTCATTGGAAAGTTTAGTGCAAATCACAAACAGCAATATGTTAAGACAGATGGGTTATGATGGTGTCAGTCTTACAAGAGACAAAAACTTTCATAAATGGGATAGAGAATCTATCCCAAGTGAGTGTAGATTTATTATTGATGGAGATAAACTCAGTCACAATTTTAAGATTGAGCCTTTTAATTATTATGCAAACGACAAAGATGCTTTCAATAACGAACGACCATACAATCATACACCATATTATGATGAACAAGAAGAGGTGGTCAAACGTCCTATTAAACCTTTGAATAAATATGTTATACAGTTACAGATATTTGAAAAAGTGTTGAATGAGTATTATGATAATGAATATTTTGATAGTGTTCATTTAGACCAATATCCAACCAAAGATGATTTTATTGAATTCTTAGAAGAAAAATTCAAGGTAGAACTGTTATGAAATCCTTTAAATCTTACCTCATGGAAATGGCTTTCAAAAAAGGTGAACTGTCCACAACTGAAACTCAGGACATTGGAAGTTCTCATGATGTGAGGAAATATAAAGATACGAAAGGAACGACTTACTTTGTCAAGACTCCTTCTGTCCATCTTTACGATGCATACAATGATTCCGTCCTTCATATACTCGTTGAATATCTGGCTTATGAGTTATATCATAATTTCAACATAAAGGTGCCTTACGCCGACCTTTATATAAAAGATGATCAGATCATGCTTGCTTCCCAACAAAGCCACGGAACACATGTAGATTTCGCTCAGTTGACGAATTATAAAGACTTTGTGAAAGGATTCGCAGTAGATATCTTCATTGCGAATTGGGACACGGCAGGAACAGGTGACTTTGCAGGAAATCTTATCGTAGATAACAAAGGAAATGTTACCAGAATTGATCCCGGTGGTTCTTTAACGTTCCGTGCTAGGGGTGGAAGAAAAGGTGAAAGGTTCGCCAAGCAGGTAGGTGAATATGATTCCATGAGAGACGAAGAAATGTCTCAGGTAGCAAAATCATATAATACCCACGAAGATATGATAAAGGAATCCTTCCACAATTTCTTTACTGTGGCGTGGTCAACATTACAATCCAAACTCACCAGATTCAACCAGATAAATATCATTGAACCCATAGAAGAATTAATTGAGAATTCCGAACTGAAGTTGGATATTCTGGAAGAGTGGGATGATATGTTCGATGAGATTATAAACAAGCTTGAACATAGATATGGAGACATGAAAAGAATATATAATGAGATGTCATGAAAACTAAATTCTGTCCCTTAGATAGAACTATCAGATGTGAATGGTGTACTGAACCACCCGAAGGTTATATTTGTCCATTAAAGAGAGGAACCAACAAATGAACGTTGATAAAGAAATCTTACTTGAATCCTTAAAGAATCTCAAAATCCCATTTGATCTTTCGTTTTTCAATAAACCCATATCGCACTATGAAGATTTGTCTGAACATATTGGGTTTCGTAAGGTCGAAAAATATCTGACTGACATTCTTCTTTATTATAAAGATGATGAAGTCATTTCAGAGAAAGCGAGAATTCTTCTTAGGAAACTTAATGCTGTGGTACTGAGTGAGGGTAAGAAAGTAAGAAACTCCAAAATGTGTGTTTGTGGATACGAACTCCTCGATGATTTCGAATTCTGTCCAATATGCAATGCACCTTTATACAAAGGTAAAAACTGCTATTATAAGAACGGAGATTCTAGTTGCTCTTTGGATTCTGAAACTTGTAAATGGACTAGCTACAGACAGTGTGGTAAGTTAAATGGATAAGTATCTATTTGAAAATGATAATGGTGAAGATATTGAATTGGTTCTATCTGCTTCGGGAGAACTTTCAATGACGATGTTCTTCAACAGAACCTTTTCCGAAGAAGAGATGTTAAAATTCGCAAATGATTGTGGTTTCAAATTAAAGAAAGCTCCGCTTCGTAGAGTCAAATAAAAACCTTGACATATCATACAGTAGTGGTATTCTCCAACCATCCCAACATGTTTATGGAGGTTGATATGAATACCGCTCATGTACTCCCACCAGAAGATCTTAAAGTAGCACTTCGCATTGTCAATGACACTCTAGGTAAGAAAAATAGGATCATCGAACAGAAGAACAACATCCACGTTGAACCTAACTTTGACTTGAGAAAGGGAAGAATGGTTCAGGCAGAAGTTGCTAAGAAGCATGGTTCGTGGGCATTGCTCATAAACAGTGTTGGTACTATCTGTTATGCGATTGATCCATCTGGTCTGAGGATAGGTCCATTCACCAGCCCACACTACCTCAAAGCGGTTGTGGAAGAACATATCATCAATTACTTTTTGAACGAACTGAGAGATAAACTACCTAAGATTTGATGGGTGTTGTTTTGAAAGCATCCACTTTCTTGAGTGTCTTGGACATTCTTAATTCAAATCGTTTAAAGTTATCGTTTAGTTTGCTCAACTGTACTTCACCCTTAAGATCAACGGCCAATAATTCGAGATAATATTGGCTGTTGTATTTCTTTGTTCCGGGATACCAAAATTCCTTCTTAGGGCGGTTGCAAGTATTGGGATTTGTCATACACTTCTCAAACTTCTGTAGCCGCTTTATCAAAACCAGAATGCCTGTTGAAGCTATGAAATTTCTATATGCTGTGATGGGAGACATGATTGCATCGGTGGCATCACTTAAACAATCACTCAGAGCACCTTCTTTCAGAAAATCCGCAGAATCCAAAAGCATATCTGATATATCATCCGGCAAAACAAAATCCACAACATCAGTAAGACCTTCGTTAACAAAATCTGTCATTTTTCCTAAGAACTTCTTCATAGAATTGGGCAAGATGTCATTAAAATCTAAACATATTTTATTAAAAATATTCATCGCATTTATGGTTTCAGGATCAATTTGAAGATTGAACTGACCCAATCCTGAGTTGAGTATGTCCAATGAATTATTTACCTCTTCGAGTGCTTCTACCACTGCGTTATTATCCAATACATCCACTATACGCGCTTTCATTGCTGCGACAGGTCCAACCATAGCATTAACTATTTTAACGGTCTGATGATAAGTTGCTGCAATAGGAACACATACCCCATTTGTTCCTACAACACTCGTCACAGAATTGATTTGTGATTTTAATTTTTTGTTAACATCAAACGCTAGATTAGGTTTAGACATATTATCCACTCACTTTATTTGAAGAAGAAGTTATCTTTGCAACTATATCTGCACCAAACCCAATCACATCATCACCTATCACGGCAATTCCAATCCCATCTACATATATTTTCGGTGATCCAGATGATATAATTCCTTGGTGACCACAAGAAAAAATTACCTTATCTCCTATTCTAGCAACTGCCAAATTCTCACTAAACACTTTATTGGAACCAGATACAATCATTCCTATGACATTTTGTGGTGTAGTATGTGAGTAACAAACCCCACTTACTTTATCTGTGACTCTTACTATCCCTTTCAACCTAAATTTATCCTTTTGCCTATAAGATTGATAGTCCCATTAGAAGAAATATTTACATCGCCACTCACTAATATATTCAGACCACCACACACCACATCAGTTCTATCTTTGATGGTTGTGTTGAATTCGCTTCCATTCACTTGTTTTGTATGATCTTTCTTGATAGATTCGTTCAGTGATCCAGTAACATCGATGGTTTTATTTTTATCGACTGTCTCTAAACTATTTCCACCAACTTGAGTTGTTTGATCCTTTCCAACATTGGTATTAGAATTGCCATCAATATTAACAGAGAAATCTCCACCGACATTGAGATTGTAATTTTTCTTAATTTGAATCTTAGTATCTCCATCAATCAATTCAATGAAATCTTTTCCTATAGCAACATTCCAATTTTTATTGAAAATGAAAAATGTATCACCCGTAACTTTATCATATGAACTACCATCATCGACATATTTTCTATATGTTCCTGAAGGATGTAACCACTGCCATATTTTATTTTTAGGTGTTTGAGATTTTAATTCAACAAACCCACCCTTGGTTTCGTTGCAGATGACATTTCCATATTGAAGTTTATCTTTATCTAAGGGAACTTCTCCTATTTCGTTTTTGGTTTTAGTTTTGATGAACGGTAGCGGCAATGTTACCGCAACACCAAGAACAGTCATTGTCTGAGGTTTAAATGAAAATGTTTCACAAAACACTTTCTTCAAATTGGTATTGATTATTTTACCATCGGGTGTATCTTCAACAGAAGCAGACTTCTGAAAGTATTTGGATGTGCTGGAAACACCGGTTTCTCTTTCATCAAAGTTCTGTTCAGTATTATCGGTGACTGATTTCATTTAACCCTCTGTAAACCTAGCAAACCCTAAATAAACACAATATGAAGGATTGCTAATATCAGGAAACATAACATACAACCAAGAATCCACTTCCGGTATTTCCCCACTACTATTCTGACTAGGAGCACAATGATGTGCGGGTATCCCATAATCTAGATTGGTGTTGGTCATGTCGTGTACTCCCAACACTCTTACAAATACTTTTTCTTGTGAAGTCGGATCAACATTGGAAACTACTTGTGCCAATTTGATTCCCGATAAATCACAGTCTGAGCCGTGGAAAATATTAAATTCTCTTCCGTGCATTAGATCACCAAGTTATCAAATCGTTCTGTGATTGTTGGAACCCATCACTAATCAAAGTCACCACTGGACTATAAAGCCCATTGAAAATACAATGTCTTATAGACCTCTGCAAATACCAACCACTCAATTGTAAATTTTGAGATGTGATGGTTTTGTTTTCAGACTGCCATTCCAGTTCAGCTAATTTTCCTACACGTCTGGTGCTATTAGGATTCGTTACTATATTGACTTTAAAGATATCAGAAGCCAACTTGATATAATGGTTCTGAACTTTACCCTCAATCATATCTTTCAATTCATTATCATCCTGCACTAACCCATCTTTACATGGGTAAAGATAATTTCCTTTTATACTAGCATATTTATTATCCGTAAACAATTTATTTATCGGTAGTTTTTTTCCTAAGTGTGTATATGGGAATTCGTTGATTGCTTTCTCGGAAGTCATTAGTTTATTTTTATCATAATAATAACCCTGATGAATAGTTCTACCAATACCCACATTAGCATATCTCAAAATATCAAAATTATCCTCAATAGATAATTGATCAATTCTTGATTCATAAAACTGATTTTGTGGAAGAGACATATATTTAGTATCTTCTTTACCATACTTTCCTGCAAACAAATAATCCATAGAACAAACATTCACCTTTCCGGTTTTCAGATCGGTCCAGAAAGTATATCCACCCCTACCATCTTTATTGAGTGCAAAACTGAGAAGATAATTAATAGATTTGAGTGCAGTCCATAATGGTGTGGTGAACATATGAAGTTTTTGTTTAGTAGGTTCTATAAACCCAATAGATGCACCACACTCCTTTAATAGATCTTCGATTATTTCGTGAATGTATTTTTCTTTATATGGTTTTGAAATGGATCGTGTGAACGCATCAATCAACCAAGGATCACAAAAACGATAAGTCACCGGATGAAATGTTGCAGTAGCGTTGACAGAAGAATTGCTTGCATAGATTTTATATTTAAGTTTTAATTCATCTCGTTCCGCCGTAGCAAAGGTAATCTCGACATCATCGAGTGCAAATATTTCACCCACTTCTTGAAACCCTTGCCAATCTGCAATAGTGAAGTCTCCCAAAATCGCAGGATTATTAATCCCCTCATAAATATTCATTTCACCCAAAGCTTGGGGAAGCAATGAAATTCCTTTAATCTTAATATCTTTTAAATTAAAATTGAAAATGTTGTTCTGAGTAGACAAAATTTATCCTTGACTTCAAAATGGGTTTATGATATCATTATTTATGATGATTTAAATAGTGTTTTGAGGAATGGTATTATGAAAATTTGTTCGGTATGTAAAACATCAAAACCCACTATTGAATTTGATGAATTCAAAAATGGGTTTTGTTCCATATGTAAAAGTTGCAGAACCATCAGAAAACAATTGAAATCTAGAAACCTTTCGATAATGAAAGGAACACCAATAGAAATTGGTTGTGGAATAGATATGGATATACTACAGTTCATTGCAGACGAACAGCATTTTCTCAACTCAATTAAAGATAAATCATATCGGGATTTCAAACCCAAAACCAGTCAAGATTGTTATTATGATTATGATTTTAAACTCTAACCTTCCACTGCCGTTCTGTATGCTGTGACCAGATCATTGATATAAATTGGTTTAAGAACAAGAATGTGGCGCATCGATTCATTACGTTCAAACAATAAATCATAATAGGTATTGCGAGTATATTTATTTTCAGTCTCAAACAGTTTATCTGCCATTGCCTGAAGTTGATCTTCTGTCATTACCCAATCCATCCATATATTTTTTACACCATTAAATAAACAGATGATCCACCAATTATCTACCACGTCGTATTTTCTAAAAGAAACATCTTCGGGTCGTTCACCATCTTGAACAGTATACGAATCAAAGAAAAGTATGTTCTTTTTAAAATTAGCAACAATATCCACTCGTTCAAATAAATTTTTTAAAATTGGTTTGGGAGATTGAATATTGGTGAAAGAATAATCAATACCATAAGTATCTTTAATGTTATTCAGATATGGTGATAGATCTACCTGTACATCTGAAAACTGATCAAAATATGAATAACTGGTTGATGACATACGAATCCTTAATTGGAAAATAGATAGTTATGTTTGATCGCCTGAAATTGTAATTGCAATTTCACTGTCACCGGATATTCATCATCGAAGGTTAGTGCAGATTGAGCACCCCCACCATAACTAGGTACAACATCCACTAGAGCCATATCATTATACATATTGGCTGTTTGGGGGTGTCCCGGTCCTAAAATTCCATTGAAAGCTATTTGCCAGATGTTGGGGAATTGAAGTGTTCCACCTTGGAACGTTGGTAACATCTGGCGCTTAAATGTTTCGACAATGTTAAAAATGGCAACCGAATCTTGACTTGACTTCGGCAACATTTCAAAATTGAAAGAAAGACTTGTTGGGGAACCTTTCTTAAAAACCATAAATTCGCCGGGGAAGTGAGTTTCACCTTGATTATATTTTGCTAATGTATTAGTTAAACCTTTCAAATTGGCAGCTTCAGCCGCAGTATTAAGTGCTTCCCATCCGGTAGCCTTAGCTCCCTTTGCAGATGAATCTAACAATACTGAAACCAAATCTTCGTTGCCCCATTCTGCCTTATATTGTTCAGAGAAATCTGCTGGTAGATATAATTGGATTTCAGATTGAAATCCACCCATAACTTGTTCCAATGTGTTTGCTAGTTTAGGGGTATTAAGTTTCCATGTATAGGATCTAAATACTACCCTTGCTTTTGATTTTTCTCTATCCCCAGAAGGATATACTAACTTTCCCATTAAAACCCTCCACTCAATCCAGCAGTATATAAACTTACTAGAGAGCCATCACCAGATGAAACAATAGATGGTGTTGATCTACCACCCCCACCATTGTTGACGTTATTTATGATAGTATTTCCCATATTGGTTATAGAACCCAATAAGGATTGTTCATATGCTCGTTTCGATGCTTCTTGTTCGTTGATCTTCATTCTTTCAAGACCAGTCGCCATACTAACTTCGACTTGAGCCTGTTTAAATTTCATTGGTGGTGAAGGAACCGGAACTTTTGATAAGGGTGATTTAGATTGTGCTGCATCAATTTGGGATGGAAGATTAGCATTCCTATTGATCGCCGCAGGTTTCCAACCTTCACGATTTTGCATTGCGTTTTGTAATGAAGTCAGTTCGGATTCATTTAAACTGCCAATTGTTTTACCTTTGAGAGCCGGGACAATTTCATCGCCATATGCGTTGTTGCTCCATTTCCGTAGAGCATCGTTGACAGATAAATTAGATGAAGTGGTTTTTAATAATTTGGGTATTGCTGCTTTTCCTTTTTCCACACTAGAAAACTTTAAGAAGTGTCCACCATCACTAGCAGGATTCGGATCGATACTAATATTAGGATCATTATATCTTGCTCTAGCAACTTCCAACCCACCCACAGGAACTTTGATGTTGCCGGGATTATTGTTTCTTACACTTCTACTTCCCATGCCAATTGCTTCTTTACCAGCAGAAAATGCATTTGAGACTGCACTTTTCGCAGCACCATAACCAGATGTTACTGCTTTAATTGTTCCACCACCAATTTTCCCCATCACGGAGAGAAAAGGTTGAAACCATTCTTTTATTTTATCCCAATAGGTTTTCCAATCTTCAAATACTCCACCGACAAATGTACCCAATTTATCGCCCATCAACCCACCAGCAACGGTTCCAATTGCTGCACCTATAGCCGTACCAACCCCCGGTGTTATGAACGACCCTATGGTGGCACCTAGCTTTGCTCCACCTATAGCACCACCCAACGACCCTATACCCGAACCCACTCCTTTAGCTAATGAGCCGGTTCTAGCATATGTCAATCCACCTGACATTACACCACCAATCATAGGAGCACGTTTCATCAATCCTTTTCCAACTGTTTTAGCAGTAGAACCTAAACCATTTTTAACGACTGCACCAATAGTCGATCCTTCTATGACAGACATTAAGACTGATTTAACAAACCCACCTTTGTCTTTCGAATCGATAAACTGTCCGATCTTTTGGCCTGTAGATAAATTTGAAAAATTACTTTTACCGATTCCTTTATTGGCATTTGCCAAATCATCTTTTCGACTAATATCATCTCTATAATAATCAGTCTGAGACTTCCACATTTTAATCAGAACTGATGTATTTCTATTAACTGCACTCACTACACCACTGGTGTTGGAAATTTCTTCATCTGTTCCAGCACCAAATCTGGAAAGATCATTTGTGTTGACTTTGGTTACACCTTTACCAGAAAGAGGAGATGCATTTATCTTATCTCCGATTTTCATGTTCATCAGAGTAGGACCGGCTGTTTTACCACCGATTGAAGATGGACCTCTTTTAATTACAAACTTTTCTTTTCCACCGGGATTGTCACCTATGAGGATAGGCGCATTTCTTTTAGCAACATACGATCCACCACCGGCTAATCTGTTTCGTATAGAGCCAGTAGCTAAATTACTATGTAGTTCTGTACCAGCGGAAGATATTTGGCGTATCAGGTTTAATCTAGCATCACGTTGTTTTTTGACATCATAACCTATTTTTGCTAACCACAGTGTTGCAGGGTACTTAAGTTTTTCTATTCCACCAGATTTGGTTGCGATTGCAGCAAATTTAGCAAGGCCGATACCCAAACCTGCTAAACCGATTTTTCCGGCCATTAATAAGTTGGCTTTTTTACCTTTAGGCAAATTCTTTTTAAAAGTGTTTAATCTATTTTTCCATTTGTCCTTAAATGAAAGATGATTCCTTTCTTTGAAAGAAATGAACCCGTCCAACAATATTTTAATTTCATCAAATGTTTTCTTTATCTTATTCCATCTTGCAGTCGATAAACCTATTTGAGCCAAAGTTAAAGCAAAATCGCCTGATGCTAATAACATCCCAACGTCTGATAATAATTTTTTATCGTTCTTAACATTTTCATAATCAACATCTGAAGCTATAGCTTTGTATGCAGTAAAGACCAATTCTGATAATTTTATAATTTGAACCTGTTTATCTTTAGCAATTAAGTTTGTCCCTGAAGAACTTCTTCTTCTAACATAAGTGCTGACCAGAGTTTCATATTTCTTAATCTGAGCCAACACTATCTTTGATTCGCGGATTAAACTGTTTTGATGTTCATCAAAACCATATTCATCCGACTTGTCAGACAGAGAATTGGTATTGTTGAAGTGCATGTTCAATATTTTAGATATGCTATTTGTGTCCATTTATTATCCTCTAAAAATGAAAGGGAGATAAGATTATATTCTTATCTCCCTTATTTATATATTAGATTTGTGTGGTGTTGATTACTCTGTTATAATCCAAAATAAGGCCATTAATGCCGTCATGCCCACAGGAAAAATTATTACCAAGATGGGAAAAAGACAGATAGCTATCAACAATACACTCAACCAAAAAACCCACTTAAACCATTTCTTTATCTTCCAATATATTTTTCGATAAGCTGGAACTGGTTCAGGGACACCATGAGTCCGAATCACACCATCCGACCATCGTTCTATATTGTCTTTCTGTTTTTTTGGTTTTCTCATATCCCATACCCTCCAAACAAAAGATGGACGGTAAATTTTACCGTCCATCTTATAATAACAGGGTTTAAATAAAAGTCAAGTTAATCTTTATGTGGTTCTAATTTTCCTAAAAACAGATTCATTTTTTCCCAAGCTGCTTTTAAAATATCTTGCTCTGATGTAACATTTTTCGGCAATAGAACAACCTTCATCAAAGTTTCCAACCCTCTTCGGATTGTTTCCTGTTTGCGCTCGTGGATATCCAGTTCGTAAAACTTTTTCTGATTATCCATGTGCATTTTGCGTTCTTCAAGTTCCAAATTCTCAAACTGTGATAATTTTACATCCATTTGTGTCTCCTTTTTCGTCGTGGCCCCCTAGACGAGTTTGGATATTATAAGTGGACTTTCACCACTTTAAGTATAGTTATTTATTTCCTTTTTCTGCCATATAATCTGCAACTGCCATGAAGTAGAACACTTCTAATTGGTAAGGTTCCATATCATCCAACTCAAATTTACTCCAACTGCGGTAACGTTTCATGAAGTCATAGATTTTAAAATAATCGAGCTGGTTGTAGTCCATAACTAAAAAGCCAAAAAACTTTCCAACCCCCCAAAAGTAATTTTATTTACATGCTCACATTTCCCACAGGTTAAAATCTTTTCTATAGAAATCTCTGCTTGTGCTTCATTAATTTTATCCGCAAGAGTTTCAAGATCTTCTGAATCCATGCCGTCTATAAATTCAATCAGTTCTGCCTCAGTAAACTCTTCGTATACTTCTTTTTTAAAAACAATAGATTCAATAGATTTCAAAATGAAGTGGTAATTATACTCAGAGACTTTCGTATATTTAAGTCTAATTGCATCACTTTCGGCAGCACTGAGTTCTTTGATACTAAAAATTAAATTGTCACCAATCTTAATAGGTTCAGATTTAAACTTTTTGGTTTTTATATCTTGATCAATATTCACCTCATCAGTGAGAGGAAACTTACATTCCTCACAATCGTAATTATATTCAATTTTAGAACCTTTAGACATCTTTCTCATTTGAGATAGTGAATGAACGATGTCGGTTCTGGAAAGAGTATCGAATTTCTTAGGATCATCGCAACACGATTTGACAAATTTGGTGATTTCATTTAATACTTCTTCGTCGTTTTCGTTGCCCTCGACCGAAAAGAGAAGTGATTTCTCTTCCTTCACTTTCCAACGTTTAACACCTATTTTCTTTCCCGACAGCAAATCTATCTGTTTGTAATTTACATCTTCGTTTAGGTTAGGTAACGACATCGTTAGTTAACTCCTTTATTTGAGATTAGGTAAAACCTCATGTCTGAGGTATTTGAATTTGACGGTTGTTAGAACGGTTTGAGATGCATCATCCTGTACATCATAGTTAATACTATTTATCTCAAACGGAACGATGTCATAAAAGATATCATATGTATAAGCAGTTCCTTTGAAATTTATTGGGTATACTTTGAATGAATCTGCTTTCACATCATTATAATACTTTCTACTATAAGAATTTGGATCTAAAACATTTTTCATCCATTTGGCAAAGAATCTTCTAAATCGCAACTCCGAAGATTCAATATAAGAAATACTCAAATCATCATAGACATAATTCTTAAAGTAAATTCTAGGAATCATATCAACTTCACGCGATTCAGATTCCAATTTAATAGACGGACAATCCACTTTAAAAATGTTCCACGAAAGAAAAGAATCGTATCCCTTGGGCATGAAACCTTTAAGACCATGTATCACACCATAGAATCTATTTAGACGCAACACACCATTAGAATTCTTTTCGTCGTTTATGATACTGTTCTGAATAAAATGATCTATATTGATTAAACTATGATCTGGATTTGTGAAATCTAAATTCGCCATTAAAGAATCCTATATGTAGAGTAACTTAATGTAACCGGGAATTCTACTATCTGGGAATCCGATTCTTGAGATAACTGAATCTCGGCAATAGAGGTAGGCCAAATATAATTAAACTCGGTGGCAAATATTGTATTAAATTTGTTATCGAATTGTCGTATGACCATAATGGATTTACTTGCGATACTCATCTTTTTATACGTATTCATTTCCGTATCATATACCAACTGTTTCAACCAATCATGTAAGAATTTACGTTGGGTATATTCACTATCACAAAACAAGGTCATTTGAACATCACCATAGTTTTGTGAGGTTGGTAAATAAAAACGTTGGCCCATTCTCTTTACTTCTTGTTTACCAATATCAAATGCAGGAATGTTGACAGTTTTAGCAGACATTTCAACTTTGATGATGGTATTAACTGATGTATCTAAAGTTGGTAAACTGAATTCGACTGTGTATAAATTAGGTCTTGCGAAATCTTTGAAGTATGATTTAAGAAAATCTACATGATAAATTTTTTCCATTATCTACTTCCCGATTGAATGTTGATTCCTTGCCAATATGAATAAGCAAAGGTCACTTGGAATGTTTCATATGTATCCATTGTCTCTTGGTTCAATTCAATTTGATCTACAGTTTTTGGAAAAATATATTCATATTTATATGCCGCTATTACTTCAGATTTAAAATTTAATTGTCTAACAATAATATATGAACCATCAAATAATTCATCTGTATCGGCCTTGATAGCATTTTGGGTGGGAGTTCTATCATTTATTAAATTTGCCCAACGCTCAAACAATTCTCTATTCTTCCATTCATCATCGACAATAAAATTGATATTCAAATCCTGTGTAATCTCACTTGCCGGAATTTTATAATCCATCCCGTAAAACTTAATGGGAATCTCATTAAAGTTTCTATCTGGAATTGATGCAGATTGAGCATGATATATCAGTGATTCCACACTTCCACCATCAATCCCTAAAATATTGGGGGGTACTACTTCCACCAAAAATTTATTGGGTCTGACAATATTGGAAAGACGTGCGATAAAATTGTCAATGGATGGATCTAAATACATTTTTAACCTTCGATGTTGGGCCTGATAGAAATTACTGCGCTATAAAAAACCAACAATCCCGAATCCATCACAAAAGAATCTTCACAATAATCTGACACATAACCTTTGAGCAAAGCACCACCAATACAATAAACACCAATTCTGGTTTTGTTCAGCTTCCAAATTTTCATTTTCTCTAATTTACAAGACATTAGTTGTGTACCTCTTTTCTCTCAACAGCTAAAATCAATTCATGTAAAAACTTATTATCTTCTTCGTGGATCGGATAATAAATTCCGTTGCACTCGACACACTCACACATGCCCATTTTTGAATAAACATTATAGATTGTCATTTAAATCTCCTTCGTTTAAGTTTATTTATAAAGGAAATTGGGGTTGACAATTTGGGAGGATGGTGATAAGATTAATCTAGATTTTATAAATCAAAGGAGGGACGATATGACACAGCAAGAGATTTCCAACGCAAAATATAAGCACCAGTTCTCGGTAGAGGTCCGAAATGCAGATTGGTCAAAACATGAGAGCATCTATGTTGATGCCAACAACCGCAACCAAGCCGCTAGGATAGTTGAGAAGTTGGGATGGACCGTCTGTTCCGTCAACATGGTAGGTTAAAAAAGAAAAGCCCTGAGAATCGAATTCTCAGGGCTTTTTCTTATCCAACGATAATTATCCGCTCTGCTGCTCTGGTGATCCCGGTATACAACCATCTCCTTCGCATTTCATCTGTAGTTCCCAACATCTCTTCGAAGAGTAATACATTATCAAACTGGCTACCTTGACTCTTGTGGCATGTGATCACATAGCCATAATCAAACTGCTCAACACCTTTTCTATACTGAATGTTGTTACTCATTTCAAAAACTTCTGGGTCGATTTCCAGACCATTCCACGTTTCATCATCATCATTTTCAAAACATAACGTCCAACCTTTCAAATCGAAACTGTTACAAGTTCCCATCATGCCGTTGATTAAACCATTATCGTTGTTGTTCTTCAGACAGATTAGTTTATCACCCACTATCGGATGGTTATATTCTAATCCTTTAGCTCTCCTAATTTGGCGGTTCAAATTATGTCTAGTGACGTTCTTACCACAAATTACCTGAGATGCCCTTAGCAACCATTCATCTTTCAAATGATCAATACCGATCTTAAGAACTGTATCCCCATATTTGCCCTTCTTAATATATTGCCCATTTCTAACCTGATGCGCAATTTGAATAATGGGGTTGTCTGCTGCCTGTCTGTGAATTTCAGTTAATATGAAATTGGGGTTTGACATGATGTTAGTCTGATCCTTGCTTACCGGAGGAAGCTGGAAACAATCCCCAATGTAGATAATTGGAATCCCATACGATTCTAAATCATCTTTAAGTTTGGTATAGACAGTGGAACTTTCATCGACCACCAGAAGCTTTAATGCTCTGTTGAGACATGGGTTTCTTTTGAATTTAAGTTTACCCTCACTGTCTTCATAAGGAACATAAATCAGTGAGTGGATTGTTGTCGCTGGCATACCTTTCTTTCGAAGTACATTGGCCGCCTTGCCCGTAAAAGAGCAGAAGTGGACCTCTCCCATTGATAGCCCAAGCTGGTCGATTATAAAGGGAATGATGGTCGATTTGCCCACACCCGCATAACCACCAAGAATAAACGGTATGTTGTTTTGTTTGGATTTAAACCAATATTCGACTAATGAGATTGCTTTGAATTGTTGATCTGTCGGAGTGATTGTACTCAATTTTTAATTACCTCTTTCAATAAGTCATTTCTCAAATTTGTTAACACTTCACCCAACCAATTCTTACCTTGCCAAGTAGATCGATCCTGCGCCCTTTTATCATCTTCTGCTAAACCTATTCCCCATATTTTATCATATGGTGATGCCTCTACTAAAGTTTTGGGAGCAGATTGTAATAATTGATCCAGTAACCGTTTATTCTGAGTAAACTTGAAACGGTTGCCACTATAAACAATTTGTTTTGCTACACCATTCCACACACCCTCATTGAAGTTTTTCACTTTTCGTCCCAATGCTTTCTGTTCTTTGGGTGAAGTGGTAGACATAATCTTTTTGGCTATTTCATTATCTTTAAACATTTTGGCTTTATGATACATCATATATTGTTCAGCACATGAAAAAACTTTACCGGTATTATCTTTAAATTTGGATGGATACCACTGACTGTAAATTCCATCCCAGAAAAACAAAAAATCTTCCTTCACCATCACATCTCCTTTTTAATAATTGGAATAATAATTATACTACAACGAAAGAGGGGAACCGTCAATTTCTTTTTATTTATTATCAATAAAAACTCAATCATATAAATAAACCTAAAGGAGATTATTTATGATATCAAAACGAAAATTACAAGACGGAACAATAAATATTAGGGAAGAATTTTTAATTAAATTTCCAAAACTAAACCATCATTGGTTGTGTCGTTATGTTAATTTTATAAACAACAGAAAAGCGATTCATATTAAAGGAAATTTATATACCGAAACTCATCATATTTTACCAAAAGTGGGGTTTGAAGAATATTATCTATACAAATCAAACTTAATTGAACTTACACCCAGAGAACATTTCATTGCCCACCTTATACTAGCATATTTATTGGGAGGTAAATATTGGTTCTCTGTGAATCTAATGGTTAATGCTGAAAATCCATTTCAACAAAGAAAAGCATTCACTAAAATAAATTCTAAACTTTTAGATAAAATAAGAAAAGAGTGTTCTGTCTACAGCAAAGAGCAAATGTTAAAAATCAGGTCGGAAGAATCGGAAACTACTAAGCTTCTGAGAGTAAAGAAATGGAAAGAAACCCAAGCTTCAAAATCTGAAGAAGAGAAAACCCGAAGTATACAAAAACAGAAAGAAACCAAACAAAAAAACAGAGAACGGGGATTACATAAACAACCAATAAAAAGAGGTATAGGAAAGAAAAGTTGGTATAATGATGGGGTTCAAAATTATTGTCTACTCCACAATGATCCATCAATTGAGATATTATCTAAAGGGAGAATTCCTATAAAATTTACAGATGTTGCTTCTGGTTCTAAATGGTTTAATAATGGTATAATAAATATTAGACTTTATCCTAATGATCCAAGAGTATTGACTTTTTATAGTGGTGTCATCAAAAAAGAAAATAATAGAGGAATTTCAAAAAATACAAAGTGGTTTAACGATGGAATTAAATGTTATAGGTTAAAAGATAATGACCCCAAGATAGTGGAACTAAATTTAAAAATTGGAAAGAAAAAGGTGTAGGCACTGTGCCTACACCTTTTTCTTTCATTTCTCTTTCTTCGGTTCAGGGACCATCACCAATTCTTTGATTGTCCTAGTGATTGCAACATATTTCAAGTTGCGTTCCGCATCATGCTCATTTTGTTTTCTTGTCCATTTAGAAGAACCTTGGATGTAAAATACTTTGGGAAATTCCGCACCTTTGCTTTTGTGTATGGTCATCAATTTGACCACATTATCACCAAGGTTATCCCCAAACAGCTTATCAATATCTTCGCACAGACGTGTTATGGGAGTCAAGCATTTGGGTTCTGCTTCTTCGATTCGTTTGATAAGAATATTCAGACAACGAACTTTGTCTTCCAATGCTACAGCAAGTCCCTCCTTTTCTTTGATTCTGAGTTTGGTCGTTTCTTTCTGGAGATAGGTTTCAAGACGATCCTTGAGAGTGTTAAATGTTTTTACTTTCCAACGATTAGCCAAAGCTTTAAGGTTAGTACCAATTTCCCTGCCCAACACTTTGCTAGGGATGCCTTTCGCTATAAGTTGATATGCCAGAGTGATGATAGGAGCATTGAAACGACAGAGAACTGCATCACCAACTTTAACTAGTGTGGTAATATCATCTTCGTCTTTGAGGTAAGTAACAACACCATCAATAGCAGATTCATGTGCAGTGATATGAGGAACATACTGCTGTGCCAAAGCCACTACGTTTTTAGGGCAGCGATAGGTTACACTAAGGGGAAATCTGACTGCCGATACCGATTCTGCCATTAAGTTCATAGAATCGGAATCAGCACCCGAAAATTGATAAATAGCCTGAAAGGAATCACCAACCCCTATAAAACGCCCACCACGCTTCAGCATAAGAAGGGCAAGTAATCTGCGACTGTGATTTAAGTCCTGAATTTCATCCACACACACAAAATCGTATTCTTTTACTTTACATTTGTGGTACAGTGGGCAACTAACCATATCATCAAAATCTATGATTTTATAGTCTTGTTTAATCGATTCATCAAAAACTTTTTTAGTGAAATCCAAAACCAAAGAATCTTGATCAAGGGTATCAACATTAAAATGATCTATGAGGTTATAAAGGTCATTGTTGGTGATTGGTTTATTAACCCCAAGTGCAGATTGTTTGATGTATGAAACTAAATTAAGAACTGCTCCCATAAGTTCATTATGTTCAGCAGGAACGATAGAACGAAATATATCTCTGCATTTGTTGGAATCTACTTTGACAAACTTAGCTACCTTTCTCCACGCAGAGAAACCAGCAGAGTGCATTGTGGAAACATTTACGTTGGGGAGATTCAGTTTAGCAACTTTGAGTTTGATTTCGTCGGCAATATTTTTATTATATGCCCCAAAGAAGACATCCCCCTTCATCAGCTTCAGCCCTTCGATGATAGTAGTGGTTTTCCCACTTCCAGCAACAGCTTCCAGAATACAGCTTCCAGTTCCATTAGTGACCCACTTAAAGAAATCTGCTTGCTGCTTGGAAGGTTTAAAAGTCATGGACTAATCTCCTTTTCGTTTTATTTAACCGATGGATAGACTATACCACAATTTTAAATTAAAGTCAAGGATATTTAGATTTATTTTTGAATTAATAATTTTACACCATTCCTGCTAATATCCCATGAACCAATATCGTTCCCACTCTTCATCGCCCTCATAGAGAGTTTCAAAGCTAGGTTTCACACCATAGTCACAAATATAAATTATTTTACAATCTCTGCACCGGAACACATTACGATATGTATAATCACCACCATATGTGTCTACCACTTCTCCACTCTCCAACATCTCTAAATCGTCCAACATCTCTAAATCGGGGCAGTCGCAAGTATTGTTCATCACCTATACCCAACTTTTTTTAAAATTAAAACAGCCGCTTTATCCAAATCTGTTGCTTCTCTAATACATTTGTCTTCAGTGTAACCAGACCCATGACCACCATAATCAATTGTCCCTATAAGGGAACCCTCTTTGATAGAAAGCCAATCATATCTGTTATCCAACGATAACATACCTAAAATATATGATCTGACAATACTACGTTCTTCTCGTTCATTAATTGTAACTTTGATAATTTCAGATCGGGTAGCAGTTATTTCTTTCATTTACTTCCTCCAAAACCATTTCTTCCAATTCTGAATCACCTTGTTTTCATCCCCATACTTTTCTTTAATCCAATCTCCATACTTACCGGCCTTATGATCAGCCAAACATTGATCACGATAATTTAAAGCTTCTCGTAAGGTTTCGCGCTGAACATGATCGTGGACATTCCAAGGATCATAGATCTTCTTGAGAAAGCCATAACCTTTGGTGGGCAATTCACCTTTGTAACGTCTAACTCTGCGATTGGCGAACTTCTGGCCTATGTTGCTGTTGGGAGCATACTTCAGGATGGGATTCTTCTTGTGACTTCTGGACATGATATTTCTCCTTTGATTGTGAGTTAATTCACGTTCGGGAGAAAAAGTATGAAAAGGTATTCATTTTTAGTTTCCTTTTTAGTATTTTGGTGTATCTAAAGTTTGAAGGTAACTATCTAGAGCGATCAACATACTCACACAGATCATAACAAAGATACAAATCATAGAAGCAATAACTTCATATTTCAACAAATAATACGGAAACAGAGAAGTAAATATACCAAACAGAAGATATGAAGTGAATAAACTTATTTTATCCATTCGCGGTTCAGTTCCTTAAAGTATTCGTCCAATTGAACTTCCTTTGCCGCACTATAAGCAGCAGCAAAAATATTGACGAAAAATATTGTTGCACCAACATAATCTTTAGCTGATAACATATATTGGAAACTAAAAACACTAACAGCAAAATAAAAATAGATTGTACTCATACACATGTTAAGTGGTGACATTTATTACCTCTCATGGTGTTTGATGTTTTCAACATTCTTGAAACGTTCTTTCAGTTGTTCATAACATACAGGTCGATAATTCCAATTATCCACACCCACATCACAGGATTTGTAGAAATCAGGAAGAGTACCATGAGAATGGCCGTAACCATGCCATACGCTGTAATGTGCTCTATTCCACACCCGATGGGAATAATGGGAGAGGAACATATCCTGTTTGTCTTGGGGGAAACGAATGGTTGCTACATCCCTGACCCAAACAAAACCGGCATTCTTCCAATCATTTCCTTCGTGGTTTCCTTTGATAAGAAAATGTTTACCATTGAGTCTGCGGAGAAATTTGACGTGGTTTCTGAAAGCAAAATCCCCACAATGATAAACTTCATCGTTGGGTTTTACTAATTCGTTGTGATATTGAATGAGTGCTTCATTCATTTCATTGGTGGAAGAAAAGGGGCGGTTAGCATACTTGATAATGTTTCCATGATCATAGTGTTCATCGGAAGTGAGCCAGATATTCATTTCATTAGTTCCTTCATTCGTCAATGTTAGTGTCAATCAATTCATTTATAATTCGATCTTTTGTACCACATCTGTACCAATTTTATGTCAATGTTGGTACAAAAATAAAACTTGTGCGCCCTATTCGATTCGAACGAATGACCTACGGTTTAGAAGACCGTTGCTCGTATCCCACTGAGCTAAGGGCGCGAAAACCTTTCATATATCTCCAACCAGCTATAGACCATTTGATAAACTCATTATGATCGCTGGTTTTACCATACCACCCAATTCCATAAGGGTGTTGTGCTTCTACTAATAAAATTCTACCATCACTCACCCTTCCGAAATCGACAGCACCACAAAAATCTTTCGGCCAGTTGATATGTAATTCTGGTGCTTTAATATTCTCGTCTTGTCCCATATACCAAGCAGAGAACACGACTTCACCATCTGCAATGTAATAACGCCACTCATTAATAAAGTTCACAACTTCTGAACAAATGTACGGTCCTTTTTTCTTTCCCTTATAACCACCATTTGTCACCATACCATTAAATCTTTTATATTTGTCCGATGGTTTGATGAAAACTTTTTTACCTAAAGGCCATTTATCTGCTTTCCATATTTCTCTCCCAAACCACCCTGAAAGAAATTCGGGGTAATAGTCTGGTTCGATGTGTCCTAAATACGATTCGATGAATCCAATACTACCTATTAAAATGTATTCATCATCTGGATTTTTAGATTCAAATTGTTTCAATCTATCGGCAGATTCAAACCTACGAATAGGAATCCCACTCATCAATGAATGAGTTTTAACAACTAAGTTTTCATAAAAATCATCATATTTTTCTAGAGCAAAAATCATTTGTGGACCTGTCCCGGCGATAAAAATGTTCCAATCCAAAACATGATTGTCTCCGTGAAACAGTGCATCTACAACGGTTCGTTGTGGAGCAAACAACGAATCTGTTTGAATGAGTCAATAACTCCTTCCCACAATGGGTTGCTCCATGAATATCCATCTATTCATATCAAACATGTCTCCGTGAAGGGATTCGAACCCCCGACCCCCTGCTCCCAAGGCAGGTGCGCTACACAGACTGCGCTACACGGAGAAATTTTACTACTGGTGGGGGTGGATGGATTCGAACCACCGACAAGTTGCGTCAAAGGCAACCACTCTACCACTGAGTTATACCCCTATATTTTTCAATTTCCTAACCTAATTCTTATATTCTTCTGGGTTAAACCAATACATTATCGTTCCATCGTTCTCTTTGTGTTCAAACACCCCATCGATATATTGGTTGGATTTTAGTTCACCATCACCATGTTCTCTCAGGAATGTTTCCACTATAGCGGTCAATCTCTCTGGTGTCAATTTAATATATTCTTTCATTTTTAAAACCTTGTCCTTTTGGTGGGAGTGGTTGTGGTGTGGTGGGAGGATTATTCAAACCGCCCTTCACAAATTTCCCTTCCTTAATAGTTTTCAATTAATACTCCTTGAGCGGGAGATGGGGCTTGAACCCACGACTTTCAGATTGGAAATCTGACACTCTACCACTGAGTTACACCCGCAACGGAGACGGTTTCATTTTAGCAGGAAGAATGAACTTCACATACTAACGATTGCGTCTCTTTCTATATTTCAAACTCTTGTGCTGGCTGTATCTTTGCTCTTTAAATTAAGAACTGGATAAACCCTACAGCTAGGAATTGGCTCTAATGTTGTCCAACCTCTTTACCAGCAGCACAAGTGTTCATTACTCCACAGGTTTCCACCTATAGGTTAGGTCGTTGTATTTAACGCACTGCATCCCATTCACAATGACACCCACACTTTCACCATCGCAAACTGGTTCTGGATCATTATAGAAGATATCGAGGATGCTCCAAGTGGTTTCTAATGCTGCACATCCTGAGAGACAACCCACCAAAAAACAATGATACGGCCAGTTTCATCTTCATATTAAAATCTCCATGAGCTACTGACAGGCATCGAACCTGCGACCTGAACATTACAAGTGTCCTGCTCTACCAACTGAGCTACAGCAGCTAATTACTAATTATCTTCGACACTAACAAAAAAGTGAGCTAAAGAACCAAATATTTTTTATATTGTTTACCTAAAGTAATTGCAGTTTTGGGAATAAAATTATCACAAGGAATAAAATATTTATCCCCACAATTAGTTAATATAAACAAGTAATCCACTTTAGTCGAATCGAATTTTTTTATAATATTTCCAGATTTATTGCCACCACATGTTTTTAATGCTGCTCTATAAAACCCACATTTAGTTTTATGAAAAGTAGTTTTAACTTGAACTTTAGCTAATTTTCCATCTATATCAAAAATTAAATCATATTCTTGAACATCTGATAGTGGTATGGCAACATTCCAGCCTTTAGAAGTACAAAAAGAAATTGCAGACCCTACACCAACATTACTTTGTGAACCACTATTCTTTCGATCTTGAAGCATTTAATTTCCTATGATAATTTTTTTGGTGGAGATTGGTCTTTTATTATATGTAGAGAGTAAGAGATTTGAACTCTTGCTCCCAACTGATGCTCTATGTGGATGACTTCTTTCATCACAACCTCACACCATTACAACCACAAAAAACCGTTAAATCGGGAACTCAGGTTTGAGCATAGTTTAGAGGCTTGAGTTCCCTTCCTGAATTTTGGAGGAGGGTGTGGGATTCGAACCCACGGAGGACGCTACTAACGCCCCCAACGGTTTTCAAGACCGTCCATTTCGACCACTCACGCAACCCTCCATCACTGGATCATTTCTTTAAAAGATCATAAATCTTTTCTTTGACTTTACCGGCACTATTGAAATAATTATAATAACACCCACCATGACTATCGGTTTTGTGAGTATCTATCGCATCTTCCACTTTAGCATCGATATAATCCATCAGCAGTTCAATTAGTTCTTCGTTCATTATATTTTCCTTTTTTATTTCTTGCTCCCAGAGCAGTATTCGAAACTGCGACCTAAGTGTTAACAGCACTTTGCTCTACCGGTTGAGCTATCTGGGAATGTTATAAATCTATTTATACTGTGACTACTTTGGGTAAATAGAATCTTTCCAATTTAGTTCTCTCTTCTTTTCGTCGTATAGATAATATCTTATCTGAATCTATTGTACATTCTATTCCTAATAGTACGCAATAATCAATAAACAAAGATTTAATATCCTCAGAACGATTTGAAAATTGATAGTACCTTACATTGTTTAAATTGGTTTGATAATAAGAACACCCATCAGAATCTAATAAACCAGAAATAAATTCTTCTGGAAATTTATTTAATATTTCTTTTTGCCAACATTCTAACTTAATTTCTCTAGTGTGTTTATTTCCTTTTCCATGTTGAGGAAATATAGTTGGTAATTCATTATTGTAAACATATAGGGTGTTGCATCTAGATTTTAATTGTTTGTTATATGAAACTTTGTTGTTTGGAAACAACACCTTTAGATATTGTTTACATTTTTCTAATATTTCCATATGCTCAGAAAATAAAAAGATACGCAATCTATACGTTCGTTCACCTTTACTAATATAACCATCTCCCAAATACATACCTAATATATAAGCATATTCTTTACAATCAAAAATCTTGTGGTCGTGGTGGAATTCGAATCCACACTTTTCGGATTTTAAGTCCGATCCCTCTGCCCGTTGGGGTACACAACCAAACTTTTTAATCCAAATTCTTACAGTTTCTCGATGAAGGGAATACTTTTTTGCAATTTCGTTTTTTGATGCTCCTAAATTGAAATCGGCCAGTACGTTTCCTACCAATTCTTTATTCTTTTTCATAAAAAGTCCTTTTAGACTTATTTATAAAAAAGAAAAAGTTTTTGTCTACCAATTCCGCCACCCACGCAAACTACCCTGATTTTGGGACTACCCACCGATCAGTACGGTGCTGCGTTTATTGTGGTTGTAACGAATGATAAGTGCTACCCCATCACTATCGATCCTTACGGGTACAATCAACCACAAAATTCGAGAAGTTTGTTCCTAATTTAAACATCATAGGGTCGTTGGCTTCTACGAGAGTTGCAACGCACCCCTCTCTGCCTATCCTATTTTGTTCCAGACTTCGGTTCCCCATTCTGGTTTCAATCTTCTCGAAGAACACTTTTGATGTGCCTAGCGTGTTCCATTCTTCTAGGCTTAACTCCACAAGGTTTGCCTACCTCTTTTTAAGAGTGGTTTTATGCTTGTGGAAGTATTTATAAAGTTTGTGGTGTCCCAGATGTGCTTTCGTTTAATCTCCTGTCTTACGACATTTTAAGGAGCAAGCACCACACTTTACCGCACATCGACTTTACAAAGATTTTGGACGGCAACATTGAGGGAAATTGAACCCTCGACCAGACGGAATAGCGCACGTTACACCACTCTTTTATGGGGTATCTAGTATCCCCGCATGTCTAGACTATGACCAAGATGCGCCGATATAAAACTAAAACGACATGTGTTTGCTGTTACTCTGATCCAGCAAAGAAGGTCTGGTAAGCGTACCGTGATTGGTTTTCACCAACTCACAACCATTCTCTTTATGCGCCTTTTTGAAACTGGCAACGTTGATCGAATTGATGTTGTGAGTGAAATCACCACATTTGTTGCATCTCCATCCGTATTTCATTCGTGTTACTCCTTTGAGTTTTGTGGTACAACTAGTGGGCCTTATAGGATTTCAACCTATGATCTATCGGTTATGAGCCGATGGCTTTAAGCAGACTAAGCTAAAGGCCCAAATTTTAAATGGGTGCTTCAAGATTCGAACTTGATCAATCGCCGCTATAACCCCATCTGTATTGGCCTTTCTGAGAAGGCGATTACACCACAGATAGAACACCCATTTGTGTTTACGCCTCAACCATTTCGGTCTGAGTCGTAAACACATTCCTGAAGGATTCCACCACATCCTTCAGCACCACGCCTTTATGACGAACCACGAATGCTGCGAGTTTCTTGGCAACACCATCGGTTACTTCGCCGTGCATTTTGAAAGCGTTACGAATACGCTCCGAATCGTTTTTGCTTTCTACGGAAATTACTGCACCAGAGGGTAATTTTACACCATGCATTTTCTCGTTTTCTGCGCTCATAATAATCTCCCTTTTAGTTTTTTCGTTACCCGATGATCAGATATTACCAGCATCCGTTTTAATTGTCAACAATTATTTTTCAATTCTTTTCTTTTCTTTTTAAAATCCTGTAAGTAATCGAAACTACTGGCACCAAACCCATTATAATTTCTAATTGCGGTGGATTTGTTTTTCCTACATTTCAAATTATCTTCCAGAACAATATAAATTGCTTTAATGTTTTGGTCTTTGTCGTAAATGTCAGTCACCCAAAAAAGGGTTTCCTTATGCCATTCCCTAAGTCTGGTTATCTGCCCATACCCTTTACCACCATCACTCTTGTTTAGGGCAAATTGGTCAAACCTCGACTCTTTCAAAACTATCGTTGCCACATCATATTCATCAAAGTTGGAATACTCAGCATACTTGGTTATGATCTGACAAGTCTCTAATAGATCCTTCTCACTTTTAAACTCCAAAAAATACTTATCCTTAAGCTTATATACCTGTTTGTAAAGCTTGATGGTGTCTTTATCATATTCGGGATAATTATTTATGTTGTTTGGAATTGATGCGGAACTAATTGAAGACACTACCATCAACGATGATAAAATGATGATACTTAAAAACTTCTTCACAGGTTATCTCCTATATGGCAATGACCTTTACAAAATTTACCATTCCGAAGAATTGTATTTGGTAAACTTCTATACAATCATTGTCCTTAATGAGTCGCCGGTTAAACCTAGATCACCCCCTTGTTGACGACATTTTAAATAATCCTACCATCTAGTAAAAGGATTTACAACCAGATTACAATTCAAATATTTCTTATCGAAAGTTATTTCTTTACCGATCCAATCAGGAAGAATCACATCAGTATCCACAGAAGGTAATTCGATTTCTGCTACTACCAACCCAAAATTTGATCCACCAAATTCATCAATTTCGAAATGTTGATTCTGGAACTCTACCACAGTCCTACTTTTTATGACACTCTGTGCATCGGAAGTTTCGTGCATCATTAATTTGTTTATCTCTTCGTTGTCAATTTCCATTTCAAATTCTTGAGATGAAAGAAGTATTTTCTCACCTTTGACCGTGATGGTTCCTTTCTTGAGGGCCGAATAATATCTATACCTAACAGTCAACTGAGGCACATTGATTAGATATGATTGCCAAATGAAACCCAAACGTTTGGTTATATTTTCCTTTTTCCAATCATCATTCTTGACCAAATATTTTCTTTCAATTTCCAGTGCCATTCATTTCTCCATGTTTCATTTTAGTTAGTTATAACAGGCATGGATTAATTTGTCAATAATTATTCGAAGAATTCATTCTTATTTGCCAGTTTTAATAATACATCTGCGTGGCAACGTTTGGGAGCACACCAGCAAGCGAGGGTTTTATTTTTGAGTTCATGGAGGGAGTTCATCAAATCTGGTTGGGTTTGAATCCATTTCTCATAAGCATCAACCGCTTCATCTCTGGTTGCCACTTTAAACTCTGCTATTGTTCCCTCCAAATGAGAAAAAGGATTTCCCCATTTTGGAGGGACGCGCAACCATCACGTCATAAAAAATACCTTTTTACACACGTTCAGCGTCTAAGAAATGCCATTCCATAATCTCTTTTTGACATTCTTCTAGATCAACATTAACATCATAATTGTCAGTGTCTTCTAGAAACTCCTGAACTTCATCTTCAGGAAGATCGAGGTACTGAACAACACTGATTGTCACTTCACCAGTAAGTTTAATTCTTGCCATTACACCCACCCTCTCCTAAGTGTTATTTCAATAAACTCCTTGAACTTGACATCTTGTTTCCATTGCGATTTGACCCGCTCGACAAAGTGATCAAAGTTTCTGAACCCTGTGCGCTGTTCTTCGGGTGTAGAATTCCATGCTGATTCACACCAATTCTTTATTTTCTTAGTTGTTTTCCCTCTCATTCGTTTCTCCTTTACAATCTGACAAATTCGATTGATTGTACATTGCCATCTCTGACAATGATTTTAGAATAACCAATTTCGGAAGGACTCAACATAAACTTTTCTGCATATGAATTGTAATCAGTTTCAGTATTCTGATATAGTTTCATGAAAGATGGATTGGCGAAATAGAACCTACTATCGGGAGCAATGTAAGGAATATTCTGTGGTTCATCAAAACGATAGTGCTGTTTAATTTTTCCTTCTTCATCCGAAGTTAGGTGAAGTTTCTTGTGTGCTGTGGGTTCAACGATTAAGGAACGGTGAACATGTCCAATACCCATCACTATACAATCAGAATGGCCCGTTTTAGCCAGTTTGTTTTTAAGTGATGCTTTCATATTAGCTTCTGCTTGAATGTCATCCTTGGCGTTGCTATGGAGGTTTCCTGCACCATGATGAAAGAACATCTTATGCATGAGGGTCATTGTGGAATCATTATATGCTTCCAACTTATAAGAGATGCTACCAAAAGGAACCGAAAGCTGATCGGCAATATATTTTCCAATATTAAAATCATTCTGGAAGACGGATTCGTGATTACCATTTCCTACTACTAGCAGTTTGGATTTCAGAGGTTTGAAAAGTTTAACTACTGCATCAGCTTGTTCCTGTGTGGTCTGATATTTACAATCATCAAACTGAAAACGTTTATCCCTTGGGGAAATTGCTTCTACGTTATCGCCCATGTTGACCATAAAACAATTGTCGGTGGAAGCTACATAATCCACCATCGATGCAATTTGATCTTCGTTGACACAAGGACTTCCCAAATGTAAATCTGAGGATGAAACAAGGATGTAATCTTTCGGCAATGCTTTCTTGATAATTTTCATTCAGTCGATTCTCCTATGCTGTAGGTTATTCATTCTTCTTTGTATTTATCTCCAATAAAAAGTCTTTTCAGAACAATTAACACATCTGAATTTAGATCTTCTAAATGAAAAATCATCCTCATTCATTTGTCTACCACAATCTATACATCTACCTTCTTCCTTGCGTTTCTTTTTTTGGTATGCAGATTCTTCTCTATTAAGTTTGAGATGTTTTTCGCACCTAATAAAGCCTTTCTTTCTTGGTTGGGTACATCGAGAACAAAGACCCAATGCCTTGTGCTTCTTTATATCAATTGACATTGTTTCGATTTATCTTTTCCACATGAATTCTTTCGATTTGTTGTAGATCACTATAATCAGCATAAACATACACACTATTATCTTGTCCCATAACAGGAGCAATAGTAAGAATGATGTGGGTTCCACCACCAGCTAGACCACCACACTCACCATCATATTCCCCTGTCCAACTGTCATAATATCCAAATGAGGGGTAATATGTTCCGGTTTTGACAACTCTCTTTTCTTTTACCTTATACTTCTTACCAATACATTCTTCTCGCCTCTCGGTATAAATCTTTTTATCTTCACCACCAAACCCTTTGTTTGCTACATATTCATATGTTAATGCTTTCAGGATTTTCTGAATTGTCCAATCTTTGGAAGGAGGATCAAGAGAAAGTATAGGAAACCCAAGATGGTTGGTTCGTTCTTGTCTAAATTCTGTTTCGACCAAGAATTTATGAACCGAGTCTGTGTATTTCTCTTTCACTATTTCATAAGCATCCTGAAATGAAAGAGGATACCCACACCTTATAAAGAATTCCGGTTCAACTATTTGAACAATATCCCCCACCCGAACTACATTATCTTTCTTTTTCATAAACCCTCCTTAAATAAAGAAATGCCCCTAGAAATTAATCTAAGGGCATCTTCTCATTATTAACCGAATTTGTCAATTAATTATCGAATTAATTAATCCTCATCTTCGATAATTTCCAGATTCAGCTTGGGGATCTTGAAAACTTCCAAACCATCTTCAAAGACGATATCCACAACTTCAGGATTATCATCATCGATGTCGAACACGATTGCGTAAGAACCACTTTCTACTTTGGTTTGGAACTCCGCAAAATCTTCCTCACTAAGTTCCAGATCATCGGCAATGAACGATTCACCATCAATCACCCTGACCATCGACCCAAGATCAATATCAGAAGTGTCAACCTCTACTTCGGGTGCTGCTTCTACTTCCGGTTCCAGTTCATCCAGCTTTTCTTCTTCCCTGAACTCTTTCAGAATCTTAGAGTATTCCATTTGTCACTCCTTTAGGTTTATTTTTGAATCTCTTGTATGCTACACAAGGCCAATAAATCATCCAAAAACTTGCTCCTCCAAGTGTATAGAAGAAACGTTTGTGGTTGCTCGAATGGTCTTTGGGTTGTCTGCGAATCATATAAACCGTGATCAGCATAAAAATAGCATCAATTAAACGCACAGTTGCATGAACATCAATTTCATTCCAATTCATTTTTTGTCCCTTTAGTTAGTAATGTTTCATCTCTTTATGGTAATCAAACTTCGTCTTGCGCTTCTCTTTCTTGTTCTTCATGACCGTGGAAATGGGTGCGGGGATCATGTGAGTTAACAGTCTCAAAAAGTCTTTATCCGGTTTCATATCTTTCTCCTTAATGTTTTATTTATAATTATACATGGAAGAAGAAAGATGTCAAGTCTCAAATTAAAAACTCACAAGTTTCATCTTCATCGAAATCAGCAACGGAACATGGTCTGGTTGATTTGGCTTCTTTGGATAATATCAAACACTCAGAATAGACATCACATTTGAGACAGCAAATGTTGGTTCTACGCATACAATGTTCCACTCGCTTGCTCGCATTACAAAATAATAGATCACTCATTTGATTTCCTTTGTTAGTTCTTTAATTGATTTTAACTTCTCGTTAACCACTTTCTTGAAGCACTTAATTGGTATCTGAAATTGATCCCTATCAACAGAACCCAACTCTTTGAACAAGTATGTCAGTGATTCCAATTCATTTAAGATTTGTTCAGTGACCACGACCATTCCTATATTTCTGTTTTTTCTTTCCCTTTTGTGGCGGTTCTTCTTTGTTGAAAGTTTCTGTTTCCATCGATAGAGTTGATCTAGATTGAATTATAGCTTCATGAATTCTTTTATTATGATTCTCTATTTTATCTTTAATGATCAAAAAACATTTACCATCGTAGTTCATACCCAGATCAATCGAATGTTGTTGTGAAATGTCAAAGAGTTTACCACACAGACCACACCGGAAAATGCTCACTTAGAACCTCATTAAAAACCTTCAAATTCATCTAGCGCATCAAGTTCTGATCTGTCCATGTAGAAAATTTTCACAAGGTATTCATCATCTTCTTGTGAGTCGTTGATACTGAGAAGCGCACTTTCGACATCTTCATCAATAAAACTCATGCCACTACTGATCAACGTTACTTCTACAACTCTAACTTTTTCATCCATTGTAACTCCCACCATTTCATTTAAAGGGATATTTGAAAATCTCTTTGCACTACAATCATCATCCGGTTCTTGACACACCCCATTCTGTTTACAGTCATATTCACAATTCATAATCACATCCATTTTCATAATAGTGAAATTGACGATCCTCTTCCAACTCTTTAACTGCTGCCACCAATTCTTCGTAAGTCAGAATGATTTCAGGATTCTCAGGAGTTAGAATGAGTGAAATACCATTTGTCAGAGTTCCGTCTTTTTGTTTAATCATACATGAACTTTGAACACAAATACCATCATCAGCGAAAAATACTTCATCTTCGACTTGATCCATCACAGTTCTCCTATTTTTTCATCCAACATCAAAATAGCTGCGGGACTTTCGGATGCAAGAACGAAACGTTGCTTCCATTTCAACATTTCATCAATTTCTTTTGTTTGTGTCGTGATCAGATCATTGAGAAACACACAGGTCTGATAATCTTTTTCATCCAAAGATGTTCCTTGAATTCTAGCAATAGATACAAGGTTTTCCACTTCAAGTTGATGTGCTTGTGCAAACAGTTCGATGGGCGACCAGTTTACAATAAACTCAATATCGGGAAGTGCTGTGAGAGTTGGGTTCCATCCTCTCATACTGATGTATTCATAGATAATCTGGAAGTGTTTAAGTTCATCAATACTCTGTTCTTTGAAATACTTAGCAATACCAGTGAGTGCTTGAACATCACAGATACCAGCAAAATTCAAATACATTCTGCTGTTCTGAAACTCCTTATTCATCTGCTCGACCAACAGGCTGTACACTGTGGTAATCTTAGGTTCATTTGTTTCACGGTTCAAATAATCCATTTATATCTCCAAGGTTTATCTTTATTTATAAGAGAGGGGAGATGGTATGTCTCCCCTCTCGGTATATAACCTAAAAAAACTCGGTAGTATAGGCAATTTTGACATTCATTTTAATTCCGTCTCGCTCATAGTAATAGTTATTTTTTTCATCAAGAAGCAACCCCTCAAAGAAATCGCCCGTCAATAATTTGGCGATTTTGAGAGTTCCTAGAATGCTGCGCTCCTTAATCATTTCCGTCTTGGTTTCCTTCTGAAGTTCCAACATGAAATCCCTGAGTTTAGCGTTGACGGTGTTAAGATCCACCTTCTTGCTGGTAGCAAGGATTTCAATTGCGTCAAGCTGACGCTTCATGATCAGAACGCTTGTGGTCAGTTTCTTACCACTTACAACCTTCTCAAAGAACTCAGAAACCTTGGGCCATGAAGAACAACCCGCCAATGTAAAGGTCATAGTGCGGGATTCATAGGAATCCGAATCTTCGGTGGATGCTACTTTCCTGAATCCCTGATAAACCAGTTCCTTCGAAAGCCCATGTTCTTCCAGAACCGTGATCTGTTCCACGGTATAATCGGCAAGCTTGCCGGTTTTAGCCAGAACAGATTTCTCACTCACCTTATCTAGATAGTAACCAATGAGTTTGTTCTTAGCTTCCAGACCAGCAATCTTGACGGCAGAATCGAAAATGTGATCAATACCAAACGACTCGTTGATGTATTTGCGATTGATGATCGGCAGACCTTCAAGATTCAGAACACAACGATAGTAATCAACACCATCAATTACTTCAAATGCGTCCACCAAAAGATCGATGATGCCATTGGCACTACAAAGAGCATAATCCTTTTCGGTAAGGAGAACTTCAATTTTCTTGATGTTCAGGTTGCCGTCTTTAATGATAGTGTGGTTGCGGTAGATGCAGCTATCGATAGTTGCAGGAAGACCGGTTGCTTTCGCCCTCTTGGGATTCAGAGTCACATGACCATCCATGCAGATACGGATGGAAAGATTCATGTGCTCCTTGTTGTGGACAAAATCATTGAAGGGAACCCGTACCTCTTTTTCAGACTTGGTGAAATAATTAATCTCTTCAGAAGCTTTCCTACCAATGCGCTTATACCCATCGATGTTTTTGGAAAACGGGATATAGAAAGAATCACCTGTTTGCAGGAAGGTAAGAACATCCATAACACAACGTGCATCATCAGCAGGAACATAATTCTTGGGCGCGACACCATCAACATATCGGCAATTCGATTTGAAGATGGCTTTACGAAGTTTCTCGATATGGGCAGAACATTCATCAAATGTGAACGCACACATATGAGAATCGATCAATGCTTTATCTTTCAGTTCAGCAATCACGTCCAGTGCTTCTTTCCTACGACCAGCATAATACAGGTTGTAAGCATATGCATAGAGGTAATTGTTCAGGGTAGCCTCCGACATAGCCTGTTGAACATCGGAGAAATGGTAAACCTTGTCCTGATACACGAAAGAGAAATCTTCGTTGGCTTTATCCACCACAACAAAGAACTGATTCTTGCGCTTATCAATGCGCGAAAGATGAAGAAAATCCTGACCCATCTTCGTGAACGACCTAGTAAGGTACACGATTTCTGCACCGATGGTTGCCAAATCAATCGTCTCACAGACAGCATCAGAAATCTTTTCGAAGTTGTGTGAGAAAATTGTCATGTAATCATCAATCTTGGAACTGTGGACAAAGGTTCCGAATTCAGAAGTTGCCGACATTGCTTTCATGAATTCTTGGTTGTAGTAATAACCATAACCGACTGTATTGAAAGCGAGAATTCGACCTTTCATTTTCTCAAGTTCGGCAAAACAACGCTTCTCTTCTTCAGCAGTAGACCAAGGAACTACAGCCTGTCCATCGGTAAACAGAGTAATGGAAACCGGAGCAACATCACCAAGTTCATCAAGAACAAGATTAACTTCTTTGAGGGGATCGGAAAAGCAAGTACAACCAACTACAGAGCGGAGAGAATCCAGAACGGAGTTCAGTTTGTCGAACTTGGATGCACCTTTAATGACGGTGCGGTGTTGTCCGTTGGAACTGAACCAAATGATGGTAAGAAGATCTTCATCCCCGATAACATCGATTGTTTTCTGAACGTTATCAATCAGTTCATCGATGTCACTGGACATGGAACCGGAACGATCCAGAATATGGATGTGGTGAATCCGGTTGACGGTGGTGGTTTCCACTACCTGTGTGTCTTCATCTTTGTGGAGAAAGGCAACTACAACCTTTTCCTGACCACCGATAATCACTTTGTTCTTGTAAAAATTCATTCGTTTGTTCCCTCCATTTCAATTAAGGTTGTACCAATTTGGTGTTGATATCTACTTGATATTTTGGATTATTGAGATTCCAAGTGTGTATCATATACTGCCACACTAAAATGTTTACAGCATTCTTTTCAGATAAAACCGAATATATTTTCTTTCGAATTTTTGAAGGCAAAACTTGACCCTTTCTGTAAGGTCCGAACTTACTTTCTAAAATTTTGAAAGATGTCATTTCCAATACCACTTCCCACTCATCTTTATATCGCACATGGAATGATGGATTGCCTAGTGGTTCTGGGTATATCATGAATTGATATCCACCATCCCTAGCTACAGTAGCAGCTTCTTCTGTGAGAAGATCGATGCACTCGAAATAATCTTTACCTTCCCGCAACATCTTCAGAGCAATCTCGAAGTTGTTCATTTCACTTCTCCACGAAAAAATAAATGTCCACCACGGCTAAATCATACCACGATGGTCGTAATTTGTCAACTTAAATTTAAGATGACATCAAAACAATCCTTGCACCGTTTCTGTCCTTCGTAGTCCTCCCTACTTCCACTGAAATTTCCTTTCTTGCCACATAGATATATTTCAGGAAGCTTCCGGTAAGGTACGTATTCCGAAAGGTGATATTTCTTATCGTATGAGTTGTAAAATTGTCCAAAAATCCGTCCATCATCAGATACATATCTAAGTGGACTATTATACAAATCGTTTAATTTCAACAAGTTATCTCATCTCCCAAAAATAGAAATGCTGTGTTACAGTTCAATATAACGCAGCATTTTCTAATTGTCAATTTAATTTTCTTTAATATTTATTTTAACTCACAATTTCCACCACTACATGCTAGTTCTTGACTTCCGGTGGTATTATCATCAATTTCGAATTGGTTGAGTTCCAAATCAAAATCTATATCAATATCTTTCCAAATTTTACAGGCTTCATAATATTCTTCTTTTGTTATGGATGTGTAGGGATCTAATGGATTATTTGAACCTTCATACGGGAGAAAACTAAGCCCACAAACAGAATCCCAATTCTTATATACCCATGCTCCAACCTCAACCCATTCATCTTCCTTAACTGAAATTGTACATGAAGGATTGCCATCACACCAATTATCATTGAACATTTTCCAATATTCAAGCTGATCCATTGCGGTCATATCATTGCGTGTCAATGAACCTCTTGGGGATTTCATAGGAAAATCAAATACTAAAGTGTTGTAATCCTCCCATGTTTGCCCAACCTCTGGATTACATGGAACATTCTTACTTAGAAGAAGATATGCGATTGGATCTTTTGCTGTGACGCGAACCCTACGAATGTACCAATCAGCGTGACGCGCATGAATTCCAGACGAAGAGTTTACTAATTGTGAAACTGTGCCGGATGGTTTGGTTAATGTGACTTGCTTAGGTCTGGAAATGCCAAACGTGTCGGCAAAAAAGTTAGCACGTTCATGTGCATACGCTTTAAGTTCACGGAGAAGCTTACCAGTTTTCTCATTTACCTTCTTGAACAACGGACAATCACACAGACCAGTCAACGAAACACCAAGCAACCTCTCTTCTTCTGCGTTTTCTTTCCATTTAGGACTAACATTTAGGAAATTAGTGCATGTCGATTGAATGATGCCCAAAAGAACTGCTGCTTCTATTTTGATTTTAAGAGATTCTATAGTATCTTCCGGCCTAACCACAACTTCAGTAAGGTTACACACTTCACGATCCATTAAAAGAGCTTCTACACAAGGATTTGCTCTCACATCACCAGATTTTCTTCCAAACCTATCTGCCTTTTCCCTTGCAGTAACAACATTGAAAATCCCACGCTCCCCCGCACCAGAACGCACAAGGCTAATCCATTCGTCAAGGAAGATAGCAGAATCGGGTTTCTCGGTATACGCGACTGAGTTGTTTGCTAAATGGCGTTGGCTGTTTTCAATCCAGAATTGACCATCTTTTGCATGGCGTAAACGCTGATCAGAAAGATTGGAAAAAGAAACACAGGCAGAACGTCTAACCCCACCAACAACAACACATTCCGCTGTTTTAGTTGCGATATCATGAACTTCCAAGGAGTTTAGTTTTCTGCCCTTTGCTGCCAAGAAAACTTTTATAGTGAAAGCAAAAAGTGCTTTTAATGGTTCGGGACCAGATGATCGACCACCGAAAGTTTTGAGTCTCGCACCTTTAGGACGAAGTTTAGAAAAATCAAATTTAGGAATGATGCCAGAATATAACGAATCGATGCAATGATCAAACGCTAATTTCCACCCCAACTTAGAATCGGCAATCACATGAACTAAATCTGTCAGTATTAACTCGTTTGGAACATCGGGAAGTTTGACAACAAATTGACGTTCAACGGAAAACCCCATTCCTGCACCATGCATTAGAATGTAAAGCATTTCCCCAAACTTCGCACGTTCATCGAATGTGATGAATGCACAATTAAATGCTGCAAAGTCGTTTTCTTCCAACGCCTTACCTGCACTCCATAATGCTCTCATACTTCCCATGACTTGTTTTGTTTTCTTCAATTCGATAGCATTGATAAAAGTATTCAATAGAGATTCGGGAACTCTAGGTTCAAAGTAATCCCCATATCTCTGCACAGAATCTTCCCAAGATTCTCTTCTTTTTTGATCATCCAACCAGCGGGTATAAGTTCGTTTTGCAATAAATTGTGAATAAAGATGTTCAATTTTCCTCTGTAACATAGATTGTCAACTCCATTTTTACTTATTGGATTCATTTTCGGGTAAGTCTATTTATAATCTCTCAAAACTATATTTTCTATTTGATTGAGAGTTTCCTGTTTTTCTTTCATTGCTTGTTCTTTCCACTCTTCCATCAAAGAATAATCAAATGCCAAATCTTTCAGTGCCACCAATTCTTCATATGAATCAACAAACAAATAGTCTGGAATTTTATATCCAGCTAGTTCTACATTGTTCTTGCTCTGTTTGTCGAACACCGGAATTACATCATAGTTCAGTGCTTCATAGAATCGATTGGGTAAGTGAGAGTAATTAGTATAGGTCGTATCATCCTCTATACAAAGAGAATATTTATATTCAAAAAGACCAACTCCATCACTCCAGTCAATTCTATCTCTACAGAAGAACTTACACCCTAACTTCTTGAAGTCTCTTATATTAGTTGAGTGTGTCGATAAGATTACCTCCCCCTTTAAATATTTTTTGAAGCCGTTTATCCTATCTTTCCTGAACGTCCCATAATAAACAAACTCGAACTTGTATAAATCTCCTTCAAAGAACTCATTCTCCTTAGTGTAAACTTTGGGATCGATGATCAATGAGTTTAGATTGACCACGTTCCAATCGCCAACATACTTCTTGGTGATTTTGCTTTTGGTAGAATAGTGATTGACAATTATGTGATATTGTTTATCATTGTCTTTAGCATAGCGCCAAAGTGTAATTGGTTCTCCCAGATTGTAATCATTACAAACATAGAAGAGTTTTGCGGTGGGGTTCTTGGTCAACCACCCATCCGATTCTTGAGAGTAATTGGATGCATGGTTGAAGATGATTATAGACAGATCATTATCAATCACATCGTTCATTCGTGGGTAGGACCAAATGTACTTTGCGTTGAGATGATCTGAAATAATCTTACCGTTTAACCAATGGAGATTCTGCTGATCTGAATCGTCGGAAGATTTGTGAGAATCAATTACCAGAATCTTTTTCATTTGTTCCAATGGTTGCTCCCATAATACTAAATCTTCCATCTGCAAATTCTTCGGCATCTTCGGCGGTTTCGAATACCGGAATAGCGCCAATCATTCCTTTTGTGAAAATTAAGGGAATGGTGTGTTCCATTCCCATTACATCAACAGTTAAATGTTTATCTATTCTCATTACAATATATACATCTTTCATTTAGTTCTCCATAACGACCACAAGCTGTTCATCATAATAGGTATCTTTCAATCTATCTGGAATGATTGCAGTCTGAACCCATACCGCATACTCTTCCCAAGTCATACCCAGATAATCATGAAGAGACATTAATGATGCTCCGGTGTGCCATAGATCAACTTTATCGTAGATATTAGTTTTCATTTTACCAATTTCCTTTTTCTAATTCGTATCTACCACAAGGTTTCAGTTCATGACAACCATTCCGGTATTCGCATTCTGGCACAAGATAAGGAAGAAGTTCTTCGTCTACAGTTCCTACCTGTCTACACATCTCCCACATTACATCTTGAGTTAACTTATGAGCCTTAGAACATAAGCGTTTTCTGGCAATATTAATCAATTCTTGTGCATTTATTAACATTGCGTGGTTTACTGGTTGCATTCTCCCTTCATCACCAGTAAACCCCGGTCTATCTTCTCGGTTTGATTTGACGTAATGAGTAACACCAATAGAATGTGTTCTAAAATGAACTGATATAAATGTGGGTATATCGTACATTTCAACCCAAAAAAGTTGAGTTCTCATTGGTGAATGTTCACATTGATATATTTTCAATAATGACATTTTTGATTTTTGGTTTATGGTAAATTCACATGCCTTTTGCATCAGCGAAACATCTGTTAGTTTGGTTACTTCAATTCTCATTTTCCCCTCAAAAGAAATCTTTCATTATTTTGTTGTTGGATAACGGCACTCCAAGAAAAACAACCTGCCTTGCTATTCTTTCGACAGGCCATTCCAATTCGATGCCCACCCGTTTTAGTGTTTCAGTAACGTCTACACCCATACCTTCTGGACATTTGGTACTTTCAAACCCACCACACATTGGGTATTTCAACCACTTCTCAACTTCTTTGTTTAGTTGTTTTCTGGCCGATCCTTGCCAATAGAGAACACATTTCAACTGTCGTTCACTCCATGTAGGATGTTTCAATTTCATTTTCTCTACATGAGATTTAAAATCAAATTCATTTATCACGGCATATGTGGGATAAGACAGATCAAAATATTCGTCGTATAGGGGGGCAGTGGGTGGACATCTATCACAATGTCCAACATTCGGACAACCATTTGGGTGTAATGGATAGGGTTGTAAACACAATGCTCTTACAGTATAATCAATAACTGGATCAATTAAAACAATCATTTCAGTTCCTAAAGTTCAATCCCTTGCAAGTCTTCCACCAGTTCATTGATCCTGCGTCTCACAAATTCATCAATCGTTTCGGTATACTGATCTTCTTCACCACATTCCCGTTCATCTTCTTCGCTGTCCCAGATAACCACACCAAGGAATTTGATGCAAGTATCATATCCAATAGAATTTAGTTCACATACCACACCCCTATTCGTGACTAGGGATTCCTTCTGGTCGAATAAATCATAATTAATCTTCTCCACTAAATCAATTAAATAACTGTTCATTTTCAAAATGATCCTCCATCCCTTCCAACCACTTACCAGATTCAATACTCTCTGCCAAGTCGATTAGGTTAAGTCTAATTGCCTGATCTGTGATGTGAATAGTGTTGAAAATTTCACTTTCCTTGTAGATGAATTTAGCAATACTTTTAACCAGTTCTTCTCTTGAATAATCTTTAATCCCCAATTTCATTTGAACTCCTCATTTCTTCTATTGATTCTTTTATTTCCTGCTGGTTCTTGAGCGACAACTTTGTGAAATGAAAGATGTTCTTGCTTAAATTCTCAATATACTTCTTCTGTTTTCTCACCAAAAACATCAACCACAAAATCAATATTATCAGCATACCAACCAAGACGCAATTAATTTGTGGTAGAGACATCATAAGTTTTCTTTACCTTCTGCTGAGATTTCATCAATGATAGATTTCACATCTCCACCGTTATACATATCGGTGTAGATCTCTTTGAGATAATTCTGAATTGCTTTCATTTCGGCAGTATTTCTTGCCCAAATAAATTCTTTAACCACCAATTTCAATTGATTCCTTGACATCTTCTTGGGAAGATATGATTCAAGAATCGTGCGCTCCTGAACTGCTTCGACCCAAGATTCTTTATGTAGAAGTTTATCTTTAAACAAATCAAGGTTCTTATTGATAATTTTGATATAAGATTTGATGATAGCTACACATTCCTCATTGCTAGGAATCTTATTGACCTTTCTACAATCTCCTTCCAAGGTTGAAAGTAGATTCTTTTTCAGTGTGTCACCAGATTTCATTGCAGCAATTCTATCTCTGTTAATTTGATTAATCATTTTCATCATCCTCATAATTTTCTTTTAAGTAAGTTTCAAGTGGAGAAGGACTACATGATGAACAACAATTTGTACATGGACTTGTATCATAATAACAAGTCGGACTATCACCATAACCGGTTCCCATTTACTCACCTTCATCAACTTGTTTAGCAGACATATTCTGAATCATATCATCTGCTCGTTTGGTATCATCTTCATTCTTCGCTATTTCCGAATCAGAAATGGAATAAGGATCGATGCCTTGTGTAAACTCATTGGGTTTATACCAACCATACCCCACAAGTTTAAAATGATTCTTATCAATCAATCTTTCCAGCTTTGTTCCACACGTTGGACAATCTGTATTGTTTTTCTTCAGATCGTATTCGGAAAACGACCAGCGGAATTCAAACTTCTTTTTGCAACTTGAACATCCAAATGAATATTGTGGCATGTTATTTCTTCCCCTAACCAAAAATAGTTGATAATGTAGTATGATTGCTCTTTTTGTGGTGATACATCCATTCCTCGATATCTCTAACTCTTTCTTCCATTGTCAATCCTTCTCTACCAGCGACCCATACTCGATGTTCTTTTTCATTGTTTTCTGATACACACTGTCCACATACATGTGGATTGTTACTATCCATAACCTCTCTTTTGGTTTCACCACATTGATAGCAATGAATTGTAGTTATAAAGGCCATTATCTCTCTCCTTCTACAAGAACCCTATCATACATACAAATAATATCCATATCATCTTGCATCCCAATTGTATAAGTGATATTGGTTCCAAACCACGACCTACTATTTAAGATGGGCATCAGTTCTGCTCTTTCCGATTTCGAAAGAATGATCTTTTCTATTTTCTTACCATCTCTCCTTGCTTCGATTAAAGCATCTTCCATCTTTTCTATAATCGACTTCTCATAAATAATTTTCATTATTTCCCCTTAACCCAAATAACCTCATTGCTATTTGCGGGATTTGGTATTTGAGTGTAACCCATCTCTAACGCTTTCTGTGATGTTAGATTGTTATTATAATTGCAAGTTGCTAGACCACCACATATGATTAAGGCAAGTCCAAGCCAAGATATAGTTCCCCACATTTTAATTCTCCTTAACCCACAAATTGAGAAAATATTTAGCAGCGTTGTTAGCTATGGTATGAATATGGTGCTCACAAATAGTAATTACTTTGCCACATTCTAAATCCACTTCGGCTTTATCATTAAACCAGCGGAAATTATCCACAAATGCCATAGCAATGTTGGCTTGATATGCATAATAAAGTTCTTCATCGTGCCTGATTTCTTTGGTAAGAAGCTTGACTGCCTTTCTGAGTTCAGTTTCTTCTGGTTTGATTGCTTCAGACCATTTAGAAAGAACTTTGACCTCTAAAATAATATCATCTATCCCCGCTTCCAAAGAATATTGATTGGTAATAGTTACCCCAAAATATTTTTTGTTGTTGTATGTGTAAAATGTTTCACCATCTTCATCATATTTAACAAACCCCAACTCTTTCAAAATCTGTTGGTTGATATAGTTATTCAGTTCTTCACATTTTTTATCACTTCTATCAGACAACATATCTAAAACCCTACGTGCCTGTTCGTTCTTAACCACAACTATCATTTCATTCTCCTTTAAATTCTTTCAGAGTTAGTTTGCAATTTTGATATTCACCATCTGTTACAAACCCAACATCCGATAATAAATCCTTCAAAAAATTTGAAACTTCATCACAACCACTACTAGAAAAGGGGATTGCATCCCAAAATTCATCATTCCCTTCACAAATCACCAATTCAAATTTATATTGTTTCATTTTTGATCTCCCGGTGTATTACATGATATAGAAGATAATTATCTTCTGGTTTAAGATTATCAAACAACCACTTTTGGTGATCAGCACACCTTATTTCATCGACAGTAGTGCATGGATAACAACCACATCTGTCGCAAGGTTTTTTGTCCATATACCCTCATGTAAACATATTAAAATTTATAAAGCTAGGTTGTTCTTTAATTTGAATTAGCGAACATTTTCCATGTGCAAATACATCATAAGGGGAAATGTAATATTTGCCAATTAAATAATCGGCGTAGGTCACAATTTTTTTCTGGTGGTACAACTTAATATAGCAATCATCCTTACTACGATATTCATTATAGAAAGCTAATTCAGAATTGAACCTCCATTCCTCCCTTTGGGGAATGAAAAAACTCTTATGGTTGATATTAGAATCGTCAAATTCGATATAGGGACCACGTTTACCCACCACAATTCGTCTATATCCAGTCGCCAGATGTAAAGCATCCTTAGAATAAAATTTGGTTTCTGGATTGCCCCAAACCGAAATCGAAAAATAACTCATCGCTTTCCTTTTAATTTAAACGACAATCTGGAAATCGCACTCAGACCTTTGAAGATATTTGTTTTTATCATGGTCTGCACACTTTCCACACTCCATTTATATTTGGTTAATAGCTCGTTAGCATCCTTCCCGTAAACTTCTTTGGGATAGATCACTACTCGCTCACCAGCATGGGCATATTGTAAAGCCTTTTCCCATCCCTTAATATCCTTCTTGCCCTTAACACTACAATCATTATCAGTGACCCACACTCTATTGGGGATCATTGATGTGACTTGCTTTGAAAGAGATGTTCCCAACATCGCAACAGAGTTGGGTATGCAGAAACTATCAATTATACTCTCAAAGATATAAACATCCTTTGTTAGATCAACATTGAAGATGTTATAAACTTTGAAAGATTCATTGGGGAAATGGTTAAAGAATGTTTTGCCCTCTATAGATCGACCCTGAAACGCATATACCCTATGTTCATCATAATAGCAAGGAAATATGAGCATGTTATTCAGAATGTGTTTAGTGCCTTTGGGCATCTCACAGAATTTAAGTTTCTTGATTACTTCATCAGGAATCTTTCTCCTTCTACAATACTCCAACGCTTCCTTCACATCACCAGCAGGAACGAAGAATTTGGGGTTGAGAGTATAAAGAATCAGATCGTGTTCATTCTTTAGATCGATAATCTTTTCTTCGAAAGTAGGAAGGGAAGATTTCTTTGCAAAAACCTTCCCTTGTTTTAAATCGTTTATATATTCTTCCTTCTCTTTCTGAAGGTATTCTTCAAAAAGAGAAGGTTCATATAGTTCAATGTACTTTCTCAGAGAGGTATTCATGCCGCAATTGTGGCAATATAAAATTATCTTATCATGTCCAACAAGTATATAACCTCTCTTCTTATGATCCGAACATACTGTACACTTGAAGTTGTAGCCTTTAGGGTGGCGTTTTACATCTCGGATATTGAGGCGGTGGATAAAATCTTGTTCTGTGAATACGTTCATTAGTTCTCATTTATCGGTGGTTGATGGTTGGATACCAGAAATAGGTGATGTGTATCGGTAAACAAGGAAGTAAACAAATCCATATGTCCGTACTAAATTTTACATCACCTTCAACAGTTTGAATATTGTTGGTTTTCCAAAATGCACCAACCCAACAATCTTCAATTTTAAATTCTAGTGATATGGAACCCATCTTACCAATCTTTTTCGTGTAAAGCAATTTATTTAACATGACCCATCCCACGTTCAAATATTTCATACCCAAAGGCTTTAGCATAAGGGTTGTTGTCTGCACATACAATTGCTGCGCGTACAGTATTGAACAATATTACTTCATCACTACCATCAACGATGGGCATTATCATTTTACCATTTTGTGAGTTCATCATGATAAAGAAATCTTTCATTTGTTGTCCCTCTCCCACATCAATTGTTTGAATGTGTTCAAGAAATAAAACTCAGCTTGTTCAGGAGTCCAAAATCCAAGTCTAAAATTTTCATATGGTTTCACACCATTCAATACTGTCCATTCCAAACCTGTATATTTTAAATTAAAATGGCGCTCGGTTGCTAACATTCTAAGATCAGCATTTTTAATTTCTTCGATAATATCATTATTAGGAATGTCCAATCCTAATTTAACATCGATTGTGCGTCTAACTTGTTGTTCAATTTCTCTAAAATTGGGGAATAACGGCTTGAACGGTCTGGGACAATCGCCCATATATGCTTCGGCACAATCGTGCATCAGAGCATATATTGCGGCTTCTTTGGAAACAACATATGTCATGAGCACACAATGTTCCGCAACGGAAAAGTATTTCAAACAATGCCCTCTCCATCTGCATTGATGTGCCAGCGCATGTGCTATATCTTCAATTGAAATAGAATCGGGTGATAGATTGGTGGGGTCGAAAGACAAACCAGTATAGGTTTGAATGTAGTTCTCACATTTGTTCATTTGTTTTCCTCTCTTTTCTTTATGATTGTCCACCACTCCAAATCACCGGACATCAAAACGTTCTCACCTAACCACAATTGATTGGGGTTTGGATCGTGAACCACAACACCGTCCAGATTGATCAAAACAGCATGTTTTTTGCCCTCAAATGTTCTACTAGGGACACAGGCATCCAAACAACCACCAACCGTCTCACAGTCAATCTTACCCGCTAGTTTTGCATAAGATGGATATCCAGTACCCTCTATCTCATATCCCAAACTATAAATGAAATACCAATAGACATTCCACCAAGTTTCATCAGGAAACAATATGAAATTTGGAACTTGGGATAACTCCAACTCAAAAAGAGATGCGGTTGATGCTCTTAGACAATCACCTTTCCCCGCTTCTACTGTCTCTTGAAATATAGGTATCATTTACATTGCAGTTCTATCAAGTGCTTCGTTAATATCATCAATATAAATTTCAATTTCAGTTAAATATGCTTGTATATGGTTAAACAGTGGTGGATACTCTTGACCTTTCCTATCAAGTTTCTCTGACGTGGTGGGGAAGGGAGAAATCATCACCGGAGATAGCTTTTCATAAGTTCTATCTTTGATCCTTTCGACTTTATTTCTGATGGTTCCAAGATAGGACACTAATTCTTCTGCTGCGGTTTGTTTTGCCACAACACAACATTCATTTTTGTTCATTCGTTTCTCCTTTATTTTCCATTAGCAATTCTGGTTTGGGTTCCTCGACAATAACAACATCCTCAACATCGACAATTTCAACGAAGTGTTGACCCTGCATCGCAAACTGCCGCTTCACCATAGTTTTGGCAGTTTCCAGATCTGGTGCAGATTGGTTTACCTTCTGATATTTTACAATCCTAACCATCAATTCATAATTTTGCATTAATAATCTCCATTCCCTTCTTCCCTATCACGGTAATCATAATCATCACCATTACACAATTCTTTCAACATATCAAATTTTGCGTCTATCAACTTTTTCTCATTGTTGTAGATTGCAGCAAACGCATTGTTGACATAACTGGTAAAGTAAGCAAATGGATTCTCAGATTTTTTCCTATCAAAATTCCTAGCATATAAACAACATGTCAGAACGGCGTGACTCTTCATATCATCAATCAATGTATTGTAAGGAGTTTTGTGACCAAGATTTTCTGCGAGTTTTAAGAAACATTCCCCAAGATATTCAGGCATCCTAGTAGTAGGATCAATTTCTAGATCATCCTGCCACTTACATATGGTTTCAAAAAAGGTTCTGTTGTTTATGTAACGCTTCTTGGATTTTGGTTTGTTCTTTAATACTTTCTTTTTCTCTTCCATTTATCGCTCCGGTTAATAAGAACTTCCAAAATACATTGAGTGGTAATCTGGTGGTGTGTTGTTCCAGTAATCATAGAAATCATCTTCATCCATAAACTCACCTGTGGAAACATTTTCGAACTTATCCACATTAGAATTCCAAAACCAAGTACCAATATCTTCCACCGTTACCTCCTCTTCCAAAACCGAAAGAATTCATCTTCTGACATTGAAATTTTGTTTACCTCGTTGATAAACACATTCAGTTCTTCATCCCAAATCCATACAATCCCATAGGCATCTTTAAACATAATTTCTCCTTTATTCGTAATCTATCTTCTCATGAAAGTGTTACTTTGTCTATTATATTTATACCACCGATCCCAAAATTTTTCCCATGCTTCATCATCTGAAGATGCTTGTTTCATTTCTCTAAATTCATATGGAGTCATTTTGGAAATGATCCGACCTAAACTGAAAAAGTAAATTACCACATAACCACCGCATAAAATAACCAATGCGGCCACACAATCCATCCAACTCATGATTTATTTTCCTTTAATTTGATAGTTTATATATTATTTCTAATATCTCATGAAAAAAATTAATCTGTCAATATTTTCTTTTTGAATTTTATAAATAGAAATGAGCAAGTAATCCGTCTGGTGGAACAGAACGGAAGCAACGGGGAGAAATCGCTGTTGTCCTTGCCACATCTATTTATCTGGGAGACTGTCATGGAAAATCAAATCTATCATCTTGTCTATCTCACTCGTAATTTAATCAATGGTAAAATCTATATCGGTAAACATTCAACAACAAATCTGGATGATGGTTATTTAGGTTCTGGTAAGCATTTAAAACTTGCGTTTAAAAAATATGGTAGAGAAAATTTTCGAAGAACTATACTTCATTATTGTTTGACTGAACAAGATGCATATGATATTGAAGCTCAGATAGTGACCAAAGAATTCATCAAATTGAGAAGTAATTACAACCACGACTTGGGAGGAAGAGGACAGACTTTCGCAACTCACGAAAAAACACCAGAGCATTTGATTTTCCTTTCCCATCGGATGAAATTGATGAATGAAACTAATGCCAATAAAACTTACGAAGAATTATATGGTGAAGAAAAAGCCAAAACTAAGAAAAAACGTATTTCAGAAACTCAAAAAGGTGTCCTCAAAAATTTCTCAGAAGAAACTTTACTGGCTTTTGGAAATAGATCTAAAGAAATGATGACAGGTAAAACATTTGAAGAAATTTTCGGAAAAGAAAAGGCCGAAATATTATTACAAAATATGAGTATCAATGCAACAGGTGATAAAAATCCTTTTTATGGAAGACATCATACTGAAAAAACCTGTCAATCGATAAGTTTAAAAGCAAAAGAAAGAATGAAAGATAGAAGTAAATTGCATAATATCATTAAGATTTTGGTATCGACACCTGATGGGGTTTCATATTCATATTTATATGGTCTGACAGATCTATCTAAACATGTCGGAATTAGTAAATTCATAATCAAACATAAATTAGATGATCCTAATTTTTCTATTACACATCAGAAAAAGAAATTTATCAATGGGTGGAAATTTTCTTATATTGTTTAATTTGATATTTTAATTGTTCTACATCAAATCCTAAACTTTTATATATGTTATTTCTCTCTTTTGCATGTCGTAAAGAATAATTAATATATGTTTTCCATCTTTCATTCTGATTTGTATCTATGTATTTAACTTTGATTTTGACATCATCGACAATATCAAACACATTAAGATATTCTTTATCAGAATATAAACGAAGTCCACGACCAAGAGCCTGTTTGATTTTTTTGTCGGATTTTCCTATTTGAGCAAATATAATATTATGGATTCTTTTGATATTGATACCAGTCACCAGAACATTAGATCCTAATAATACACAATTATCATTATTCTCTATATACTGTCTTATATGATTTAAGTCTTTATTATCCCCATCAACATAGATAACTTTCTTATCTATTAACGTCTTTAATTCTTTATGTAATATATAACCATGTTTTGTTTTTTTTTGAAAGAAAATTAAGGTATTACCTTTGAGTTGTTGCGTCAACTTCTTAATGAAAATATTTCTTTCTAACAATCCATTAATATAATCAGATTCGTTTGAATAGTTGGATTGATTTTCCTTGTAGTTCTCTTGCCGCATCACGTTGGGATATTCTAATATTATCATCTTTATTTTCAATTTTGATAACTGATTTGCATCTTGAAGCTTTTTATAAGTTGAGAAAATTGTGATTGGACCAGTCGCACCAACAGTTGTTAACCAATCCGCAGTGCCGTTTTTTGGCATTGAACCCGAAAGACCTATTCTATATTCTGCGTTGATGCTTTTCTTGGCAACATTAGCAAAAGCTTTTGAAGTTCCAGATTGACCATGTGCTTCATCAATAATTAGGGCTTCGATTTTACTCAGTTCTTCATCATTGTCAAACAAGGACTGCCATGTAGAAATAATGATGGGTCGTTTCATTAGTCTCTTTTGACCTGCATAAACCCTACAAATTTTATCATCACACTCTTTCCATCCATATTCGTAGAAATCTTGAACTAATTGTTCAACAAGAGCTACTGAAGGAACCACAATAAATATTTTCTTATTTTGTGTGAGTAACCATTTAGTTATGATATAAATGATTAAGCTTTTACCGGAACCGGTGGAACTATCAATATTCAAATGTTTATTACATATTGCTTCATACGCCGCTTGCAATTGAAAATCCCTCGGTGTCATAGGATTTCCTTTATCATCTGTTATTTTCAATCCATCTATAAACTGTTTAAATGTATTTAAGTCTATTTGTTCTTTGATGGTAAATTCTATTTTTAGAGTGTATTTACCTTTAATACAAAACTCTTTTAAAGTATTTAAAAGACCAATCGGTAGATGATTGGTATTGGAATCAAACGCTCTTATTTTACCATCCCATCTACCTTGACGCACCGATGGGATAAATTTATGATTATCCACAAATGCACTGAAGTAGGTAGACAACTCCTGACAAATAGAGGAATTACAATCAACAAACACCGTTGATTCGTTCACTTTAGAAACCACTATATCACATTTCACTAATTCTTCTCCAACACCTTCCCATTATCATCTATCAACTCGGAAGGTGAATAAACTATATGTGGACATGTTTTAGTCTTAATCTTTCGATTACATCCCCATATATATTTATCTATCGGAATTAGTTCACTTTTATGGAATGGACATGTAAATTTCAAACTAATACCTTCTTATATTCATCTTCTTAATTCTATCTTCAATTGATTTTCTAAGTTCCTCACCTTCCTTGACAGCTTGAGTGATATGTTCGTCACATATCTCAACATTCTGAGTGGGTGGAAAGTTGTTTACTGTACAACCACATGGGAGTTTCATGATTATCTCCCATTAATGAAATTCTGGTAATCGATCCATCGCTTCATTTCAAAACCCTTTCCTTTCAGATTTTCGACGGTATCTTTGATGAACTGTAGAACATCCTTCGTTAGTTTGAGCATGTTATCTACTTCTATATACTCTTTATCAGAATGTACAAACAATTCCATTTCCAGCTTATTATCTAACTTCAAATGAAATTCCTTCTTATAGAATTCATACCTAGCTCTCGTTATCTGAGCATGTTTACTTTCGATAACTCGGAACGTATTACTCCAATCGATTCTTTTGCCATGCCACTTCTGAATAGCCATTGTAACATTGAAATTAGAATCCATTTTGGTATCATCAAAATTACAATCGATTTCCGCTTCCAGCTTCATGGCTTTTAATCTTACCAACCCTTCTTCATATCGTTCAACCCAAGTTAATGGTTTCTTTTCTGCCATTACTATTTCTCCTACTCTGGGGGTGTTAGACCATTATTAAGATAGATATCCATTAAGAACATCCCACATGAACTTCCAATGTCGGTGCCGGGAGGTATATAATACTCACTCTCGATATTATATTTATCGAGGTATCTTTTGAAAATACTTAGTTTTGATTTGTTTGAAGCGTGTACATCTAGTGTGGGTTTCTCATTGTAGAACAAAAACTTAACATTGAAATCTCTATCCTTCAGAAAATTAGATAATAAAATAGCATCCTGTTCTGTGTCGTTCACTCCCTCGATCAACGCATAATGGATTTCTACAGCATTGCCCGTTAATTTCTTGTAGAAGTCCATAGCTGAAAGGGAAGGAATGATATCTAAAGAGTTCTTCATCCATTCCTTCCTGAGAATATCAAAGGTGTAATGTAAGGAGAAATGAAATTTAACAGGAAGATTGAACCTATGGATTTCATTTACCATCCAAAAGAAGTCTATGAAATCTTTCTTAGGAAGTGATGTTGCAACCGCAAATCTTATGTAAGGTGTTTTAAATTTTTCTCTTATCTTTATCATGCTTTCTATAACGTAAGCTACATTTAAAACTGGTTCACCACATCCCATGAAAGATATCAACAGAACCCGCTCCCCCAATTTCAAATGGTCGTAAATTTGTCTGATGCCAGCAACTATCTCTCTGGACGTTACATTGATGGATTTGATTTTTCCAATGTAATCGGTGGTGTGGCAAAACTTACACCCCATATTACACATGGTCTGGGTCGGGACACAGATGATATCTTTGCCATCGTCTTTGTTTATATAAGAGAATTCTAAAATAAAACCATCTTCGTTCTTCATAATAAACTTTAAAGTGCTGTCATTACCGGACTTTACAATTTTTATCAGTTCCACCGACCCTCCAAAACCTTTTTATTTTATTCCATAATAACCTGTAATTCTTCTTACGTCTATTAATATTTTCATTGACATATATATAAAATGGTGGTATTATAATTTTAAATTATAAGGAGAATAGATGGTCGAACTTGAAATAAAATTTAAGGATGGTAGACCGACAGAATGGTTTTCTCCACTCTGCTCCGAATCATATGAGGAAGTGGACGGAGAAATTATTCTCACCATCTGGAACGGGCATTACGAATATGAATTTAAGTTGGGAGATATCTCTGAAAGGAATTACAATCTCTGTCCATTGTATCCTTAAGAAAGGCAGTAGATGTCTATGTCCTAACGGACAAGATTATTTTTATCTCGGAAATCGATTTTTGTCAAATAAAAAAACATTAAAGTAAAATAAGGAGACGTAAATGGTTGATATTGAAAACAAAATAGAAGAGTTGCTGCTTAAATTGAAACCACACCCGTTCGATAGGTTCGTGTGGGTAGGAAAGAACTTTTCCAAAAAGGATTTGTGTGATTATCTTAAGGAAACTATCGTTGAATTAAAAGAGGATAATGGAAATAATATCCAAAACCGTTAACATGGATATATACTCCAACCAACAGTATTTAATTGAGTCTCAGTTTTCATAACGTTAATTTGGTTTTTATGAAATGTGATAATACCAAATTGAGATTTGTGTATTCTAATCCATATCATATTATGCGATAAATTATGCTCTTTACAAAAATTATATAAATTGAAATGAATAACATATACTTCATTTGAAGGTGATATAAATTTAAATTTTGGAGTATTACTCCTTTTAGATTCTTGCATGTTAAGAACCATCTTATCAATAATACCATTTTTTTGTTTAGTTCGAAGTGCTTTTTGTGTTTTCTTTTTTAACTTTTCTTCACCCATTTTAGTTTTGGAAAAATTATGATCTTGACCTAATTTTTGATTGCCATTTTCTTTGCGTGATTTAAAGCTTTTTTGTCCCTTTTCTTTACGCTTTACTTCGGACATTTTAGTTTTAGATGCAAAATTATCTTGGCCCGTAAATCCAATACCACCAACACCACCTAAAAAAGTATTATAAGTATCTTTGCGTTTAACAAACCAAACATCAACAATTTGAGATTCGATTGTATATGCATGTGCTTTATCATAAGCAAAATGTAAAATAGTTCGGGTAAAATTTTCCTTACGATGTTTCTTAATGGCTTTTAATAAAATTTTACCAGAACCGATATATCCGTCATTTAAATTATAAGTGGAATGTACACCAACATAAATTTTATTATTGACTTTATTTGTGGTTAGATATACAATATGATACATAGAATCCTCCTACTATTATTTATAAGGGAAACAGAATAATGAAAATAAGAATTGCTAGTGATTTGCATTGTTGCATGTGGGGAAATAAAAATGTGGAGGGAGATTTGAAAGATGTTCTTCCCCATACCGAGGACGATAAGAAATCTGTACTTTGCCTTGCAGGAGATGTGGGACTTTATACATCTTACAAATATAACATTGAACCTTATCTAGTCGCACTTAGTAAACGGTTCAAGGCTGTGTGTTATGTACCGGGGAACCACGAATGGTATGGAAGTTCGGATTGGTTTGGAGAAAATGATTTCTGGAAATATAGAAATCTCCCCAAAAATGTTCATGTGTTGATAGATGATTTTGTTAAAATTGATGGAGTAGTTTTCATTGGTTCTACGCTCTGGACAGATTTTGACAACAGGAATTCTGTTGCTATGTTCCATGCTGAAAGTAGAATGTCTGATTTCGAATGCATCAGAAAGAGAATCGGTGATGCGTTCAGCAGACGGATTTCTCCTGAAGATACGGTGGATCGTCACTACAATTCTAAGAAGTTTATCTTTGATACCTTGAAGATGTTCAAGGATAAGAAATGTGTTGTCATCACTCATCACATGCCAAGTGGACTTTGTGTGACTGAAAAATTCAGAGGGGATCTTTTGAATTATGCATTTCATTCCGAATTGGGGAACGACATTACAGAATTGGGAAAACCGAATATCTGGATTGCGGGGCATACTCATAGCACAGTAAACACTATTATCGGAGAAACCCAAATAATAATAAATCCTTATGGGTATATGTTTAAAGAAACAAATAGAGAGTATAACCCCACATTAATAGTCGAAATTTAAGTATATTGATTCTTCTTTTTTGGTCTATTTTCTTCTTCTATAATTTGAAGAAATTTTCGATATTTTCTATCCAAATGTATAGAAGAATCTGAATATAACCAACTTAAAATTGTTATAATATCTTTTCGTTTACAATACCGTAAACGAAAAATAGAGCCATTCGATGAATGCTTTTTAATTTCAATATTTTTTGGTGTTATATTTAACTTAGATACAAATATATCATTAAGAGTAGTACAGAAAGATTCTGTCGCTATAAATTCGACAGATTGATTGTATTTTTTGAAATATATACTACCATCACCATCCATATAACCCCGAATAAAATGTTTAATGAGATATTGAGGAACTGTATTTGGAAATGTCAATTTAAATGTTTTGTTTTGTGTGCAACCATGAACAATAAGACTTTTTGAAATTTGTTGGGACGTAACACTAAACCTATGAAGATCAAAATTTTTAATTTTTAAAAGTGGTTTGTAATCATTGTAAATTTCTTGTGAAATTGTTTCTAGAGTTTGAATATCTTTATCATGTAATTGTAATGATAAAGTATGTGTTTTTTCGTGATGATATCCATCTGCAAATATATATCCCAAAAAGTAGGCTTTATTTTCGGAATCTATTGATGTAAAATATTCATGATTAGTATGTTGTCCTTTAAATGGAATTGACCGCAATGTAATATTTTCAGATAATAGAATATTTTTAATTTTACTACCACTCGTATGATATATTTTAATTAATTTATCCAAAGAGTATTCTTCTTCGGTATATAGCCGAATTATTTCTGATTTGTGGATTTCTAATTTCATGTAGTTCTCCTTGCTATCATGGATATATTCACTATTATTTATATTGACAAAAATTTTTTCTATGATATGATAAATTAAAAGGAGAAATATATGGCGAGATATTGTTTAAGTGATATTCATGGTTGTTTATTTACGTTCAAAGAAGCACTGAAATCAATCAACTTTTCCAAGAAAGACATATTAATAATCATAGGTGATATGATTGATCGTCATATAAATTCCAAAGGGGTAATTGATTTGATCCTCAAAATGAGGAAAGAAGGATATACAATTATCTGTCTGAGCGGAAACCACGAAGACATGTTAATCAGAGCTTTGTGGGGTGATAGAGAACAAGAAATGAATTGGTTTTACAATGGTGGTGGTGAATGTCTTAAATCATACGGTTACGTTGATGCAGGGTACACAACTCCTCATTGGTCAACATTCATTCCCGATGAACATAAACAATTTCTTATGGAACTCCCTCTGATACACGCTGAGTACCCAGATTATGTTTTTGTTCATGCCGGTCTTGATTTCTGGTGTGGTGATCCAGTAAAAGATTCGATTGCATACACAATGGTATGGGAAAGATATTTCACTGTCAACAATTCCAAACTTGATGGAAGGATGTTGATCACTGGTCATACTCCTACCCATAGGGAAGATATTATTGATATGGTGAATGGTGGTAGTCATGCCATTATCGATAATGGTTGTGTTTACAAAAAGGACGTAATGAACCACCTAACCGTTTTTAATCTCGATGATTTCGAACTTACCTTTGTGAAAAATTGTGAGGAAGAGGAATGAAGAATCCCACACAAAGAAAAACATCCAGAGTTGCCAAGATACCAAAATCAGAATCCCAATTTGTCCATGCGAGAAAACGCGCTAGGCAACATTTTGGTTTGGAATTGGACAACAAACTTTACAAAGATATTATCAAATCTATATGTGGTGATAATATAGAAGGTATCAAATCAGAATATTATTACAAACAATCTGATCGTGTTCACCACTACCTTGTTAAATTAGATGTTCTCAATGAGAACATGGAAGTGGTATTTGATCGTGTTCGTAATTCCATTTCTACCTTTATGCCCATCCATGATGGTAAATTCTATCCTTATTATTTTGACAGGTTCAACAACAAAGTTAATATATTACAAGAATTTAATTGTTCTGCTATCAACCTATCTGATGATGGGGAGGTTAAAAACTTTGGAGGAAACCTAGTGCGACTCGATAAAAATCTTTACAAATTCGAAACAGAAAATTTGATTTTGGAAATGAGAGATGGTAATCTAGTAGAAGTGTTGCATGATAATTATTAAAGGGTAGAGGTATAAAGGAATGGCACGAAGTACACATTATGAAATTCAGGAAGAAATGACTCGTTCAGAAATAGCAGATGCATTAGGGATTAGCATCACTAGGGTCAGACAATTGGAAGCTTCTGCTTTGGGGAAGCTAAGAGCAGAGATAATGAATCACTATCCAGATTTAAGAAACCATTTCAGAAACAACGGACCCGAAACCACACACTATGATGTTGGTGTGATACCAAACTTTTAAAAAAGGAGAGATTTATGCCTAGAGTTACAATAATCAAGATTTATGATTGTTATTATGAAAATAGTCAATTTTTATCCAATGTCGTGAAGGATTCTAAATTTCAAGAAGTAACGAACGAAGAGTTAATTTTTCTAACAAAAAATATTCATAAACTGAATAAAGATGATTGGAGGAAATATGTGGTCGTGGAAGAAGTACCAGAATCGGCCCAAGATCTCATTGTTTCAATTTCCGATTTTATTAAAGAAGAACAACGCAAAGCGGCAGTTGAGGAAGAGAACAGGCGATTAGCAAAAGAAAAACGGACATTAGCAAACGCCGAAAATGAACGAAAAAAGAAATTGAGACAGTTGGAAAAACTCAAGAAAGAATTGGGAGAAAAATAAATGGTTAAGAAAATTTCTGATCACATACTTGGAATTCTTTCGAAAGTTACCATCGATGGTAACAATATCCTTCTTACCTGTGGACAGCTTGACCGCAAGGATTATGTTGCAGTCAATGAAGTATTGGAGAATATGGGTGGGAAGTGGAACAAGAAACTCAAGGCCCATGTCTTTGAAGAAGATCCTACCGAGAAGCTTGAGGATGTACTTCTGTTGGGTGAGATTACCAATAAGAAACAAGAGTATGGTTTCTTTCCAACTCCTCTTCAACTGGCAAAGAGGGTGGTAGAACTAGCAGAAATTGAAGAAGGTCAATTTATTCTAGAACCTTCTGCTGGTCATGGTGCATTGGTAGATGCAATCACACATCCCAATAAAGAAATTGATATCCTCTGTTTCGAAATTCTTCCCGAAAATGTGGAAATATTAACGGAGAAGGGGTATTGTACCGTTTGTGATGATTTTTTAACTTATAGATGTGTAAGTGAATATTCAAAACCAGATCGAATTATTATGAATCCTCCTTTTGCTGCTCAAAATGATATCAAACATGTTATGAAAGCATGGGAAATTCTTGCTGAAAGTGGTATTCTTGTTTCCATCATGACTCCCGCTTTTACCTTCAGGGAAAATAAACTCTCACTTGAGTTCAGGAAACTGGTGGAAGAAAATGGATTTTATGAAAAGAATCCTGAAGGTTCTTTCAGACAATCGGGAACCAATGTGAATACCGTGATTGTGGTATTAAAGAAAGGAGAGAAATAATGTATATTACTTGTACTGAACATCTTACATTCAGGGATCGTGATAATTATCACGATGAAAGTATCTGTGATTCATCATATATTTGGGCAGATACTCTGGACGAATTATACGATAAAGTTGTGGAAAAGTGTTTGGAAATACATAAAATAAATTTTAGTAATAAAAGCTTGGATAGAATGAAGGGTATAGAGAATGGGGTTTTCAATTTTGATTATGCAAGTTCCCACGACAACGATTATTACTTGACCTTTGGTAATATAGTTTTCGATTCTAAAGAACCCGACGAAGCGTTCATCAACGAGAAAGGCAAAACCAGTTTTGAAGAATTGGTGAATGGTTGCATAACCAAATTAGAAAGTTTTGTGAAAAGTACACAGGAGACGGTCAATAATGAGCGCAAAAAACTGTACGAGGAATTGAAAGCGGAATTCGAAAAATAATTCTTGACTTTAAATTAATTTGGTGGTAATCTTTTTCCACAAAGGAGAAATGATATGTCGATAAGAGCGGAAGTGGTTCCTAAAATAATTTCAAAACCAAGACTGACGATCACGAAGGATCGTGTGACGCTAAAAATACCAATCCACATCTCCGAAACTATGAAATATAGACTTATTATATTTTCGGAACAAATTCATAAAGTTTTGTGGAATGAGGAAATGATTTCGCGGCGAGGATCGTTTGATATGACTTCTGAGGGAAAGTTGAATATTGATATGTCAGTAGGCAAATCCAAACAAGATAAAATTTATTTTGAGGAGGAATAGAAATGGCAAGACAACGCGCAAAGAATCGTATGGCAGCAAACGCCGATAAGGTTTACACCATTGAAGAAATCAAATCCATCATCAACAGTCCTCAGATGATTTCACCCTATGTTTATCGGCATATCATCTTGCAGTTGCTCAATCCAGAGGTCAATGCTTATGTCACTGTAAAGCATCTGGATAAGTTCAATAAGAAACCCGAAGATTATGTGACCTATTAAAAGGAGGTTTAGTTATGTCGAAAGTCGAATGGATCGATACAAGCAATTTGAAGAAACTACCCAAGTCTGTACGCAGGGTCAGAAAACAATTCTTTGAAACTGCACAACTGGAAGACTTCAGACCCAACATTGGGAAGAAGTGTCATAAGACCAGTAGACCCGTCACATCTCAACCGAAAAATTTCAAGTCTGGAAGTAAGATTAACACAATCAAAGATGTTGTGATTCATCCTATTCTATGGGAACCCGCTTACACCTTTGAAGAGGATGATAGCTATGTCGCATGTAGGTCAATTGAAATTGTCGATGAACCACAATGGACACCAATTTTAGAATCTATTCATGATGTTCTGGTGGAAATAGAAAATAGAACATATTCCACGAAAGAATGTGAACTCGCTTATAATAGTTTGCCCGATATTATCAAAAGAATTGCTCTTAGGTGGGGCGCAAATGATACTGTCTTTAGAGATGGAGCACTTGCGTTTCTGAAAATGAAACATGAAAACACAATTGTTTTCGACATTGAATGTATTAATTTAAAGGAGAAGTTGTGAATAATAAGTATAGGATGGAAAAGATAATTGAGAGTGCATTGCAAATAGCTAGGCTCAATGCTCATGGGTGCATCAAAGAAACCGACCAGCTTTTACTTTTGTGTAAAAGCGATATTGGATCACATTTGAGTTTTTATAGAGAAAAGTTGGAAACTGATGCTATGGGGTTGCTCATGAATCAAGATATTAAATATGAGGGGGAGTAAAGAATGTCTTATAATGTTATTGTAGCAAAACTGGAAGGAACTAGGAAGCACCCTAACGCTGATCGTCTTGCACTTTCTATTGTTTTGGGGTATACCGTTGTGGTTGGTCTGGACTCCAAGGATGGAGATGTGGTGCTGCTGTTTCCAGATGATGGACAGCTTTCGGAACAATACTGTTTCGAAAACTCCCTTTACTCCAATTCGGAATTGAATAAGAACACTGAAGCAAAGGGTTACTTCAATAGCAAGCGCAGGGTAACTGCACAGACATTCAGGGGCAGCAAGTCTGAAGCTTACGTTGCTCCTATCTCTTCCCTCAAGTTCACCGGTTATGATCTGTCCAAGCTGTCGGTTGGGGATATGTTCTCGGAACTGAATGGGGTTACTATTTGCAACAAGTACATTACTCCTGCAACTCTTCGTGCTGCAAAGGGCAACACTCCCAAAACTGAAGCAGGAATGAACAAGGCTGAACTGAAAAAAATGTTTCCTGAACATATGGAAACTGAACAAGTGCGACATGCGAGGGACGATGAATTTCTTGGTTTGAACATTCTTACCCTCAAGAAACATGGCACGTCTGCTAGGAGTGCCAACATCAAAATCCCGGTAGAAATTCCCCTGAACTGGTTTCAGACGATGAAGTTTGCCATCTACGATTCTTTTTTGGATGGTCCGACACATCTTTTCAACTTCTTTATCAAAGAAGATACTCGGTATAAGATGTTGAAGCGTCCAACCGAAGTGAAGTGGGCTTCTTTGTATGGCACTCGCAGGGTGGTCAAGGGTGAAGCTAAACCCGAAGATAACTGCTACCGCACCAATGCCCACAGGACTCTTCAGCCACACATCAAGAAGGGCGAAATTTGGTACTATGAAATTGTTGGGTATGAACAGGGTGTGGGTGGTGGTCCTATCATGCAACCCGCTTCTACCGAAAAAATGCCCAAGGACATTCAGAAGAAGTTTGGTAAAACTGTTATCTATAAGTATTCCTGTCTCCCCGACACCTATGATATCTATGTGTATCGCATCACCACAAGGAATGAAGATGATGAAACCTACGAACTTCCTTGGGATGTTGTGAAGAATCGTTGTATGAATGCTGGTGTCAAACATGTTGTGGAGTTTGAACGTCACCTTATTACTGATGTATCTCAGGTCGCGTTCCTGAAAGAGCGCATCGAAAGTCTAACTGAAGATGAAAACCACGACCCTATCGATCCTTCACATCCGAAGGAAGGTGTTTGTGTTCGCATTGAAGGTCTGG